TCCGTTGTAACACCAATCTAGTCCCATAGTAACAAGCGGCAAGTTGAATCTTACACCATAACCAGAATCACCAGTAAGGTTGTTTGCCTCTGTAGCATATGCTGTAAGAATTACGCCTACTCGCTGTGCATATCGTACATCATCCGTGGCAAGGTACACCAAACAAAGATCGGGTACCTTGTCCAGATCAACGATGTTAAATGTGGTTCGGCCAACCTGACCATCCGCTGCAGCCAAAACTCGCGTCCAACGAACCGCATTAGCAGCCCGTTGAGCTTTTAAATGTGTTATACGAGAGGCATCCATCCAAACTCGTGGGTGTGGTGGCAAAGAACCATCAAATGGCGGCACCACAACTGGCGGCGGAGTAACTACGGTATCTGTTGGTGGTGGGGTGACAATTACTGTATCCGGCGGCGGAGTCACAACCGGCGTATATGTTATAGATCCATATGTCGGTGTTGATGACGCGCGGACGCTGGCGTAAAACTTTAATCCATCAACTAATTTGCTCTTTGGTATAAACAAAGACCAACTTGTACCAGTAACGATACGAAGTTGTTCTGTTTCAAACAATCGAGGATTGCTGAAGGTTAACACATCGTAGGTGTTATAGTTGGTAAGCTTGGGCCACGATACGGTGATTTTTACCGAATCGACCATATCTACCGTTGTTATACGAACAGATGTAGGCTTTTGTGCAACCATTACAGATGGTACCAACCACAAACATAGTGCCAATGCTGCTTTTATAATTTTCATTACTGTATCTCCACTCGGGTTACGCCGAGGCATTTCATTAATTTGATCTATAATTGATAATAGCTGTAGTACTTGACACGCCTGCTGGAATTAAACTAGGATTGACACTATAACATAGTTGTGTTGGTGTAGATGATAACGTAATCCACGGTGAATCAGTTGTTGCTGACCACGGTTTTGTTGATACCACCGTTTTACATGTAGATGGTGGAATTTGTGCTGCTGGTGGAATGGTGTCCGTTTTTACTCCCGCAATTTCTACGCCGCCACGCATCATAGCAATGGCACGTGCTATATTTGGGGTTCCGCAGCCTGTGTATACATCTCGACCACCGGCCGGTTTACGTTCTGCACTTGCACAGAGTAGCGCTTGTGCTGAATCTACTTTGGCACGATTTCTTGCCATTGCTTTAAATTCTGGTGTACTAAATAATTGTAAGAATAGTCCGCATGTGGTTGGACTTGCCATAGAAGTGCCGGATTTAGCGGCATATCCACCACCGGGCATAGCGCCATTGACACCAACGCCTGCGGACCCAAAATCTGTTTCAGCACCATACTGTGAAAAGCCTGCTCTATTACCAGACCCATCCACGGCGGCCGATGCGACTGCGTCTGCAAATCCTGCAGGCGCAAAAAGTCCCGACGTTCCACTGTTGCCATTGGACCCACAAACTATGCCGCCAGCATTTCTAAATCCGGTGACCGCAACCCCAAGTGAATAAGGCAAGCCGCCGTGGCCGATACTGACATTTACTGCATCGTAGCCGACGCGGGTTGCGTCAAGAATCGCCCTAGTTGTCGATGAGGCATAGGCCAAGCATCCTCCGCCGCCACTATCAAATACACGATAATGTACAGCAGATGCATCTGGTGCCATGCCAACCGTAGCACCGACAATACTACTGGTGGTGTGTGTTCCGTGCCCATTACATCCACCGATGGTATCCGTAAAATTGGTCGAATCTACCGGATTAGTGCCGTTCGTGCCAACATTAAGTCCACGAAGAAATCGACCACTAAACTCTCTATGAAATTGGTCAATTCCAGTATCCGCGCCTGCGCCGACGGTGCCTTGTCCACGGGCACCCATTTGCCATGCTAAATCAGCGCCGTGAAAGGGAATTGACCAAACAGCAAAACTTTGAGGACTTGCTGCCTCATTATCAATAAGAGAATCGGGGGCAATTTCTACCAAACCATCCAATTCAATAAACGATATAAACCGCTTCCACGGACCAGTTACTGCAACGTGCTTTCCAACCACACCATATCGACTTGCGTCGGTACGTAGGAATAGTGAGTCGCGTGCAGCTAACCAAGGTGCATGAATCAAATACATCTTAATATCGGGTTTTTCCAATGTTCCACCGATATTCTTTATGACAACTTCTAGTGAATCTATATCCTTTACTTCTGCTGGTTGTACGATCCAATGAGATAAGCTTACCTGCGCTTGAGCAACAAGTGGCGCTGGAGTGATATACCCCAACGCCACCAATGATGCCCACGCGAGTAATTTTCGCGTGATATTCATATTAACCGCCTGGTCGGATTTCGACTATCAAAGTTGCACGGGCTGGTGCGGCCGCTGGGTCGCATGTTACTTCGCCACGTGCGTTTGTTGTTGCTGAGGTACGGCCTGACGCAGTAACACCTACAAATGACGCTGTATATACCACCGGACCCGGAACTGTACAAAGTCGTGGCGGTAGGGAAACGGTCTGTCCCAAGGTAACGCGAACGTTATTTAGAACGGTGGTGCCTGCGATGGAGTCACGAACCGTGATGAAGCAAGCAACGCTTGGTGCGTCGGTGTCACAAGTTGCACGAACAAGAATGGTGTCACCAGCAACAATCGCGGTGGCCATAGCTGGACGAGCAATTGCGGTCTTTGCGGCAGGCTTTACAACTGGAGCTGCTGACAAGGCCGGTGTACATCCGACCAGTGCCATAAATACAAAAAGATTCTTAAGAATACGAGACATGATAGTTGATACTCCGAGTATCAGAGGGTTTTTATGAAGTCTTTTTTACCAGACCAGTCTTAGCAACGACATAACCTAGTATGGTGGACAATGCCGTGTTTACTGCAATTGGGTCCCAGCTTAGAGGATTGTCTGGTAGAGCAAGGCCAAAATATACAGCGAACTTTAGGCCTACAAATGATAGACCAGCAACTACGGCTAGCTTAACAAATTCGGTCAACTTACCAGCGAATGCCTTTACCTTTTCAAGACCCTTTACAGCATATCCAGATGCTGCGCCTGCTAGCAATGTGACCCAATACAAGATCAATTCCGATCCGGTTGTTGGTGTAACTACTGCCAAAGTATCCTGCAACATATTGTTCTCCTGTGAAATTATACAGCAAACTACACGTATAAGTATCACACGAGGGGATCAGCCAACAACTTTCCAGTAATTGGGTCAATTAAAGTTACAAGATCTGCAGCATGTTCTATACTGAATATTGGTTTATATTTTGCATTTTCATATGACCAGCCGGTATTGTGCCTACCGTGTACCCATACACAAGAAACTGCAAGGTGTTCAGCACTAATCATGTCATCACGTATTGAATCACCAATAATACAAGTATCTGATTTGTCTAAGTGGTGATCATGCAACACTCGACCATATTCTACGTGTGACTTTTGTGCAACAATATAGATTTTGTCAGTAGAAAACCAGTTCGATAAGCCGTTCATTTCTATCTTTTTGGTTTGTACGGCAAAATCGCCCTTTGTGACAAGAAACAAATTATGACCGGCATCTTTGTATGCTGATAACATGACATCTACACCGGGGCATAGTGGATACTCCGCGTCAAATACTAGATCACCCAGTTCAAAACTTTGCCTCGCAGCTTCTTCATCCATAGAATTGCCCAACATCATATCAATGGTCATTGATGTAGCGGCAAATGATCGTGGAAATCTGGCACGGCTAAACCCATCTGGTGTAGACATAAAGTTAACGTCGATGTCTTCACGAACCTTTTTAATTAGGTCAACAGACAAGCCCGTGCGTTCGTGCTGATATTGTGCAAATGCTTCCTGTTGCTGCTTATAGAACTTACTACAATCCACCAGTGTATCGTCAAGATCGAATATCAAATTTAGCTTTTTCATGATAACCTTTAGTTGTATTATTGTGCCAATATATGCATTAATTGATCTTGTACTGTGTGTGCATATTCGGGATCGTTGTTTATGATGCCATCGAATTGTGCTGGTATGAAATGATCCAGAGCAGTTTCGCTAATGTGCTGGCGGGCAGATTCAGTCAACGAACTGTTTAAAATTCTATTGGGTGCATGTAATCTGATAACTTTGCCGCCCATATTTCTTATGAATTTTACTTCATTTGGAAATCTAACATCGGGGATCACAAACTTATCAATCCCCCATTGTTCATGTAACACCGTAAACCATTCACGGGCGGTCTCACACCATACATCGTCGCCATATACCATTCGACCACGTTCGGTTCCCTCAAGTTGAAGTTCGTTCCGAATATGTGGCGGCTTGGTCACAAATGTTTCTTCGTGTGTTGCCAGCCCCTTGCCCACAATCCACACCTTAAAGTGCCAAGCCAGGCTCCATTGTTTGAATCCCAATGGGGCAAGATACTGATGACTGATGTAATCTTTGCCGCTTCCGGCCTTGCCAGAAATACCAATAACCTGAATCATGATTAAAACCCTCTGAATCCGCTCGGATGAATTTTTGTATTTTGATTACCGTTGTATGGTAGTGCGCCCCACTTCCAATTATACATTTCATATGCATGTCGTTCACGTTCTGTGAACTGAGTAGACTCTGCATTTTTCTTTGTAGCCACCGATCCAAAATGATAGAGTCGTAATGATCTGGTGCGTGGGAAGCTGAACCCAAGCAATTCCAATTTCAAAAAGAAATCCCAATCACAGATATTTGGACTATCATAAAACGTATCAAACCCACCGCACGCCAGATAATACTTCTTCTTCATAACAAATGGAAAGATTCGGCCATCACCGGCGACCATCATTTGTTTTGTAGAATATTCATATTCTAACCAAGCTTTATAGTCGAATGAATCTACATCTTGCCCCAAATCATGAACCGGAAACTTGAACATGCCTGGTCCTGTGGGTTCTATCTGATCGACAGTAAGTGCAAACTTATCGCCCATTACCAACACATCTTTCATGAGACGAGTATCCCATTCCTTAGGCATTACATTGTCGTCATTGATAATAAAGACATATGGTGTAGTGGCTTGCATTACGCCGTAGTTGAGTGCCGTTTGCATGCCTTGATTTTCTTCTAGTTCAATAAAATCTACAGCATCTTCATATAAAGCAATCACTTCACGATTTTCTTCGACATAGCCATCTAGTATGACAGTGATTCCGTTCTTTGGATCAACTCGATTTTCGACTGCTGACTTAAGGCAGAGATCAAGATACTTGGGATTACGATACGACGGAATAATCAATGTAACATTTGACATTATATTAATTGTCCATCAACGTCTAGAATTTCAAATAGACTACGGAGATTTTCCACAATATCATCCATGTTCATATTGTGCAATACCATTAATTGAATTGCCACCGCGAATGACATCGACGTTACGACACCATCTTCTTCACAGGTAATAACGTTTTTCTCAAAATCGACAGAACAGCCTGGGTATTTTCTACCAAAGACTCCATCGAAAACTACTTTGTTTTTTTTCTGTATAGCTTCATCCTTTGCTAATTCTAGCAAAGGATTGGTTTCGTGATTCGTCACACCAACCTCCTATGGTTTAGATACGAGTAACAAACTTGCTGCTTGGTATGTGTATGTGCCGGAGCTGCCATATCTAGGTGGCCATTGTATGGTTACCTGTGCGTAACGATGCCCGTCGCTAGATCCCGAGGCCGGTCCAACTTCTATGACAGTCGCTATATCTTCTCTAGAGTATGGAAATCCGCCTGAAATTGGATATCTTGTAGGAAATAAATCCATGTTTATAACGCCGTCACCAATTTCTATAGGCAAATTATATGGGTCACAAAATTTCATGATGTTCTCCAATGCCCGTCTTTCAGAGCTTCTGGTTTCCAATAATCATACATGCCTTTATCCAGTTCATACTTCGACCAGATAAATCGTTCTCTCTTTGGCTGTTGTTGTGCCCATGACCACATATTAGACAATCCATGATGTAATGAAGTCTTATGCTCAAAGCCCAACAATTCAACAGACTTCTTCCACGTTGGATATGCGTACTTTACTTCGTGTCGTGGTGGAAGATGAATGATCGTGCCACCACCCATTACATCAGTCAGAATATTTGCCGCATCCTTAATGCTTGTTTCATGGATACCGCCGAGATTGATGATCTGTCTAGATGCCTTCTCGTCTGTGCCTGCAACCCAGAACGGTTCAAGCACATCGTTCATCTCGCTAAATGCTCTGAGCTGTTCACCATCACCAAATATGGTAAGTGGATCACCGTTCATATGCTTGTACATCCAAATGCCCAACACATTACGATACGAGTCCCACAGATTTTGATTACGACCGTATACGTTGTGTGGTCGGATGATACAGTAATCTAGTCCGTGTTGTTCACCGGCAATCTCAATATCCATTTCACAGGCCGCCTTGGCGACACCGTATGGATCAACTGGATTACGTGGTTGTGACTCGTCAAATGGTGGGATGCCTGTTCCATAGACCGCCATGCTTGATGTAAACACCAAACGGCCAACATCATACTTGATACACAAGTTGACGACATTGGCCGTATTGAGTAAGTTGTTGGTATAATTGAATTGTCGAATAAAAGGACTTAATGCTTCTGCAGCATACGCAGCAAAGTGATAGACGACATCAAATTTATGTGTGGCAAACAACTTATCTAGGCTTTCTGGATCACCAACATCGTGTTGATGAAATATTACCGATGGATGTATGTTCTCAACAAATCCACCGGATAGATCGTCTACGCCAACCACCGTTACATTTTGTTTGGTAGCTATCAAATATTCAGCTAATCTAGAACCCAATAGCCCTGCTGCGCCAGTCACTAGGACTGTATAATTTTTTTCCATCCTGCCTTCCTATTAAATGGGATTCTATAAAATTTACAACCGAGATGTTGTTCAATTTCTTGTTGTCTTCTTGCATCTCGTTCTTTCTTTGACTTCAAGTTATGCGATTTATCATCGTATTCAATCACAATATTAAGATTTGGCTCGTAGTAATCCACCCAGTAGCCTAACTCTTTGATAAAAAACTCGCCACCGTTTTCTGCATGTTGTCCATTCCAACTAAGTTCACGATTGATTTCATCAAACAACTCACACGCATCTTTACTATAATTTGGTGTGAATTGATTTTTCTTTATGGCGTTGTTTCTTCTAATTCTACGACCCTGCTCCGAGTTAGCATGCTGTTTTATTTTTAAGAGAGTCTGCTCGGAATGTGTCTTTCCATAAAATGGATTGCCCTCACCGGAATACAAATCGGAGAAAAATTGTTTCACTTCCGGTTTACATGGACGGCCTTTACTTGCTTGTGACATCCGTGAAATTGATTCTGATGTGTGTGTCTTGCCATAGAACGGATTATTCTCACCTAAAAAATATTGTTTTGCCCACAACTTCCATTCATTGGTTCTCTCTCGTCCTTTATTAGATAAACCATTGTGTGATTTAGCACAAAAACCGGAACAAAATCTTCGGTTCTTATTTATTGTCTTGTCTGGATATGCAAATTGGACCCTACACAATTCACATATTCCATATATTATTTCTGCTGGCTTTTGTCCCACGATGTTTCTCCACTAAACTATGACCAGTAACACCACTAATAAGTAGTATCATAAAATAGTAGAAATGGACTATCGATTGACAAACGCCTGCCCACATCCAATATCACTTGTTTCTGCTACAACTAACTGAAATTCGTCAATGACCCGTTGAATATCATGTCGGTGTGACCCGTGATAATAATCATCAAATACGATACATCGAGGATTTAGTTGTAAGGATTGTTCAACGTCATTTCGCACACCATCATACGAATGATCCCCGTCAATGAATACAAGATCAGCATTACTAATGGGCAACAACGACAATAATTCTCTACTGTTACCGTGGATGTAGTGAAATCGATTTGGAAATTGTGCAGTCAAGAAATCACACGATGCCCGAACTTCTTCTGGTGTACGAATATCCACCGAATACACCACGCAGTCATCACTCGACATAAGTAACGATAAAGCTGAACTGCCTCGATTGAACCCAATTTCAACAATGACTTTTGCATTTGACTGTCTCGCCGCATGCATAAGAAATTCTGCATGCGGCGGCCCTGTCTCACCTACAGTCGGGTGTGATGTTAATTGAGCGTACAATTCATCATAGTTCTGTTGTGTCATATGTCATCCATGAAGAATTTGCTTGCCCCTTGGCGCCTTGCCAAATTCGTCAACTTCATCTTGAAGAAGAATCTTTTGAAGTTCAATGACATCCTCTTCAAGCTTGGCATTCTTTGCTCGAAGAACCTTGATTTCAATTTCATTCTTCAAGAACCGAAAGACGCCAAAAAGAACCATAGCAAACAAAAATAGTTCAGCGAAAATAACCATGATTACTTCTCCTGCTTAGGCGTTGATATAGTACGGGTAAATACAATGTATGGAACCCCGCCAATGAGAAATGCCGCGAAGGCCAATGCCATTACGGTAAGAATGATCGGCCATGCACCAATAACGATAACACTAACAATTCCAAAAATGCCGATGGTGTGAATTGGTGCCTCTCTAAACTCAGCTGCCAAATCGGCTGCGCCGACTGCCCAGTTTTCTTTATCATTGACTACATGACCGCCAAACTTGAGTACCATCAATATTACAAACAACAAAACAACCCATACGCCAAATCCATTAAGTATATACATTATGAGTTGGGGTGAGTTATTAGCTCACCCCATTCCACGTTAATTATTGACGATTTCGGAGAGGAAGGAGATCAAGTGCCTGGCCACCGATGATACAAGTTGATGCGCCATTACATGCACCCTTCAATCCATCGGACCACGCCTTGGCGATTTCAAGGTCAAGCAACTTGGGATTTGACTGGTATGACTGACCACGAAGTTCGTTTGCCTTGGCGTCGGCCTCGGCCTTCATAAGAACACCACGGGCATTCTGACTGTCAATTACAAATTGCTGTTGTGCCTTCGCCAAAATCTGTGCCTGTTGTGCCGATGCAATTCGTGCATCTTCAATGGCCTTAGGCAAGGAAATTCGCTTCACGAACACGTTCTTCATAATCGCACGATTGCCAAGCTTTCGTTGAATGTGGGCCCGAAGGCTGTCCGACAATGTGGCACGCTGATCGGAGAAGATTTCCGTAACCGTCCACGATCCGAAGGCCGCACGAGTACCTTCCTGAATGCTGTTAAAGACTTCTACTTCAGCAGCATCTTCGGTACGCTTGGCAACGAATACATCATAGACCGAGGCACGATCAAATGCATATACTGCGCTGACTTCGACCGCAATGGTTAGTGGCTGTTCGCCGCCGCCCGTCTGGACTTCGAGGGTCAATGTGCCCGGATCTTCATCGCTCGTCTTCTCAGGGAAGTTTTGATCCGTTAGGGAGAAACAGGTCAGCGAGACACCGGGAGACGCCGTATTGGTCAATCCGGGCTCCAAGCCCTTATCGGTGACGTTGCCGTATTGTGTCTTTACACAATATTCGGTCTGATCGACCCGCTCACAGGCCGCGAGGGTCAAAAGAGCAATAAGAGGAACAAATCGTGTGAACTTCATTGTATAAAAACTCCGGTTAGATTTGGAAACGTCCTACAAGGAACGTGATAAATCTAACCGGATTGAGGTACAAAATCTAGATGTGTTAAGATGTATACATTTTACTTAGTACGATCCGATAGAATGAAGGTTATATCCAAACTGGTATAATCTTGTAGTCCCTTACCGTTTGCTGCACGACTATGTTTTGGATATTTCGAGTCATAGTGTACACGGGCGTCTTCTGTAAATATTGCTCGTTGGACACGTACTTTTATGCCGGTAGTGTCAATGGTATTGCCAGTCGGTGTTTCACAACATCTATCTATAAGATAATATATGATACGTTCTATGTCCTCGGGCGATTCGAACACTTTCCAGCCAGGGCCCCACGACTTTCGAATTTCAAAATACGTGGCCGCCACCTCACTTATATACGACTTTGCGTATGATTTTATCTCGGTCGGATCAATGCTTGTTATTATCATAGAGGCATCACAATTCCAAGGCCACACGACCCATACAATCCACCGTGTCTATATTGATCGCCAAATACACTCTCAAAGGCATCACGTTCATATTGTGTACCAATTAAATTTTGCATGCTGACATAGGATCGTTCTTCTGCAGCACTTTTATTACTCATACCCCATTCGTGATATAAGTGTACGGCATGAGGCCACTTCTTTTTTAGTAATTCAGCAATTTGTCGAGTGGGTTCTTCTTCGTGAGTGGCATCACTAAACGTTAGGATCGGGGCTACGTCGGTGTCTTTCAAGAATTGAATAGCATCAGTAGCATGATACTGTACAATCGTTTCTTGTTTACGATACTGTTGAAACGTGGGACATACATCCCAGTATTCTGGCGATAGATCAACGGTGTGAACTTGGCCGGCACCATTCATTTCTAATCCACGTGCAATAAAACTGGTGGATATGCCTCCCGCATACCCGAGTTCTACAACAATCTTTGGACGCAATAGCCGAGTAAAAATGTATAGTGCCTTAGCCTCGTTATAGTCCACACAGCCCGATCCGGCATATTCACCCATACCATGACGATTGTGCATCTTGATCGCTTGAGGTACCATCTCATTCCAAAATGGATCAAACTCTAGAGTATACTTTGTGGTGTCACCAAACAGATCAGCCAATTGTTGCTTGGCCGCCTGATCATTCGTGTATTTGTCCTTTGTATCGACCAACTTAATCATATTACATCCGTATGTAGAATGTTGGTAACGCCTGTTGACGAACGCTGAATTGTATATGGTATCGGTATGGCATTTGCTACAATATTGGCACTTCGTAGATGTTCCCCAAGAAGAATTTCATCACAAAACGGCACACCATACGAAAATAATCTTGGAATTTGATCAAATAGTTGAACATAGTGCAACATTAAGTGTTGTGGAGCCACAGCAAATTGATCATTCAATCCACCTTGATGTGGACAGTCGTTAGGTGTGGTGATTGTGTCCGTTGGCAATGTAGTTACATCTATGTCCATTTGAATCGCCCAATCAAACCGCATACGAATGACATAATCATAAGTTGTGTCGGTCCATGCAGCGTGATCTAGTAACAACTTGAATGACTCCCGAACAGAATATCTCTGGCTAAGGGAATTCTTCGGTTTAATCTGTGGATATTTGTTATCATTGAAATTGAACTCATTAAACTCAATCGGCCGTTCAATTTTAATTGCAACAGGATTATACAAGTTTAAGATAATTTCGTTGATGTTTTCTGGAATGGGATCAGATGCCACCACACCACCGGATGACACAGGTGACCGGCCACACAATCTATCATCTCGCCAGGTATGAATGAATACATCCGGCTGGTTAATGTCGAGAATGTGTTGTTTGATAAGTGGGAATGTCTTTTCTACAGAGCGTGGCTGTCCGCTAAGGATTAGTGCAGTTTTCATCTAATGATCTCACAATTAATAGGAACCTGTTTAAATGGTTGGTTATGATCGACAAAGTGATGGTAGAACAATTTGTGTGGATATAACGCTTTTGTAAAGTCGTTGCTTTCTAATGCTGAAGTATACTTTTCGTCCAGCTGATCGTATATGCTACACCAGTGATTTAACTGTTCGGATGTGCCGAGTGTGATGTAATCACTAATTTCGTTTTCTGCCCAAGACCCAGCAATAGGAATATAGGTAACCGAATTATTATGAAAACATTCTGCTGGCAACTGTTCCCGCAATGCTATGTCCGGCCTCGACCGAATGACCATATCGTAGGTGATGTTATGTTGTTCTGCATGGCGGAGTCGAAGGTTGTTACACTCACGCCACTTGTAATACATTGACATATTGCCTAGTGGTCGATCAATGTCTCGTAATCCTAATGCTTCTCTGGTACGATACCACTTGGCAGACTTTGTATCAAAGTGTTGATGAAAATATACATACTTGTCCATGATGGCAAGTGTAGGATGCCATATGTTAATTAAGTGATCTAAATTTAGTAATTCACTTTGTTCTATGCCTGAGTGGCCCGGGGCTCCTCTGCCATATGTTCTTGGTCCGAGTGTATCCCACACATGAAAAAATACATCAACATCGTGGTGTGCCAGGAGATTATCACGCCACGTTTCAAATGTCTGTGCGTAGGTTCTAGCATGACCACTCATGCACAGAGCAATTTTCATACTGTTGCGGCAAATGCCTTGTAGAGTGGCTGGCCCAACTCGTCCATTTGCTTGAAGAAAGCATCTGTTAGATCAATGTTAGTTTGATCAATCTGAGGAATATCATCAATGTACGAACTGGTCGGTGTGATGGTGGACCACCACGATGCAAATTCTTTATAGTCTTGATCGGTCATAGCATCCCACACACGTTGACCAATGGTTGGTACACAACCAGCAGCAATGGATCGCTTTAATCCATCAACCGTTCGCATGGAACCAGCAATTACATACTGTTCACCGGCGAAGGCCTTGTAACGTTGATGTACCAAATTTAGGTGCTTGGTTGCATCAATGCCCACTTCTTCCATTCTGCCTGGAATGATGCTTACATACGAAACCTGTGGATAGCTGAAACACCGTAGGGCCGTGGCCGCGTCTGAGGTACCAGTGACATTGATCTGTACCTTTTCTTCTAGGCTACGTGCACTTACAATGTCCAGAATATGCTTGTACGGTGGAATTTTCATAGCAATATGACACCGGCCGTCGCCGAGATCCTTAACGTAGTTGGTCCATGCCACCAACTCAGCTTCTGTTGCCGTGGAACTTGGCAATTGAACGTGTACCGTACCAGTTTCAAAATTGATATCATTCTTGCGTACGCTGCTTACAAATCGAGCCAACTTGTATGTAAGTGTTTCAAACTTGTCAAGATCATCACAGTTGACCTTTGCCAATGCACTTGGATTGGTGGTGATGCCGGCCATTGCTTCGTCTGGAACGTATGGTCCCAATCTATCCCATACGTTTTGGATTACATCTAGATCTGCTGTGTCAAAAAAGAATAGTGGAGTTTGCTTAACCGTTGTCATGTGACCTTCCAAATGTTTCTATGAGAGTTGATGTTTGTGACCAATCTAAATGTTGTCTGCCTTTGTCGTCGATGAATAAATCTGCGTGAGGCTTACCAATGTAAATTTCATCATATGGTACATTCCATTTTTCTAACCACTTGTAGAAATATCCAAATTGTGCAAGAATTTGTCCCTCGTTGCCGGCGTAGGTTTTCATGTGCCGTGCAGTTTGTAGAATAATGTAATGGCCTTGATCTTTTAATGCTTGGAGTGATTCTATAGCACCAGGCAACGGAACTACATCTTCATAAGATTCGTCGCCCGTTTTATTGGTACAGATAGTTCCATCAACGTCAAAACACAGTCGTAGTTGCTTCATACTCTGAACTTCGCTACATCGGCGGGAGTACCAAGCGGCACCACGCCATCAACCTTGTGGGCAAATACAGCACCGCCATTGGCAGCATGTAATGCTGGTACTTGTGTCATATAGAATTCTTCCTTCCCAGGCGTGCCTACTTTAAAACCATTAGCAATGATATACTCTGACAGATCCAAGAACAGTCTATTGGTCTTAAACCAGAATGTACCCACCAATGGAAGACCGCCCTGTTCTAATGCCTTAGGATCTTTTTCGACAATTTTCTTGACAACCGCACCATCTGTGTATATAAATGCCCACTTGGAACTGTCATCAATTGGATCAAAGTACGACACGACCATGCTATGATCAAAATCCAACGACTCAACAAATGTCTCTAGTATGTTGTTATCGTTATATTTGTTGTCGCTATCCAATACCAGCAGAGGTTCATCTTCATCTATTAATGTTGCACACATATATGCGGTTTCAAGATTGCCATTAGTCAACTTCTTAAACGTGATGATGTTGATATCATCGCCATAAATTGACTTTAACCTGTCACTAATGCCCTGTTCCTCATGCTCTTCACGAATAGCAAAATACAATCGGTTTGATGGTAGACCATCTGGATTTTCATTGTCATGATTTATGAACGGAATAGAACGAGTGGTCCATTCTAGAATGGTCTTTCCATTTACCTCAATCAATGGCTTTGGCATGTTGATGCCTTCATCAACAAACCGTTTACCATCACCGGCCATCAAGATTAATACGTTCATAGTTTCATTGCCTCGTTTAGTAAACGAACGCCAATGAGATACATGGCTTTTTGTCTAAGTGTTGAATCATAGTGTCGTGCGGCCATACCGATAAAGATACATCCTTCAATGATCTTAATGTGCTTCTTGTTAAAGGCACCACGTAAAAACATACTTTCAAACTCTTGTTGAGCCGCGGCTTTAATGCTGTTGCACGAGTAATACAATGTATATTGGTCTTCAACGGTGATCAATTCATATTCGTCGTTAATCAAGAATTCGTATCCACCATCGACCGAGTGATACAACTTTGCCACATCGTATCGAATGTCACCAAAGATGCCCTTTTTGCCAAATGATCCACGAGGATCAATAAACTTCATGATGCCATCTTCATACAGAATATTGCTAAAGCACATATCGCCATGAATCATAGAACTGTTATACTCCAACATGTCCGACATGATGTACTTGGACACTTCCGGCCAGATTTTGTGGAAGTTTGTTAGTACCACACCATTGAGTGTAACGGTGTCCCGTGTAAACAACGACGCTAAATCAGGACGAGCATCAGCAAGCGCCTTCATTTCACGTTCGGTCTTTGTAATGAGCATGTCAATGATGTATGCTGAATTGCCCGGTTGGGTATCAGTAAACATTTCAAATTGGCTGAGTGTCATAGCCAACTGAGTGTACAATTCAGTCCAGTCTGGAACTGTGCCGGCACGGCCCACGAGATATTCTCCCAGATTTTTGTATCCGTACCGTTCCATTAGAATCCAATTTGGATTGCCCATTTGCGATGCCACAAGTCGTGGAAAGAATATAGACTTGTTGATGTCACGTTGAACGATTCTATAATAGCCAATTTCATCTGCAAGTCGTTCGGTCGGACTAGATTTTTTGATTAGTCCGTTTGGTCGTAATTCAAATGTGTTATATGCACGTGCATTAATTTCCATTAGCCTACATCCTCCGATGGCTCCCATCCAGCATGTTCACAGAACTCTATAATTTCATCAATTGAGATCATATTCAAATTGTGTTCAATAGAGAATAGTTCTAGATCGGGAACGCGTGCCATAGAACCATCATTATTCATAATTTCACAGATAATTGCAACCGGCTTCATCTTCGCCATCAAGCACAGTTGTACCGACGCTTCGGTGTGTCCCTGACGTTCCTTAAGCAATCCACGACGAGGACGAAGTGGGAATAGGTGACCCGGATAGGCCAACTGTTCTGGCTTGGTGGTTTCGTCAAGCACCAATCCAATTGTAACCATACGATCTTCTACGCTTACACCCGTTGTGACGCCATCACGAGCATCAATACTCACCGTAAACGGCGTACTAAACTTGTCATTGTTGTTTGATGGACTCATCGGAATTTCAAGTCTATCAAGAATGGTCTTTGCTGTAGGAATGCACATGATGCCTCGAGCTTCTCGTGCAATAAATGCAAGTGTCTTGGCATCTACCTTCTCAGCAGCCATGACCAGATCGCCTTCATTTTCACGATCATAATTGTCAACGACAATAACGGGCTTGCCTGCCTTTAGGTCTTCAAGTATACCTGCAATCTTTTTCTGTAATAGCATCATGCAATCCTCTGAAAGATTCGATTGTGCCCGACGGCAAACCGATGAGTGAATTTGGAATTTGTTTCTAGTACATCCTCAACGGCCTTCGTAACATCTGGCAGTCCACGCCAATTCATGCGAATTAGTCCATCTGGAATCTGTAGATTATTACTACTATCGTCTACTACTAAGTATCCACCAACCCGGAGCATATCGCCATATTTCTCTAGGTCGGAAACGACTACATCATAGTCATGACAGCCATCCACATATACAAAATCATACGGGCCTTCTTGTGTGGATATGTCAATAATTGCTTGGTCATTACTGTATCCTTCAATGATATTGAGATCGGATGCATCAAGCTTAAATTGACCATAGATGTGTTGTATACATTCTTCGTAATTAATATCTGGGTGTGTTGCATACTTGTCACCAGACTTACTCAATGGAGTGACGCCGTATACTGTACCGTTCTTCCGGTGAATTCCATTTAACATGGAAATCAAGCTAATCGTTTGACCCTTGAATACACCAATCTCCAAGAACTTGAAGTTTTGTGGTGCCTGCTGAATTAGAATATTCCACATCCAGTGAAATGCTCGATTGCCATAGCCCCAGTTATTTTGAACAACCCAATCACGATGTTCTTTTAAATGTGGCGTTGCGTTGACAAGCGTCTTGAAGTTCTTCCAGATTAATGTATGCACATCAGGTGTATCTTCGTACATCTCAGATACGTTGTCTACGGTCATGTACGCTGTTAATTCCGGCGAAACCGCCGTAAAATTCGTTGCTTCAATCCATTGATCCACGCCCCATTCCTTAGCCTTATCTGATCGAGCCATGACGGTTGGGAAGGTTGTGTTAATGCCAAGTAGTCGAAATTCATCTGCCTGGGAAAATATCCTTTGGTTATGCTGGAACCCCTCGTCGCTGAGGCCTGGGAATGAGTCCGCATGCGGCAAGGCCTGGAACAGGTTGTGTCCGCTGGACACGTGCAATCCGCTGGCAGCAATCCTTTGTCTGAGATCTGCATCTTCTAATCCCCATCCGTCATATAGTGGGTTAAATCCGTTAATTTTCCAAATTGCTTCTTTGCTAAACACCGTCACAGCGCCAAAGAAATCATCATCTACCTTATCTTTAAAGTGACGATAGCCAGATGGAATATCTTCTTCTGGTCGGGGCGACCCGTCCATCAAAATAAATTCTACACGGCCAGCTGGTCGGTGTACATCGGTTCCATCCTGCCAATATGATGTACCTTCCGTTGGTAGGTAATCTACGTCATGCAAAGCAATCACATCGCCCTTGGCAATACGAACGCCTTCGTTCAATAGATTGCCACGGCGGAACCGAAGATTGTCGGCCTGTTCAACAATGATGATTTCGTGTGGTGTATCTCTAAAGAATTGTCGCATATGCGGTACAAACTTTTTGAGATGTTCTTCACGATTACGATAACATACAACGATGGATATCATAGAGACCGAATGATGAGGATGACAAAGGGAATTACAAATAATAGGGCGAACCACGGACTGATGTGATCGGGGAGATCTTCTAGTTCTGGTGGCTTAGGCTTGGGTGGTATATCAGGCATATAACGACTCCACTAAGGAAAGTATTTTTGGAACTCGATCATACTGATGTACAATGTGGTATTCTTCACCACTAGGATTTATGACATGACCATCTGGTAATACGATTGGTCGTTGGTCAGACAATTCCAAATGAGATTTTTGTGGATCTAGAACCGTACCACATTGGCATGCCCAATCATCAATGTGCATAGTGTTCATAAATTGAGTAGCCATGGTTTGATTGGTTAATATGTTATATGCAGATTGATCTGATGGGATGTATCTACCAGTAGTCATGTGATACAACGTTAAGAACAACCCCATCATACGAAATGATTGTCCAGCCACCACTCCAACGTTGTATATGGTCCATTCTTTTGCAACATTCCATACTAAAGGCCCAAATCCGTTAATCATGTTATCAGCGCCCCACGGTTCATCTTTATATTTGATGCCCTCTGATGATGCTACCAGTGGCGACTTACATAATATATCACGATGTTTATCTAACCAATCTGACGGATTTTTTTGAAACCACACATCCCGAACATCGGTAGTTATAATACGATCATATTCTTGATATTTGTCATCAGTGGATAAGAATTGCCACATATGAAAGAATCGCAACTGATGTGCCTGGGTATCTCGCCCCTTATCATTATGTGTAATCGGACCACCAAAGGAATTGTGCTCAATTTGATATACATCGACGCCTAGCTTACTGGCATGTTCAACTACATCCGGTGCAACGCGATACGTCAACAATACAATATCACCCGTAAAGCCACTTTGGCGTGCTGAAGTGGCCCATACCTTTATCTTGGACCAATCATATAGATCAGCTGCACCAATTAACAAATCTTTCATACGACATCCCAATCAGTGCCAGGACTTGCCCAGCGTGGTTCGCAGTGTGTGGAATAGCCGGGGATGGGTGTAATCAATGATCGACCAAGTTCACGTAGTTTCAAAAAACAAGAGAAATCGTTTGGATGTGATCCTTGTGTAAATTCACGCCAAGTGGCCTCATCTTCACGTAGTTGAGCAACCGTAGTAGCAAACGTCATCGTGGTACTATTGGTAAGCTTCCAGTGTACATCTTTGGTACGAAATACCTTGGTTACTTCGCCTGCATCTTCATCAATGAACGGATTGCCACCTTGGGATGCTGGTATGTACTTGTCATTATGATCGTACAGACTAACGTAATCTGCAATTTGTAATCCCTGTGTTAATATTGACCGTGCACCTTCCAGATGTAGATAATCATCTTCCACAAAGTACACATATTCTTCCGGTCGAAACTTATTTAGTGCAAAGTCAAAAACATGTCGCCAACTGGCTGCTGAACTACCAGCCGTGTAGAATTCAAAGTGTCCAAATCCGGCTCCAATTTGATCTCCGTATTCTGCCCACCAATGATTGTTCTCATCGATCATTGCCTGTCTAGTTTCCGGCAACAAATTAGTTTCGTCTACAAAGACATGTACCCAATTTGGATGAAATTGAGACAACATGTTTTTAAAGCAGTGCAGTTTTGTTGCATTAGGAAACTTGGGCTTGTTGTATCCGTTGTCACTCAACCGATATATGACATTGATCATAGTTCTTCACGACCCCGTTCATCGATTTGATATTCAACCTTCATGATGTTGCCCATCTTTCTGAGATCATACGTTCTATACGAATCTGTTTTACTCACCGGACCTTGACTTAGTACGCGTGTATAGAAGTCTTGTGGACTCTTATACAGATCTGACTTAGCTACGACTTCAACCATCAATGTTCTGCGATCAATTGCCTTCATGGACAGTCCGTGTAACTTCATTGCCCAATCTGGATTCATCACATAGACCGTTCGCTGTTCGCCGTCATACATGAACTGAATTACATCGCCCACCGAGATTTGCTTTGGAGTAATCTTTGTTGCATTTGACATATACGATCTGTGACTTGCCAAGTGTTGGGCACTTTCAGATTCGAGCTTAGCACTTTGAAGTGGAAGCTTAGTTTTCTTCATTTGCAACAATCTTCTTTAGTGTAGGTAAGACGGTAGGTTGTGCGGGCTTGCCGCCAAGCTTCTTTAAGGTAGGCAGATTGACAGGTACTTCCATGACGAATGCCGGTACATACTTGGCCAATAGATCAGCTGTCTGCTTCTTAATGGCCTCGTACGAGAACTGTTCAAGATTCTTCTTGGCCAGCCTCTTGGCTGGTAGCAAGAATTGATCATATCGCTTAAACACATGCATCAATGCTGACGCGGCATTGTTGGGGTCCACGTTAAACCATGCCGACTGTGGAATGATGACGTTCTCCCAGACAGCACCCGGCTCTACAGGCCGTAATTCGCCAGGAACCAATATGGCTTCATCAACATTTAAGAAGTCTAGATGGCCTGACCAATTAGATGCAATTACTGGCTTTTGACTTATGGTAGCCTCTAGAAGTGGACGGCCGAAGCCCTCACCCTTCGTAAAGCTAACGTGTGCCTTAACCTTTGGGTGATTGTACAATTGATTCATTTCTGAATCAGACAGTTCGCCGTGAAGCAAGTATACGTTTGGACAGTTCGGACCCACACTACCACGAATTTGTTGAATCTTGTTCAAACAATCTTCTCGGTCGAGGATGCTGAATCCGGCGCCTGAGGTCTTTAGTATAAGAGCCGGTCGATTCACGGAGGAAGTCGTCTTGAATGTCTCACAGAAGATTTTAATTAATAGACCAACATTCTTTCGATCCTCGCCCATGTTACCACGGAGCCAATGACCAACAAACAGATAAGCAAACTTTTCCTTTACATTGCTCATCACAGATCGTACCGGATCAGAAATTTCTTCTACGGTAATCTTCTTGATAATGTCTGGATGTATACAATTGTGTAAAATGTCAATTGGTACGTTTAACTTTGTTGTCGCAGTGACTCGACCCGATTGATCCTTTTCTTCTATGGTGGTGTTCATCAACACTTCCTTCGAGTGTTGTGAGATCGTCCAAATGGCATTCATTCGGTTACAACCTTGAATCCACGGTAACGATACTAGTGTGGTTTCAATACCAGCCGTAATGCCAATATTGTACTTACCGATTGGTTGAAATTCATTTGGTACAGAAATCTGAATAAACAATTCCGGCTGACGGGGCAGCTGAACTGGTGGTTGTGCAATTCGCTTGATGAGCTCTATATCCTTGACCGGATCTAGTGCATTCATTGGCGTGGCACCCCACGGCAAACTAACAAGCTTTACATCATATAGATCCAACTCAATAATATGACGTGCGATATCTCGGGCCATGTCACCATAGCCAGAACGTGTTTCTAGTGGGCTTTGAATTATACACATCGGTTTATTCATTATCAAATGTCCCCATCTATAGTATCTCTAATAGAAATTGTAGTAGCTGTAATCTTGTTCTCTGCCTTATCATTGTCATTTCTGGTAAACACCATAATCATCGTTGGTTCGCCAGGTAACGCTTCTGTAACACGAATCAGTCGATCTGTGTAACCTGCGTCGGTGAGTTTGGCGTCCAATAGATGAACTAGGATTTCTTTCAGTTCATCTGTCAATGGCTGATTGATGTGTATCTTCAAAAAGCTATCCAATACAGGTTGAAGCTCTTCCATCACGGGAGTTAGTTTGTCTGTCATATTATGCCTTGTAAATGCCAAATGACTTTCTTGGCGTCCATGTGGTAAAGACATTATCAAATGCCTTTAATAGTCGTTGGCCCATCTCTTCGGCCGTCATGCCCACGGAAGGCTTCATAGCCCATTCACGACCTAGCTTGCCTCGACGGGCTCGTTCCTCTGGTCCAAGCTTGTATACTTCGTGTAGTGCATCAGCTGCGTCACGCCAATCACAACGATCATCGAAGATGTATGGGGTTGGAGGTGACCCGATCAAGGCACGGTTGTTTGGAAATACAGGAACTACCCACTCACCATGTTCACGATATGTGCCATCGGCGTTGGTGCTCCATTCTGCATTGTAATGTACATCAGCGTCTAATGAGTTACCATCTTCGTCTACAAAACCCATCTGATCTTGAAGTCCGCCGGTGACATTAGCAACGATCATCTTCTCTGACATGATCGCTTCCAGTGTTCCTATACCAAAGCCTTCGTTCGACGCCAGATTGATGACCACATCACAGTTATGGTAAATCTTCACCATATCTTCTGTGGACACACGATCTGTGGAGAATATGGCCTTAACCTCTGGTGCAAGATCGCGGAGAACAGCAAAGAGGTCGGTACCATTGTCGTCCACAGGAGCCGTATGAAATAGCAATCTGCATGCATCACGTTCTTGTGGTGTAAGCTTTTCTAGGAATCGTTGATATGCCAAAATTACATCACCCGTCATCTTACGACGAATATTTCGGTTGTTGTATAGTACAACGAACTTAACCTTGTCAGCATCAGCACCAAACATTCTGGTACGTACTTCTGCTGCGGCCTTCAGTTCTTCTTCTGTGGTGAGACGCTTCCACAGATTTGAATCTACGCCGTGTGGGATATACGCAATTTTTAACTTGGATTCATCATGTTCACGCTTTGGTTGTGGCATATATCCTCAATACACTTTAATGGATTCAACATTTTCAACACCTACAACCTGCTTTACGATATTATGTGTTTGCTTAGAAATGCTAAAAATGGCATCACACGATCTATAGAAATCTCTGTTATATCGGGGGAATGGTACATCGTCCCAAACGTGCAAATATGTAATTGGAATTTCTCTACGAATTTCGTGTTCCATCTGATAGAGCCATCCCCAGAAGCGAGGATCGGTAAAGTGCATAATGGCATCGGGCTTTTCCGTCTTCAACAACCAACGAAGAATGCCCGGGTCACCATATCCGTTGTAGGGAAACACACGAAGGTACGTGTCTTCAACGCCCACTTCAGCACTCAACGATTCTGATACATCCACACCCTTACCTACCTCTGGATGGTTGATAGCAGCACCCAGTTGAACCCAGTTTAGTCGATGACATGTTTGAGAAACGATTTCCTTGGACATAACGCCAACGCCACTCGGCATGCGGAGATCGTCACTTAACAACAGTATCTTCTTACGTTGATCCTTGGGTAGCCAACCATCTCTGGGTGGCTTAGTTACAGCAGGAGTAACAATTTCTGATGTTGTCATAATTTATGATCCAACCGGCTTGTCGTTGATGGGATCTTTTGTACTGGTTGACCAATTATTATGAGTGGCGACGAATCCTCCGCCTGGTGTGGTTCGAAGTATTTTATCTACCTCTCTGTAATCTACTTTCAAATTTTCGCCATCTTTCAGAGGTACTGATAGAGTCTTGTTGACTAGTGGTGTATACTTTGAAAAGTTTAAATCTGTCAATTCGCCGAATAGTCCGTACTCACGAATTAATGCAATACACAATTTCCATACTTTCATATTATTTCTCCATAGATCCGCTGAATGTTCCGCCGGAGCCAGATACAGCGTGTAAAAACAAATTCTCTACAAATCGACCGATTTTCAATCCTTTTCGATTACAAAAATCTACGACTTGATCTTTGACATGACGCCGGATTTGAATCGTTCCGTATTCCGCGTCATTAGGTGGCTTGACCATGTACTATCTCCGTTAAGGTACTGACTATAAATAGTAGAAGATAGTAGAAAAACACAGAAGTCGGCAGTTACGCCGACTTCGTGGGTCTAGGGAGAGTGGACAGTTCTTCGAGGGAGACTGCCTTATAGTTGGTGAGTTCTACGCCAGCATTGTAGTATCGATCATTGTCGAATATCCACCCATAGTCTCGTTCTACTAGTTCTGGGTCGTGGGTGTTCGGTCTGACCAGATTATTGTGATGGTGTCCATACACATTATACTGTGCATCCCCGAGATGCCTTTGTGGTTCGTGACTCAGTACCACGGCCACACCATCTACCAAAATTCGTAGGGTGTGTGTTTTCCACGTTGAGGACGTACCTATGATGTGTGTAAAGTATTCACTATATAGGGCTCGATGCTTACCAGTTGGATCAGCACCTTTGTCGTGATTACCAAGAACAATGTAGTGTTGTCCGGTTGGTCGCCAATCATCTTTGAGAAGATTCTTGGTGTTGAACAGGAAGTCACCACAATGGAATACGATCTTACCAGATGCGTCAGCTTCCTTGAAGTGATTGAGCATTGTCATGTCCATTAGATACGTGTCTGGATACGTAAACGGACGACCACAATACTTGATGATATTGGCATGTCCATAGTGCGTGTCACTTATGAATCGTGCCTTATCGGCTGATATTTGTACTACATCGGTCATAAAATCCTCATTTTCGGTCTAAACATTTTCATGATTTCCACCTCGGTTAGGACGGCGGTTGGTGGGTGATCTACTTCCGTGGTAATGATACTAGGTGCATCGGGCAGCATAAATCGATGTGCAAGTTTTTGCCACGTTAATTGTAATCTGGTTGGGTCTATGCTCACATTCGTAGGATAGAAGTTATCGTATAGATGCTTGCGACGTAGGAGTTGTTCCTCGGTCAGCATTATATCATCTTCGACCCAGACCCACGGGAGGGGATCATCAAAATCAATAGCATCCGTCTTAAGCCCTGCTTCAAATTTCATTGGATTGCGAATGGCCATAAATTCTTGGGCAGAAATACGCTTGTTGAATCTGTATTCCAATTCATCTGCTGAATGTTGGTCTAGTGTGCCCGGCGGGCACCACATGGTCAACCAACGAACCTCGAAGTGTTCCACAGCCCACCGAATGAATTCAGCAGCTCTTGGTGCCGCAAATCCAGAAACACCATCCGTGCCATCGGTGGTCCGTTGCCAAATCAAAAGTGTATCGTCAACATCAAGATACAACACACGAGGTTTATTTGTAGTGATCAGCGGCATATTTTCCCTTCACCATTTCTGGAATTTTATCAATGACGATTATAGTCTTTGCTATATCGTTGGGGCCTATACAATTGGCTGTTGTTGGAATGTCATGTGCTAAATTTGGACTAAAGATATCATGCGTATCACTAATAACAGTGGATATATTCCAACTAGAGATATTTTCTATTCGTTGACAAAATCTTATTCTATCAATGGTATCTGCACTTGTATGTCCATTTATCTTACGAAATCTACGGCCTTCGTTGCCCGGTGTGTGGGTGTAGTATGCAACTCCCTGCTTGTGTACATCAGATACGTACAGTGCAAATCCCATCAATAATGTAGATGCACCAACTTGACGTTCCTTGACCGTAATGATTCGATCAAATTTACAAATCTCATATAGTAGAGTCTGTTGAAACTCATTTAGTTTGAAGGTGAGTGAGCCAGTTTGCATAGGCGAAACTCGTCGGGTATGTACTTCGATCCACTCCGCCACTTCATTATAGTCCAATATCATTTTCAGTACCCCTCACCCATAATGGCATTTTCGTAGCCCCTATCATATGCAGCTTCAGCGGCATTTTCACCAGTATTCGGTATGACCTGTACGGCGCGGTCATCCCACAATTCAAACATACTGTAATCTTTTACATTAGTTACTATGAGCTTTTGTCCAATGTGTTCTTCACACCAATTTTCAATAGCTTCACGAATTTTGGCTAATTCGCCTGGATGTTCCTCGGATACACGGGCAGTAAAAATTCGAATTTCGTCGCCTTGTGCGAGCCATTGCTTAACACGTTCGACCATCGCTGGAACTGGTGGTCCGATATATGTCCATCCGTGCGTTCGTAGATCACCATGATGATATTCTGCTAGGGTGCCGTCCAAGTCTACTCCTCGCCATCCACTCATTTTTGATCCTCGTTAAACATGCTGTCAAATTGTTCTTGAATATTTTTGATTACTGGATCATTTTGATTTAGCAAATCCGAATTCCATAACTGCTTTCGAATGGCATCGTGTCTTTTAGCATCAGCAACAGTCACACCACGTTTTAACTGAATGTACTTGTCTCGATACAATTCAGCATATTTGCGGGCTTCATCACGTTCCACAATGAGTTTCTTTATCCTTACTTCCATATCATCAACATGTTTTTCTAGATCAGAAATGGTAGTAGATGGACCATTAAGTGGACCAAATGCTTGTCCATGACTTATACTGATTTGGCCCGGACCAATTGATCCACTTCCAATCGTATATGCTGATTGTGTTGGTATGGACATCCCGCCCTGTAACATAGCATTGGGAATTATACCGGAGTTAGTCGGTGGTAGCGGCGCAGCACCACTTGGGCCGGAAGTTGGTGGCGGTATTTTTAACGCGCGCTGCATATTTTGGGTTCTTTGATGTAAATCTTTATACGATTCCATGATCTGATTTTTTAGATCGGTAACCGCTTGAGAATCTAACGATTCTTCATCACTCTTACGCAACAGCGCATCCTTCCATTTTTTAAGAATCATAGTCGTTATACCAGTGATTTTTTATTGGACTTGTAAAATGAAAATGCACACATCTTCGGATCATTTTTTGCAATACAATATTTACATGCCGACTCAGATGGCGTAGGTCGAATAGTATCCAACTTTGGAACACCATTCTCGTCAAACAATTCGAGGAACTTAGAGAATCGCTCATTGGCACGCTTCATGCTGGTCGAACCATGCGACGGCTCAAACCCAACCATATGCTTTACGGCATAGTCAGAATTTTCGTTAACCTTACGCTTGAGAATAATGAACTTGACATTGATGTTGTCAGGCGACACACCCAATACTTCGCTGTAGTATTTCTTGTATAGTAGAAGCTGGTCGAGTTTCTTGTGATCTTTCTTCTGTGAGAACCAGCCGTAACGTGACGTTTTGAAGTCATAGATGTAATATGTTTTTGCCGCCTTATGATACAACACTACGTCAATAAAGCCGCGAAACCGTACACCAGGCGATGCCTCCAACTCCAGCGGAACTTCGATACCAACCAACTCATAGTTTTTTGGAAAGAAATCTTTCTTGTGCTGAAGTACGTGATCGATGATATTACATCCATCAGCGTAATACTCAGCGACTTCTTCCTTTGTGGTAAGCTTTCGATCTTCCAAGAACAATTCTTTCTTGACATGAAGCATCAATCGTTCTTTGAGATATCCCTTCACATCAAATATTTTCGCCTTCTCTGGATTTGGTCCGTACAATAATGTCAGCCAATGTTGAATCGTATCATGCATGGCAGTTCCGAATACCAGTTCGATACCAGACTCAGACTTTACGCCGTCAACATAACGAATCTTCCATTGCTCAGGACAAGTAGCCCATAATGTATATTGACTATAACTTACAGATCGAACCTTTGGAATATCTAAAACTGCTTCATCAGTCATTGGACTCTCGACAAATAGGTGTTGTACAAATGTAACACCCCACAACCGAAAAGTCAAGGTGTGGGGTGTTTATCATCTAGTTTATCTGTTTTTTTACTCGGTGATCCAAATGTTCGTTCCCAATTCAATTCGTATTGGTTTGGATCGACGGCGATGGGTCTCGGCGTGTCGCCTTTGCCTGATTGTTGCTTAATCGGTTTTTTTGGCATTGCTTATCGCCCAAAATGGTAACTTGCCCGTCCAAAATGGGCAGGGGTTAGTTTTAGAATATCCGTAGTTCTTCATGAGTTCTCGTGATTTCAATCCATACCAACGTTCATTCAAATATGGCAATTCACGATGGCATTTACCACAAGTTACTTCGGCACGCATCTTACTTGGATTTGATGATAGTATAGAATCCAATGGTGTATTACAACGTTTTAGATCTTTATTGCCACAATAGATGCATACGAATACGTCATCATTAGTTTTACGAATCAACGATTCTGGCAGATTGTCTAAACCTTCCCACATAAGACACTCCTTACAGTTTTGCCTTCTTGAGTTTCTTCTCGTCTACACCAAAGCCAGTACAGATCTCTCGTAGTTCAGCGCGGCCCTCGTCAGTCTTTAGAAAGATCGAAATATATACTGTTGCTTCATCGTGTGAAATTTCGTATTTCTTGGAAACCAACTGAATCAGCCATGGCTCATACGAGGCATCCTTTTTACCCTTGACCCACTTGTTGAAATACTTGCCCTTCGGGATGAGCTGGCTATAGAACAAATACAATGATCGTGGAGATAGTTCATCCCAATATCGATTTGCTATATTGACAATAGGCAAGAAATCCCAGTTCATACTAATGCCCATGCTAATCACATAGGCATTGAATGTTTTCTTGTCGTGGTCGGTTAGTGTATCATAATAATCAAGTCGCTGATTATTGTATATGGCGTTGATATGATCGAACGGCGTTTTTTGAGACACAGATCCTCTATTTGGTTAGCTCATCAAGTCTATTTTGTGCTCGATTCTTCAGATCAGAAATGAATGACTTCAATTCTTTAAACTGAGATGGTAATGCTGACTTCGCTTCGGCTTCTATATCCTCGTATGTCTGCTTAAAGATATCAGGCTTACACGGATATAATTCACCTTGGACGCCGCAGATGATGAAGTCACCGATCTCAGCTTGCATCACACCTTCAAGAGTCTTAATGCTAAGCGTACCATTCCAATTTACAATAAGATGACTAAGATCAAAGTTTCTAGGCATACTTACTACGTCATTAATATTGCTGCCTGTCCATTGAACTGCTTCAATAACTACAGGCTTCTTTCTATAGAACGGCATTTAGACCTCTGCTGGGAGATACTCTGGCTCAGGTGGACGAACCGATTCAGCAACACGAGCAGACAACGTTTTGTAAGCGGCCTGACAGTGCTTGTGATAGACTAGGATCAATGGCTTGTCTTCGTTGCTAGCCAATCCCTGGCGAGCAAATGGAATCAAGGCATGTTCTAGTTCTTCGATTCGACGGAACAATACATTAATAGACTTGATTACAGGTTCAGCGCCCTCGGGCATGCCCTTACGCATGTAATCCTTAATGTTTTCAACTTCAAGACTTAAATTTGACATCACGTTCTCCAAAATTAGTCAGTCAACAGGGTTAATCCACCCTTTGACAAACTTGGTGTGGTTGTAACCGATCCTGCGGGTATTGCTGCGGTGGTGCCCTGCTTCTCCGTCTTCAAGAACGGCGGTACTACTTGGTCAGGCACGCGACCACATGAATTACATGTAAACGTTGGCACTGGCACAATACCAGCCTTACCAGACGGTGATACTAGTGCAGATACTTCTCGCAAAAATACCGAATGTACAAATGTGTAATTACCACATTCACATACAACCGGAGTGGTTGCTGAGATATCCAGTTGTACCGGACTTGCACCCGTTATATTGCCCATGCCAGTTTCAATGCTCATTTTTGTCTCCTAGTAGGTTTCTACTATAAGTAGTACCTTGTTGTTGAATTAACTCATCTATTGCAGACCACAGGGCGGGCCATTCGGTTCGATGCCGTTGCATTGTCTTAGCATGAAATGCAGGCATCGAACCGGGGTTAGTAACCGCATGAATGATCTTATTTATCGGACTTGCCAATTTTGTATCCGACATAGCCGGCAAATCCTATGATTAGTAATGTAAACATGTGTTATCCTATGGTTTGAAGTATGTTGATGATTGTGCTCATCATGTTGATTTCTTTATTCACTACCTGACCATCATATTTCTGACCTTCAGCAATATGCAAGATGACTTGACTCACATGACTCTTGCCATACTGATCGACCTTCTCGTATAGAAGCGTATACATGTCCGAAAAGTCTCGAATGCCAGCATCGGCAACCAATTGACGAATATCTTGGAATCGTTTCTTTGCATCGCCCTTCTGACCGAGCAACTCAACCACCTTCAACTTGATGTCGCTCGACACGACTTCTTCAGCATCAATGGTCAGTTGACCGTTCATCGTGTTCAATTGGGCTTCATTAATGATTTTTCGAATATCGGGATAATGGGCATCCACCAACAACTTCACATCGGTTGGTTGATAACTCACATCTTCCTTTTTCAAAAGACCAGCAACGTGCTTGGCAACATCGATTTTAGTCGGTGGTACAACATGAAACTGTTGTGTACGACTGACAATCGGATCAATGATTCGTTCCACGAAGTTACATGTTAGGATAAACCGCGTGGTCCGTGAGAACGTCTCCATGATGTTACGGAGAGCAGCCTGGCCGTTGATCGTGATGTAATCTGCCTCGTCCAAGATAATGATCTTCATTGGCTTGAAGCCGATGGTAGATGCGAATGACTTGATCTTAGTACGGACGGTTTCGACGTTGTTATCATCTGATGCATTGATGTATAGGTAATCACACTCAATGTTTTTGACGATGATCTTAGCAACAGTCGTCTTGCCCGTGCCCGGTGGACCACTCAACAATAGATGTGGAATGTCGCCATCTGCAATCATACGACCAACCTTGGCCTTCAAAGCATCGTTGCCAATGTAATCGTCAAGTGTGGTTGGTCTGTATTGTTCAACCCACAAACTATGATTCATTTGATTTCATCCAATTTATAGTAATTTGACCGCCACCCGGCAACACCCTCTACACTTCCCGACGATCTGCCTAATGGCTTGTGCCTAACAGGATATGCATTTGGGTTTGGTATCGCCGGCAAGTTTTGTGGTTCTTCCTTTGCACTTCGACGGCCAAATGCTCTATTGAATAACATTCGTTTGTTTTTTCGTATTGATGACATTATCGGCCAACCTCACCAAGATATTTGGTTTTTGTTTCGTCCCATGTTTGGAACATTACATCATTATAGAACAACACTTCGGGCTTTAGTCTATCTTCGGCATGTAACTTCTCGTATCGTGAAATGGCTTTCTTTGTCCACCACTCCATAACGGCGTCCATCGACGTTGATCGCTTGATTGGTATCAATTCAGCATCGGTGATTTCCTTACGGAGAAACTCTTTGGTGTTTTCGTACAACGAAGCAAAGTAGACACCACGATTGAAACCGTGTACATACTGTGATGGCTTGACGCCCACTTCTTTGAAAATCACGTTAATGATTTTCTGTTTAACGCCAGTGGACGGACCACCAACAGCGTTCCACAACAACTTATCATATTGTTCTGGATATTTGGTTTTGATGATCTCGTGCCATGGCATGTAGTATTCATCCGTGGGCTTCAATGGAATCTTACCAGTGGTTTCACCCAATGACTTCCACCACGGAATGCTGTTATACATTGATCCGTCGCCATACAACGAAGTGGTAGTAATGCCCACCAATGTCTCGCCGTATTCACGCTTCCAAATGTCTCGAATGGTAGGCGTCACAAGTAAGGCAGCGATAAGCTTACCACCAAGGAAGTTGTAACCGAATGGCTGAGTTGCGACAATGGTTGTGCCAATGGCAGTGTGATTCAACATGCCCGCCAACTTGTCGGTTTCATTCCAACCAATATATCGGTCACGGCATCCAATGTTAATGACATCAGAGCCCAGTGACGTAATACCAAGCACCTTGTCCGTTACTTCATCTTCAACGAGAAATCTGAGGAATCGGCCCGGATTTTGGTCGAAGTTAAACGTACTCATCAATACACGATAAATGAGCCAATCCTCAATACCCTTCTTATCAGTCTTTTCGATAAAACGCAGCCTAGGACGAAGGGCCTTCAATTCGGCAATGGTTCCGTCACGATCCTGTATATTCGTGGGTCGCCAGATATTGGCCTTCAAGATGGATGCTTTGTTTGATGCCCACTTGTATTCGGTGGACAATTCATACCATTTCTGATATAGAGTTTGTTCACGAACATCCATCGCTTTTAGGCGATCTAGGTGTTCGATAAACCGAACCTTCTCGGCCTCTACATCAAATTGTGGTGTATCAAAAAACTGATCTAAACTCATTTAGTTCTCTCGCTTGACCACGGGAAGATAGTACACAACTTCGAAATCTTCAATTTCAAATGTGATACGTGCTAGTCCAGCGTTGGCCACTTCAAACTTACCGCTCGTGGCTTCACGATTCGCCATCAAAATTTCCTTCATGTATCGTGCATGGAAATCAATGGGATCACACTTCTGTAGCTGTGTGCCAGTGACGGAGAGTGTTACGCGATTGGTGTTGTTATTGTCGTATCCAACCACAATCTCAGCCTTCTTGCCATCAGACAAGACCGTGAACGTTTCTACATCTACCAATGCACCAGTTGACTTAATGAATCGGTCAACAAATGTCTTGTCCAAGGTGATAACGTTTTCAAACGTAGGCAACTGCTTCAAAGTAGCAACACCCGGAATGTTGGCCGGGTCTGCAAGAACGAATGCCACCTTTGTAGAATCATCCTTAATGGACAAAGACCGTGGCTTATTGTTGGTAAGATTGACGGACACAGCAATCTCATCGTCTAAGACACCCAACAAACTACGAAACGCCTTCGTCTCATAGATGGAATACTTGCCATCATCAAATTTAATGTTTGGGGTTTTGATCTTGCCGATAACGTGCTTGTCGTCACTTACAAATTCTGTGGATAGGCCTGTAGCATCAGCGGTCCACGTAACTCCGTCAACCGCACCAGCTAGATTGTACTTCGAAATAAACCGTTCAAGTAAACTCTTTTTCATGTACTCCTCTGAGGTAAAAGAACAAGATCCAATATACACTAAACCACCCTTAAAATCAAGAGTGGTTTAGATGTATCAATATTCTGTAATTACTGGTGTAATTGTGTCGATCTTTTGTACTTTAATTGATCTAAATAGTTGTGTCTTCAATTCGTGTGATGGCTTATACCCATACAAGGTATACTTTATCATTCGATTGAACAGTTTATTACAATCAATGTCTTTTACTGCGGTAATATTTAAATCTTCAAAGGTCAGATCCACACCTACATCTATATACGCATCTGTAGTTAGAACTTTGTTGTTGACATGATCCATAAACTGATCATGCATCAGTAGATGAAATTCACCAAATTTTTGTACTAATGCACATTTAGTTATAGTAAAATCAAACGACCGCAATACTTCCTGTGGCTTGCCAAAAATTGAAGTTACCAAATCAATACTATGTCCAGTTGGTATATGTTCATATGCGATTGCATTTGTACCGCGGTGCTTCTTTTTGTATACCGGTGACGCATTAAATTTATCATACATTAGATCAAATGATTCTTGATTGTAAAAATACACATCAATATCACGAGGATCTTTGGGCGGTGAACTGAATAAATCTTTGAAGTATCCACCAGCCACAAATGATTCATGTGTTCTTACTAGAGGTTTAAGTACATCTAATGGCCACGAGGCCGCGTTGCTTGCATCAACAATAAACGATTCAGTTAGTTGATATTCTTTAAGAAATTGCAACACATTACATGCCCCCCGTTTTAAATTTTGGCCGATCCACGGATGGTATCAAACGTCTGATCCACCAACAATTCACCATTTTCCCAAACCGTTTGCATTACATCGTGGCCGGGCTGATGTTCTTCCACCGTTTCCAATACGCCACTATTCCACACAAGCTTCAACCGACCACGCTTAGAGCGCTTACCGTTGTCCGTGACCGGATCTTTCCATACATCACGAATACGATCATTACGAACCATGCTCGACGCCTTAATGGCAAACTTCTGTGTGTCTCGGTTCGACTGCTGAAGTAGGGCACCGCCCATGCCGAATGCCACGTTGTCAGCACTCCATCCACGAATCTTCAATGCTTCAAGGATGCGACCAATTTCTTCGTAGTTGATGCCGTCGCCCTGAATGACACGAACCTTATTCAGTACCTTATAGCCCTTGTCGTTGGTTGTATAACCAAACTGACGGCCGAGAATTTCGGTAATCTGACGAACCACTTCATGTGGTACACCAGAGTCAGGACGAATGACCAATGTGCCCGGTGCAGCAAGTACTTGTGCCTTCAACGACCCACCCCACAACTTTTCACATGCATCATAGATGTTGTAGGAGTCGCTGACCACGGCGTACAATGGGCCATTACCAAACTGTTGAATCATGTTTTGATATGCTTCATATTCAAACTCACGACCCCATGCGGTAATGGTCGAGTGTTCTGCGGCAGGAATGCTGAATCCGGCCATATCCTCGCCGTAGTAGATATCAGCGGCTTCAAGGGCAATCATGGTGTCCGTACCCTTGAAGTTGACAAGGTGTGCCATACCACCAATAGCCGCCGACTCCTCGGAGCTCACACCACGATATCCGAAGTCATGCAACTTGAAATCGATGCCACTAACGTCACCTGTTTCATCAAGATATCGGTGAATCAGCTTTTTGATTTCGCGGGAAATGGTGGCGACCGTAATGGGATACCATGTTTTCAGCAACATTGTCTCGACATAATTGGTAACCCACGGCAACTCAGGATCGGTATTCTCAATGGTCATCAATACGTTACGCGTAGGAATGACCAACCCCTCTGGTGCCGCCTTAATACGAACAGGCAGATAGCCGTTGTGCTTGGTCACAATACGTTCCCAACCAGCACGATTGAAAATGCCGGGCCCAAGGTGCTTGTTCATACGTTGTTCGGCATAATCTACATCGGCCATTGTGATCTGGCGGGAGAGATATTCCTTCAAGTAATATTGAAGACCAAAGAACACTGTTTCGGGGAATGCGCCGCCGCGGCTCTCCATATACGAATAGATGCCTGTGGTGCCTTCTGGATATTGCTTGTGGTGACTGACCTTGTATGAGTCACTACGAAGAATGTTGCTCGTGGTCATAATGGAATTTGTCATTGTAATTCTCCTATATCTTGTATCTAAGAGTGTTATCTGGTTGAATGAAATTTGGTGATAATACGAATGAGTTCCTTTACATTTTCGTTCACAATAAGCTTTTGTGCGCGAACATAATATCGATTTCTAGTGGTACCGGGCTTTTTATATGATTCTGAATTTTCATACTCCCAGCCACACATATCGACATGATTGGAGTGACAGGTTACGGTATGGATCAAATCGGCAACTTTTTTAGCCGGATCATTTGCTTCCAACTCAGCGGCTTTTGCAGATTCAATTTTCTTCTGTAATTCTCGTACCTGTTCTTCCATAGTTCTGATTTCGGGTGTCATTGTATTTCTCCTATATCTTGTATCTAAGAGGTTTTGTTGTTGAAAATCGAAGCCTTTTGTCCCACATATTCACCGAGCATAACAACGAGCGGAATGTGTTCGGGTACAATGTGAATCTTACCAGAAAACAGACTCGTCATATCTACCCATTCCACGTATTCGATGTCATCTCCTGCTTCGGGAGCACCGTACATGTAATTTCCTACAAAGAACAGTGTTTTGATTTTGTCTATCTCACCACGGTACCGCCAGTCATCGATCTTGGCCGATCCAACATATCGTAGAGTATCAATGCTCAGTCCAGTTTCTTCCATTGCTTCACGACGAGCATCCTGTTCGAATGTGTCGGAATCAGGGCTGGCGAATCCGCCGATGAATCGAAGAGCAAACTCACCGGGCTTCTTGCCCAGCAAAACTTCATTCTTTTCGTTTATGATTGCGATGTCAACGGTCGTGTAACTGGTAGGATATCGATCAAATGTCGCGGCAATCACACCGGCACGATACGACTTATCCTTTTCAAAGGAATTCGAAATACGCCGCCGGATTTCTGATCCAGAGATAATCTTGCTCGACTGCAATTCAACAGTCTGGTATCGTCCATGATAAGACGAAATAAAACTATCCCGACTACCATAGAGTGTGACGGTTTGGTGGGGCTTCAACCACTTAGTAATTTCTCGGTCCAAGTTGGCAGACCAAACTTCGTCACTACGATGATCTTCGATATAATAAACTTCAACCTGCGGAAATGATTCAAGAATCATCTTTCGACGCGTGTTGAAGTCCATAGGATTTCTGGTGGTGTTGCGGAGTGGGCTCAGGCCAATAAAAATGAGCGTCCTATCGTGCTTCTTGTTCACCGTCTCAATCAGCTCAATGTGAGCTTCATGCAACTGATGAACTTGAAATCTACCGATAATAACGCCCACATCCGTTGTAGGGGTATCGTTGCTCATATGTTACCTCGTATCTGTATCTAAGGTGTATTTTATTATAGATGAACAACTACTTGTCCGAAAACATCTTTCGTTGTTCATCTATACGTAGTAAATCTAACTCATAACCATTCAAAAGTCAAGTGTATAACTCAACTACCTAAATCTACGATGGATGATGCCCCATCTTCATCGGGCTTGACAGAATCCCCATCGTTTCGAATTTCCTTGTTTAGTTTTTCAATTGCATATTTTGGAATGCTATGTCCGGCTTCTCTATGCTTCAACAAATGTTCAATTGCTTCACTTCGAAGATTGAACTGTGCTGAACCGGGCATATCAAAATCTTCATACAGTTCTGGATGTGTTTTTGGTGTAAGCCCTAGCATTTTTGCTAACGCACCCATATTGGTTTTTGTGGTGGGTTCGAATGAACAGCTACAACATTCAATGAAACCATCTGCATGAAGGTACATGTACACATCACCATTACTAAATCTACAATATGACATAATTCAACTCCATTAGATGCCGAGTTCCTCAGCAACTGCAACTGTGTGCTTGCAAGAACCCATCTTTTGAATACGAAACGATTGACATGAACACTTCAATTCATTTCCCTTACGCTCAACTGTATGCGTGGAGGTTCCCTTTGATGCCTTGAATGATTTTACAACCGTCCATACGGCCGGACCAACGTCCGGCGAAAACACCTGATCGTATGTAGACTTTTCTGGAACGTACTTTTCAGACAATTCCAACAAATGAGGCGGAATATAAAAGTGTCCAAGATTGTCACGATATGTGGTCATTTAAAGTCTGCCTCGTCTCGGATCGTCACACCAACAGGAAAGATCGGAACCTTGTCCTTAGACAATTCTTGATATCGAACGGTCAACCATTGACCGATCAGTGAGTCACGGGTATTAAACAAATCTCGTTTATATTCCATTGTGCCCTCGGGCACACAGTCAAAGAGTTGTCCGTAGCCGTTGTCACACGAGAAGATGGCGGCCCCGGCAAAACGACCCGATCCTTCATTGACACCGACAATCTTAAATTCAGCGTCTACAAAGTCCTTCAACTTTTGTAGCTGATTTGACCGATGCCCAATCTCATAACCACCAGAATCGTCACGAATCATCGTACCTTCGTATCCAGCGGCGGTAAATTGCTTTTGATAAGTAGCCACTTCGGAAACATCGTGAACCAAATATGTCTCAGCCAGCTTAACGTTGGCAGGCATAGTTGGCATAAGCTTTTTGAGAATTTCCAATCGCTTGCTAAATGGTTCGTTAGGAATAACGATATCATATACGATATATAGAAGCTGATCAGACAATCCCTTGGTGTATTTCTTTGATGCCTTCATTGTCTCTTGCAACAAGAGATTATTAGGCAGGATCAATTCACCATCAAGAATATAATTGAGTGTGGTTCCATTCTTTAGGTGTTGAATGACCTCGGGGATGATATACTTGCCTCCCCGTGACCAGCCAACCCACCCATCAAACAGCATTCTCTGACCGTTGTACTTACGTTGTACATACGCAGGCCACGTAATCTTATGACCACGATCCTTGAACTTCTCTGCCAACATAGGCAATGGCAATACCGTGGATTTCGCACCAACTTCGGTGTAGCCCTTGTCACGTTGTTTTTGAACCATACTAGTGAATTCAAAATTTGCTTGTTGTTCGGGATTAGTTTCGTTGGCGCGCCCGGCATTCTTGACCGTTGCTTCATACGGATCAGAAAATTGGACCAGTGACTTTTTGCCAGCCTTGTTGACTTGCCAATATGAAGTTTGGGTGTACCACTTCGAGCCATCATTACCAACATGACCTTGCCAGAACTTCTGACTACCAGTTCTGGTGGTGGACACAAGTTCGGGTGACGAATGGATGATCTTATACACGGTCAACACACTCCATAGTATTTACTTGATCTAGTTTGGCCCAGAATTTAGGCTTGCCTTTTTCAAATCCGGGTGTGGTGCCGGGTTGAACTCGAAATGTAATAGAATCAAATTGGCGCATACCTCTACGAATTTGAATTTTTTCGATACTAAGTTTTGTCCCGGTCGGAAACTCCACTGGTGCAGATACAATATATCTGTTCCATGATGTGGGTGGAAATTTCTCACGAGGAATCATTGTAAGATTATGTACGGTAATATCGGTGGGATCAAATGCTGTGCTTGCCCCAAAATAGTTAAATCCGCCTGGTTGAGGCATAGCAAGTGGAAGATTAAGTTTCATCCATACGCTCTCATTGCGATTTTCATAAAACAAGTCGAACTGCCACGGGGCAGACAGTTCAATAATTTCGCCAATGCGCGGAATGTATAGCTTCATTATATCCTCTGGTTCGGGTCATTGTATAAAGATACTCAATTAGTATACCAATTTCAAGATATACTAGGTTGTATACAATCTATACAACTAGAAGTCAAAGAAGGTCGCGGCCGACTGATTGACTGAGGTTGGCACCAATCCCCACCCCATAGCAGAGTAAAAATCATCCAGTTTATTCTTTAATTCGTTGTCGAATAGGGTCTGGTGGTCAATATTGTTGTATACGAGTTCTTGTAGTTCCTCGGGATCATCATATCCTTTAAGCGCCATTGTCTTAATACCAAATTCGTTTTTCTTCAAGTAACACCACTTGATCTTATCACCGTCACGAATCACACCATGCGATTTATCCATCTTGTGTGCTCGGAGCCAACGATTGTATGATACCGATGCCTTTACGTGAGCAGCGGCCTTCTTAGGAAACTTTTGGTATCCTACTGCACCCTTGACATCGAACTCTGAAACATTCTTCACTGATGTATTTCGTGCGATAGTCTTAAATGACATAGAGTTCATATCCGATCTAAACTTCAAGATAATGACATCCAATTCTTCCTTTGGTGCGTCATTAAGAATGCCGGTCAAGCAATTGTTCATCAAATCCTTGAACGCTGGTGGGAAACTTGATCGACGAATGTCTAATCCCTTGACGGATGGTTCTGTAGATGTAACCGGCACATTATTGTCTAAATCGTGTACGGTCCATAATGCATATCGCTTCTTGGCCACCCACATTGCTCTACGTGAAACATATTCTGGTTTAATGACAAATCGATGATTCATACAGAAGAATGAAACGCGTGACATCACATCATAGAACTTGTTTACTGATTCTTCCGCATCCGCAGCAACTTCAATCGTTTTCTTAATACGATCTTCGTCGGTTTTCTCGGTGCCATCAAAAAATGGTTCTGCACTGAAATATACAGAGTCAGTGTCGATGTAAATACACCAATCTGTCTTATCGGTGTCCCCGGTGTGTTTGATGTATTTTTGATTGATGAATTTTGCGGTCATCTTGATAACATCTTGTCCGGTCGCAGTAACAGCCAATGCATTGTCCAGATCGTAGAATCTAAAGATAGGCAATCCAAGAACACCATAAATCGAATTCAGCAAAATCTTCTGCACGTGCTGACGACGATCATAGTACCCAGCAAGATCGACATTACCCTCTTTCTTGTATTTCTTCTGTAGGCTCTTAAATTCTAGTCGCTGATTGAACCACACATCTAGAATTTCTGGAATGACGCCGAGCTTGTCGGATCGATACAATACACCATTGGACGATACCATGAACTTTTCGTCTTTCATGAATTGAATAAACTGATCTCTGGTCAGTAGATTTTCTGCCGATCCAATCTCAACAATGTAATGTGTTGCAGTTTTCTTTAAATGCTGGTCAAGGTTCCAATTCTTGACGTATCCAATCTTTGTCTCTGGACTAATGTTCAATGACATAATGATTGACGGATACAGTGATTGTAAGTCTAGGTTATACACCCAATTATACAAGCCCGTCTCTGGTTCCTTTACATACGCACCCTTGAATCCTTCCTCGTCTAGTTCAAGCTTTTCTTCAAATTCAGCACGTCCTTCAGCACGCTTGTTGGGTACGACACGACCCTGACGATGTAGATAAGTTAGAATCGTACCTTCAATGTACTTTGAACTGTAACGATAATCTTCGTATTGTGTATGGCCAACGTGACTGATATTCTTGACCAGATCCACAAGCTTCATCTTCTTGTCAATTTCAACAACGATACGCACGTCTTGAAGGTTGTACTCAATAAAGCCTGGTAGGTCGTTTTTGTAGAAGTCATCTAGACTGCCATCGTATTCGATCTTACCCATCTCTACTTCATACAATCCAATGTCATGCAAGCGATAACTCGGACGGCGTGAGAATGTAAACTTCTGATACATTTCAAGATAGTCCAAACAACTTACACCAGCAATTTGATACTGCCCGCGGCGCTTGGAGTATTTGACCATTCCAATCGGACTGAGTGAGTTGGCCGTTTCTTTGTCAAACAACACCATCAATCTACGATACAGATATGGTACGTCATATGCATAGATGTTCCATCCAGTTAGCAACGTTGGTGCATAGTCACTATAATAGGATAGAAACGCTTCAAGCATTTCACTCTCAGAGTCAAATGCAATAATGGTTTCGTTCTTTACGGTTTGTTTTCTTGGGGAGAATCTTTGTTTATCATCGAGCAGAAACACCACGTACTCATCACGAACGTCGGCATAACAACCAATTGCGGTGATTCTACCATCAGCCTTTTCGACCGAGGCAAATGCACCAGCAACACGTTCCACTTCCAAGTCGAATACAAGCAGTCGATGATTCTTGGCTACTTCGTCGCTGTCAAGATATAGGTCGGTGAGTACGCGGGTTTCACGCGGTACATCGCTCTCGAATATATTGCTTGCACCCTCGGTCCATCGTGTTGTACGACTTACACGATCACCGTAAATGGTTTGCTTATCACCATTACGATCAAGCTTATAAGAATAGTTAAAATCTGACCAATTGTATGTGTGCAATCCTGAATCATTATGTTGGCCGTCACCCCACACATATACAATAGAGTCTTGATCGGCAGTTCTATTTGTTATAAATATATTGTTATACATCTAGTATTATTTACCATTATAATGTGATATAGTATTACACCAATTGATTAATTCAACATCCGTCATGTCCCACTTCATTTCATTTACAATTTTGTGTACCCATTGTAAATTACCACGAATATATCCTATAGATCTATCAATACGATCTAATGATGCTGTTCCATCTCGTAAATTTATAGAAGATGAAAAATTCAATGACACACCAGAAATTTTACACATTCTATTTTGGTGTAGAAATAAATTCCACAAATAAGGCAAATCTACATCCCATTTCAAATTTCTTCTAATTGCAGAATTTCGTATGTTGTGTATATACGACATCGGTATTTCTTCGTAACCCTTCCATAATATACTTTCATTTCCCGACGGCGTATTACGCTTCCTAGAACAAGAAATACACCCACCAGAATTAAAAGACTTATGTTTTTTTAATTGATGTATGTTAACAAACTGAGTTTTTATTTGGCATATATTACATTTGCATAAAAAATAAATGCCGCTTTGTCTTTTATTTTTTGTCACATGTGCGGTAATATCTAATATACGCCAATGACCAAAACATTCATTTAGCTTAACAAAATTAATATACTTACTATTGCTTGCAATTTGTAACATAGAATATTTCATGAATCACCATATGTGTAGTTATTATACTGTATAACTAGCTAGTGTATGGTGTCAAATGCATATGTTCTGGAACATCAGTAACCTGTGGTTGTGGGATTTCTTGCAATTCTTTAATCCATTCCTCACCGATCCAATTGGTAATTTGTGGACGTAATATATCAGATTGTAACGATTCAATCAAGAGGCTTTCAAATGCTTCCTTTTCAGTGAATCCAGAGCCAAAGGGGCGGCTAAAAGCAATCCAATTAGTAGCATCTTTGCTTACGGATAGCTCAAATCCGCCCCACGGACGAACGTTGATTTTCTTGAATTCAAATGGCTTTGAATCAATCCAATCAATTAAGTTCATGTTCCGCTGCTCCCAAAACCTTTGTCGGCTCGTGTAGTTGGTTGAATTTCAAAAATTTCATGTGCATCTGCTGGATGACTAGCTACTAGTACCAACTGTGCAATTTTATCACCGGCCTTAAACATTACATCCTTATTAAGAGGATTAGCAAATGCTACGAGTATTTCACCCGTATATTGAGGATCAATAACCCCAGCAACCACGAACACTTTTTGCTTGGTGGCCACGCTGGATCGATCCTTTAGTATTCCACCATAGTTTACCAATGTAGTCAGCAATCCATTCGTAAAGAATTTAGAGGGTGACCGCATTGCGATACCCGTTCGTACCTTTGTTACATCGCCTGCGAGAATGTCTACATCTTCTAAAGCATACAAATCAAATCCAAGATCATCATCATGTGCTTTGGTGGGAATGGTTGCTTTTGGATCTAATTTCATAAAACCTATGTTCATATTACATTCTCTCCAACATCAATAGTCGTTGTTTGATTTTATCTTCTGTAATATTGCCAAATAAAAATGATCGCACACGGCGCTCTTTGTAAAATAAAACAGCCGGGATCGCTTTTATACGTGCACTATGTTTAATTTCTGGATACAAATCTACATTCACAGAATAAAATGGTATTTCTGTTGTAGATGCGACGGATTCAATAATAGGATCTGCTTCCATACAAGACTCGCACCACCCCGCCCAAAACTTTATTACAAACATGTCATTGGTGGTTACTAGTGTGTCAAATTCAGACGGGGTGAGTTCGGTCATATTACTTACCTTGTGTATTGGCTGTTGTGGTTGATGGTGCAGCAGTTGAATTTGGATCAATGTTAGCTACCGTGGGTGTGGCACTAGCATAAAAGTTGCTTACCGATCTCAACCCAGAATTACGAGCACCTAGATATGATGCTGCGCCGACGGCATTACTTGTATATGCAATTCCGGCACCTGCAGTCGTGGTCGTCCATGAACTGACATTGTTGATGTTGGCTCCAAGCGTTGCAGCCGCCTGATGAATGTCTTGATTTGCCAACATGTACGTAAATGTCCACTTGCCACTATCTTGAAGACGCTTGATTTCTGCTGATAGAGCTGGTTGGGTAATTTCGCGGGATGAATTTTCGTGACCATCGGAAATAACACATACCAAAAAGCCCGTATCTTCTGTTTCATGCTTGGACTTCAAGTTGGTGATGGCTGTCCAGATGGCATCGTACATAGCGGTCATGCCACGCGGTTGGAAATCTTTGTCCGTCCAATTAACCAGTTCCTTAGCCGGCTGTCCATCCAGTATGATATCAATACGATCATCAAACTGTACCAGAGTAACTTCGGTTTCACCGCCTAGATCAGCGTCTCGGCGAAGTGCAGCAAACTGTTCGTTTAATCCAGCAACAGTTTCCTTTACAAGTCCACCCATTGAGCCAGAACGATCAAGAACAATGGCTACATAAGTCTTTTTGGCGGTATTCTTCGATGTAGTCTTCTTTGCTTTGACTGTCTTCTTTACAGTCTTGGTAGTCTTGGTAGCCATATTAGTAACCTCTTTTATTGAAGCCTAGTTTATCTAGGACGTTAGTACGTGTGGTGGTTGTGGTGGTAACTACAGTTGTGGTTGTAACTGGTGAAATGTATATTGGTCGTGGTGCCACATAATGATATCCGTGACAGCATCTACAGCCACAACAGTTGCAACAAGAGCGAACGTAACACATGATTAGTCTCCGTTAGGTTTGAATCCTAACTTATCGAAAATGTTGTTTGAAAATGAAGTATTGGAGACAATCTGATTAGATATTGCTTGTGTACCATATGCACCAAGTGCATTAGCAGTACTAGCAATACTATTGTGTACGAGCATTACATTAGATCCAGAGATGGGCTTGGATACATCGATAGGAGCTACTCGAGCAGATGTTGCGGTTAGCGTCTGTCCTGTAAGAGCACAATGTCCATTCTGAGCATTGTACACCACCGATGCATAATTGGCAGACACATTGCTCGTTCCGATCATTCGTGAGAGTGTTGCCGTGGCAACCCCCTTGACACCCTTCCAGTTGGGAGCGTTCTCGCCTACGCGAACACAGCCACAACTAACCGACTTACCGTTGACCAACGTATATACATCAACAAACTTGGTATGACCACAAACACACTTAACTTCAATGGTTGCTGGTGAGCCAACGATCTGGCCCGTGGTTACCTGCCAGTGGCCAAATGTGTGACCACTGGCAAATTTGTTTTCATATTTTGATCGGCGCTTATTACCCATAAAACCCTCTTGTTTCCATACTTCAACTATAAGTAGTTGAAGTTCAAATCAAAAACAACATTCGAAGTTTCAATTCGAAGATTACTTTGGTGAGAAAGTGTGTTCCACCACATCTAGTATTGCTTGAAGACCATTGTCTTTAATGTCTCTCGTACCTATACCCGCAAATTGAACCGTCAATATTGGCGTCCCCTCGATGTATTCAAATCTGCCAACAGAATAATCATAGATGTACCATCCATCTGAGTCTTGATCAAAGAAAAGTACAGGCTTGCTATTATCTACTGCCATTTGAACTGCCCATCCGGTGCCACCATTTACTTGTGTTTTGTTTTTAGTGGCAAATGTGCCAATAGCATAAATTGACTCAGCATGTTTGACTTGAAACCAATTACGACATATTAAATTCTTTACATACATGTGCAATGGATCTTCATATGTTGGGAATGTACGTGTAAATTGACGATGCAAAGACTTATCAGCAATTAACGCTTGTTCGTATCCTTCTTTAAGTTCATCAATTGTCATAATATATGGATTTGCAGATTCATTAATGTGATTGTGAAATGAATATGCAATCGTCTTTACACCGTGTGCATCACAAGCAACTTCCCACGCCATATCAGCGCCTTTACATCCACCACTATGATTTACATAACCTGTCATTATCTTTCTCCTGTTAGACCACTTCGCAACTGCCGCCGCCACACGCAACGGTCTGCTGCAACTCGGTTTCATCTTCTGGTTCGTACACCTGCGACAAATCTAATGCTTCAATGTGTGACATCATTTCGTCATACACTTCCTGTGTGGTGTCTTCAAATGGTGCCTGAATGTAGTTGTGGTCCGCGTATGGCAATACAGATAGTGCAGTATAATGTTCTCGGTTCGTCCACATCCATTCACCAACATCCACCCATTCTTCATCCTTAACAGTAATGGTTGCTGATACGTTGTTTACGTTGTCACCACGGCGATGCCCTGCCTTAACCCACTCCTTCCACACCTTAGAGACGCGTGACAATAGATCAATGGCTGATTCTTGTCGTGTTATAGCGCCAGTTGGTGCCTTGACCGGAATAGCAATGACGGCTTGTTGGTTTGGCTTGAAGAATTCATCCTCCAGCAACTGTGGATGGTATTGGTTTAGGTGATGATAGATTGCTTCGTTCTTACCGACACGAATACGACGAATGTAGTAATCATTGTGCCATGCGTGAATACCAGACGAGGCACCCAATACCAATGAAGTAGTTCCTTCGGGCTTAATCGTAGTGGTTCTAGCGGCCTTGTTAATGCCAATTAATGCAGCCACACGAGCATTTTCTTCCTTCACAATCCCAGCAGCAGTCTTCATGTTCAACGCGAGAACGTTACCCGACGCGATACCAGTCATACTGACGCCAATTAACGCTTCCTTCTCGGTCGTACGCTTCCAGATATCACGAAGATAATGGAAGTTTGTGTATGATGCCTGTAGTGTACCAATGAATGCTGCAGCCTTTGCTCGTGCATCAAATTCTTCTTGGGTTTCAAGATCAGTAACGTCAATCGTAGTGAGGTTACAGAATTGGAATGGTCGTAGGCTGATTTCAGCACAGGGATTCAATCCCCAATCGGCGCTGTTCGTCATAAAGAAGCCCGGCTCACCAGACTTCGATGCCTCGATCTTCGCCCACAAATCAAGGAACACTTCTTTCTCAATCTTGTGACGAATGATGACAGCACTATTGTTACAACGGTGACGGTGTGGGTTACGTTCCAATTCATCAAACGTCTTTGCTGATAGCATGTCTTCGTCGTCAATATTGAACAATGCAATCATAGCAGACCGACGAATGCCACCGGCTAATACAGCATCGGCAATATAACAACAAATATCGTGTACTTCAATTGGTCGTAGTTGATCGCCAGTATCCTTACGATCTAGAATCTTCTGAATGTTGTGCAAGCAGTCCTTAAGTGGTTCTGGTCCCGGTGCTTTGCCGCCAGAAGTCACCAATCGTGCACCCTTTGGACGAATATCTGAGAAATCAAATACTGGCGTCGGCTTGCCGTCCAGATACGCACGGATTAATACTTTAATGGAGTCGGCCCATCCTTCAATGCTATCACCGATAACAAATCGACGAGTCTTTTTGTTCTTATTAATTGGAGGAAGTTTTTCTACGTGATGCCGTTGGACTGAATATCCAACACCCACACCAGATAGAAGCAAAAACATAATTTCTGAGAACGCATCAACGCTGTCAATAGGCAAAAATGAACAATTGTAAATTCGGGCCGGATTCAGTTCAACAGCCTTACCTGCAAATTGTACGGATCGCATTGATGGTAGGATTTTTCTATCATAGACATATTGATAAGCTTGTTCAATTTCATCTGCAAGTTGAGGAAACTTCTTCAGATGCATTTGTTTGTTACGTGTTACAGTCTCTTGCCAGGTTTCACGACGATTGAATTCGGGGAGATACTTCGAATATTTCATGTGGGTGGTAAGGTCGGACAAAATCTTGCTACTAAGGTTCATAGTACATCTCTAATTCTAAAGTGGTGAATGGAAAGATAAATAGTATGCTCACAGAGACAAGATTTAGTATCTGTGAGCATCTACTACTTTGTTAATCTAACTGAATGGATTCTGTATCGCCCTCGTCTAGTGCGTGTTGGACCTTACCTATGTCTAGTAGCTTCTTTTGGAGAAGTTGCTTGACCACCCCTTGTCCGTTTTGCATACGATTCTTAATGAGCATACCATCCGATGACTTTTCATCATAGATTTCGATTTGACCGTGTGTGAGGTCCATGTTCGCTGGGAATGTCATGCCATCTGCGCCAAATCGATTCTTAATTACGTGAACTCGGCCGGTGTTACTTACCTTGTCCGCCAATTTACGACTTGCTGAAATTACGAAGTCAGATACGAATATCTTTGCATATGCACCAGCAATCTTATCAGCCTCAACAACATCATCTTGAAGAGCAGATCGTTGACTTTGTGATGCGGTCCAACCCGGAATCTTTAGTTCACCCAACATACCACGAAGTTCTTCATAGATGAATCCAAGTTCTTCGTGTCGTGCGTTGGACTTCTCGGTGGATCGCATTAGATCTGCGTAGTCTACAATAACCAAGTCGGGTGGATACCCAAGTTGTGTCATTCTATTGATGTGTGCCATGAGATGGTTCACAGATGCGGATCGTGTTGGGAAATACTTAATGAACAACTCACCATCGATTTGATCGATTTGATTTTTGACAGCTTGTACGTTGTTCTTAATGTGTGATGGTTCGATACCAGTGATAATGGTGTCATATCGAAGACCGACATATGTTTCTGATAGTTCAAAGGTGTAGTCTACGACACGTTTTCCACGGCGCAGCGCCTCGGCACCGATGGCACGAAGCAACCAACTTTTACCAATACCAGACGGCGCAATAATACAACCAAGTTCACCAGCACCCAAGCCACCATCAATCAATTCGTTGATACACGGCCACGGCGTCGGAATAACATCACGAGCAAGCTTGGTGACACGAGATTCAATGTCTTCGGCCCATACGTGTCCGATGTTACGTTCCTGACCAGATCGAAGGGCCCGATCCACCATCACCTTAATGTCATCATACTTGCCACGCTTAAGCATGTCTGCACTACGCAGAACGGCATTCTTAATGGCTTGATTCTTACAGAAGGTTAGAAACTCGTTTTGTACATATGCTAAATCTTCTGATTTAGTATTCTTGTATACGTGCTTGAGCTGTTCAATAATAGAAACGCGTAACACACTCTGTTCCGGGGTGAGTTTGTCCACTTCCTGTTTGAACACTTCTGGCGTTGGTGCCTTTTTATATTCAATGAAGTACCACAATATCTTTTCTACGATCCACTTGTTTGCATCACTCTCGAAGTAATGAGGTACAACAATGTCGTATGATTGATCCAAAAATTCCCGACTATTGAGCAGACACGAAATAGCCTTTGTTTGAAACGTGGTACCGAATTTTTGTAGTGTGTCTAAATTTTCTTCGCGGAAATCTTCTTTCATGTTAATCCTTGTGGCTGAAACGAGTGAGTGGACCGAATGTATTTAACAACCAATCATCTAGGTTAGGAAATGCACTCATCAATCTATCATGAACGAACATCTGTGTCAAGCCCAACTTGTTAAGTAATCCAATTGGAGCATCGAACTGATCAAGAATTTTTGCTTTTGTATTACCACTCATTTGTTGTTCATCTAATCGCATGAGTGTTGTATTCATTTCAAGCAACGTCTTACTATTCAATAGCAATTGAGCAGCTTTACTGGTATTGTTTTCTGCCGATGCAAAGATGTGATCCCATGGCACCATTGTTTCATTTGCCAATTCGGGAAAATGTTTCTTTAGTGTTGCTGGTCCAATGCCCTTGACGCCTGGAATATTGTCGCTGTCATCACCAACAATGGTTCGTAGGATGATAAAGTTGTTTGGATGAATGCCATATTCTTCTAATACAGCATCAACGTCATACATCTTTTTCTTTACTGGATTCCATACCTTGATGTTTTTATTGATAAGCTGTAGGAAGTCTTTATCGGTAGACATAATGATAGCATTACCACCACGATCAGCAATCAAGTTGGCATAGTAAGCAAGCACGTCATCGGCCTCCACATTGTCCGGGGCAACAATCGTAACTGGCAAATGTTGCATGGCATTGATTAACAATCTGAGCTGATGTTTCTGTGAGGTTACTTCCTCATCAATCGTTTGGAAATCATACGTACGATTTAGTTTAGTCATCGACTTTCGGTTGCCCTTGTAGTCTTTGAATATCTCTCGTCTACGTTGACTACCACCTTTGCCATCAAACACAATGACACATCGCGTTGGTTTGAATTGGCGGATGGCAAGTCCAACAGAACGCAAGAATCCACTCATCCCACCAATATGCATACCATCATCGTTCATCGTTGGTGTGGCAACAAAGCATCTAAGGTACGAATTGAGCCCATCAACCAACAGCACCTTGCTGTCTCGACCAATGGGCTCAACTACTTCATTAGATGCAGAAAATTGTTTAAGCTTTTCTGCGAGATTCATATTAGTTAGTAGGCCACAAGACTATTGCTCGTGAAGCTCCTTCAAGGTTTATATCGTCATCGTCATCAACATCATCTTCGTCAACAAAGTCGCCATCCCATGTTGTATCTGGAATGTAAAAGCCCCGTGTTGAATCTGCTAATGGTGAGAAGCTATTACCTTCGCCATCAGATGACAGAATCACTAAATCAGTTGGTTTATAATTTTCGAGAATTTCTCGAAGCTGCTTGACGGTCATCATTCCTCTAGTGCTCCTGCTGATAGTTCTATGTCGTCTTCCGTCAGACCCTCTGACGAATAGCTCATGATCATTGTCTCAGCCATACGATTGTAGATTTCGGTTTTAAGGGTTGGATTGGTTGTCAAGAATGACTTCCATTCTTTATTGGCAAACCGATGTTCACTTCCATCAAGTGCCGTATAGGTAACATACGCGCCGCCAGTTGACAATAGATCCTTGTCTTTACAGAACTTTAACCACGAATCTTCGTCGTCAATACCACGATCAAAATACACGTTAAACTCGGTCGTTCTATGCGGCGGACCCAATCGGTTTTTTACAACTGATGCTTTAACTGATACACCAATTACTTCCTTGTCCTTGTTCGTGATTTTACCAGTAACCGCCAATCGAAGTCTCACACTTGCATGGAATGCGATAGCCTTTCCACCCGAGGTTGTCCACGGATCAGAAAATGCTGGTGCATTCATCTTTTGTCTGAGTTGATTGGTGAATACGAGAGCAACCTTTTGCTTGGCAATAATCTGTGTGACTTTTCTCATTGCCTTGCTAAGAATGATCGCCTTACCCGTTGCGTATCCATCCTTGTCATAGTCTGCTTCTAGTTCCTGCTTGGTAGGCGCAGCGGCTACGGAGTCTACAACGATAATAACTTTCTTGTCATTGCTTTTCTTTTCACACACACGATTAATGATTGTCTCAATCATTACGAAAATGTCTTCTACCGTGTCGGGTTGTGCATATACCATACGTCCTAGATTTAGTCCAATAGCATCAAAGAATTCAGGATTAACTGCATTCTCCGTGTCTAGTAGAACCACGACACCACCCTCACGCTGAACATTGGCCATCATATGTGCAGCAATCAGACTCTTACCAGAACCTTCCAATCCAGTCAACTCAGTAATACGACCACATGCAATGCCGCCATTTACTCTATTGCTAATTGCGATATCTAATAGTGAGCTACCAGTGCCTACAAAATCTGTGAGATCGGTTGGAGTTTCCTCTTGTCCGATGATATAAGCAACCTGACCATCCTTGAATGACTTATTGAGCGCATCCACAATAGATAACGCTAGTTCGTCTTCTCGGGTATCATTTGTTTTCTTTTTAGTTGTTGCCATAAACGCTCACAATAGTTAAGGGTATTGTGGGGCAGAACTGATTGCTCAGCCTGCCCCAATATCAATTATGCTTCGTCAAACATTTCTGCGAACTGATCTTCTACGTCTACAGCGGAAGCCTTCTTAGTGGCTTTGGCTGACTTGGAAGCAGTCGGAGAAACATCTGCGGCAGAACCCCAGTCACTATCGTTCGTTTCGACAACCTTTCGAGTGGTTGGTGCTGCGGAAGGACCATCAACGAATGTCTTCAAGATGACATTCAGTTCATCGTAGCTCAATCGCTTGTGCTGCTTAAGCGACATCAAATCTGGCTGCTCATTCAACCAAAGTTCAAGCTCCTCGGCGTTCGTCGTCAATGGTGTTTGCTTCAACGCAATACGTGCCGTGGTCTTAGCAAAGCCCGTGTCGGACTTTTCCTGTGGAATGAACGTAATCTTCAAGTCACGACCCAACTGCGGATCGGTGATATCACCCACTTCTGGGTCGGCCATGATGTTTAACAATTCCGTGTATACTGTCTTAGCAAACGCCCAGTAACGAACGCCCTGTTCGGGCTTCTTGCGGTCGATGATCGGTACAAAGGTTCTGCACTGTGGCGTGAACTTCTTTGCCTCACGATACTCTTCCTTGGATAGACCACCACCAGAAATCAGCGCATCGCCGAATTCAGCAATAGGATCACGTTCACCAAATGTGATTGGTGATAGATACGTGTTTCGACCTAGATAATGGAAGTATAGCTCAGTGAATGGATTTGATGGGTTGTCCTTGAGCGGGACAATACGGATAAGGTTCTCACCTTCTGTTGGCTTCCAAAGAATGTCGTTCCGCGCCGATCCACCCTTTAGTTCGTTCAATTTCTGACGAAGTGCCGATACGTCTAATGCCATAAAATTACTCCTAATGATTTTTAATTAGTAAATGATAAATCGTTTTGAATCTAAAAACGTAACCATTGCTTATAAGTAGTTTCTCGACGATGTTCCCGCACAGATTTTACTGTGCGGGCATGGTCATAAGATAGTTCAAACTACTGCGTTTGTCAAGCGATATCTTGAACTTTAACAATCTCGTTTAACTTGGTAGTAATCTTTTTAAGCTTGTTATATGCTGTGACCAAAATCGTATTTCGATAATCTTCCCATGGCACCTTAAAGCCTTTATCTACGTTACCATTATTTAGATCAGCAATTAATAAGTTAAGTGCATTAATAGTGTATAACGTGTTTGTTGCCTTTTTACGATGAAGGGAAATTGTGGCCGGTGGTACTTCACCGCGATGGGGTACGGCGGTGTCTACATTATACGTACAACAGAGAGATTCAGGACTATCTACGTTTTCAAGTACGTAAATGGTATCGAATACAACGTCGTAACTAGCAACAATGTTAGAGAGGGTGTCTTCCAGCGTTTCAACCGTACAAAACGTGCAAAGTAACTGAGTATTTATGCTCATGTAACAAACTCCAATATGATGTAACAGAACTACATCATAAGTAGTAAACTCAATACTCTCAAGGCGTTACGGCACGTCCCTTAGATTGCTCCCAATCACGCTCTGGCCGCAATTGTAGGTTCTTCTTCCAAACCGCTTCTAATAGTGGGACTTTGACCTTCAATTTTTTTGCATGGGCAATCAACGCGTTAATATCCTTTGGAAAACACGTTCCACCAAAGCCTAAATGACCATCAGGGCCGGGCACAGACCAATGGGATGCTCCAATGCGGCGATCCATACTCACCACATTAATCATGCCATCATACGAAATGTTCAATTTGTCACATATTTGCTTTATTTCATTGGCAAACGTTACTTTAGTTGCTAAGAACGTATTGGCAGTGTATTTGACCATTTCAGCGGATGTCCAATCCAGTAACACAATGAACGCTAGCGGAAACGCAGTAGCATAAATATCTGCCACCACCTTACTTTGTAAAGGCTGACCACCAAGAACAATTCTATCTTGTTCTTCAAAGTCTCTAATATGATTTGCTTCTGTTAAAAATTCTGGATTGAACACAATCGATACGCCATTCGGTGATTTGTCCAAACTCTTGCACGTGCCAGGCGGCACCGTCGATCTAATGACTACAATTTTGTCGGTGGTGGCAATGAAGTTAATCTTGGAGACTACATCTTCAACAATACTTGTATCACACGTACCCGTTTTCAAATTCATTGGCGTGGGAACCGATACAAATATTACAGATGCACGATGAACCAATTCTTCTAACGACTCAACGTTACATTTTGTTGGATCGACATCCCAAACTTTTACATCGTAAAACTCTTTCATGTGTTGGTAAAATGCTTCGCCTATAAAGCCTCGACCAACCAACCCAATCGTCGTCATACCGATACCTCCGTTAATTCGTCATACGTTTTTCCGTAATACACACGCATCGGAAATTTGTTGTCGTGTGATAGTATAGCAATAGCATCCATCAGAAGTTTCTTTCCATCATGTACATCATAATCAAACAAAATACTATCATATGTGTACAACATAGGCTTAGAGTTTGTGTTTTCAAACAATGTCTTCATTTTATTGATGCTCGTCAGGTTCACTTCAGTTTCTGCTAGCTGAACCATGTAATTGAACACCTTAGATGGTGTGGGGTCTTCAATCTTGTCTCGTTCAATATGTCGCTTGTTGTATGGCGATAGAATATAGCCATTTTTGTTGAGCAACACCATTAACATATCAATGTATTGATAGACTGCTTTGAAGAATTCTGGTATGTTATCATCTCGATCTTCGCCATAGAGCAATCGAAACGTAATTTTCTTGCCTTCGTCATATTCTTCTGGTGTCAAATTTGGTTTGTCGAAGTATTGCTGACCCAGATATTGGTGTACTGGTATGTTGGTTGGAAATTCATAACCAATCATGTCAGCAATCAATCGTAAGTGGAAACTTTCAAAGTCAACCATTACCATCATGCCGGTTTCGTATCTACTCGTGAACATTTTACGAGTGCCGTCACGTTTGTTTAGTGCAGCATAGTTGATTCCAGCAAATTTATTGGAACATCGACCTGTTTTGGTGAATAGATTATATTCCGAATACAACAATCCCGTTGCTAAATGTCTCCCCAGCCGTTTATCTGGATATCGTTGTACGGCAAGTTGCCTGTCAACATGAATTCCATTCGATTCAATAAACGACAACGCGGGTATTGCTTGTTCATTCAACCACTTGTATGCGGTGGTGTCACATATTGATACATGATTATTAATTACGGACCACAAATGTGCGACATAGCCCTCCAAAAATGCGATATGCTGCATGATTGGTATGCTTTTATTGACTTTGACCGCAGTATCATAGACATTCATCATGTGCCTATGCGTGATGGTATAGAACGTCTCCGCCTTTGTGACCTCACCAGAGACAAGATACTCCAACGAGGCCACATCGTCGGTCGCCAGGTCGGGAAAGCTATGGAAAAGAGCCTTTTTATCAGCTGCCCAGACCCTCTGGCTTGACGCCAGGCGCAATAAAACGGACTTATCGAGCACTTCCATCTCATTGTGGTCCAAACCGATTAAAAACGACTCCGTAGACGTAGAAATGCACAAAACGCACACGGGATTTACAGCCGGGTGCGTTTTTGTATCGGTTAGGATCGGAACAATCAAAATATCCTGTTTTTGTAGCCTTTCCATAACCGTTTCTACATCTGTAACCGTTTCTAACAATTGCATGTATTATGGTTCCCAAAATCTCGTGTAGTCGGTAATGTAGCTTGCAATGCCTGGTAATAACTCGTCGGCAAATTCTACACTTAGTCTGTTTGCTGTGAGAGGTCCAGTATACAATCTAATCTGTGTGTTACCGTTAGGCAACCCATACTCGTCTTCCAATCGACCAGAAACTTTCCATCTAATTTTTACTGTTTGATAGAGAGCATTCTGTGTTAACAAGTTGTATGTTGTCTTAGATACTTCTACAATGTCCGATGGATCAGTATGAGTAATGAATCGGCCAAAATATCTGACAATTTCACCATTACGACGATCTCGTTCTGAGATGATAGGCGTATATGGAATCATATCCGGCGGTCGGATTGCGTTTTTTATCTTTGTGACGCGAAGGTAGTCGCCAATGGGGTCATTAGAAAAACTCATAGATCATCTCGCAAGCCGCCGGTGCCGGTGGGCCATATCATCTTGAAGTATCCTCGAATGTTAGTATACCAGCCCTTATCGGTAATACTATCAGTCAATTCAGTAACTTGGAATACACCATAACTAGCAAATATAAATGGCAATTTGTCAACCATGAATCCATCCGAAATGCTAATACCAGTTATACCTTGTACACGTACATCTACCGAAGTTGTTGTTGGAAACGGCGAGACAAATGCGTTAATCATAGTATCCGATAGATTTTCGTATCCATGCTTCGTAATGGTGTTACGTAAGATGGATGCTGTTGGATGGATGAGCTTGATGATGTCATCACCAAATTTCTTTTGATACTCCAATGCCTTTTGTACAGCAGCAGGATCTTCGGTCTTGCTTGGCGGTTGTTGTGGTGCTGATACCTTAAAGCCGCTTGTTGAATCTGACGCAGCAGGTGGTATTATTATTGCTGTAGATCTATCAAACAGCGAATCTGGTCTGGCGGGTTGCGTTCCCACTTTAGATAATGAATCGCTTGGATTCTTTGGAACACCCCTATATCGTACTTCAAAGTGTAAATGTGGCCCAGTAGATGTTCCGGCGCCTGGGGTGCCTGGTCTACCACCAGATAGTGCAATTGTTTGACCCCCAGTAACATATGCTCCTTTTTCTACTATTGTTGTATTACTTAGATGTGCATACCATGTTTCGTGTCCATCACTATGCATGATTTTTACAATACCACCGTATCCTCTAACGTTTGATGCAGAGTCAATAACAACGCCTGATCTGGCGGCTTTGACCGGCGTGCCCTGTGGCGTGGCAATATCCAGACCAGGATGATCATTCGATGCGCCCGCCGTCGGAGCAGATCGAGCACCAAACCCAGATGTAATAGTCATCGAATCCAGTGGATTGTGCGTCAATGCAAATTCATTTGGATTCGTAGGCGGCTTGGCGGTTCCTCGCGGCGCAGGAGCAGTTGGCGTCTCTTCAACCTTTGGTGTACTAGGCAATGATCCAATAACCGTTCTGGGTGTTCCTTCTGATGCAGAATCAGTTGGTGTATTACCCGTCTGTGGCCCAATGTTGCCTATATCACCCGTTCGATTACCCTGAGATAGATTGATGGTCTCATTTTGTTCATTTCCCTTAGACACGGTTAATGTCGTAGTACCTAATGGCGCACTAAACTCTTTACGACGTGCAGTTATTCGCTTCTTCAACATATCGGTCAATGATGTCCAATTAACCGCAAACATAAATGGCGAAGTATTGTTGATCATTGGATACTTTTCAAAATACGCTGCCTGTTCTTCAGCTGTGGACGTTTGAATCATAGAAACGACCATCATCTGCGTAATTAACTCAGGCGGAAACGCCGAATCGAACTGTATGTCTAGTACTTCGTTATGATGTTCGTTTTGATTTGAGTTAAATACATAGAACGGCGTCTTGAGTGTCGTTTCGGTATCATCAAACTTATAGTCAATAATTTTATACACAGAAATTTCATCGTCATAGAACAATTGCAACTGCCAATAGCCGCCAACTGCAATATTCATGCCGTTTAAGATCTGTTGTATTGCTGCTTGGAGGGTGGTGGTTCGTAAGAATGAATCACGAATCAATCCGGCGCTAATCCACAACCCCTTGTTTAGCTTGGCACGTTTTTCATCTGGGGCACCCTCACCGAACAACCCATTGCCCAACCATTCCGTTGCAGGCGAATTGGCGGCAACCTTGGGAGTAATCAAGATTAACAGATTGGGATCAATAGATCGCAATTCTGGATGATTGCCTATCCACTCCCGGTCATATATTTTTCTTTGTTCATCGTATAGTTCTGGTCGTGACAGATTGATGTCTGGTTCGTCGCCGAGCGTCAACAATACACGAAGTTCTGTTTTTAGCTTGTTGTACATCTCCTGTGTAGTAGAATCCGTACTGACGTTATCAAACATTTTTATGATGTCATTAACTACATCGGTGGTAAATCCCTTCCAACTAATGAAAGCAGTATCCTTGGGATTTGCTCCTACTTCAGCGGTTTCATTTGTCGTGGGTGCCGATTCGCCATATGCCTTTTGTTGTGGCCGAACATATTTTGCACCAGCAGAAGTTGCTTCGAGCTTACCCAACAATTGATCAAAGCCAGCGCCTTGTGCAAAATAACTGTGTATGTCACTTATTCTGTTAACGTTGTTGGGGTCTTTGCCGCTTTCAATGACAGTAACAGTTTGTTGAGTACTCAAGCCCCATACGTTTTCACCAATAGATACAATTCTCGTGCTACACTTGTAGATGTTGGTTGCTGGATCTATATCGACGGTAAAGTTACCAACCTGACCTACTATAATGTCGTAATTTCCAGAATTTTGTTGTGAGAATTTTTCAATGACTTCTTTTCGTCCACGAACAACAATTTCGGTCAGTGTATCTTCAATGGTTTCACTGTTAAAGTCTAGGATTGTACTTGGTCGCTTATCATTATCATGATACTTGTGACCCCATTCCAGCACAATATAGCTACCAACCACCAAAAAGTGATTTCGTAGAAATTCAAGTTGTTGTTGGTTGTAACACTGCCAACGAACCTCGGCAATAAGCGGCGCGGCAAGACCACTTCGCTTGACTTGAACAGCCGTAATACCCGGTATCGGGTGTGCGCCAAGTGCAGTTGTTTGATCTTGCAATGCTTGTGACTGTTGGACTCGCTGGTTCGCTGCCTTTCGCTTTGGGTGGTCTTCTGCCAAATTATTGAAGTCTTTAAAGTCGGGCGTAACATACTTGATCTGTGTAGAATCGATGAGCGTCTTCTTTCCATCTTTATATGCATACCCTACAATGTCTCTATTTGCACCATATGTCAGGTCAAAGAGATTGGTATCGTTAGACGCGTCAAATCCGTGCAAACCAAGTGTGAAATATTTGTATCCAATGAACGTATCTTCATTGCACGAAGTCATACGAACAAATGGCGCGGTAATTGGCGTCGGCCATGTTGTTCGGCGCTTCTTTAATTCAGCACTAGTCCAAGGGCGGAATGAATTTAGTTGTGGAAAGGGTCTACGATCTTCTTCTTTGTCTGACATGGATTACCGCTTACGTGGAATGATGATTCTTTGTCCGGGTGTAAAGTGCAAGCTTCCATCGACACGACCGTTGGCGGCAGCAATACGCCACCATTCCATGGCAGATCCGAATACATTGTTAGCAATGATATCAGATCGGTCTCGTTCATCGGCCGTAATGATGATATCGTCTATATCTGGTGATATCGGCTTTGGTTTTGCTGTTTGATACACCGTTCGACCGTCAGGAAGCTTTTTTTCTACTAGCTTGGTTGTATATCTAGCCTGTGCTCTATTGCTCATGCGGTTCTCGGTTCGGTGGCAGACGGTACGCCCGCTGTATTAATTGCTACGGTCTGTGATCCTGGCTGATTATCTTGTGTGCGCGGCGGCGGTTCTGGATAGCCATAGAAGCTATAGCCTGTTCGAACCTGTGTCTTCTCTATTACTGAGAAGCTTACCGATATAGTCATGCCCATAGGAACTTGTGCATCAACATCAATGTCCCATGATGTATTATCTTCTACTGTGTGATTGATGCTCTTAATGTATCCTGGCTGATCGACGTAGTAGTTACCGATGGTCAATTGTACAAATGGTGGAACCATGAATCCATCAGCATACGATGCTGGAAAACACAAACCCGTCAGATAGTTTATCTTTTTCCAAATAAAGTCTAACTCTTTTTTGCTATATGCTTGTACATAAAACGTAAACGTCAATTCTCTACCAGCGCCAGCATATACGACATTCTTTTCTGTACGTCCGATGTATCGTTGTGCGTCAAAATCTGCCGTAACTGATTCTGCAATCTGGGTAAGTGATGCTCTAAATGGAATGACTTGATTGTTAACGTAATCGTGAAACATGAAGTCTATGAGATCCTTATATGTGTCACGAATTTCTGTTTTTAGATCTGCATTGACCGTTCTACCGCCGACATCACTTTCTTTGTTGGTCATAATTGCAGGCGATCCAGCAGCGCCGTCGCTGAAGTATCGGCCACCGTCAACTTTTGTTCTCTTGGATGCAAAGATACCAAAATCGTCAACAATCTTCACGCCTGGTGTAAGACCACCGACGTATCCAAGATTATAGGTTCTATCGGTTACAAGCTGTCGAATGTCAGCTTGCCATATCTTGGTCTGTTCTTCGAGATCGGCTTTAAATACTTTTACATCGCCATCGGCAGATTCGTATTTGCTGCCTAGTGACATTTCACCAAACAACATTCGTTCTTCTGCAGGATTCTGTGCAAACGGATTTGATGTTTGTGCACCAGAAATCAATCGACCTGTGGTTGGGTCGGTTGGTCCGATGTTAATGTTTGTACCAGCCTTGGCGGTACCACCAATTAATATAGTCGCGGCACTCTTAACAAACCCACCAACCTTACTAAGAAAGCTCTTTTTCTTCTCAGTGTCTCGTTGTACTTGCTTTTGTTTATCCGCAGCAGATGTTGCTGTAGACGTATTTGGTGTGTTTGTAAGTAACGGCGAAGTGCCCTGTAGTTTATATGGCAACCGATGCAAATATTCTAATGATGGAAGTGTACCTTGCATAGAATTTTGTAAGTATCGATCTGCATCATTCTTGTTAACAATGAAGTATCGAAGACCACTTAAGTCGGTACGTGAGGGATCGTTTCTTCCAGTTATTGCCTTGTTTGGAATTGGCGACCCCTTCGTACCGACTACGCTCTTTTTGATAGTATTGACTATACCGCTGCCAAAGCTGCTCAATGCACTACCAATATCACCCTTACGAAGAGCGGCACCAGCCTTTACAAAGGAATTTGGTTCTTTCTGAACTCGTGAGAATCCTGTCCATAGTGCAATACTAAAATATTGACCATCAATGTCAAGTTCTGGTCGTTCGTTGACATCTAATATGCCCGTCTCTAGTACACCCTTAACGGCAGAGACCACACGCGTCAATTTGTTTGGTGGTAGTAGGTTTAATAGTCCCGTTGGTCCACTACGACCAACTACACGATCTACTACCGTACGTGATGTTGCACGTTGAAGTCTACCAGCACCACCAACCTTGTCATCAGAGCCAGGCGATTTTTGTGCAGCAAGGTCTACGGTATTATCACCAGTAAGCAAACCCTTTACCACACTTCCTAGTATATTGGTAGATCCGTTACCACCTACGCCTACACCACGAGCAGTGCCCAATGGTCGAGTAATACGAAGCCAATTAGCATCTAATCGTCCAAATGGAAACAGTGGATTGTACAGACGAGTTTCAGAGAAGGTATTACCTGTCTGTAACTCTGCCTGACTCAACATGAATCTGACGCCTGCTGGCGACTTTAGGAATGCAGCAATACGTGATCGATCAAGTGATGCTGATCGGCCCGGCGACAATCGTGTGTCGTGTGCTGTTTTAGATCTGTCCGGGTCGTTCGGCTTGATTTCTAAAAATGGTTGTCCTACGCCATCGATACCCCGTGCAGAATATTTGCCGTAGAGACGATCCATTTTTTCTTCAAACCGATCCGTCATACCTTTGTATGTCATGTTCCATACCGATTAGCGTCGATTAACGAGCTAGAGACTTTTTTACCATCCATATTGACCGCGATGGCACCACTACGTAGTAGATTGATAAGCGTATCCAACTTCTGTTCTATACCTAGTGTACTTGCTGAACTGAATCCGCCATTAGCACTCATGCCTGTAGCAGAACCCATGATTGGCGATCCAATGGAAAAACCTTGTTGTAGGCCCGGAATGCCCAGAGACGTTAACAGGTTAAGAATACCTGCATCACCGGCCATTTGCGATATATCTGGTTGCACTGGTACTGGCTTCTTTTTCTTTTTGCCAAACAAGCCACCGATAAATCCACCAACCTTACCAACGACACTGCCTACGCCCTTTACAACACTGCCTACACCTGGCACCTTACCGATGAGTCCGGTGACTGCCTTGCCAATGCCTGATGTTGCTAGTGAACCGAGAACCGATCCCAATCCACCACCTAATAGTGTACCAAGGCCAGGAACAACCGATCCAGCTATTGCGCCAATCTTGCCGAGGCCGAGTGAACTACCAACACTCTTAGCGATGCCACCAAGGCCTCCACCCGACAATGCGCCGGTGATGCTCTTAAGAAGGCCGCCGCCAGTACCACCCAGAACACCACTTAGAATTCCAGCTGGCTTTGAAGCACCGAGGAGACCACCAATCTTACCAAAAATGCCACCAGCTGATTTAGCGCTGTTGAATATACCACCAACTTTGTCAAGAATACCGCCCTTGCTAGTCATGGTCTTTCCAAGCGATCCAATAAATCCTGTTAGTGATGTACTCAACTTCGATTGGATGGAAGTCATCTGAGACAAGATGCCCATTTGTGCCTTGTTCAGTACTGCTTCGCCGCGATGTAGAATGGTAGGTACTTCATTCGACTTTAGGTTTTTGAATATAGACATCAATGATACAGATGGTGCTGAGTCTTTACCAACTACTCCGCCAACTGCACGAGATTCGCCGCTCATTGAGTCAAGTTGTTTCTGAGCATCCGCTATTGTTTTGTCAATCTGAGCCTTTTGTTCTTTTGTCTTCGGTGTTATCTGTGAAAGATCTTGAATTTGACGTTCAAGTGAACGGCGATCCATTTCTTTAACACCGGCACGGCCGACGAAGTAGCCGCTACCAGCCGCCTTGGCCAAGTCTTGGTCGTTCATACCCTTGACTTTTTCTTCGGCGTTTCTGCCCCAACGAGTCGTCAAGAACGAGAAGATGCCCATAACTGCCCGTGAAATAGAATCCAATGGATTTGCTACGGCCTGTTGCAATTCATTTAATGCACTGTTGTTTGCTTTGATCATTGCATCCTCACCCGGCGATGTAACTTTCATAGCTTCATTTGTAGCGTTAGCAATATTGGCGAGCTCTTGTACAGAGATACCAAGACCACTGGAAATAGCCAACTTAAAACTACGCGGCATCTTATCAAAATTCATGCCCATAGAATCTACAGTAGCCTTCAATTGTGTTGCAATATCTTCATCGGTACCAAATTGTGAAGCAATCATCAATCCAGTCATGTCAATGCCTGGTGCAAACGTAGCAATGGATGCTTGTGCTTCTAATGTACCTTCAAAGTCGGTGACGATACGATCTGCAATACCACTAATGGTTGATAGTTCCGTACCCAATCGACGGACGAGGATTGCAGCACGACCCATTTCATCAGCACTAGCCTTACCAGACTTAGCAAAGTTGGCTGCATTAGCAGCAACGTCACGCATAACTCGAGCTGGGTTGGCATTGTTTGCCAACGCGGTAGCCTTCAATACTAGTGCAGAACTAGATGCGGCAGCAGCCGATTCGCCTCGAATACGAACAAAGTATTCAAGGATAGTTGATGTTTCATCAGCAGACAAACCAAGTTGTCTATTGAGCAACGATGCACGAAGAATCAAATCACTTGGTATTTCTAGGGTACCAAATTTATCACTCAATGCACCAGTTTGCTTTTGTACTTCTGCTAGATCAAGAAGTGCCCACTGAGCAGCGCCCATTCCAACAACATCTCTACTGTTTTGTATTTGAGAGAATCGTTGAGACGCGTCCAATCCTTGGTCAATAGTTTCTTTCAGTGCATTGACGTAAGAACCAAGGATAGCCTTTAGGGCCAGTGCAATAAGAGCAAAAATAGCAAAGCCGGCGCCCATTGCCTTTAATGCGCTGCCTAATTCTTTGACCTGACCAACAATACCACCGCCAAATTCCTTAGTTAAGAAGTTCTTAGCAGCTTGTTTTCTTTCCGCAGCAAGAACGAGTTTATCTGCCTCCTTTAGTGCAAGGATTTCTTCTCTTATTTTACTTTGAGTTTTTAGCTTATTATTCAGTTCGGTTTCTTTTGCATCACTAGCATCTTGTAAACGTGTTTTAACTTGTTCTAACGATGCTAGTTTGTTCTTTAGTTCAAGTTGCTTTTTTAATGACGCACCATACTGTTCTGCAACATCGATAACACCAGCATCGTCAAATCCCGCAACGTCTCGTCGTAGTTCATATTCGGCTGCTAGATTATTTTGAAACTTTTGTCGTGTTGCAATTTGACGTTCAATTTTTGAAATTTCTAATGCAGTTTGGGATATAGCCTCAGTCGAAGCAGCACTGTTTGCATCTCTCTGTTTATTGATTTCAGCGACAGTCTTATTAATTAACTCATTTTGTTTATCATAGAATTTTACACGATCATACATACGCTTAGTGATACCCGCATCACTTCGAGCAATTTGATTTGTTATTTTTTCAAGTTTGGTGATACGATCCAACAAAGCTCTAGTCTGTTCATTTGCCCCAGACAGAGACTTAATACTTTTTTCAATACCACTCAACATACCCAAAGATTTAGATCGTTGTAGTATCTTCTCAAACTTTTCAGCTTTTTTTGTCATCCTATCAAACTGAGATTCGTCAAACATTAGAGATGTTTCTTCCATTCGTCAGAGGAAAAATAATCTTCGTAACCTTTACGTCTCGGATGGTCCTTGTCTAACTTCATGAAAGAATTATGCAATTCCTTTTCCAGGCGATCAACCTCGTTGGAAAGACGTTGAAAGCCTTTGTGTTTAGCCAAGAATTTCTTAAACTTTCGCTCACGATCTTCGGTGGAAGACTCCATGAATAATCGTGTTAGTTTACGTGCGGGAGTATCAGACATATTATTTCGGCCTTATGTTGGGTCGTGTAGCATGACCGTGATCCATAGACTTTGTAGCGTTGTTTTCTTTTTGAATTGCATCTGCTAGCTTTTTCATATAGTACATACGAAGGAAGACGGGCATATTGTACAAATCCGAATATGTCCATCCACCTTTACCATACGTAACCATACTAAAAATGCTATCGTGTAATTCTAACTTATACGCTGGAGTTAGGCCAAAAAAAGTTTACATCAATCGGCACCTCTAACCGAGCTCGGTGTCCACACGACGGACATTCAAAATCAAATGTCAAATCGATATCTGGATTTACGGTTCGTGCGTATTCTCGAAACGCCTGCGCGTCACGCGCCAACATTGAGTCAACAAACTCACGAACTGCCTTACCGTCTCGTACTCCATCAACTGATAAGATAGACTTTTTCATACGAGTGGTAACGTCGGCTGTTATTTCACTCTTAACCATTTTCTTTACTGCATCAAGGTCAGCCTGAACTGCTCGTTCATCCTTGTGACTCAACAACTGGAACGTGATGGTTCGCTTGCTAAACGGCAGCTTGAACTCAAACTCATTCTTGTTCTTGTTTTTGTCACTAAACGTCAATTCTTTGTTACCGATCTCTTCAAGATTGATCGTATGTGACGTAGATTGTTCACACGCTGGACATTCAATCGTGGTATTATAGTCCTTACCGTATCCCATGATACGTGCAGCAACCATCAAACCATTCTTGTCACCGACAAGCAAATCTTCATACTTGATATCCTTACTCACGATCAACGCTTCAACGAGCTTATCAATAACGACACCACGCTGAATTAGATTTCGGCTGGTGAGGATGTCCTCATGCTTAGCCGTCATATAGTAGATTTCAATTTGACCAGATGCCAACGGGTGACTCTCTGGATAGTACCATCCTTTGGACGGTAGATCTACTATTTCAGTTGGATATTGGACTTCAGAAGACATATTGTATTACTCCTTAAAATATACATTAGAAACCTGCATTATACCGCTATAAATAGACTCTATACGTCAAATATCGGAGAGTTCGTCCGGTTCGTCTACATTGACCACATCTACATCCTTTAAACTCTTCGCATATTCCCGCTTGATGGTCCGTACGAACTCGCCAAAGAAGCTCTTACTGGGGGTAAAGTTCAATATCTTGCCATCAACCAACTTATCGATCATTTCTTGCTTTTCTTTCAAAATGTTACCCATATACTCATCAATCGTGTTCTCACAGGTCATGTAATAAGCAGAAACCTGCTTTGTTTGACCAATACGGAACAGTCGGTCCTCTGCCTGTTCGTGGATGGCAGGAACCCACCATCGATCAAGGAAAATGACCGTATCAATGGAATGCTGAAGTCCGTCAATTCCCATAGCACCAGCCCCAATACTAAAGGCGCCTACCTTCGCCATACCCGATTTTAACGAATCGATAGAACGTTGACGTTCCGTAGTCGAGAGCTGTCCATGAATCAATGCACATTGCGTGCCATAGTGCTTGGCGAGCTTCTTAAGGGGTTCTACATAACAGGAGTAGATCAATACCCCCCGATCCTGTTCCAAAAGCTCATCCACCATCTCGATAACCCGTGGCATTTTCTTTTCAATTAAATAGTTCTGAATTGCTGGCATTTCTGCAATCGTCGGCTTACCCAAACTACGCCACTTACGAAAGAGCTTATCCAGTAATTCGTTATATTCCTTCGTTTCAGTTGGTGACAACTCGACGTATAGATCATTACGTTGCTTGGGCGGCAATTCGGTCAGAATATCCTTCTTCAACCGACGAATGATCAGTTCCTTGGTACGTTCGTGTAGATCGTCCAAGTTTCGAGGATCTTCACCCTTCCAACCACCATACTTTTGTGTGAACTGATAGAAATTATTGAATCGTTCCTTGTCCAAGAAGTTTAAGAGCACAAATGCTTCGATGGGTCTATTCAGTACGGGCGTGCCCGTGAGAAAAATGACATGTTTGGTTTTGATGCCTGGGTATAACTTACGTTGTTTGTAATCACCGAGGATCGACTTAGCTCGTTTGGTTTGCCGATTCTTTAGGAAGGTCGCTTCATCGCATACCAATAGATCAAAACCAGCTGCTCGCAGCTCCTCAGATCGTCGTTCGACAACATCGTAGTTAATGATGTGGTATTGTGCGTCAATACGACCAATCTTATCAGTTCCAGACCAAATTGTTGACTTTTTGCCAGTAAAACGATCTATTTCTCGTGACCAGTTAATGACAACCGACTTTGGACAGACAATAAGCGTCTTCAATTTCTTGTAATGTGCATAACCAATTGCCGTGGCGGTCTTACCCAACCCCATCTGGTCAGCCACCATGCCTCGGCCACCAGCACGTTCAATGAATTCTACTGCAACACGCTGATACGGATACAAGTCTAACTTCGTCCCAACTTCAATGTGCGTATCTTCCTTTACACGAATCTCATCGAGTTGAGTTTTACGAGCCAATTCTTCACGATAACACTTTTTCACTTCAGCATCTGCATTTACTTGTGATGTACCACCGAACAATTCAACGACCTTGATGACCTGTGGCGCTGGAAATGACCAACACCGATCATCGGCCATCCACTTACGACCATCAATCTCAAATTTGAAGCGTTCAAGCAACTCTTTATCATACGCAAACGAGATGTGGATAGCATTTTTCTTGCCCATCCACATCTGTACATCTAACTTCTTTTGATTGTAGGTACTTTTTGGAAGCGCTAGATCGGCTATGGACGTTCCTGCAAGTAGTCTCTTGGCCGCCTCGGTCCAATCACCGGGCATCGGATTGGTTGATAACCAATGAATGTAACTGGGGTCCATGTCATAGATTAGACCGAGACTTTTTCCTTTGTGCTTTCCAAATGATATGATTATGTCGTAACTCTCTTTGGGTGCCATTATATCATTCCTGTTGAGCTGCAGTAAAAATAATGATGAAAGTGTGTTTTGTCAAGCGTTAAGTTAAAATACACATAATGTTTATCGTGCAATGCCACGACAGATACCACGTATTACAGTTCTATTTCCTGCCGGTGCAGGTGGCGCTGCTTTGATGGCTACAATAGAAACTGCGTATCTGTTATAACCAATAGCATAGGTTGCGTTGTATCCACCAGATGCGCTTGATATAATCTTATAGGATGCGGGCGTACCAGTTGGTGGTGCACCGCCCAATAAGTCTGTCCAACCACTAGGGCCGGCAGTAGATGCAGTATTTGCCTGGAATCTACCACAGTTGAATAATATAACTTCGGTACCTGCTGTTGGCGTTACGTTGCCAGAATTAATAGACGTTCCGTTATTTCCAGCTGCTCCGGTTTTCCCATCCGATGGATCGCCGCTGGTAACGCACCCAGATAATTCTACTATTAATACTTGCAAAGCAGATGTAAACGCACAATTAACCGTAACGGCCTGTGAGCCGCCGCTGTCGTTATATGCATACCAGATTTCTGAGGTAAATGCATTGATGTTACTATTAGATTGTATACGGGTCCATCCACCAGTCGCGCCGCCGCCGGTGATGCTGCTAACTACAGAGCCACGTACTAATGCAATGAGTATATTACCAGAGGTCCATGCAACGCCTGGCGCATCGGTAACCAATGAACTTATACTAATACCAGTTTTTTCTTCTTGTTGAACTATGTTTATTCCCATAGAACCTCTGGTAGTGGATCACGCGTTGCGTCTGCAGCATCTCTATTGCCTGTAGCATGTCCAGCAACAGTACCATCTACATGTCTACTCACAAAATCACAACTATGTGCATACGGAACTACCGTTGGTATAATCTTATGAAAGATATCCTTGTCTACATAAAATACATCAAACTGTTTTAAATGAACGGTTGACACTTTTTCGCTATCACGCGTCCATAATTCAACATCACACTCTCCTTGATATATTACCATATCGTGTCCATAGGTGTGTGTATGACCTTGAATAATGGCACCAAGTTCGGTAATTGTAAACAATCTACGAACAATGCCCGTTTGACTTTCCTTTTCACCAAATTCATTGGTTAGACAGGTTAATTCATCATTTGCCATATGACTCTCTTATTGATCCGATTCAGCGTACATTTTTTGAATTCGTAAGTTTTTAGTACCTAATGCTGCTCGATATGTTACGCCAAATCGCATTAATGTATCTGCGGCCGGCAAATCACTGCCTGTAAAAGTACCACTAACTGATATGCCCAATCCAATATCATCAATTCGCCATCCTACATACGAACCAGATGGTGGTGCGAATAAATAATAGTCATAAATGCTCCGTGCATTAAACGTAACACCAGTATTAATTTGTGCAATTGGATTTGCGTTATTACGAGATACTATTTGCCACTGCGTATCTCCTCTAGGATAGCTCAATTGAAATCCAATACCACGACCAAGTGAAGATGAATCGTTACCGGATGCGTTAACCATTGTTTGATCGGTTAATCCAACAAAAATACGTGAACCTGATACGTTACCAACACCAGCCGAGCCGGTGTATGAACCATCGGGAAACGCAACGCGTGCAAAGAAGAAAAACCCACCAGACCCAGTTTCAGATGATCCTCTAAACAGCGTAGTTAGTGCATGGCCCGAAGACGCCGTAACAATAGTACCATTCAATCCAGCACCAGTTGCTAGGTTAGAAGTCCATCCGTATCGAATGGTCGGAGTTGGGTGTGAATATGTGCCAATATTGGTTAACGACATACCAGTAACAGTTGGCGCAGCACCTGTTCCCGGCGACATAACTTGAACATTATTATTAAAAAATGAAGGTTGATATTGTACCGCTAAGCCTGATGCACCAATACTGGACAGTAAGGATCTACCTGCAACTGTACGCATGTACATTCTTGCAGACCCAACAGATGGATTATCTGGCTTTGCATCACGAACGCCCATTTCTAAGAACGTATTCGATCCGGTTAATTCCATCGATGAACCAGTAATAGATCCAATAATTGCAGTATTTGCAATAAAATCAGTTGCATATGATGAAGTTGATGCATACGATGCACTTACACTCGGCGTACTGGGCGCATATGATGCAGTTTCTGCATATGATGCTGATGTAATAGATCCGAGTACACTTTGTGCAGTTGTTGCATAAGATGCACTACCAACTAATTCACCAACAAAGCTGCCAGTAAAACCCAGTGAAGCTGATAAACTGCCGGTGATGGCTGTGGTTTGTAATTGTGCCATATGTTAATTCTCGTCCTTATGTAAATTCAATCTAGCTTCTAGTGTATCAACACGATCTGATAGTTCTTTTATAACATTAATGAGCAAGGGTACCATCTTAGAATACTTGATACCAGCTATTTCATGAGACTCATCATATTCGACCAATGATGGATATATCTTTTCAACATCTTCAGCGATTAATCCAATATCAGGTACATTTGTACCCTTCCAATTAAAGGATACGGGTTCTAGCAATTGAATATTCGACAACTGTGAAAGCAATGGTGTAATATCGTTCTTGTATCGACGAGATGATAGTTCGACCAAATTTTGTGTTCGAACCATTGATGCAGACACAAAGCCAATGGTTCCGCTGGTAATGGTTGATGTTTCGCCTATAAATGTAGATGATGATACTATACCATATGCATAGATATTTTTAAATTTGTTATCATCAGTCCAAAAAAGATCATCGGTACTTTTTTCTTTACCGAGATCTATTGCATGTGATGTACCTGCTACAAATTGACCAATTTTGGCATATGGAAACAATGTTCCGCTGTATGCATCATCCCATCTACTATATTGAAATGCCAGTCCAAGGAAATTTCCACTGACCGAACTAGACACAATATTAAAGTGTATGCCGCCTGGACGTTCTGTTGCGCCAACCCCACCACCGGATGCAGCCAATGTTATAGCATGTTGAAATTGTGCATTTAATGGTGACGAGTGCAATGTACCACGAGATGTATTAGCAGATACATTAGGCAAATATATAAACGATGATGATATAGAATTAGAAACGACCAAACTACCAGTAACTTTGTTCAATGATCCAGAGATAGTAAATCCAGTACCAGTCTGACTTCTACCATATGACGCAGTATCTGCGGACGAAATAGAACCAAGGACATTCTGTGCAATTTCTGCATATGAAGCCGTTAATGCATATGATGCCGATGTAATTGATCCAAGAACATTTTGTGCAACTGTTGCGTAACTTGCAGTTTCTGCGTATGATGCAGATATAGACGGATTGCCCGGGGCATAGCTAGCACTAAGAGCCGTTAATGCATATGATGCCGATGTAATTGATCCAAGAACATTTTGTGCAACTGTTGCGTAACTTGATGTTAACGCATAGGATGCAGATCCTTGCAATGATCCAGTTGCACCATTTGCAAGAGATACACTGCCGGTGATCTTATTTAATGAGCTAGAAATAGTAAATCCAACTGCACCAGACCCAATACCATATGAGGCACTGGCAGCTGATGATGGTACAAACGTTATACTGGTGGCCGCAGATGCGCTTATTGCATAGCTGGCAGATACAATTCCGGTAATTTGGGCACCATCACCCTTAAATGATCCGGTAATACCACCAGTTTCACTGCCTTCAACATAGCTTGCTGTAGCTGCATATGATGCGGAAGTAATACTCCCAAGAACATTTTGTGCTACCGTAGCATAGGAAGCAGTTTCTGCATATGAAGCAGACACACTTGGAGAACCCGGCGCATAGGATGCACTAAGGGCCGTAGCAGCATACGATGCAGAGACAACTGACCCCAACAGCGTCTGTGCAACTGTTGCATAGGACGCAGTAGTAGCAAATGACGCAGAACCAAATAACGGGCCAGTAAAGCTTCCGGTAAACCCCTCGGAAGCTGTTACTGAGCCCGTTATGTTTGTACTACCAGAGACAATTAAGCCCTTTCTTACTACAAATTCATTTGCCATGTGTTATCCCTTTTCATTATCCAAAGGACACCCGTATTGTATCTAAATTAGATTGCTTGTACGATTGCCTTGACGGTCCAACTGTTGATTGATGCTACAACTGCCTTCAATCGTGCATTACCAGTGACCACATCAACTGTAAACGATATGTCGGTGGTATCGCCAACGTCGGCTGTACTTGTATCTGTAAATTCTACAACTGATGCACTCCACACGGACATAACTACGCCGCTTCGAGCACGGGGTCCATTCTTAACTACATAGGCAAACTGAGCCATGTCATATGATCCGGTACTAACCAATCCAACTACTGTTGTACCAATGTTGGCGGTTGTAGATGCCGTCGTATACAAGGCACCTGCAATAATCGATGGTCCAAGCCCAGAGTTAAACGTGACAGGACCAAGGAAGGTTGCCGATCCACTTACGTTCAACGAACCAGTAACACTCATTACGTCATCAGCAGTATCACCAAACTTAGTACTACCCGATTGATAGATAATTGATGACGATACCATTTGTGTATTGAATACACGAGCAGTAATGGTATCGGCTTCAATTGTTGTAGCCGATACAATCAATGGTGTAATGGTTTGGCCGGCGATATTTGCTACAGTCTGTGCTGATGAACTAACGATACCAACTGGCTTGTTGTTAATTGCTGACCAATCGGTGGTTATCGCATAAGACGAACTACCAGCGGTAGTTGCGTAGGATGCGGTCAGTGCATTGGTGGCGTACGAAGCCGATCCAACCAATGATCCAAGCAATGAACCAGTAAAGCTGCCAGTATACGATCCGGTGCTAAAGTTAACTGCGCCTGCATTAGCTGCGTAACTTGCCGTTACTGCATATGACGAAGATACAACGCCTGTAATGCCAGCACCGTTACCTTGGAACGCTGATGCGGTAAGTTGATAACCAGCAGCGCTAACGTTACCAGATACCAACAGTGTACCGCTAATCGTAGTATTACCAAATGTGTTTACCGATGACTGGCTTGCAATACCAACAGGCTTGTTATTGATGGCACTCCAATCAGTACCTGCGTACGAAGCGGAGATAACACCAGTAATGCCAGCACCGTTACCTTGGAACGCTGATGCTGTAAATGGCAATGAAGTAGTGATTCGAGATCCATCATCATCAAGACTTGACGTAGCAATAACACTGGTGCCCGTCCAGACAACCAGCCTATTAGCGACACCTTGACCAGTAACGCCGCCGCCTGTTGCACCAGCCGTTAATGCGTATGAGGCTGTAGCTGGTGTAAAGGTAATACTTGTGGCGGCTGATGCTGTTGTTGCAAACGACGCAGATCGTGCTAGATCGGCATACGATGATGTGATGGCATACGACGAAGATATAACTCCAAAGATGCCCGCACCATTACCATGAAAGAATCCACCACTAATAAATGATGATGATATGGTAGTTGATACATTCAAGTTGCCGGTAACAAATGCGCCACCAGCCAGAACAATTAAACCTTTGCGAGCAATAAATTCGTTAGCCATGTAAAATACCCAAGTGTACGGGGTTCAAGTTATATCAGACGAGGAAACAGTTTAAACAGCGATTGCACTGTCCATGTACTCGATCCACTTCCGGCACTATGAACTTGAAATATTATACTATCGTTTACCAACAAGAAACCCGTTATTAAATCTGAAGTATCGCCTATATCTGTAGAGGATACATCAGTAAATCTATACGTACTACCACTCCAAATGCCCATTACAGTACCAATACGAACGCCACCCTCACGTTGAGCAAGATAATCAATGGTTGCGCCAGAAAAGCTTGCGGTAGAAATAGTTGGTCTGATGTTTTCTGTAACGCCAAAGATTCCACTGGTTACTGATCCAGTAATTACAAACAATCCATTTTGCGAATCAAGAACTAGTTTATTAGTTTGAACATTATCAGTTACTTCTAATGTTCCTGTAATAACTGCGGTGCCAGTGTACGGAAATGGATCTTGTACTGGTGAGTAACTTGCTGTTTCTGCATAAGACGACGATATAGCATTTGTTATAACGCCTGCTGATGCCAGAGCGTAGCTTGCCGTTTCTGCAAATGATGCCGATCCGGCAGATTTGGCATATGTTACATAGTTTGGCATCGTCAAATTTACTGGCGATACGCTCGTACTGACGACTAATGTAACCGTCTCTATTGTCTGACTACCTACTCGAATGGAACTTTGACTAGATCCGGTGACGGCTACATTTATCGGTTGTTGTGATCCCGATATGGTAACAATCATGGCTCGGTGACTCCTCGGTTGACGCTAATCTTACCCTGCATCAATCGATATGTTTCTGGCGGAGAAACAGTTGGATTATTTGCAATGATGTCATATACAAATTTACTGCCTGTAACTCCGAGCTGCCATGTATTTTCTGCACCGAGATAGGTGTCTACACTTGCCGTTGTAAAACTTACGACGCTCATGGTAAACGCCATCACTTGGGAGGGATCATCAAACGCTTGTTTGATACTGCCAGTAAATGACCAACCAGTTACGTCCAGAGAACCAGTACCAGAATCATCATATAAGCTGAAATTCATCTCAAATGATGCGTTCTGTGTTACGCAAATATCATAGTTGTTGGTTACTGTACATGACATAGTTTTACCTGATAAAAAGATTCTCCCCCATCAATAGACACCTATAAGTATCCTTAACGGGGGAGAACCCAACTGAATATACCACAAAATTAGAAGTTCAAGATCCAATAATCTGCTTGAATAGTAAGATTGATTTCGGCTGGTTCATCGGTACCCCAGTCAGCGTCACCAAAGTTTGCTTCGGTGATCAAACAGCCCTTGCCAATCCACTCTTCTACCTTGTCTCCAACTGGTCCCAACAAGTTGAAAGTAATGTCCTTCTTATAGAAGTCAGCATATCCGTCACGACCCGTAATGGACTCGTGGTGGAGTCGGACCCATTCCATGACCGATTGTGCGCCTGACGGTACAATTGGATCATAAAGCGTGCAACTAATTGGGCCCCACTTTGACTTACCCTTAACATAACGTTCAACGTTAATGTGGGGAAGTACCTTGGCTTCTGCTGAATACTTAGGACGTTCAATCTTTCGAACCAGATACGATGGAACTCCATCGATATACATGATGAAACGATTCTTCATCTTTGGTTCGAAACTCGTAAAGAACATCTCGTTCTCTGCTACTAAATTAGCCATCTTTTATCTCCAAAAATTTATACTGCCGCGCCCAACGGGGACAACCATAAATATCGTACTAGTCAAAATTTAGAGTGCCGGGGACCAAATTGACCCCCGGCCATCTAAGTTACTTACTCTGGGAATGTAGCGCCAGTCGGTAGGATGTTGAACTCAAGACTGATGAATTCAGCAGTACGTGCTGGTTGTAGATACAACTGACCAACCAAAATGTTACGGTCAATTAAATCTGGTGTGTTGTTGGACTCGTCCATGACAACACGGAAGGCATACAAACCAGATCGTTCCTGAACAGACTGTAGGTACGGATTGACAATCGACAAGAATCGATTACGTGTAGATTCTACGTTCTGTTCGAATACTAGGTAACGAGATGTTGATGCAATGAACTTCTTAACTGCGATCAACAAGCGTCGGACGTTAATACGATCAAGAGCAGAAGCCTCTTGTTGTAGTGTCTTCTGACCCCAAGTGACGATACCTTGGCCTGGGAATGTAGCAATTGGGTTGACACGACCTTCATACAAGTCATCTCGATTTGCCTGGTCGGTACGTGTACGAACCTGTAGAGCTACGTCAATGTTACCACGGTTTAGACCAGCCGGAGCAAACCACTCAGCAGCAACACGGTCGTTGAATGCAAATACGTTTGGCATAACAACAGACGGCGGTGCCCAGATGGTCTTGTTGCTATTCGTATCACGGATCTTAATCCAAGGATAATACGTTCCAGCGTAGTTAGTATCAAGATCTTGAACGTCATTGACGGCCGTAGATACTGTGGCACCCAAGATAGAACTGTCTAGGATGTAGAAACAGTCACCACGATTTTCACACATGTTAACACCTTCTGTTACAATGTATGAGTGTTGGCTGTAAATAACGCCTGGCATTACCAACATGTTGATGTCAAATGCATCTGGGTTTGCCAATCCATCAATACAACGCTTGTAGGCACGAGCGCCAGCAACCGTTGAGTCGCTTAGGTCAAAGCCTTGCGTGTTGGTTGCGCTAATTGACGAACCAAGTGCAACCTGGCGTGATGGGCTATATCCATCAAATCCGTTCTGGAATGGAACTGAGAACTTACGGATAGATGTTGCATTCTGTGGCGTAATGTCAGTTGTATCAGTTGCACCTAGCATTGTCAATAGATCGAAGCCAGGATCAGCACCACCCGCAGCGTACGAGGTAGATCCGGTTGCAAAGACACCAACTCGTAGCGTAGATCCGGCAGCATTGATTGAACCAGATGGGATTGGATTCAAATATGCCAAACCAGTATCATCACCAAAGTCAAATCCATAATAGGTCTTGTTGTTTGCAACAGCAGTTGTAGCACCCGTTGGTGTTGCGTAACGAGTAACGACGTATGCTGGAGCTGGAACAGTTGCCATATTCAACGGAGCAGCTAGTGCTGCAAAGCCGTACGGAAGTGATTCTTCTGGTACGTTATCAATAGCTTCATCCAATTCAACATAGACGTACTTAGAGTTGTTTGGATAATCGCCTTCTAGGTAGATGTCGTTGTTTGCATCGATGATCGTACGTGCAGTACCAATGCGGCGAGCAATGTAATTTGGAGACGATGGATCAAGTGTCAATCCGTCATACTGTTCAAGAACATTCAACTTAGCATCTGTGTCATCAAACTTACGAACCAATACAGAGAATGTACCGTAACCAGTGCCGGCCGAATTTGGACGGATGGAAGCGATAGAGATCTTAACGTCTGTGTTGGCAGCGTTACCATCGGACAATGTGTGGAACTTGAATAGATTGTACTTAGAAGATCCGATGGTCTGTGAACGAATCCAAGGCGTTACAGCCTCACGATACGTACCATAGATAGAACCAGACAACTTAAGCTCATTGGATTCAATACTAAGTGATACTGAGCCAGATCCTGCAAGTGCGCCACTAATAAACGTTGTAGCAGATGGGAACTGAAGTAGTACGTAACCATCTTCACGAGATAGTGGAGAGGTTCCCAAAACCTTAGCAAAGTAATTTCGGCTGGAAGGATCAAAGCTCATGCTATTGAATGCTTCTAGTCCGTTTGAACCACTGATGTTAATAGTAAATGCGGTTGATCCGCTGGCAGCACCAACGCTACCTGTGTTCAACGTAACACCGTTACGAGACGGGAAAATAACACCAAACGGAACAGAGACCGATGCAGAGTTAATGCTAATGATCAATGATTCTACTGTGGTGTTGTCATACCCATCAAGCCCAAGTACACGACATACTGTTGCGCGACTTGCTTCACGCAAGTAGTTTTGCACAGCATACGGTGTGTAATAGTCGGGAGTTGTGTCGCCAAACAGTGCATTAAACTCTTCTTGAGACTCTACGATGACCGGACGAAATGCCGGACCCTTTAGCGTCGGCCCAATGAAGGCTGCTCCAATTTCAGCAATGCCCTGCGGCAAAAATGATAGATCTCGCTCAACCGTAAATACGCCTGGGCTGATTAATCGTTCGGCCATAAATTAGTTCTCCAAAAATTTGTTATGTTTGTACTATATGACCGTTAGACAACCTTATTCAGATAGTGGTGCGTCGGGAATAAACTCACCAGTGGCTAGATTTACCTGACCAACGCCATACTTGTCTTGCAGTCTCTTTACCAATTCAAATCGTTCACTATCTAGTTCATCTAACGATGTATCGGTCATTTGTAATTCTGCATCAACTGTCTTCTTTTGATAGTGCAATTCACCATATCGTTTGGTGAGCTCGTTCCATCGGGTTTGTAGACTAATCAGAAGTGAATATTCTTCTTCTGGTAACTTTACTACGTCCGCCATAACCACCTCATAGGATTAATTGTGTTCAATTCATAAGTATCATTTTGTTAATTCAAAATGCTATACATATCAGGTATGCTCAAGTTTTAACTTCCGGTGTACGTATCTCGATTTCCATCAATTTTAGTGCCAGTACGGTCAATTTCAGTCATTACGACCAATTTTTTCGCTGTATAGGTCTTTTTGGTGGCCGGGCTTATCTTGAAGTTTCGAACAATACGGTCTGGTACAAGATAGGCGCTTACTTTCATCTGAAACGTACTTCGGACGATACGATCTTGGGTGGCTTCGAGTTCAGTTTGGTTATCAAACCCGTCAATTCGGACCCTAAACTTGAATCCATTACGAGTGCCCCAATATTCGTCACCTTCAACCTGAATTTGACCGATTAGGTCGGACATTTGTTCCTCATACTCTGTCCAAAGTACAACATCGTACGAAATTGTTACGTAATCAGGTATGATGGTTGCATGAAACTGTCGAGACGGTCGAATGCCGTTAAGTACAGCAAACTTGTCATATACATTTCTACGATTCCATCCAGAATCCCATGCCATCTCAACATATTTGTTGGATGGATTGGTCATTTTATCACGTTCAATACCAGTACGACGAATCATAATGACCGGCGTTTGTGCTTTGTCACTGCCAGGCTCTCGTATAATGCCATCTTTTCTAAAAGTAGACCATCGTTCTGGTGTACCGTAGAGTACTGGGACCAATCTAGACGTATCATTGTCAACAATTAATGGCTTGATTGTATCACTGAGATAACTTACAATGGTTTCATCTATGCTCATTAATGTAACGCGAAGCGGCGACTGATCTGCCTCGTCTAATTTGTTATCTAATCCTCTATTGCCTACGTCATTTATAGCCTGACTATCTGCTGAATATGCGCGTGGATCGTTCATGTAATTGGTGCCTCAAGTTGAAGACCCGTCTGCCGTGTAAGGTGCGTTGATACAACAATAGAATGGTTGTACAACGTCTGTCCTGCAACAAGTTGAATTTCGTTTATTGCGTTGATTTCAAAATACAAATTGTTGTAATCAATAATGTCACCAATTTCTGGATAGATGTTGCGGAGCTTACACTCTTCTCGCAAGAAGTTAAATTCAGCAACTTGTTCAATATTGATAGTCTGACTATCCTTTACTGCAGTATTTAATTGACGATCTACCAAACACGGTACCTGTACGCCTCGATACCACTTCTTGCTACTAGATTCACCGTATACGTTCTTCTTAGACTCAACAATGTTCAATTTGTACAATACAACAGGTACGTCAATAAATGTATTGACTAATTCTTTGTTGAAATGTAAAAATAGATTGTAATCTTGTTGAGATGTAAATCGCATGGTAATCCTTTAGAAAATGTAAATTGGAAGTGGTACGTGTTTCAAAATATCGCCCATGTTTTGTTCATTTTCCATCTGCTTTTGCATTTGCGCAGCCTTGCCAGTTTGTTCTAAGGTCTCTCGCAAAAAATCTTCCATACGTTCTATTTCGGTTTGTCCTTCTTGTCTTAGTGTCAATCCATCCAAACGAACTTCCGCGTTCGGAATAGGTAACGAATCATACTTACTACGAATGTTACCAAGAGTGATTTTGCACAAAGCAAGAGTATACCCATAAATCCACTCTTTGCCAACGTCATTGATGTCACCAAACGGAACAAATGTAAATGGTACATTGCTATAATCACTTACGACACCTGTTTGACTGCGACCCGAACCGTCATCGGAACCTGTCATAGCAAATTTTTGATTCTCTACCATGTACTCGAACCAAACACGATCACCAGCATCATCGCTGCCAGGTAGGGGATACAGTCTAACTTTATTGTTTCTTATTTCAAAGCTAAATGATGATCTACGAATTTGATCGTTTAATTCAATAGCTTGTGCTCGAAGAATGGTCTCATACATCGGCATGACTAGGAAATTAGACGATACAGCAAATCCAGACCAACCAAACGATCCCAACATGTTACTCATATCGGTACCAGTACCAGCAAACGGATCAAAGAATCGTTGCATAGCAGGTACACGTTCATGGAATACTCTACGAATTTCTAGTCTATTACCAGACTCGGATACAGAAGCCCAAAGAGCCTGTAAATCGTATTCTTGTTGATGTGCAGTCATGGTTACAAAGCCACGCTTTACATCGACAGTACCACCGGACCCAGCCTCAGTTCCATAATCAGCTGCCATCTTAACCACATAGGGTACTGGCGTAGATCGTATTAAAGTCTGACTAAATGATGACCCCGTAGACATACCTTGGTAAGCCATCATGTTTTCTCGCATATTAAACTCATTGACAATTGATGCAAATTTCATGGTTGCTCGTTCAAAATTTGCATAAATGTTTCTATCTTCAAGTTCAATAGATACAATTGGATATCCCAATGTACCACACACCCATTTAGCTACCTGCGGGGCAGTTTCTACAAATTCATCATCATCGTCAAACAATGCGAATGGTGTTTTGTTTATTGGGGTACTGCCGGAGCCGGGCCAAAATCGAACCGCAACAACAGGACCACCGCCTACTGGATCTAGTGGCATGTATAGTTCTCTTTAAAATCTACGGCGTGTGAGTCGGCCGGGTCTATATGATCGCGTAGTTTGTTGGAGGCTAGGAGGTAACAAACTGTCATCACCAGATAGTTCATAGTCTCGCTTTGCATCATATGCATCATCGCCATATTGAGCATACCAAGGATCATCTTCTGGTCGCATTGGTCGTGGTCGAGGTTTAAATTGAGCAGATGCTGGATTTGCCTTTTGCATAAACTGTGCATAAATCTTTGCCGCCGCCTTTCGAGCAGGATGTTCTTTTGGATACGACAAAGCAGTTTTTACAGTAATATCTTGATCCGTTTCTGGATTCTTTACTGTTTGTGCCAACATAGCATCTCGTTGTGCATCCTCGTCAATTCGGTTCAATATTTCCGATAATTTCATACAAAACTCCACAAAGGTAACAACTATAAATAGTCAAACAGAAAGGGGGTAGCCTATTTCTAAGCTACCCCCTCTGTACCCTCATCACGTTACGTGAATCTTAGGATCAGACCGTGTTCAAACCATCGATCAAGATCTTACCGAAGAATTCAGGACGTACCATCTTCTTGGCGTAACGAGTTAGAACACCACGACGAGGCGTAAAGTTCTGTGGATCGTATACCAATGGAGTCATGATAAGTGGGATGTACGGAGCGTAAACTGCGCCCGTCTCTAGGAAGTTCGATCCACGGAAGCCCATCAAGACTACGTTGCCCGTGATGTACGGGTTCTTGTAGACTGTGAAGCGGTTCTGGAATGAACCAACAGAGGATACACCCATTGCAAAGTTGCTCTGGTTACCATCGGTCTTGACTGAGAAGCCAGGGATGGTTTCTAGAACCGATGCGACGGATGGAGAAACTACCATCCAGTTAGCACCGCCACGTAGCGTTAGCTGGTGGATCTTGTTGCTTACTTCCTGAATCTTGATACCAAGAGTCTGGTTCCAAGTCATCTGCGTATAAGCCATACCGGAGATGTTAGGATCATTGATGAACGCAGATCCGTCCCAAATACGACCGACACGAGCAGACCAGTAACCTGTGGTCTGAGCATTAACCAAGAGCATCTCTAGGATTTCAAGGTCAATTTCAAGAGAAATGTACTCAGACAACATGGCTGTCAATTCAGCTTCTGCGTCAATGCTGTGGTAAGCATTCAAGTCTTGAGCCAATTCAGGTGTCCAGACGGCCTTCAACTTACGGGTCTTAGCAACAATCGGCTCAGAACGTAGGGATAGGTCGATTTCTGGAATGTTTAGATCAACACCCGTTGGTGGGATTGAAGAGCCAACAGTATCTTCAAAGTCGCCACGAGTAGAATCTGTAGGCTGCTTGGTGTAGGAAACTGCGTTGATGACCTGAGCATTGGAAGCAACAAACGAGATAACCGTCTGGTTTGCGTTCAATGTGGTCAAAGCAGGCAACCAACCAGTTGCAACTGTACCAGATGATGCACCCGTTAGAGGTACATACGAACGAACTGCCAATAGGTCAGGGTTCGTCAACAAGGATGCTGAGAACGAGTAAACTGACAAACCGGACAAGGAAGCAATCAACGTAGCATCGTAGTTAACAGATGCGGAATTTGCTGCTGCAACGCCAGGCTGACCAACTGTACCGGAGATCGTGATGGAGCCGGTTAGATCGTTAATGGAATATCCAAAACGACCAGCGCCATATAGACCACCTGTTGGAACTGTTGCGGAACCAGAAGTAACGCCGTAGACTGAATCACCGATGGAACGAGGTGCAACAGCTGTGCCGTACTTGAAGTCCATGTAGAAAATTAGTCCAGAAGGCAAGTTCATTGGCTGAACTGATACGAATTCCTTCGCAGCGATTTCAGCAAAGACCTTACGAACTAGAGGAAGAGCAACACCATTCCACTGTTCAGCAGAAGCTGCGCCAGTCTTGGTGTTTTCTGAAACAAGTTGACGAGCCTGGTTCTCAAGGAGAACGGCCATGTTACCACGGTCAACTTCATGCTTTAGACCTTCAAGAAGACCTGTCTTTTCCCACTTCTTGGCCAATCCACGGGATTGTGTCAATAGAGCGTCAAGCGGTGTCTTACTTTCGGTCAGAAGCGAATTTAGATCAAACGAACTCATAGGTTATTCCTTATGGTTTAAGTTGATTAGCGGGCAATGATGCCGGCTAGCTTCTGCATACGGGCGACTTGTGTATCGCCTTCAGTTAGAACTGTTTGTGACTTCGGCTTTGTAGAACCAACCGACTTAGATGCACCCTCGGTGATCTTAGCGGCAACGTTTCTTGGCGTTGCTGTTCCTACCTTACCTGTCAAAGACTCGGCAAGAGTAGAGTAAACCAACTTGGTTTCACGAAGCGTCGTAGCGCGATCAAACTGCTCCACAACCTTCTTCTTTTGACCTTCCGACAGGTTGAATGTGCGGAAAATCTTGGTCGTGTACATCAACTTAGAGTTGAGCAGTGTGACCTCATTGATACGATTACGAAGTAGCTTGATTACCTCACGGTGCTCGCGAATTGAACGCTTGAGCTCTACGTTTTCAGATGTAATGTGACCAGACATATCATTCTGTTCGTCTACACCTACTTCACGAAGAATTTCTTCGAGGTCTACTTCCTCATCTTCACCTTCTGTAACCTTTTCGCCAGCTGGAACACCATAGGTGTCCTTCTGGTCCTTACCATCCTTATGAACGCCTTCATCGCCATCGCCTTCAAGCGTTTCAGCAGTTAGGCCAGCATTGATATCGTTACCGGCATCAATCTTGTTAAAGCCTTCCTGACGCTCACCAGCAAAAGGATTACCTTCGCCAGCGTCCATACCACCCTCTTCGCCCTGACCCATTAGATCGGCTTCAAGTTCGCGGATGATTGCTTCAAGATCAAGGTCGTCGCCCTGACCGAATTCATCGTCCCCAAACTCATCACCGCCCTGTGCGGCAGGGTCGCCTGCGCCGGCGTCACCAAATTGTTCTTCGCCTTCAGGAGCATCCTGAGCGAAATCTTCAATACCTTCTCCAAATGTATCTACTTCCAATCCCTTGTTTTCGATATCGGAGGACGAGCTAGCAACAGCTGATGGCTTCTTTGGGGCTGGTTCATCAACAGTAACGCCAGTACCAATATCCGAGGAGTCAAGAGTCTTTTGCTCTTCCATTCCATCATATGAGTCTGCTTCGTTACGAAGACGTGCGGCCAACATCGAAGTAAGCTGTGGCTTGAAGGATTCCTTCAATGTCAACATTGCGTTGGCAATTGCGGCTTCCTTAACAGCCTTAGCATCGGCGATTGCTTCTTTTAGGAGATTATCCTTAGCCATAGTTAGTAATTCCATGCGTCAGTGACGCGAAAAAAGGCTACTTGAAGCCCTTATATGATTAAGTTCAGTCACCCGGACGTTTTAGGAAAAACGTATTCTGTGATCTGTAGATAAGTAGAGAGTAAAGAATTATAACGCACAAATTATAAACAATTATCCATCACTTTGTCCGCGTGACCAATCTTGTTTCTTCTCGTCACGCTTTTTTCGTTTCACCGCTTCGTTCTTACGCCAACGCTTATACGCTGATGGCGACATATATGCTTCACGATTACGAAGGTCATTCATTAATCCACTCTTCTTGATTTTCTTTTTAAAATCCCGGAGTGCATGATCGAAATTTAACTTGTCTTTTTTGTAATCGCCCGTGTGGTTTACTACCACTTCTAATCCACTCGGCTTACTTTGTTCTTGCTTTTTTCGGTTCATATATCCTCAGGCATCAGCCCTTTTCTTGTTGAGTATTAATTTCTGATACATCTGATGTAGCCGTTACATCACCACTTACTTCGGCAGTTGGCTGTACAGCTTGTGCGGCGACCTGTGCTTGCTTTACGGCAGTTAGACTCTTTGCAAAATATTGAGTAACATCTACACCAGCTAACGCTGATAGGAAAATGAACCAATTAACGGACGGTTCCCACCCGACACATGCTTGTGTAGCAGCACTACGATAATCGCAAGCATGCATAAGATATGTAATTCCAGTTGCTGCAATAAGACCAATGGTAACCAACAAACGAATTCTTGTAGTTGGAATTAAATCAATAGCAGTTGCAATTTTTCGTAGTGATGTCATTAATCGTCTCTATATCGTGCAATATCATTGATAAGAACCGACCCATCTTTGTTTAATTCAAATGATGGAACATAATCATCATAGAACTTTAAAAACAAAGTGTCTTTTAATGAAATGAACTTTGCAACAGTGGGAGAAATTCCAGCTAGTTGAGTAAATTCTTCCATGCTATATGTTTTGTATGGTTTTAATGTGTTACTATAAATTGCATCATCAATTTTTGTTTGATAAGGGTCTGCAATAACTTCATATCTATGTGCCTTTTCACGAGTAAGTTGTGATGGTGTACGTTCATGAGGCGGCGACTCGGGACGATCATCTTTTGCATAATCTATATGCGTGGCTCTTTTTTGCAGAGGATCTGCAAAAATATTTTTGGTATTTTGTTTGCGGCGCTGATCGTCGGGGGAATTGTAATTCCAAGAAGTCACTTTACCAGATTGTGGATTATAATCCGCTGCTGGTCGTGAGGTTCCATCCTTACGCTTTGCATGTAATATATTTGACGTAGGCTTTTCAAAGTTCATGCCTGTGGTCTTTTGAACCTGATCTCGGGACACTGGAATAAGCTTACCCTTCTCTGACTTGTGGGTAACTTGTCCATTCTTGCCCCAACGACCGAAGCTCATGTAATCCAACCCGAGACGTTCAGCTTCTTTTGCAGCAGTAGAACCCTCTTGTTGAAGGAGGGTTTCTAGTATTTCTTCACGAATAATTTGACGAAGTTCAAGTTTCTTCATGTGTTATCTCACGATGCGCCAAGCGGCCTTTACTTGAGTTTCTTCTGGCAACGTGTCAAACCGAACCAGTTGTTCGCCGGTTAGCTTGTGGCGTGCAATACGAAGCAATCGAGAGATTAGCTCTTTGTTCTTTTCTTGTTGAGTATCTACGAGATCGTCATTCTGACCAACCGGTTCTTCGTCATCTTCGTGAACCATTGGTGATGCGTGTGCACCATCAACTGGATTCTTTGGTGCATTACCTGGCTGCATGTCAGGAAGACCATCGCCGTCGGTGTCATACTTGAAATCTTCGTCGCCTTGCAATTCAAAATATCGTTCTAGTACACGACCCATGTCATCATACAATGCTGTGGATCGTTGACGTAGCATATCTTGTTCTGTGGCAATTTTGTGGAATTGGGTTACGTAGGTCTTTAGTTCCTTCATATTACGCTTGATTGTATGACCATCAAACCAATCATCTGCTTCAGACATAACAGCCTGTTCAGCAAACTCAGCAAGTTGCATAAGTTCTTCTGCCAACTCACGCATGGAAATACCACCACGTAGTTTAGATCCATATTCATTGTATTGACTAATGATCTGCCCTAGTGTTTGTTCACGACGTATTACTGGTCGTTGTGTTTGTTCTGGTGGCCCAAAAGGCATAACTATGCTCCTTACTTCGTAGTTGCGGTTTTAGAAGAACCACGCGCCCAATCATCGGCACTTTTTTTGTTTTTTGCTTCGTCCTTACCATACCAATAGTTAGTCTCACCACTTGAATTTTTTGCGGCCCAGCCCTTACCAGCAGTACGCCATGTTGCTCCGTTTGGCATATCCTTAGTTTCAAATTCAACTAGGGTATTGATTAATTCTTCACGGATGATATTGCGAAGTTCGGATAGCTTTATCTTAGACATATTATTTTAGCTCAGCAAAAAAGTCATACACTAACTTTTCTATATTAGCATATGGATTGGCCTGTGCACCAACACCTTCATTCAAGAAGGCGCCATGCGTGGAAGGATTCGAAACGATATCAAAACAGATTAAACTAAAGTCATCATCTACTTCAACGGCACCCTCGCCAAGATTTTTAATAGACCCAACACCACGAGAAGAAACACCCAATCGAATACCATTTTTCATCAATTCCTTAACAATATTGCCTGACGGGGTGGACAACACTTCAATGGTGCCCATTAAGTCTGCACCTTCCCAATGTACTTCATTGATGTTATGTGATACGTTTCTCAAATTGACAACGGTCGAATCTGGATGGTCCAGCTCGCCAAGTGCGCGGCGCTGACCAACAAATTCTTGTTCATACTTTGAGGCTTCTCGCATCAAAATTTCTTTTGGATATACTCTACCGTTTTGATTCTTAGCATCAGCACGTTGCAAAATGGCCTTGACCTTAATGGGCGCATTGGGATTGGCCGTGGCCTCAGTCAAGACAGCACGTGCGTCATATTCTAATGGAAAGTATTCTACTAATAGTTGTGGCATATTATGACTTCAGGTTGCGGATACGAGTAGACAATGTGTTCAATCGACCCTCTAGCTTGGTCAATCCACGAGCAGTAGACTTCCAAAGCTGATCGCCTTGTACGCCAGACTCTTTCTTGAGTCGTTCATTCATACGAAGCATACGATCTACTTCATTAATTTGACGATTGATTTCACGGATGGCAGTACCAATCTTCTTGGACGGCGATCCCTCAGACATCTTGTATTCTGTATATCGATTTTCGGAAACTACACCATCGGCAACTTCTTTCTTTGGTGTGCGTGTGCTATAATCGACGCCCATATTCTTCTTTGATGCCAGTGGTCGTCCCTTGGCACGAGTCATCACCTGCTTTGTCTTAGGACAAACGTGTGTATCTTTATACTTCGCACCACAGTTTGGACATTTAACTGGATCTTGGTGTGACGAAGCTGGAGAATGTGTCTCTTCTTGTACAACCTTCTCCTTAGCAGGCTTCTTAAGCGCACCGGCTCCCTTTTTGCCAAATGGTACGGTTTCTACTTCTTGATTGCCCATTGGATCGGCCTTTTCTGCCTTCTTGTCTACTGGTTCATATCCTGCCTGGCTAGCAATTTTCTTTGACTTGGCCTTACCAGCTGCGGAGTCGCCTCGAAACGCAAATGGTGTATTGTATGGACCAGCAGCTCCAGACGAACTGGTTTCATCCAGTTCCAATTCTTCTTCCACCAGCTCACGAATGAGCTTTCGTAGTGCAGTACTCATTAGTTGAGCTCCTTTTCAATTTGATAGCCGATCATCATTGCGGTAACTTCATTATCACGAACGCCGTTCTTACTTCCAATGTTATTAAGCTGTGTAATTACTTCGTTCAACTTAATTTGAACTACTCGATCTTTGATTGACCGACTCTTTTCACGTAGTTGCTTTTGTAGAGCAGGCACTTCTCGATGAACATACTCTAACAAAGTATTTTTGCTTGAAATGTCGTTAATATATTCACGAAGTAAATCTTTCTGCTTATCATTTAGTTCATCATACTTTTCATTAAATCGATCAATTAAAATCTTGTAAGTAAGTAATCGTAAATCTTCTGTCTGGCTCTTAAATTCTTCGAGAAGTGCCGTATCCTTGTGTTCTGCCTTGCGACCGTGGCCCAATAGGTGTTCTAACAACGTAAATCTAGCAGATGCCACGTCTTGAATGTTCATAATGGTATCACCACTATGACGGGCTTCTGCTAGAAATGTCTTGTAGATGGACGCATGCAATTTATACGACGGAATCTTACATGAAAGAAACGTCTCTAAATCATAATTCTTCTTGAGTTCTTTGATAAGTTCATATTTTTCACGGGTCAATTGCATTTCGTCAAGCTTTTGACGTTGTGTAATGACCATATTGAAAAATTGAACGGCTCGGCTTTCGGTGAGTCGATCAGCATTCATAAATGCCTGATACAACTGCAATTCTTTACCTAATTCACGGCCGGCATGAAAATACTTCTTTAATAGCTGTAATGCAGGTGACTCAGATCGTCCTTCTAGTGTATCTGATGTTATTTGACGGACCAACACCTCAAATAGCACACCTGTATTTTTGATTTTACTATGACTAACGGTAATTCCTCTCATGTATTGCTCCGTGAGCGTCAGGTATTATGGTTGATGCGACCCGATACTTTTCTCACAACTAATAAGTATATAACTTAAACCTATTCGTCATCAATGTGTTGTTCGATGCCACCTTCAAGAATGGAGGCGTCAAGAAAAGTACCTGTATCGGGATCGGCCGACTCCGCAATTAACGAACTTGGACGTACGGGGCGTAGTTTATTGCCCAAAGCATGTAACATCTCTAATGATAGGGGATGTTTTCTAGCTGGCGTTCTGGTTCGTTCCTTGGAATGCTTAATAACATCGTATTGTCCATCAAAGCCCAGTGGATCTCTTCCCATTGGATGACTGTCTTGCCCATATTTTGCGCCAGTCTTAGGGCGGCCTACTGGATTTGACTCACCAACCTGTGCGGGCGGACCCAAATCTTCCATTTGTGGATCGCCACCCTGTGCGGCCATTAGGTCTTCTGGTGACTGGTCTTGTGGGTAACCATACTTGGCCGGATCTGGTTCTCCACCTTCAATCTTGGTGTATCTAAAGGCTCTCTTAATGTCCTCGGCAACCAATTCACGCTGTTCCTGCATCTCGGCATGACTGATATTGAAGATATTCTTGTAGATGTAGTCCTCAGAATGCATCTTTAAGGCCTTCATGTCAGAGGCAACCTGTACCTTTTCCTTCATCAAATTCAGCTTTTCTTGTTCATAGATGGTAGAAGGCAGAGTAAGCTTGAGCTTAAAATCTACCAACTCTTCATCTTGGAAACCTTGTGCAAACAAGTGAACAATAGCCAATTGTGTAAGTTCGGATACTACAATCTTCTGAAGTTGTTCGATAGTACGTGAGAATCGAACGTCTTCAGCTGCCAATGTTAATTTACCGTTGATGGATTCGTCATATCCCAAGAATGCCTTTGGAATCTTAAGTGCGGCCATCATTCGGTTTCTAAGATATTCAATGTCCTCAATGCTGTTAAATTCAAGACCACCGAGGTTCGTAATTTCGGTACCAGAATCACTGCCACGGACGGGGATGTAGAAATCTTCAAGAATATTCATCATATTGTATCGAAGATTGTAGTCACCTGTCTGCTGGTCAACAAACGGCACCTTCTTCATCTTGTTAGAAATCTTTTCCATGTAAGCTTCAATTTCAGCTGGCGGAATGTTACCAATATCTAACTTGATTACTCTCTTTTCTGGGGCACGCATGATTCGGTGAATCAACATTGCATCTTCCATCAATGTCAATTGCTTCCATACACGACGAGCACCTTCGATCATGGAACGACCATACGGCAAAAAGTTGGAGTCTGTCATCAATCGAAGATGAATGACTTCATACTTTTCAAGTTTAGTCTTTTGTCCATTCATACCCATCGTCTGGAAGTAGGTATATCGTGGATTGTTTGGATCTTCACCATCTACACGTATTGTATCGTATACAGATAGTGGTTGAATGTTAATAATACCGTGTTTATCACTAATTTCAATGAACAAAAACTGGTCGCCGTATTTGCACATGTTGCGAATCCACGGTGCCAAATTAAAGTCGATGTTTAGGATATCATAGAATAGATTTTGAAGAATTTCTTTGATGTGTTCATCGTCGCATTCAATGGTTAATACATCACCATACTCATTGTTTACGGTACTTTCGTGGGAATAGATGTCAAGAGCAGCATTAATGATTGGATCTTGGTCCATGATGTCATATTCACGGAACAACATGATACGCTGGGTCTGATATGCCATGTTAAGTCCATACTGATTACCGTATGAATTACCAAGGCCAGCTGTACTAAAGATTCGACTATATCTGTCTTTATATGCATTAGATAGGTATGATTGCACAAAATCGGTGTCGGCAACTTTTAGTTTTTTGCCGCCAACGTGTCGAACAATTACACCTGTCGAAAATAGTTTCTTTAATCTACCAAACAAATTTTCTTCGGCCATCAATTACCCCTGTTAGTTATTTGTAGACTTTTATCAAGCAATGTATTAATACTGACCAGGCGCTTGTGGTGCAGGCGACTGACTTACACCCATCTCTGCGGCCGGTTCTTCAACTTTTTGAAGGTTGGTGTAGTAATCTGGTGATTCTTTAAGATGCGCCAATACCAATAACGCGGTCTTCTTAACATCACCCTGAGTTACATTCTGATGTTCTAGCTCAACATTCATACCTAAGTAAAACTCTTTAATCTTTACGTCGGTTTTATCAAGTTTCAAGGACTTAAACAGCTTGGCCGCCTGAACTGTGGTAATTTTGTTCATAGCTTCTGTAAGAAGCGTGGAAAGCTTAATCATGAGTTTATCTCTAGTATATTTTTGATTTCACGACTGATGTATTCACGTAACTTAGAATTTATGCGGCGGTCAATGTCCCTACGAGATTCTAACAGTACACCTAATCTACCATAAGTAGTAAGTTCACTAACAGACTTTACAAAACTATGATCAAAATCATGCGCCAGTTTTAGAAATTCCTTTAGGGGACAGTCACAAACTATACAGTTTATCTCAGTAATACCCAATTTTTTAGCAGCAATCCATCTGTGGTGACCATCTACAATATAGCCCTCGGCAGTTACAATAATCGGAGAAGCATCAATAACCGATGGGTCTGACATAATATTGTCTACCTTATCTTGGTTAACGTGCTTTTGTACCGGAACCAACCATTTGACGGGTCGTTTACTAGTTTTGCTAGTAATATTCTTGGTTTCTAAATAGGAACAAAACTCAGAAAGTTTGTTCTTTGGAATCTGTGGCATCAGATGTCTGGGTATTTGTGCCGTGGTTATAGGAGCCATCTAAAATCCTCTTCAGCGCCGTTAATTATGGTCTTGTATGGATCTTGGGTCAATCCACCAGGCATATAAACACCATCGTATTGATTGACTCGATTCATCTTATCCAACGAAAGTTTTGTATACTCTAGTCCCTTCTGGTGTAGCTGAAGTGCCGTATCTCGAATCCACAATCCAATTGACATTGACATTACTAAGTCGTCGTGAAAACCATCCGTAGCAATGGGCTTTCCATTTTCCCACACAAATGTAAGCAATTCGTCTAACGTACGTTGGGAACGGATAATTACCGACTTGTCTCGCATATATTGATCTAGTTTTGATATAATCAATGGTCGAGTTCGTGATGACGTAGTAAATCCAGCGATGGCTCGTTTATCTGCACGATACAACTTGTTACTACGCACATCCTCTGGATCAAGATACTTTAGATCGTCCGTCATATAGAACAAATTCTTGTATTGACGATCAATGATCGTTTGGATGGTTGCCCATCCAATACCACCATTTTCAACAACTAATAACGCGTCGTTATATTCAGTTGATGTCGCAACTAGCAAATGTCCAAACTCGGTGGTAGGCAATCGACCTTTAAACTCAGCGACCTGTGTACACGTTACGGCATCAATAACGTGCATGGCCGAGAAGTCGCCCATTTCACTATTTTCTCCACGTGCAACGTCTGCAACAACAATATACGACTTGGTATAATCTGGATATTCCCACACCCATAGATCGCCGCCTGGTCCTTTCTTAGCAATTGGATCTTTTTTGTGAGTCTGTCGATAAAACTCAATAAGATCAGAGTCAATAACAGTGTTACCAGATCCCAAGAACTCGGCTTCATATTCCTGTCTAAAGTCTCGATCACCAAGAACTGTTCGTTGCGTCTGTTCCCACTTATCATCACGATCTGGGTGTACACGCCAATCTAACTTGATCGGATAAAACGCACCGTCCTTATTACGACCCTTAAATTCTTCGGCTTCCACATACTTCTTATGGAAGAAGTTACCAATACCGTTTGGCGTAGAAATCAAAATAGCCTTACCACCCGTAGCCAACGTAGCCTGTGCAGCCGTCCAAATTTCCGCTGCGTTCTTAATGAATGCCGCTTCGTCAAGTACTAGCAATGATACGGCTTCTGATCGACCTGCATCTCCCGATGACGACGATGCCTTGATTTGTGACCCGTTAGCAAATCGTAGACTTAGCTTATTGTTTTCAACAACCGGCACCTGTAACCACACAGGTAAATTGTCAAATGCAAATCTAACTTTAGTAATTAGGTTCTTTGCAGTTTCTTGTTTGGTAGCAATAACAAGAACGTTTTTGTCCTTTGAAAACAACATCATTTGTAATGCCAAACAGGCCACGACGGTTGATAGACCAATCTGACGACCCTTCAGAATAATAGTATAATCTTCTTGGTCAAATGTAGACAATGCCTCTTCTTGATATCCATACAAATCAAATAACATTCGTCCCTTGGTCGGGTGCTGGATAAAGCAATACTTTCGCATGAAGTATGCTTTATCTGTTGCACATCGAATGTACTCAGACCGAATGAGTGATTTTAAATCTACCTTCTGTGTTGCTGGAGCAGTCATATATTATCCGGTTAGTTGGATACTTTTTTGCCAAACTGATATCCAACATACGCAGATCCAATAATTACAACTTCGCTAGGAATCTTTGGAAGCTTGATACCAAGGAACTTCTTTGGCTCTTTAGGCTTTGGAAAGTTGTCAATAGTAATTCGCAGTGCTGTGTTATCTTCAAACAGTCGTGCGTTACCGAGACGAAGCGAGTCGATGCTAAATACACGCGTAGTATCCAATCTGAGCAATTCTTTTGTAGATTTGTTTAGGCTGTCTATTTCTTTTGCCTGTGACAATACAGTTCTCTTACACTGATCGCATGCTGGTGGCAATGTGGAGTCAGACAATACAGAATCTCGCAAGGCTTTGTTTTGTACGTTTAACTTGGCAATATTAGATTGTAATACTGCATTTTTTTGCTTTATGGATTCAGCCACAGCTTCAGCAGAGTCTACACTCTTTAGCAATACTATGTTCTGATTACGAATGCTGTCCGATTTAGCCAATACGGGTGCCACGGTGCTGTCCACATAGGCTTTGAAGTCTTTACGGTATGCATCATAGTCATCAGTCTTTTGTCGGCCACCAATCCAAAACGCAACCATGCCAATAAACATGACGCCAACAATGATACCAAGCAATTGACCAACACCAAGGGAAATTCTGGATGGAAGTTCTGGACTTGCTGGCGGTGGCTCTACCGGAGTCGGTTCTATATTAGGCGTTGTCATTTGTAATCTCCTTGGTTTCTAATGCTTCTTCTTCTTCTGCAATAGCAAGAAGTCGATCTTCACAGAACTTTATGTCTTCTCTGAGTGTAACAAACATGTCCTTGAAGTGTTCAATCTTAGCGAGTTCTTCCCATCCACCATTTTCAAAGTGTACCTGTGGTACCTTAAATGTGCGAATGTAATCCTGGCGTTCTTGAATTTTATCTTTTAAGAATGCCTTTTCATTCTCTCTGACTTTCTTTTTCTCAAACGCTTCCCATGTACCATCGATCATCATTTGGGTGTGCTCTTTGATGGTACAATCATAGCACTGACCGTACAATCGATAAAACTTAGTGTCAAATTTGTGTGCCATAGAATGTTCACACTTTGGACACCACCACGGCGTCTTTGCATCTTGCAATTTTGTAATGGACTGCTTGATGCCATCTTTTACGGTCCATTGCTTACCATCAGAATCTTCCCACAATTCACCTTCAGCGCGTGTGGGTTCGGCCTCGGGCACGTAACCCCATATTGGACGATCCCATTTCTTTAACTTAGATGCTACTTGACTACGCATAGCATCGACTTTTTGTTCTATACGATCACTCATTTAGTATTCCTTACAACCTTTTCGGCTGCTTTGTGTGCGGGGTGGTCTGCATCATATTTTAATGCGGTCTTAACCAAGATGTCATTGTCCGTTTCTGGATTGCGAACTTTCTTCGATCCGACATCAGACGGCACCTGCTTTACTGCATCTGGTTCGGCCTGCTTTTCGCCTGACGGTGCCTTCTTGTCGGCCGATGGCAATTGCTTAGCAGGTGCCATTTTCATCTTTGTCAACATAGTTTCGTAATCGGCCACAATCTTTGGCAACTTATCACGGAACGAAACATCAGGCTTTTGTAGTCGATCTACTAACTTTTCATATGTATCAATTTCGGCAAATGTAGACTTAGGACCAAACATTACCTTGGCAAGAAAGTCTACATCATTAGATACAAGCTTTTTACTAACCGTTTCACGCTTACCGTTTGGCTTCTCTGTAAAGTATTCCTCGTAGATACCATCTCGCATGTTAATCAAGAATCGTTTCTTGACACCGGGCGTATCTGTGTCCATTGCCAAATTTGGTAGAATGACCATAAACAAGTTGTTACGATATGATGAACTGGTATTGCTTGTGTCGCCGTTTGTTAAGAATCGCTTCATGAACTGTAGGTCGCCCATCATAAAATCAATCTGTACATTGCCTGGCTGCGAGCCAGACTTACCATCATCGCCCACGGCAGGTTGTTGTTTGCCAGTTGAATCGGTCAACGGGACACTTAAACTAAACTGTTGAAAGCCCGGTGTAATCGTGGCCTCGATGCCCTTATCGGTAAGATACTGTTTCAATGCTACAAAGAATTCTTTCTTGTCTGTACCCGTGTATCCGATGACCTTTTTTACGTCATCAATATCGGTTGCAAAATCGAGATCGTTCATAATAGGCTTGAACGTACTGCCTACCAATGTACCAGCAATTTTACCAAATCCAACCATGTTAGCGGCATGCTGTGCCGTGCTCTGTGCAAATTCATTTGGAATTTTGCTATTAGCTTCTACAGCATTACCGCCTTCTAAAATAACTACTTCGTTGCGAACTAATTTAGCGGCTGCCTTGTATGCTGGGTGATCTTTAGGATACTTGAGAGCCGTTTTAACCAAAATATCGTTATCCGTTTCTGGGTTGCGGATGGTCTTATTGAGTATATCGCCCTTGCCTTTTGCACGGTCATCTGGCTGTGCGGACTGGCGCTGGGTGGCTGGATCGGCCATTGCTGCCTTTCGTGTCTTCTTCACCGGATCAGTCGCCGTGGCTAGTTTGCTGGTGATTAAGTCAAATACATCTTGATCAAATTTACCGTACATTGTAGCAAACATTTTCTTCTTGTCTTCAACTGATCGTTGAGGATCACTCAATACAGATCGGATTGCGGTGCCAGAGATGTTTTGTCCATCAACATCCGCTTCAAAGTCGGGCACAACAGTAAAGTATCCAACATCTCTGTAGTTACCAAGAGAATTGCCATCTTGCGGCAATGGCTTGTAATAATTGCCTACACTCAATCGTTCTGCTTCTTTTTCACTGAGCGCTGTAATGAACGGCGTGTCCTGTGGGAACGGATCTGTAATTTCTTTTGGTGCATATGGGTTTTTAACTTGAACAATTTTATCTGTAGGAATGCCGAACATTCGTGACATAATACTTTGCTTTTCGTTAAAGTTAAATGGTGACTTGGCGCCATCTGTTTTATCACTGGTGCCAATATATACGTTTTCTTTGCCATATTTGTCTACTAGGTGTTTGTAGACAGAGTAGTGACCGGCATGGAACGGCTGGAATCGGCCGGGATATACGACTACTGGGGCACGCTTAGGTTGTGTACCAGCAGCTGATGTAGGCGATTCTCCTCCGACTTCATCATCGGCACTTCGTGCGGCTGGATTTAACTTGTACGTGTTAATGCTAACAATTTGATTGACCGGGGCAAACGCACCAGTAAACTTGTACAATTGTCCATTGTGAGTGAACACAATGCCTTCGGCTGGAGAAATTTTGTCAATTCCAATGTCCTTTAGGTGATCAAGTTCCTTCTTAGTCTTATCAATGTACTCAGGCTGGCCACTCTTTTTGATGGCCTCTACCGCATCTTTAAACTTAGCCTTTAACTTCTCTCGGGTACCATCAGATTGACCAAGTAGATTGGTGGCACGATTTAGTGCATCAGCACCAACGTTTAAAACAATCGATTTGATAGATCGAATGAACTTTGCTTGCAATTCTTTGCTAGGCTTTTCTAGCTCATAAAACAGTTCTTTCTTTGCTGGATCTTTGATGCTTCGAACACCAAAGGATTTATCGCCCGCAACAAATCGACGTAGAAGCAATTCCTTCTCTTCAGGAGTCCAAGCATTTTGTGCATCGATAAGTTCAGACCATTGACCTGCCAAGAAATCACCGATGGTGTTGTCATCTGTTAGATTATATCGTGCTTGTAACTCTGTGATCGCATCTGTGTATTTTTGTGCATTTTGGCGATCTGTATCACTTGTGCCAAACTGTATTTTGTTTTTGCCCGTGATTTTGTATGTTGGCTGCTTGTCTGTACCTGCACGAGACATAACATCGGCTAATGCATCAGCAGCATTAATGTCCATACTGGTAGGATTGCCGGTTTCAGGATCATAGTCCCGAACACTCAACAACATGATAACATTTGTGTTATATGGAATGGTATTTGCTAACTGCGAGTTTAGAATTTCGGCTGATGCGAACCGAGATCCGTTATTGAATACTGCCTTTTTCATTGCATCTGGTAGTGCATCGACGGCTGATTGTACGTCTTGGGCGGCCCGGCCAAATGAATCAGATACTTGATCGCCATGCTTGGCAAAAAAGTCTTTGAATTCTTGGGCATCCATCGCTGCCGCACCATTACCTTTGGTATGTTGTGTATTGCGAGCAAACACTACCTTACCGTCACGTACGGTAAACAAAATGTTCTGACCGTCAGTTTTTTCTGTTGCACTCTCAAGATTACCAGTTAGTGCCTGTGATACCAATCCCTTAAGGTCACTAAACGACATCTCAACATCATCATATGGATGTTGAATATGACTCTTTGGTGCACCTTCGGTTAGTAATGTTGACTTGGGATATCGAGTTACTTCGTCGGTTCTGTTTTGTCCGAGCCTAAGTAACACCTCGCCAAGTCCGGGCACATTTAATGTCACCCCATCTCGGCTAAACTGGCTGTGTAGGTGTTCAGACAACATATCACCAAGATATATTGCTAACTCGTCCTTCTTCATGTTCTTTTCGCGTGCACGATATCGCTGGTTAACTTCGGGCTCCTTAACACGATCCTTACGATCAATGCCTGTGGCCTTTAAGAACTTCTCTGCCTTCTTGTATACAGGCTTCCAACGAGGATACTTCAATGCAGATTGTACCTTGATCTCACGACCTGTGTCGGGGTTGACAATCATTCGTTGCATAGGCGGCGTCTTGTCGGACTTACCATCTTCATCTGCATCAGTATCTTGTCCACCAGCATCTGTCTTTTTGTATGATGTCTTGTTTGCCTGTCCAGTTGCTTGGGTTTTGGTAAACTTTCCATCAACTTTTTCGGCACCATCCTTTGCCTTGTTAGAAATAATATCCAAGATACCAGCATCGGACTTGCCGTATAATGCCTGGAAGATCTTTTCTTTCATAGCGTCAGATGTCTTTGATGACCCAAGTACTTGCATAATTTGTGGACCAGTAAGGTGCTGACCACCAATAGTAGCACGAAGTTCTGGGACCGTCAGATAGTATGCGGCCTTGTCATATGTTTGTAGTGATGGTGACTCAACATACGGATGGAAGTATTTGCTCTTTGACAATACCGCGGCATCTTCATCAGATACAACTGTAACGAATGATGTGGCCTTTGGATTGAACTTTTGTAGTAGTTCGGCAGGAACATATGGATTTTGAACTTCTTGAAACTTACCGTCTTCAATATCAAACATTTTCATAATGACTTGCTTCTTATCAGCATAGGTCATTGGATTTTCTAGTTCATCGGTTTCATTCGTTGTTGTGATGTATACATTATCACGGCCAAACTTCTTGACCAATGTCTTGTAAATCTTGAAATGTCCTTGGTGAAACGGCTGAAAGTGGCCAGAGTACGCAACAATGATTCGTTTATCAGACTTGACTTCCGCCTCTGATATCAACGATCTACGAAGTTCGTTTGCCAATTCACCCGCCAAGCGGTTTGCTTCAAATAATAAATCCATAGTACAATTCACCAAAAGAAAGGGGACTACTCAAATAAGTAGTCCCTAATTCAGCATTGATGCTGAATTTACATGCCTTCCGACCAGTTCCATCTAATCCAATCTATTCCACATTGTGAAGCCTGTGTTGCGCCGCCGTTAGTTAAATTTAAACCTACGTCTGTTGCTATAAAATTTGGTATGGTCGCTACACCAGCGTATTCATATGATACACCATCACTAGATATCATAAATTCTACAGTTGATGCAGCTATTCTTTTTGCTCTGATATACTGCGGGCCGGATGTTTTGCTAGTACTATCAAATCCTATTGCTGCATATGTAATAGAACCACTAGTAACTGTATCTACATAAAATCTAGTTTCGGTATTTCTATACTCGTATCCAAATCTAAATCCAGAACCAGATGCAAATTTTGATATATTATCTAATACAATTACAAATGCACCGTGGTAGTTTTGTGTTCCGTCTACACTCATTTTTGTATAGATGGTATCATTTATAGAAAATGTTGCAGCTTGGGTTATATGAATGCCGCTCTGGCCAACTATAGTGCCTGAGTGAAAGTATGAAAACCACGTACCAAATTTGTTATATTTTACAGATTGTGCGCTACTTGACGCATCAGATCGCAATACCCATTTTGGATTCAACGTTGACGTAATAAATTCGTCGTCATATAATGTTGGAGAAGTCGGTGCGATATCTGGTCCCATGCCAGAGTTAATAACATACGAGGCAGTTGCCGCATATGATGCAGATGTTATACTAGACAACACATTATCTGTTTTAACTGTGCCTGGTGTTGATCCACTAATAAAATACGAGAACGAAGATGTACATCCAAAGGTAACGTTTGTAGTATTTGATGTTAAGCCAACGTAGGTTGGTCCACCAGTGAACCAATCCGTAACAGATCGAGTTGCTATAGTATACACACCATCGGGTGAATTGCCAATCTTATAGTGAATAATGCCGGCGGACTTGCTGACCTCTAGATACGTTGTATTGGTAACCAGTTGTAGTGCTTCTATACTTTCGCTTGCAAACCACGTTTGAAACGTAGTCGCATTTGTGTAGTACAACGCACCATGTACATATGCAGGTGAAGTTGCTCGGGCTGGTGCCAATACAGCAAATTTGCCAGAACTGCTCTCATACAACATTAATCCAGAGAGTCGAGTATTGTTATCATTAATGTATAAATTGACATTGGTCGAATACACCCACGATCCAGACGGATCATCAATAGGTTGTATTATACCACGAACGTTGTTTCCTGAGTTGGCTGGTATCTTAACCCACAACGCACCATTGTATACTTGCTTGGTAGATGTACCAATGTTATAGTCTTTCCACTTAGAATTTAACGTACTGCCTGTAAAGTAGTCGTCAATATAACTTTTCTGTCTAGCAGACAATGATCCAGATAGTGTAGATGACCCGCCGCCGTTTAATGCATATGATGCTGTTAATGCATACGAGGCCGATTCAATTGACCCAAGTACGTTTTGTGCTACCGTAGCATACGACGCAGATTCAATAGATCCAAGAACGTTTTGTGCTACCGTAGCATATGAAGCAGTAGTTGCAAACGATGCGGATACGCTAGGAGACCCCGGCGCATAAGATGCACTTGTAGCAAACGATGCGGTTGTAGCAAATGATGCCGTAGTAGCAATAGATGCAGTTGGTACTGTATTATTCCAAATTACATCGGCTGTCGAGGCAGCAACCGCATCCAAAATAACATTAAACTCGTGGATAGACCAAAATGCACCACCACGACCCTGTACCATGCCAAATCGTAGATATTGTGCATTAATAGACGATGTAAATTCGTTAATATCCACCGTAGATCCACTTCGGTTGCCAATAATGGTCCAGCTAGCATTATCTAACGATGAGGAAATGCTGTATATTAAGGGCGAGTCGCCGGCACTATTGGTAGTGTCCATAATATACTTTTTAATGTTTATAGCAGACCCAAAATTTACACTGTATACTTGTCCAAGAGTCTGTATTCCATTTGTATCCCATCGAGTTCCTGCGGCAGAGTCGATAGAATTTCCAAATGTGCCGCCGTTTGTTGAACTGTTGTTGGTCCATGCAGTTCTACTTGCTGTTGTAGCCGGAATATAAACTGATCCAGTTACAAATTGTAAAACTCCGCGTGACACCGATCCAGATGGAAATCTGTATGGTATTGAATTGATTTGTATGTCTCTATCTAATGTTAACAAGCCACCAGATATAGCAACTAAATTAGAACCAGACAATGCACTGCCGCTATAATATGCAAATTGACCCGTGGTTGAATTCTGTGTTGGGTATCCTGTACCATTTTGTGCATATGACGCAGTTAATGCATACGACGCCGACGTAATAGAACCTAATACGTTTTGTGCAACAGTAGCATACGACGATGTAGCGGCATATGAGGCAGACACACTTGGAGAACCAGGCGCATAGGATGCACTAAGTGCAGTTGATGCGTAACTCGCAGTAGTTGCTGTTGTTGCGTTGCCTTGTAATGATCCAGTAAAGCTGCCAGTGTATGATCCGGTACTAAAGTTAACTGTGGGTGTGTTTGTTGCGTAACTTGCAGTTAGTGCATATGATGCCGATGTAATACTACCTAATACGTTTTGTGCTATTGTTGCATAAGATGCCGTCGTGGCAAATGAGGCTGAAATTGAAGGGGACCCAGGCGCATACGAGGCACTCAATGCGGTTACTGCATACGATGCAGATACAATGCTTCCTATGATCTGATCAATACTTCCGGTTTCTGCAATTAGATTCTTAACTCTCATAAAATTTTCACAAAGCTAAAGTAATATGACGCCGTTGGATGTGACAAATTTGAAGCAAGTTCTAAGTACATGGGAACGTTTCCAGTACGATGCCGTGTCTGTAAATACAATGACATGCTTCCCGGCGAGACGCCGGCGCGGTGCATTGATATTTCATCCGACGATGTACTATTGGTATTGCCTGCATACCATGACAACTGACCAGTATATACTTCATTGATATGATTGTCATTGGTTGCCATTAACGACATTACATACACCCCAGTTGGCAAGTGTTGAGATCCACTGGATACTACTTGATATGTGGGGGTTGTAGCCACGGAGGCTGTAAATGTATATAGTGGTACTAATGTTGTTGCCGTTGTTGAGTACGATGCAGTGAGTGCGTACGATGCAGATACACTTGGACCGGCGCCGTTCATAGCGTATGAGGCAGTTAATGCATATGATGATGACTCAATTGTTCCAAGATAGGTAGATGCACTAATGTATCCACCAGGCACTTCAAAGTTTTTATTGCCAAATATTGCAACGGTTCCACTATTTGGCATGTAAATACCACCAGACCACGATGCATTCATCCAACCACTGCCTGACATGGTTCCGCTGTTTATCGTGATATGCCAGCCATTAGTAACTAATGATGATATACCTACGTTTATATTTTTTGGACCATTGGTAGTTGAATATCTTGCAACAACAGATTCGGATGTCTCATCTACACGAGATAATATAGGACGCGCAACATATACAGAATTATCAGTTTTGTTTTCATCAGCAAATCGATAGCCGTTTTCGCCGATGTAACTATTTTTATCTAATAGCCAAATATCGCCTGGCCATGTTTCATATATATTGCCTGATACAGGCTCTAGTGATAGTTGTGGAGATCCACTGTGAGCATTTGCATATATACCACGTCGATTTAACGATGATGATAGTTCTGCGTACGTAAATGTAATTGGCGAAAATTGAACTTGCAAACCAAATGACTGTGCTTGGGCAGCACCAAATAAAATGGCATCAATAAGACCCGGATCTTCAGTTGATGACTGTGACCAAGATACCACCAACGAGCCTAAATTTAAGGTAACTGAACTAGATGGTGCACCGATAGTTAAATATCGTGTTGATAATTGTGCAGACGATGATACTGACGACGAAAATGATCCAAGACTTGCAGACCAATATCCTTGCACGCCACTACCAGGCAGCGATCCAGTTAAAAATGCCGCGTTAAATGATGCTGATTCCCATCTAGATCCGGTAATATCGCTTAACGACATATTATATCAACGGAACAGTTTCAATGATACTCATAGTATATGCCTGAGTTATTGGATTTTTTCTAGAATAATTTAAGCGTACCCTACCATCTGCCAGCTTTGCAAAATTATGCGTAATTAATCGTTCCGATTCAAATGAAATATTACAACAAGATGATCCAACAATAGATCCACTAATTCCACCAATAATAGTACCCGAATAAGCCGTATATATATTTCCATTTATTGATGCAGACGCAACCGGCGACCCAGCATCAAATGCCGAGGCTGTCATAGTTCCAGATCCATTAAATGTGCCGCACATACTTCCGGTTAATATACCAACAAAACTTCCAGAGAATGGATCTGCATAATACTGTGTGTAATATTGATTATTTACTATGCCTCTGATATCTCCTACGATACGTCCAACTATACTTCCACTAAACATACCAGCAAGCGATCCAGTTACAGATGTTGTACAGCCATAACTCGCAGATATTATGTTAGCTGTGATAGGCGCGGTTATTGGTGATTGTACATTTTGTACAGTAATTGATGTTGGATGTCCAGATATATCTACTTCTACATTACCATACATTAAATTTCTAAAATATTCTTTTGTTTGGATTGTAGATGCGGATGTATAAGAGATCAGTACCTCTCTAGTTCCTGTTGCAGGCAAGACAACAATCGGATATTTTGCAGTATTCGTAGCTAATGTACCAGATTGTTCTAATATTAACCTATATACGCCCGTTCTAGTAATGGATAACGTATCTACATAAACTTGGCCTCGTGCAATTGATGTCGTCGCGGCGCCAATTAACTGTGCTGGCGGCCCGTCTGCACTACAATCTTTTTTTCCAAATTGTAATGATTCCATGCGTAAATATACGTTCTTAGGCGATTCATCGGGCGTCATCCCAAATATAGGCGTATTTGGCGGATATTCATCTTCCGGTGATATCGGCGGCGCAGCATCGGCGGCAAACGTTCCCAATCCATATGCAAAATAAAATGATTCATTTTCTCGTACAATTTTAGGTGCTTGAAAAATAGATGCGCTAAAAGGAGAAATACTTGAACTTTCGTAATATAATGTTTTAATTTCTGTTACATACTGATCTGGCATTATGCAATCTCCTTATCATATACTATTACTGGATTGGTGCCGTAATCAACACGAATTAATCCAAATGATTGTGGAGGAGTACCTGAATAAAATGTAAATACGGTGTCAATATAATCATAATTTGCGTTGTCAATTGCAGTCTGTCTGAATATTTCTTGTACATTTGTGATTGGTGATGATATTAATTGTGGTGTACTATTTGCATTTCTTCCAGTGTATGATGCGTGTGCATTAGTTGCTAAATATACAACAGATCTAGTTGGATCTATAAGATCTGCAATTTCAAACACCGCAAATATAATGCCGTGTTCTGTTATACAAAAATCTAAGGATCGAATATCTCTAGACGAATCATATGGAAATGCTTGTACCTCAGAAAAATCTACAAAAAATGATGATGACGGCTCCCATCCAGTACCAGCTACATTCTGACGTTGAATTTCTACGCCTGGTACGCCGAACTCTCCTCCACTGGCTGTAAATTGTGCACGCCATACATAACTAAAATTGCCGCTCGCTGGCGTATAAATTTCATCTTGTATTATGTCAGGACCACGACAATAGGCAGTAAATGGATCTCGCATGCTAAGAGTACCGGGAAACAACGTAGTTGTAATTCCTTGTGCATAATATGAGCCAGATCCTTCAAATGATTGTTGTGTATCAAATATAACAGTAGACATTATACTGACGCCTCCGTATTTATTGTAATTTTAGTGACGATATATAGTGTATCCCCTATTCTTGGTGATGGAACTGGAATAGGAAAGTTTATTGTATTATTCGTCAAAAAAGATCCGGTTTGAACAACAATTATGCCGCCGTCGCCAGCAAATTCTGTTCCAGCAGATCCAGTACTGGGGTATCCCGTCCAGCTGCTTACCACCTCTGATGTGTAAATTACACTAAATGGTTGTGATGCAGTGTTTGCCGTCATTTGTAACAGTCCATCCAAATACAATGTATTGTTATATATACCGATGTTTGAATTAGATAAATTAATAGAGCACGATGATGCTAAAATTATAGATGACGTAGTGTAAGCATCATAACTAAAATCTATGTCTGGTGATGTGACGGGTGGTTGCCATACTACTGGTAGTCGTTCTCGGGTATAATTGCCCATTCGAGCAATCTGATCTCTTACCTCACCAGCGGTAACTGAATATCGGCCACGTAAATCATAAAAATCGCCAACCTGTGCAGTCAATCGTGCAAATTGCGCATCTCTTGGACTTCTTGGCAACAAAGTTCTAATGTCAACAAAGTTAGATCCAGAGCCGATTAACAATGTACCCTGAATTTGTAGAATGAATTCATTTAGATTAAAATCATAGTATCCATACAGTTTGTCGCCTACGGAAATTTCTGGACCATTCGATGATGTCCCGGCAAAGAATGCCGTTGTTGCACTTCTAACCTGTGGAATGGACGGACCAATGGAAATGGCCTGTCCCAACGTGAATACCCCGTCGATGTTGTTAAATCCACGAGTGGTAAGGGTTGGACCAGAGCCCGATGGTGCGACAGTTAGAATACCGTCAATACGAGTATCCGACCCTCGGAATACAAGATTGCCACCATCAAAGTATATTGGATCGGTCTCAATATTCAGAGGAACTAGATTCGAATTGGCATCGTACAGTTCCGCTTTAAACTGCAATCGTTCAAATCGACGACCGATCACCGAGGAGAAGACACTTATTTGGTCAGGATTGAAGCCAGACTCCCTGGCAGACGTAATTTTGACGTTACTCAGGTACCAACTACCGCCATAAATGGCAAATCGAAGTTTTGCAAGGCCGGCGGCAGTTGTGGTAAAGTTAAATATAAAGTTTTGGAACGTTCGGCGGCTCTGTCCAGCCGGCGACTCCAACTTGGTAATCAGATAGCCCAACTGTGATGATTGACCGCCCAAGAAGTTAGTACCGTACAATCGAACGTCCATCCTAGCGTCAAAGTCTGGGTCCGCCTTGGTGCATACCACATCACATTCAAATGTATATTCCGTATCTGCTTCCAAAGCAATAGATTCACTGATGCCCGTCCAGATAAGCGGTACATCACTATATGTGGATGCGATAGAACCAGTGCCCGCTCCTGTAATAGTTACCGAGTCTATAAGAACGGTACTGTTATATGACGCGGTGACACTGCCGGTTTGATACGAATTACCATTTTCAATCTGACCAACTTCCCAATTTTGATCAAGGAAGGGCTGATCGATAATCTGGCCAAGTTGTACCTGTTCACCTGTGCTGGATTGACTGACGGTAAGCTGTACAGACTCAAGAACCACATCTTCCAGCAATTCATATTTTTGATCTTCGTCAATGCCACGTACATAGAATTTTGCACGTTGAATGTCACCAGTAAATGTGGTTAGGTTTGTCAACGATATGTTGGCAAATGACCGATTTAATGATGACGTAATATATGTCGGGGACTGCTGATACGACATTGTGTAATTGTTCGTTGACCAACGAATGACAGGTTGTGCATCACTACCCGTAATAAATCGTGGCAACCGTGCCGTGGTACTTGACTGCAGTCGTTGAATACTAGATGTAAATGGTACGCCATCGACTAGTGCCGTAAATGTACCATCACTTGCTCGTCTGACAAAAATTGGATCTGTGGCCGTGATGATGGTGCCATCGGTACTAACCTGTCGTTGTAGATTAGTAATGTCATCGCCCACCAATTGTACATTTGCTGGCACATACTGACCAGTAATAGTTCCAGAGCTAATATCAATCATCGATCCAGTAACCGTTTGTCTAAACGGAATCAATTGTTCTGATACACTTAGTACTGGTCGATTGTATAGTCTAATGACATTGCTATTTGGCTTTGTTGGTTCAATGTTAACCGTTCGTTGCCACTTAACGTTGTATGTTCCGATCCATTCATCGGGCACGCGGTTACCATCAGAGTCAAATGCGAGTTCACCGAGAATGGTAAGCACGGCAGGCCCCGGTGGAGTATCGTCGTATACCTCAAACGATACTACACGAGCTAAGCCTTCTTGATAGTTTTTGATGGGTTGAGTAAAAACTGGATTGCCATTTACATCGGTTAGTTCGACTAGTACTTCTGTTGTACGAACTAGGTTTGGCGATCCATTGATAAGAAAGCCACTTTTGCCGCCAGGAATAATCTCTGGAATCTGTGCTAGTCGAAAATATTCTGAAAATGGGTTGTTATCTACTATCCAAGTACGAATATTAGACAAATTTTGAAGTTGTACTCTTTTTTTCAATTTTGGCATGCAGCAACCCTATAATGGGAACAATCATGCCATAAATATCAATGCCCAACACTTTCGGCGTCGGGCATTGATATTGGAGGGTTATTCTACCGTAATGTATGAAAATCCGTCGTCTCGTCGTATCTCCAAGAGAGTATCGGCAATGTCACGTACCACGTCCAAGTGACTGATCAGGATAATGAAGTCAAACTGGGTCTTCAATATGTCAAACATCGTGGACATACTTGCTAGGTTGTCAGCGTCTAATACACCAAGACCTTCGTCAATTACCAAGAAGTTCGACTTGGGTAGATTACTCACCGACATAAGGGCGACCCGAATGGCCAGACCAGAAATGAACTTTTCCATGCCCGAGGCCAGTTCAAGAGGCCATGTTCTATCGTCTTCGTAGACAATTCGGCCATTGATGTTCTTACCATCTACGTCCAACGATACTGAGAAGTCTACCATTTGTGATAGAATGTTGTTTACCTCAGTCTGTAACGTTGGAATCATCTGACTGATGAGTTGATATGGCAATCCATCTCGACCAATGACGCTCAAATATGTCTCGTAGGCCTCATAAGTGGTTTCTAATTCCTGTGCATTTTTGATCATGTTTAATAGATCATCTTTTTTGGCACGAAGAATAGTAAGTTGTCGATCCTTGTCACGCAGCGATATGTTCATTTGTTGAATGTCTTTATCGACCGCAACTTTTATATCTGTAGTTGCTAGTATTTTTGATTCAAGTATCTTATTTTGTTCTATAAGATTTTGATTTGATTCATATTGAGCTACAATAGTATACAGGTCATTTATTGCTTGGGTTTTTTGTAATTCACTCTCGGATAAACGTTTATACTCATGCAATATAATTTCTCTGTCATCTTTCATCTTACGCAACATCTCAACGTCTTTTCTTAATTCTATCAGCTCAGTGTGTGCCGACTCTCTAACAGATAGATATTCTGTAGCCCCGCCCATTTTTACAACACGATCATCAATTTGACACATAAGAGAAGTATACTCGGCAGATACAGTTGCGGCTTCCTTAACAAATACACTATTAACACAATATTCACAATCTGGATCGTACTTGTGTGCCTTTAGCTTATCTAGTTGTTCTTTTTTGCCCTGTGCCTTTGCATGCAATATGTTGATCTCTGCTTGCATTTTTTGGTACGCAGTTGATGCAGCGATATATTCGGCGTCCAATTTTTCCAATTCGTCTTCTGATCTTTTATGCTTATGCGACGTTGCAAACTTAGTTATTTCGGTTTGACTTTCATCGGCTTTGATTTTTTCCTCGTTGAGTCTGACAGATAACGTATCAAGATCTATTTTATGTTGTTCCAGCCGTTCTTTTATTGGTTCTATATCAATCACAACTATATTTGGTGTCTTTTGCAAAAAGAGTTGCTTAATATTTTCATCAAGATCATTAGACTTGTTTGTTAGATTTAGAATGTTGGCTTCTAACATATCATATTCACGCTGTACTTGATCTTGTTCAGTTTGAATGTTTGCCAGGTTTTGTGTGAAGTCATCCTTTCTAAAACTCTTCAACGCCCCGGCCACTTCCTTAATTTCATCAGCTGCCAGATTGAACAGTCGATCAAATACAGTTAGACCAATAAACTGACTCAATAAATCCTTACGATCTGACTGGCCGGTATCAATGAACAAGCTATTTTGATTCTGTACGGATAGAGCCGTAAGAATAAAGTCTTCATATGTACCTACATAGGAACGGATGGCACCATTAGTGTCTCGCCGATCCTCACCATTCAAGGAAATCTTTTGATCGCCATCAATCTTGAAGAAGTTAACATCAACCTTGACTTCGCCGTTCTTCTTTCGTGTGCCAGTACGTTCAATCATGTATCTAGTACTTTCAATGTCAATGGTTAATTCACAAGAGAAAGTATCCTTTCTGGTATTCATGATATGACTGCCCTTAAATGCTCTGGGTGTCTTGTCGTATAGTGCAAAACACATTGCATCAAAGGCACTGGTCTTACCTGTAGCATTCGGACTGAATACGCCGTACAATCCGGTCATATCTTCGAAGTTGATGACGTTACCTTCACCATATGAAAATAGATTGTCAAACGTCAGATATATAGGCTTCCAACTAATGTTCTTAGGTAATTCATCTTCCCCAATGAATGCATTTAGTTTGGTATTGATTTCTAGGATTTTGTCTATAACCGAATCATCAACGCCCGGTTGATGTGCATCTATAAATTCGGTGATCAGAGTATTCTGTGTGGTAATATCATGAATGTTATCTAGAATATTCGTAGATGTACCCGTAACAAGATTCTTCTGTCGTGGCAGTTTGTTTACCGTACACTCGACGACATTGTACTTTCGTCGAATAGATGCCTGGAGCTTCTTGACCACCGATACATCTACATCACCCGCCAAAATACGAAGTCGTAGATTGTCTGGTAAATTGGAAATGTCGGGCATCGTATTGTCTAGCAATCGAATTGTGTGATATCCGTAGCTGTTAGGTACTTCAACATACGTCTCTACGGATCTCGTAGGCACATCCCAGATGCCGTAGCCGTGCCCAACCAATGACTCGCCGTGGTTTTGTTGGATCAAGCTACCCGGATAGAATATCTCAGGTGTGCCCGGGCCGCCGTATTCTTGAAGTATCTGTGTTCGGTGGATGTCACCCAACAATACCATGTCATACCCACCGAATGTATCCACCGTGATTTTACCAGCGACGGTGTAGCCTACATCAGTTTGTGCCAAATTAACTGGTCCGTGGAACAATGCAATCTTGGCTTTACCATCGGTCAAAGCCGTTGCAGATGGCCAATCTTCCGGCCCATCATCTACGGCAAACAATGCAAATTCAACATTTGCAAATTCGTACACACCGGAGTCTTTCAGATAATATAGATTCTCGTGCTGTAAGTTATCCACGATGGGCGAAAGAGCATCCAATCGATTTGGATTGGCCAGGTTAAGATCGTGGTTACCAGCGATCAAAATAGTAGGCGCTAGATCAGCAAGTTGCTTCAGAAATTCGGATGTGAGGTTGACCATTTCTGGGCTCATGTCCGTCTTTGCATGCACTACGTCACCAGCCACAACAATTGCAGTATTCGTTAGGTTTTGAGATCGAATGCTGTCATAGAATGTTGCAAACACTTCACGGTACTCAGCATGTCTCTTGTATAGACGAATGTGAATATCGGCACAATGTATGATTTTGTCTAATTGGGTTAGTTTGGTAGGAATGGTTTTACGTAGTGTCATGCAGTAGCTCGTAATTTAACAAGTTCTGCAAAACCAAGTGGCTTTGCATTTTTAATCAACTCGGACATTCGAGTGAATCCAATCTCACTAGGATCTTTACCATCTAAATCTACAACATACACCGCCCGACCCTCACGAATCAATTCAGAAGCCATTCTGGCGGTCTGTCGTAAAGCATCCGCATCAAGTGCAAGGTAAATGTGTTGTACATTTTCAATTACAATCTTCTCTGCCAATTTACCAGGCATCGTCTTACCCAACAATGGAATTGCATTTCGTTTAATTGCAATAGCATCGTATACACCCTCACACAATACGATGGGATACTTCCAGTTAATGTGCATATCAAACCCAATCACATTTTTGCTAACTGGTGGATTCTTGTACTTCATTGTAGTAGGTTCGTAAAATGACCGACCCACAAAGTAATTCAATTTACCCGTAGCATCAAATGATGGAATGATGATCCGACCGGCATAGTTGCCATCGGAACAATATCCAATCTGATACCGCATGATGTCGGACGCGGTGATTCCCCGTTGTGTAATATATTGTAGGGCTCGCTTGTATTCTATAAGTTTAGTTGGCACGGTGAACGGTTTGAATTCTTGTGGCAGATTGAGATGTACCACTTCATGATCGGTTGTATTGGGCTGATATACGTCTTCATCAAGAATCTTTGCCAGCTGTGCGAGTTGGTCGCGGGAACAATCCAACTTTCTAAACAGCGATACGAGTCTACGGCCAGACGCATTACACACCCAGCAGTGCCATGCACCCTTGGTTACATTAATTGCTAATTTTGGTTTTGCATGATGGCAGAATGGACACGACCAGTAAAATTCACCGTGGGCATGTTTGTGGTGGGTTCCAAGTATGGAATCTAATAGACTAGTTAGTTCATATGACATGACTGAATATTAACCACTTGAGATCGATTTGTCAAGTGATTATCTGCGCCGGCCACCAGCAAGACGGAATGCAACTTCGGTGCTCAAATTGTCGGGAAGTTTTTTCAACCAATTCAGTAAGATTAAAAAGTCGTCTTCTGTGAGCGATCCCTTCATGTTGTTAGCAAATCGTGAAATGATCTGAATGTTGTCCTTGGTAGAAGGACCGCCCTTAGAAATTGGTATGATGTGGTCGTATACAATGTTTTCTAATGTAAGTTGTCTACCTGTATAGACACAATTCTTACCATAGAACTCATAGGTTAGTTGACGAATGTCATCTAGGGTTATGGTACAATCAACCCCACATGCATCAGATCTCTTTTTCATAGCCGCCATAGCAGAATACGTCTTTTTCATAAGCTTCTTTGCTTTGACGTTTACGTTTCTCTTGTGTATTCGTGATAGGGCTTCTATGAATTTGAGCTCCCATTCTGATAAGGCCCGTGTCTTTTTTGTTGCTTTCTTCATAACATCCTCCTATATCATAAATAGGATATACTTATGGATACATTGTACATTTTGGAGTAACTCATGTCTGATTCACTAACCCCATCACAAATTAATAGCATAGAAGCTCACTTACGAGAACGTGGACTTGATCCAGATAACATACATGTTATCTTAGATAAAGAAAACGGACTTGCAACATTCTTGCTATATAACTTGTCCGGTCAATTGGTTGGATATCAGCGATACAATCCAATGGGCGACAAGAAAGATCATACCAACTCATTGTCAGCTAAATACTTTACATGGGTTACGAAAGAAAGCGAAAAAACCGCAAAGTTAGCGGTTTGGGGTACTGAATTTATTGATGCGGACAACCCAAATCTATTTGTTACCGAAGGCATTTTTGATGCGGTGAAAATTCACAACGCTGGTCTTCCGGTAATCGCCGTATTGGGAAACAATCCAAAAGTTTTGAAGTCATGGTTTGCTATTCTAAATAAGCATACTATTGCTGTGATTGACAATGATGCTGCCGGCAAATCACTAGCAAATCTTACCGATGAGCATTTTGTTACTCCCGCACCATATAAAGATCTTGGTGAAATGCCACAAGATGCAGTTAACAAGTTTTTGGCATCGGTTGGACACCAACCGAAATCAACCCAATCTAATCAAAAAGATATGTCTAAGATTTTGAGTCAAACAATAGTAAATCCAAATACAGACAATAAAATATTGATAAGTACTGCTCTTAAATATGACGAAGATCATCCAGCTCACAAACTAGCACAACAAATAGTAGACAAGTACAAATAAAAAACCCGCCGTAAGGCGGGTTTATTTTTTGATTCGTTTTAGTGCTGCTTGTTTTGCTGGGTGTCGATCATCGTATTGTAATGCCGTGCGGATTAGAATGTCATTGCCGGTTTCTGGGTTCTTAACCGTTTGATTCATGATGTCGGTATCTGATGTATCACTACCAGATAATTTCTCATACTGCTTCTTAACGACACCCATTGCTGTAGCTGCATCAATATCTGGATTTTCATACCACGCATCTTGTACGGCCTGAAGCAAGTCACGTAATATAGGACCGGGCTTAATTCCAAGCATCTTGATGATGTCGTTACCATTCACAGGTAACTTAGGTGGACCAGCAACTGGCTGTTTTAGATTCTTCATTCGATCATACAACCGTTCTATCTGATTTGGCATAGACGATGCGGCCGCATGTGAGATGTTATCTGCGTGCATTAACATCAACGCTGGCTCTAGATCCGGTCCAATTTCTGCCATAAACTTACGAAGCGCCTTGTCGGATAGCTTAGATCCATCTGGACCACCGCCCTTCAATCGCATGTGGTGTTTGACCAGCGTCGATACCGTATTTGTCATTTCATTCGGATATCGAAGACGCTTCATTGCCTCAATAGCAACCTCGGCGCCAGCATCTTCGTGACCGTAGAAGTGAACCTTGCCCGTTTCGTCCATTGACTTTGTTTGTGGCTTTGCAATATCATGGAACAATGCACCAAGTCGTGCCTGCAAATTCTTTGGAGTGTTCTTTACGACTTCAAGAATGTGATTAAATACGTCATCCTTGTGATGTGCATTTTGTGTTACACCACGAGTTGCATCCAACTCAGGAATAATGTGTTTCATCAATCCGGTATACGATAAGAGTTTGAGTCCCTTATCTGGATTGTTGGTCATCAATATTTTGTTAAGTTCGTCCTGAATACGTTCTGACGAGATGTTTGTTAGCGACGATGCATTTTGCTTTAATGCCTTTATCAAAGACATAGGCATTTTCCAATTGTACTTTACTGCAAAACGAATGGCTCGCAACATACGAAGTGGATCATCAGCAAACGTTTCAGATGGATCTAATGGAGTCCGAACAATTCCATTTTCTATATCAGCTCGACCTCGACCAGTTAGGTCAATGATCTCACCAGTAACCAAATCCTTGTACAGTGAGTTAACCGTAAGGTCTCGGCGGAATGCATCGGCCTTTAGGTCAGCATATACAACTTCAGGCTTTCTAGATCCTGTTTCATATTTTTCACCACGAGTCATAACAGATTCGATGTCGATGCCCGAAAGATCAATACCGTTATGGGTTACACCACGAAGGTTAAACTTTGCGGTGCCAAATCGTGGATATACTACTGGATTGGCACCATCCTTGTATGCACCGACCTTTTTTGTAATCCAATTTGCAAATTGAATACCGCCATCGGGCATAGCAACAACAATATCAATGTCCTTGACTGGTTGACCTAAAATTTCATCACGCACAGCTCCGCCGGCCAGGAATACCTTCCCAGCAAATGGACTTTGCTGAATGAGTCTGCCTAGATAATCTAGAGCAGACTCCTCAGTGCTTTCAAATAATAGGTTATATAGTCGGATCATTGATGTATATTATCGATTGCCGCTGCCGATGTCTGTTTCGCCAGGTGAACGACCCGGAACAAAGTACTTCTGTGTTGGGTTCCACTGATTTAGCGGAATGCCCTGTTCGTGGCGAATAAAGCTTTCTGGTGTGACCATATCGGTCAGCTCTGTGTCATAATACTTTAGAGCGTTTTCCTTCCACGAAGTTGGATCGCCGCGCTTCTGCTTGTTGGTCCAACCATCTTGGAATTGATGTTGTTGATCAAAATAGTCTACAGCCAATTCAGGAATTTGCTTTGCCTGAACTGCTCGTAGCTTTTGTGAACGATTGTAGATATCGACTAACTGACTCATGCTGTATCTCCGTTATGCGTCAAATCGCACAATGACGGTTTGTTGTGTGTTTGTAACCCGTCTAATAGCTCTTGGGAATTTAGCGATGGCGACCATTTGACCTACATCGTTAAACAATCCTACTGTCGTAAAGTACGGTTCTAGCGTACCACTAAATACTAAATCTGTAGCAATAGAACCCGTACTTCCTGTAAATGTCATTCCTGACAGACTACCACTTAACGTCCGTGAACGCATTGTTGGATTTGTAGAAAAATTCAACTCACCCGGTTCAATCGTACAAATGACTTGATGCTCATAAATAGTATGAATGCCCGCGTACTGAACCTCTATTGCAGATCCTGTGGCCAAATACAATCCACGATCCGTAACCAAGGAACTGCTGTACGACCCGGTATCTTGCTTAACGACAGCAATACCAGATCCATAAAATATATTACCAACAACCGCAGTTGGGTTACTTGTTGATACCAATCGTCCTAATCCATCGTCTACGATACTTGCAGTGGATACACCAGAAGAAAGCTCAAAGGTGCCCGGTCGAATTCCTTCACCAAATGTCTGCTGTTCTATGTTGATTACATAAAACTGAGATCCGGTTGGATAGAATTGCTTCTCACGGACACCTATGGGGATATATCTGGAACCAGTTATGTCAGTTCTACTGCCAGTATAAAAGGTATGTTGTACAGACGCATATAATGTACGTGTGTAGATACCATCATCATTTTGACCTTCAGAACTTGTTAAAAATGTATCCCAATCTGCTGGGGGCTCCGCCGCAAGGTCTATACGAACTTGATTCGGATTACTGCCCCCTAAATACGTGTATGTAAAATTCCACGTTTTATTTGTTCGAAACGGTCGAATTAGGTAATTGTCGGGCGTTATGACCTTCATTACCTATCTCCTATGTGTTTCTTACCAATCGAGTCGTACACGAATCAATAGTTCTCTATCGAAGCTCTTCAACGTAGGACGGCTCATCTTAGCAACAGCCAAACATTCATTTTGATCATTATACATGCCAACCGTGGTCAGATATACACGAGGATCTTTGATGAACGAATTGTAAATCAACGTTCCATTGGTTTCATCATAGAATGTTGGGTTATTAGAGTAGTTAAAGTCCTTGTTACGAACGCGTACAAAGTAATTGGTGCTGGAGATGGTTTCTGCAGAACGAGCCTGGAAGTCTCCACCAAGTCGGATTGAGTGATACAAACCAACGTGGTTGTACTGATGCTGTACGCTCGAGCCCGTGGATGTTGCAAAGGCCGTTGATCCAGATGTATAGAATCCACCAGCAACAAAACCAACTGATTCACTTACGGCATTAGGATTCAATACCATAATGCCCAGCGATGGATAGAACAATCCATATCCACCCCAAACAGCCGACTGCGATACTGCAATAGTCGAACCAGAGGCGCCAGTCAAGTTACCAGATACGATGTTGAACACTGAACCTGCCTTACCAACGGTTGGATCTAGTGTCTGGCCTGAATCATCAATAAAGGTTCGTGTGCCATTTGATCCAGATAGCGTTAGCAACCAATTGCCCGGGTCCATTCGTTCCTTCAAACGACCGCGAGCAATGTTAATAACGTAAATCTCATCACTATTGTATGATCCATCAAATGTGAACTGTGTATCACTTGGATCTAACAGCAAATTACGATACTGGGAATATACTGCCTGTGTGGACAGCGTGGCGTTGTCACTTTGTGCAAGTGTTGGTGCGCCGCCGCCACTACGATTACCATACGATACAGAGAACTGTACTTCTGGTACTGGCAACGTTCCGCCTGTATTTGGATTAGCCTGGTACACATCCCAGTAATATTGTCCGCTTAACGAGGAAGATGCCTGTGCCGAGGAAGTAAAGAAGCTGGCTAAACTGCCCGTGTCTCCACTCCACAAGCCTACAGTAACTTCTGTAGGATTGCCAGGTACAAAATCATCTTCATCAAAACGCTTATAGGTACTCATCAGTCAAGACTCCTAAATTATGTGGTTGGCTTTGGCTTGACGATGACCGGGATGGTAATTGTTGCGCCAGTCTGATTGCCAATAATAGTCAATTGAGTTGTTACTTGTGCGGCAACATCCTTCGGCGTAAGTGTAAACTCAAGACCTTGTGATACTACAGCATTTGCCGTACCGGCGTCACCCAAGAAGGCCGGTGCGGTAGGTGCGACGTTTGCTGGCAGACCAGTGCCAACCAATACAGCGGAGTCTGCATTGTACAGAATGGCCGTGTAGCCAAATCCTGCACCATTGAGTCCGTTTGTGGTGGTTGGTCGAACTGGAATTGCATTTGCCTGACCAGCTGTGATGGTGATACTATCAAATCCAAGTGAAATAATTGGAATTTGCTTAGTTCCACGCGGTAGCGTTACCAACTTATATCGCATTACCTGTGTTTCATCAGGGGAAGCCTCCACCAGTGGCATATTTTCAATTATGCTGCCGTAAAAGCTAGAACCCAATGGGTGGCTGGTGGTATACAAGCCATAATCTACTTCGTCGTCGGCCAATGCAAATTGTGTAATTTGAAAGCCTGCGCCCTTGGAAAGCAGTTCGCGTCCCTTTTTTGTAAGAATTGCATCTATTGTTGTTGTACTATTGTCCAAATATGCCATTAGTTACTCTCCACGATTTAACTACTACGGATAAATAGTAGGAAACTTTATTATCGAACACCAAGTATGGGTCCAGAATTGTCATTTGGTCGCTGAATTGGTTCGGCACCCGTGGAAACGACCAAAACATCTCCTGCGGATGGTATAACTTCTACTGCTGGGCCACCATCAATGGTGGTGGCGTCTGTTTGCTTACAACCATACCAAATTCTACGTAATGTACCCAATCTGGTGTCTCGATGGAACCTATAATGCTTTGGATCGTATCCCGTAAACGGAACATATCCACTTCCAGATGCTGCCAACTGAATAGATCCACTGACATTTGTAGCCACCCGTAGATTTATTGCTGGTACTGTAGTATACCGCATCTTACGCCAATTTTCTGTATCTAGCGCCGGTGGGTTGTAACTAATAAAGCTACCGGACGCTAACGGCGTAACACACACATATTCATATCCATTGCCATCGGCTGCTGCGCCGGTTTGCAATGATTGCGTAACATATTGGTTTCTGACATATGTGGTACCATAAGTCCAATCACCAGCAGCAGTTATGGTTGCTTCATTGACCCGAACCTGACGTTCGGTACGAACGGCAACCAATCCGTCCTGCTGGGTGAAATATGTCGTACTCTTAATATCCAAGAAATCAACATATGGTTGAATTGTATCAATCCATATGTTGTCATCCATGACATTGTTCATGCCGCTGAAGACGGATATGTTTGATCCGGGTCTAAATGTTTGTAACAATTCATTGAAGTATGGTCTATCTTCATCACGTACTTGAATTATGCTCAAAGCATTAAATCGACGTAGCAACGTTTGTAGATAGTCTAATCTAGAGGTTTCATCATCGTAGAAGAGTGACTCAAACTCAATTTGATTTAGATCAGAATTGTCAATGTCAGATGTAAACGTATCAAACGTACTTGTAACAGAATTGTTTACGTCTAACTCATATGTAGCATCATAACCACACGACTCAGCAAGCGGCGTAGTCTCGTCGGTGGTAACTACTGTACCCTCCAACAAATCAATCGACGCATCTACTGCGGTAGAATCAATATGATCAATTTCCGTTTCATGTAAGCTAAATTCTGACTGAAATTCTACTGGTTCAGTAGAAATTGGTTCCGCATACAATGTAGGTGTAACATCTTCTTCAAATGTTCCTGCGCCAGACGTATCAATACGATTCCACTTTATCTTGTTACGTTCTAGTATTGGCGACTCTATTACCAACCCGGTTAGCAACTTGGCACGAGCAGGAACAAGCTTTCTTGCCTGTACAAACAATGGTTGCAATAGGTTCTCTACAAACTCAACAAACGCATTATAGTTGTAAGCATATGCGTAGTTGTTCCAGTACAATTCATTGAGCGCATTTAGACTTGAGTATCCACTCTCATACAAATCAGATGGATCGCCAATGTAATCTTGAATGTCAATATTACCAATTGTACGGATAATGCTATCGTTAATTGCATCAGTTGGCGAGAAGTAGAACCCAACGATGTTATTGTTTTGTACATTATCAAACTTCTGTTGAACCGTTACCATGCTCTTTTCGTGAGACAAGATTGGAATGCCCGATCCACTATCATCCGCAAGATATCGATGTGTTGCTGGATCTGCAATAACAATCTTATTACTTACAAACTGGCTTCCACCCGTGTTAGGTGCATATCGTAGAACGGTACGTGTAACCGTAGTCATGCTATACGGATACTCTGTCTCATTTGCAAAGCCGGATGCGGAGAATTCATTATATACTGCAGGACGGCCGGATACTCTAATGTACGGCGATTCGTTAGGTACAAATCGTAGTGATGCGGTTGCCGATCCAAGATTTCGTGGCTTATTGAAGCTCAATCGAACTGGAAGGTTGTCCTTTGCAGAACCCGTGTCATTACCGTTATACAAACCGGCATATTGTACGTGACGATCTATGGTTTGTGTGGTTAGATATTCAGACCACAATCTAAATTCATCTATGTTACCAACAAACGATGTGCCCCACGTAGAACCACTAGATCCAAGATACAACGTAGATCCAGATAGCCAAGTGTTTAATGTTCCGCTGGTGTGTGATGAGTCTATAATATCGCCGTCATCATCCGCACGTTGTGTATATAGGTGTGCAATAGAACCAGTACGTTGTACCGTAACTGTGTAATAGTTGCCATCGTATATCTTAAACAGGTCTGATGTGGCAATGTTAGTTCCGGCCGCATTAACAATTGCTACCTGACCGTAACTTGATGATAGTGGAACAAGTCTTACACCCCACTGATCATCTACATTCCACAATACAGTTTGTTGAGCATTCGTTCCAGCAAATCGAACCTGTACTGATTGAATTGCAGGTAGCCCAGACCCACTAAACGGAATGGCAACATACGACCCGGTAGTTAGATCCAACGTGTTTGTTTGTTCTTCTATCAACTCATATGATTGACTTGTATAGAACGATGGCGTCGAGGATTCTCTGATCTGAATGGTTGTTGGTAGAACACCATACGTGTTCAACAAGCCACGCAGCGCAGACTTTGTACCCTTTGCTTTGAGCAAGTAAATTTGATTGTGTAGGAATCGCTTCCATGTTTCTGCGGCAACTTGACGATATACTGTTGGCGAAACTTCACCAATCTGTCCAATGGTGTAATCCACAAGTTGTTTTACTGCATATTGATTTGGAAGATCAATGCCGAATGAGGAAGCAATGTTCCAAACCATATCCGGGGATATGCCCTCTGTTGGATCATTGTTTCGATTGTAAATCTGAGGCATGGCATCAGCGTATGACTTTACTACGTCAAAGTGATGGCCGATCATGTCCAAAAATGTTAAGAAATCTGATGATTGATCGTCGTTGACCAAATATTCCGGTAGATTGTTTGCTAGTCGGTTTTGATTCTGACGATCATATTCTTCAGCAACATACGTAATGGCATCCCACCAACTTACCAGACCATCATAATCACCATCCGGTGTAAATTGTGATCCACCAATAGAATACAAATCAACATTAGATGCAGATGCAACCGAGATCAACGAACCGTTAATCTTTGGCCATGTGGCATCTGAGATGTAATAAATTTGATCTACTTCTCCACCGTCGTCGGAGAATGATGATGAGTATGCACTGCCGCTGCCGTAATAAAGGAATCGTTCATATCCGTCAAATGATCGAAGTAAGTCGATTCGTTGTTCGGAGATTCGTTCATATCCACCATATGCAAGAGAGCTAGTAAACCCAGCCAATCCAGCGGTGGTTGTTGCTGCAGCAATGGATGCAGACTGTTCACTAAGAATGGATGTGTAATCTTGTAGAACAATTAGCTTCTGTCTAAATGCATCTAGTCTCTTCTTTGCAGAACTGTAGAACACAAAGTTTTTAAAGTTTGTGTAATCTATGTTGAGTTCTGCACCTTCCAACGACGTAATAAACCACTCTTCAAGAATAGGATCTTGTAGATTGGTCTTACTTACCGATCCGGTGGTTAGTAGAGTTTGTAGAGTGACGTTGTTAACTTCATTTCCATCAACCGACGTAACGGTGATTTCTCGGTTGGGTGGTCGAAGATACAACTTCAATCCTTCGCCCGGAACAAATACTACGAAGATTTGATCAAGGTACGACGGCGATAGTTCTCTAGTAATCCAAAGTTCTGTTAATAGTTCTACCTCAGGCGGCAATGGCTGATACAACTTGACCAACACGGTCTTGTTGGTTGTATCAAATGGGTCATATGCCCAATTTAGTATCATTGCTTGATAATCTTCACCAAAGTTCAACAACGTCTTATTGATTCTATCTTGGTCAAAATATGATTCAACCTTACCGTCCAATAATCTACGGGCCGCAGCAAGTGTTGCTTGTGTTAAATTGATTGGAATTGGACGCAACTGTAGCTTCCAGTCAATGTTCACATTTGATTCTGCAAACGTTGGCACCGATGGTAGTACATTGATGTTGATATTTAATCGCTTTTGTGTTTGTGGCGGCTTATTGTATACACCAATACGAATGGGCAGATAAAACGCACCAGGCGTATGTGTTGGTGACGGAGTCTGTGGAACAAATGGATCGGGCGGTATAAATCCGTCTGGGTATGTTGGTGTTGTGTCTACAACATCAGGCGGCTTAGGTAACGCACGAAGTATTACGCCGGCCGGCGCCGACTCTGCACCAGTCAACACACCAGTCTTATATTGAGTTATAAGATCTGTAAATTCTGGCAATATCCATACTACGCCGCCGATGGCCGTTCTAACTACAACGGCATCGTCACGAATGTTATTATTTTGTTGCGAGGATTGTATTTCAGCATCAGAGAGCGGAATATATCCTTCGTATGGATTAGTCATCAATTATTAACCGGTGGTAAATTTCGTGCAACGTATACTGGACCAGATAGATTTGTTGGTGATACAGACCAGCGTAACACATCATCAAAGACATATGTTTTTGTGATGGACTTCTCTTTGGCATCGGCCTCATTAAATGTTACGCTAATAACTACTTGTTCCTGTGGATTTATATTCAATATTGCCGGTGCATTTATTTTCAAAAATGAAGGAACCGTAAAGGTAAATTTCAAAACAGCATTTGTTGTATTGTTTCTGATTCGATATGTTTTTGTTGGCACATTTGGTGCCAGACCAATATCGTATACCGTTAACTGTGGTTCCGTTGAAGAAACACTGTACATTTGATTTACATTGGTTGCTCTAAATGTATCATTTGGATCTACTAGCGGCGCAGTTAGTCTGTAATATGGTGGATCTAGAGGCAGCGGCGCAGGAGTTTGTGGTGTAGTAGACGGATAAAATATAGGTTGTGCCTGTGTGCCGATAATTCCAATTTGTCTCGGTGGTATGACTACCGGAGGCGCCGGCGGTAATACAACTGGTGGAACTTGTGGTGGCAATTCTTGAATTGGTGCATCAACACGGCCCCAATTAATAACGACACGGTGAAACTCACCAGAATTTGGAACCACCGAAGTAAACGGACCAATTGCTTCGTAGTCGCCAACTAATGTACGAATTGTACCATATGGCATAAAATCATATCGCAGCTGGAGAAGTTCGTCGCCATAATATGTACGGCCACGAACTGGTAATTCATACCTGCCCCGGAATGGTACTCTAAAACCCGAACCACCATCAGCAACCGCAACAGAATTAACTAACGTGGTTATATTAACCAATGTAGTAGCTGCGTATCCAGGCGGCAATCCTTTGTTTTCCACGGCAAGAATAAAATATCCATCGGGCGGAGCATACTGTGGCATTACAATCGGCAGCGTTGTATCAAATTCTAACGGTGGCAACGGCGGTTCTGTTGCTAGTGGTGGCTCAACAGATTCTATCAATAATAATTCACCAGTTATTGCATGTTCATGCAACACTTCCCAACCACCAGATTGATTAAATCTAGACACAAATCGCATGGGAGGCGTATCGCTTCTACCATAACGAGAATACGCCTCTACAGGATACTGTGCAATTAATTTTGTAAGATACGAAATGTAATCTAAGACAAATTGTGGTGTCATTATTCAATCAAGGTAGTAATTTTTGCAGACTCAGACGTTCTCTTTATAAATACCGGATCTTGTGTTTCTACAAATACCGGCGGCTGTATTGATTCTGGTGGCAACGGTGGCAATATCACAGGTTCCAAGAATGGTAATGGTTCACCAACTGGATCTGTTACTGGTACTGGTGGTAATGGAAGTACTGTTGTTTTTGCCGGGGCAGTTGGTATTGGTGCTGTTGTCTTAACTACTTCTGGTGTTGGAGGCAATACAACTGTGTTTGTAAAGTCCACCTTGTTTATAGTTACCTGTCGTACACTAATAATTGCCAATGGACGTTGTGTTGCATTGTAATGTTCTACACGAACAATATGCGATCCAACAGACAATGTTTTATTAACTGTAAATGTGTTAACTGGCTGTGCAACCCACTTGTCCAATATCAATACGTCATCAACATAGATTCTAACACCATCCTGAACCTTTGCAGAGAATTCGTAATTTGCCTCAGTTGGGACATCAAGTGTCTTAGTCCATCTAAATGTAGATTTGGCAGGCAGAGTACCGTCGTAATTAATCTCAGATACTCTCTGTGAATAATATGGAGATAAGAACAGTGCCTGTGGTGTAACTGCTGGCGGAGTGCCATTAAATCGTTCTTCTAACCAGCCACTTGAAATTGTTTGTGGAGCAGCGACTATAGGAAGTATTGTATCCGATACACTCGGAAGTACTTGTGGCGTAGTTGCCGCAATAGGCGCCGGTGGTGCCGGTGGAACTACTGGAACAATAGATACCATATCATCCATTACAATGCTATTACTTGATAGGTTAATAGCAGCATTTACGGTGTTAATTCCTTCTGGCAAAGTATCAATAGTTGCAAGATCAAAATTTACAGTAACTTCTTGTGAACTATTCTTTTGTAATGTAAAATTGGCTGGGTCAAATGATACACCTGCCAAGCCCGCCAAATTGACTCGAACTTCTACTTGTGAAGAAATGTTCTTAATATTAAACTTGGCCTGTGGAATTGCCTGCAACGTTCCCTTTACGTACTGTCGATCTATTGCTTGTGCATCCACCACAATTATGTCGGCTAATCTGATGTTCTGTGCACTTAATTGTGTTGGAATAGCCGGTGGCGTAGTTACAACCGGAACCGTAGGAACGGGAGCGGGTACAGGGCTTTGTATAGGCTGATTTTGTTGTACTGGTCCATTTTGTAGCACTGCGCCTGGTGCAGGAACTAACGACATGCCCTTATAGCCAACAAAGTCTAATGTTGATGGAATCAGTTCTATCTTAGAAATTGGATTGCCTGGATTAACCGTTATGGTTTCCGTTGAATTGCCGCCAAGTAAACCAGTGTCAAATGTGTCCGGTGTGCTAATTCTAGTATCAATTAAAGAACCAAACTTGTTATATGCATTTATTGTGTGGCCGGGAAATGACTGTCCGACCACAGTAATAGAAAATTGTTGTACATCGTAATTGAAGGTAATTGTAATTGGCAGCGAGACACCAGTACCATTGTCACTGGCAAATTCAATTGGTGCGCCTGATGGCCCGATTGTCCGTGGGACCGCCGGTGCTAGTGTGCATACAATACCATTAACTATCTTTGTATATGACGACATATATTACCTCAGAATACTTCAAATCGTGGATCTAGTTGACCGCTATCTTTTAGCCGGCGAATAGTTTCTATCACTGCTGCCTTGATATATCGTTCAAGATCTGCATCCTGAACGTTTAGGTTGTTAACATCTAAGGCCATGTTTTCTAGTGCTAATTTACCGGCAGAATCAACTAGTTGAGTAATCATCAAATTATACGTGTGTTCAGCATCCGCATATCGTATACGAGGTATAGTAGATGGTGAAATGTTTGCCAAGTCTAATGATATATTGGCTGGGTTTAATGACTCTTCACTAGTAAAGTCTTCACTTTGTGCAAACGTTTGATTTATTAATGCTTGCGCGGCCGGTTTTGGAACAGACGGTACAATCCACTCATACAATTCTTGAAGTATTTCAGCGGATACAGACTTTGGATACAATCGCAATTCAGTTCTATCGTCACTGATATCTTTAATGTACAACTTGTTACCAATTTCCGAACCAACTTCATCTCTAAAGAAATTTGCAACAAATCCATAACGACCAGATTCAATGGTCATTAGTTTTGCTGCATTTCCCATATCAATGTTCAATAATTCATACGCACCAGTATTGTCAATGACTGTTGTTAAACTCAGTGATGGATCGGTGGCAAACAAATTAATGTGACCGGCAATCGAACCGTTTGAGTCATAGACCCACAGTTCAGCATGATCCCGTTCGGTGGTACCAAATACAACTTGCTTAGTACCAACTTGTGTAAGTCGGCGATCAGCAGCAGACAACCGTTCTGGACGAACAGCAATGTATGGATTTGGAATTGTATCTGGATAATTTAGTTGATTTGGCATTATCTAGTGACGCCCAGTTGTTTAAATTGGCTTCTTGGTCCGAGTATGTTGTTGTATAACGTTCTGCTAGTCAGACCAGATACCATTGGTATCGTCAACAATTGTGGTTCATCGCCATTGATATCGACTCGTAGGAAATCAGCAAAGTCTCTGGTAAGTTGATCTGGCAATTCTTGAAATTGTTGTACAACTGTATCTGGCTGAAATCGATCATCTGGTCGATACGTAATTGGATCTTCTAAATAACTATCCGTAAAAATAAGCGTAGGCCGACGAATTCTATCTAATTCGCTAGGCGTAGCAACGGTAACATTGTTTAGTTTCAAATTTTGGAGATCCATTATACTTGCTCTATACTAAAATATTGACCGGAATCAAAGACCTGTGTGTAATCTGTATCTACCACCTTGATTAACACCTTATAGAATCGGCCTGGATACATACCACCAACATAAAACTTTATGTAACTGGTTGACCCATCGCAATCAACTCTAGACGAATCAGAATATGGCACAATGACGGCATTACTTTGTACGTCTACAATGCTAAAGTACGATGTTGCAGGCAATCTCTGAGTGCCGGCCCAATTTGAAAATACCGTGTCAAACGTCTTTACTGGATACTTTTCACGTACCGACAAATCTACTCTAACCACATCTGTTGCTCTATATTTACGTGACAGATTTTTTGGTGCTACTGTAACATTAGAATTGACGGATGCCGACATAGTTCCAGTTGCATATGTCTGACTATTCCACTTGGATATCAACAGCGGCGCATATACCGTGTGTGTCTGTCTAGAAAAGAATCTAATGTTTCCTACATTAGTATCGTCTAATTCATCAGCAGTAGGAAACTTTAACACCAATCCATTGTTTGTTACACTTCCAGAGATCCAATCTCTAACAAATGTAGTTACATCAAATGTCATGTCTACTATAGGATTTGCAACCGTACCAGATCCAACCGGCGATCCATAATACTCACTACCTGTTATAGACCAGAGTGATCCAGACTGACGATTGATCCATGTTGTACCATCATTCTCTGTATATCCACCAACGGATGTACGTGATGATGTATACGGAACATTAACATTTTGATAGAAATAGCCCGATCCCTCGACCCAGCTACGGCTTACTTCATATAGCTCTACTGTTTGACCAATTCGAAGATCATCGGCTCGAGCAATAAACAACATCAAATCAAATTCAGATCCAGAAGATATGGTGCCAGCAGCAATACTTGCAGAAATAGCAGTTACATCAAATTGTAACATTGATCGTACTGCGTATGTACCATGTTGGCTCTTGCCAACCTCTAAGATTTCATCATAACCAGTGTTTCTACTTGAAAACTCTTCGTATATAGATGCATCTTTTACTGGAAGGTATGTATATCTCATTATTGTACCGCCGACGCAATAATATCTCTATCTGGATATCTAAGTTCAAAAATACATGGATCAAGCGACGGATAAATTATGCCATTGTTTGTTGCAGATCCAATATCATACAAATAATCATTGTAGTCTGAACCGTCTCTGAATCTATATCGATTAAATACTTCTACGGACAATACACTTTGTACGCCTTCAACAGCGGCAATTTCTAGGTACAAATCGTTAAGCAAGATAGGTTGATTAATCTGCCAACGGTCAACCGAGAAGAAGTGCTTTACATTGTCGATACATCGTGTCAACACTTCATTCATGTTGAATCCCTTGAAGACAACAACCTTAAACTTAACACCAATGTTTACAACAAATCCATCCAAGATACGAACCTGATCTGTTAACATTCTGTATTGATCCAAGTACGTCTTTAGATTGCCCTTGGTATCCAAGTTCAACGTCGTTAATTTCTTGTCACGATTATAGCCTAACACATACATGTTTATGATGCCTGGTCCTGGCGTATCTTCAACAAAGATGCCACCCACGGGCTGTTGTTCTTGTGTTGCTCGTAGAATATTATTGATCTGTTCATCTCTGGTAACAAACACCTTTGATGCACCACCGTATTTCGGCGGCATAGCATAGGTACGAACGATGTAGTCTTCTACAGTAACCAATCGATTTTGTGCGTTGAAGAAGGCCAGAGCGTTCTGACGAATTTCTTCAATGCTATCTTCATCCTTGCCGCCCGTGGCAGGATCGGAATTGTTTACTGCAATAGATTGTTTGACCTGATTCCATAGCTGTAGTTCCGTCGGCGTAAATGATGCAATGTCATTCAACGGTTCTACGGTTACTAGTTTTGTTATAGTTCCCATTGGAACATTTGACTTGATTCCACCGCCAGTAGCGTAAGTAATAGTCAATAATCCAGTAGGCGCCATACCATACGACCGAGACGATAAAAAGTCCGATGGATCAAGTGAGGTGGATGCCAAGTTTGTTTGATATTCTGTGTTGGCAATCTTCTTTGGTTCTAGATTGATAGATTCATCACTGTCGTCCAATATACCGGACCCAAACGACAGTTCACACTCGTAGTTTTCGTTATATCGTACTACAAATCGACGTGGGGTTCGTGTGATTTTCAACAGGTATGTAGGCGGAACACTAAAATCACTATCAAGAGTAGATGCGGCTGTGTTTATTTCGCTACGGAATACTAAATCTTGTGCAAGATAATCTACTTGATACCATGTATTGCCGCTAGAATCAACCACAGAAATAATGTCAATAACATTTGTATCTGGGATTACCACCTTTGAGAATTTCTGAGCAGTTGTAAACGTAGATTCGTATGTCTTAATAGTTCCGGCAACAACCTTAGCTTTCTTTCGCACCAAGTAAAATACCGGACGATCAAAATTGTCGGTTGAATAGACCGTTATTTCTCTGTCAGTAGGATCTGCAAAGTTAAGTTCATCAATAGTTCTAAAATTTACAGTACCAAAATCTTCCGCAGCAACTACTATATTTGGTGCTAGTCGTAGATAAAATCGTTCGTCTGGTGCATAGTTGTCAGACAATCCTTTTGCTGGAACTACTTGGAAGAAATCTGCTTCTGTTGTTGCTGCGGTGGTAGGCTTTGGCTGATAGCCAAATGCCTGTGCCATTGAAATGATGTTGTCTTTTTCATTTGCATACTGTAGCAAATTTTCTCTAAAGTTTGTATCAACATAGTAACCTAATACGTCACCAACATACGACGCCATTTCAATAAACATCATTCCAGGCGATGCTTCATTGAAGTCATTATATGAATCTGGGAAATATACCTTGGCAAAATCTATAAGACTTTGGCGAAATTCACCGAATGTCTTATTTAGATACTTGATTTCCTTTTTTGTTGGAGCAAAAGATTTATCTAATCGTCGTAGTGCCATTTAGTTCACCTTAAAATTTCAATGTAACAGTATCGGTAATAGACGGATTAATGGTTAAACTAAACGTCAACGTAGCAAATACAGAATTGCGGTCTTCATCTTTTGTTACTTGTACATCTACAACTTGAATGTACGGCAGCCATATTTTGATAGCGGCGCGAATAGATCCGTGGATATTTGCCAAATTGTCATCGGTAATAGCTTCAAAAAGAAGACGATGTACATCGCAGCCAAACTCTGGCTGCATAACTCGTTCTCCCTTCTTTGTAAGTATCAAGTTAATCAAATTGCTCTTTGCTTGGGTCATGATATCACGACCCTGATTAAAATACCCACCGTTGCCGCGACGAATCGGAAGCAAAATTCCAAGAATATTAGCCATTCAAGCGTCCTCGGCGGTCCATCGCTGACATAAGAGCTGAATAGTCGCGGGTAATTGCGTCTACGGCTTCTGGTGCAATTACACCGGATAGATCGTCCATGTTGTCTAGTACGGAATCTACCGGGAAATTACCATCCCGCATATCCCCGGCTGTCTCTGCAAGGATGTCGTCCAAGACGTTTCCACTTGAAACAAAGCCACCGGCTGGTCCGATTCGGTCTGGACCAGACCCATAGCCCATCTTCTCTGCCAGGTCACGACGGGCCCGAGGGTCCAAACCGCGTGCCGGGGCGGCCTGGCGACCGCCTGGCGAGGCCGGGCCTCTTGCCTGAGGTATATTTGGGGTCAACACCTGTGACTTGGGGGCACCCTTGACAATACCCTCGGCAAGTAGTCCGGCAAGCGCCCCGGCTACAGCCTCCTGTACCATCGGCTTGACCATCTTGGGGAGTTCGGCCTTAACGACGGCGGTGATTTCTTGTCTAATGAGCTTTTGTAAGTCTGATTTGGTCATACATTAATCCTCTTTATACGGAACTATAGGTCGGGGTACGCGTGGTTTTTCATTTGTTCGATTGACAAAGTTGTCAAGACTTAATATTGGAGCACTATTACCACCGCTCAAAAATTGAGATTTCAATTGCTTAAACTTTTGAACGCGTTGTGGGTTTTGTTGTGATGGACCGCCCGGGCGGCCGGTGATAAGTACCAATGGTGACATAGTTAGTGCATCAATCAACTGACTTAAAAAGTCCCTAAGCGTTGCACCAAGAACAAGCGGCTCTCTAGCATTACCAGTACTACCCACATATATTTTAGATCCTTGTAAACTGAGCATGGTACCAGCACTAATGAAATGATTGGTACCAGCTACTTGAATCATATTTTGTTTGGCTGAAATGTCTTTTGTGCCGCCAATGGTCTCTCGCCAATTTTGAACTACACGATCCGCTCTATTTTGATTTGTCCATGTGATATGATTTCTGTCTGCGTCAACAGTAAAGTCTTTTAGAGTGGTCCAATGTATGCCTGCATTTGCCGTGCCAATAATTTTGTCTGTCTTAGTATTTACAACAAATCGATCCGTGTTTATTACAATTTGATTTCCATCTAGCTGAGTAGGAAAGTCCACGACACTGACTCGATGGATGCCAGATCCTTCGGTTGAATACTTTAACGGTACAATTTGATCGGTAACCATCCACACGGAGGTCATGTCTTTGTTAATATCTTCTATGACTTGTCCATACGGTGTGTTAACTGTTCTAACTGCCGATGGATCTGGACCGATACGAATTAATAAATTTGGTGACTGATTCTTCACTAATGATTGCCACGGCTTTACTTTATCTCGTGCGGTAGAATTCACACGACCATCAAGCCACGAAGATCCAAATCTAATACTTTGACCGGATCTACCCTCGTAGATAACGTCACCCTCAATATGTTTTAGTCGATATACTAGATCAATATCTGTGAAGTATTTACCAAGCCCGGTTCCATCTGGTTTTGTTGGCTTAATTGGATTTGCGGTAGATTGCTTTAATGTGGAGATATTGTCGGCAGACGATGGAATAGGCTGTGCTTCTTCGTTCAGTCCGAACATTCCATGTGTAGTTGGTCTATTGGATACATTAAACTTTCGGAGGTAGTAAAATCGATTTAGGCTTTTTACTACATAGACTACTTCATTCATCAATGGATAGTCAGATCGATTAGCATCCATTGAGAAGGCCCAATTCAATGTATCGTCTGGCCGAAAGTAGTTTGAATTGATAAATCGAAATTTGACAGCACCGACGTTGTATCCATCCTTGGCATATTCTTCGTGGTGGTTGTTAACAATAACATCAACCACCACAGCTTCTTCAAATTGTTCTGTAATTTGATGACTTTGGCGTTCTTTTTGTACAAAGAATGGGTTGGTTGATGTGGTTCCACGATCAACTTTTCGATTATATGCCATCTAATTTTTCTTTTGCTTTTTCTAAAGTGGTGTCAACGGAAGATACATACGCGTTCATGTCCTGCATAGCATTTTCAATCAGACGGTCCTTTTCAGCATCAGTTAACATTACACCAGAATCACCATCAGAATAGGATTCAGCAGAGATTAAGCGTTGAACTATGGTCGCTATCTTAACCAACTGATCGTCGTTCTTGATGCCAACGTCATAGAATTCCTTAATCAATGGAATTATCAATACAGCATCGTTTGGTGTAGTCATCATGCCCGTCAATTGACGAATGATAGCACCAATGTCCTGTCTCTTGACCGTGGTGTTATCATGGATGTCCTTTAATAGATCGGAAAGCTTCTTTCCGTCAAAAATATCGGTATCTTTCATGCGAAAACTCCTCCTATCGCTATAAATAGGAGGAGTTTCGTGTTTTAGTCCTTGGGCACGTAACTGAAGAACTTTTGTTCCTTGTCGGTGACCCGTCCCTCTGATCGGTACTCATTCAATTGGACCATAACGTGATCCCGCATCTTATTGACCACTTTGGTCACATATGCGGTCTTACAGTCGGTCATTTCTCGAATCATCAGATACAGAGCTTTTTTATTGAAGTTCTCTATTCGTTCTGCCCGTTTGAATAACTCTACGATGGCATTGGCTATATCAATATCTCGCTTCTTCTTGAATAGTCGTGGAATATTGGCATCCCAATATGTTACCATCAGTTTAACAAACTCACGAATATCTTCTTTGTTTTCATCTTGACTTGGCGCCTGTAAGTCTGACATTTCTTCCAATGAGATGTAGCTGTCTCCGTTTGTATCTGAGAGATATACGGATCGTTTCTCTTGTTTGTATCCGTTCGTGTTATGCAAAATTAGATAATTTTTGGCAATAACAGAAAAGTATGAGAATGATTTGGTACCACGCTTGATGTCGTACTTAGATAGATTCATTACCAAAAAGCTAACGACCTGTTTCTTAGTTTCATCAAAGCTGCCACTCATGTATGGAAACTTAAACTTGTTAATGATGTTTTCTGCCATCTTATCAAGCGGATAGTCTAGATGTTCAATGAATAGCAATTCACGTTCATCTGGATCTGTACTTTCGTTGTATTTTTGAATGATCTCATCTAGGTGTGGTGGCCAATAGACCTTACCTACGTGACTAGTTTGTCTTTTCATCTATGACCACCGGCTCAGTTAAGAATATATCAAGTAGATTTACCATATCATACATTTGCTTGAACACGCCACCAACTTCATCGTCTGATTCAAATGATCCTCGAATGTCGATGTCCTTCATGGTTTTGATGGTGGTTGTAATTTGTGTATGCATCTCTGTAAAGAAATTTTCGTAATACGTTTCTAATATATCAATGACCTTTGTTGCTTTAGATAACGATAGTGCCAATACAACATTAGCCAGTACAGAGATGATTAACACCGATGTCCAAAATAGTCCTATTTCCATTTATAACCCTCGCAAATCATATCCGGCGAATTTTTGCATATATTGTGTAACATGCACACCGTTGCCGTCAACGGTTCTGTGTGAATATTTTTCTGGATAGAAGAATGACAGCACTCCACCCATACCAACTAGATGAGCACCAGCAAGAATGCCTGCCTTGGTAACATACACCCCATTGTGTGTAGTACCACTAAATTCTTTGATGATTTTACTCAGACCACGTGCATTAACTCGCATATATGTAACCATTGCACTATCTTGTAGTGCTGGGGTCGATAAAAATTCATCGCGACTTACATTGATACCAATACCAGCCAATGTCTTCGGGTGAAACTGATACATGCCAAGATATCCACGCTTGCTAACTGTGGCATATGATCCAAGTCCCTCGGCCGTACCCAACCGCTTCATAAAGGCATATAGATCGCCCTTATATAGTGGAACGTACTTCTTCTTTTTCTTAGCAACTGGCTTCTTGACCGACGCTGGCACGGTAACTACAATAGGAGCTGTTGTAGCAACTGTAGATACTGGTGCAAACTTAAACTTGCCCGACATAGATACTGCGCCGATCAATACTGCTAAAGAAATTACAAACTTAAATAGTTCTTTCATTTTATTGTCTCGTAGAAATCGTTCTGCGATTCTTGACGTGTAATGTCCTTAAAATGCTGAATCGCTAAAACTGGTTCGTGCGGCAACATACCATACTTAGTAAACCCAACTAACTTTTCGTGTACTTTACTTACCCACTTTATGTTATCTGAGTTCTTGTACAGTCTCATTTGAAAGTCCGGCCATGCAACAATCGGTTCATAATACGTCACTGCTATAGCACGGCCCGGTGTCATGGCCTCCATGCCTGGTGGATCTAGTGGTTCTGGCTCTTCTGAGATAATATGGCCAAAATTAGATAACAGCTTGTATTCCTCAGAAAAATCATACATAAATTTAAGTTTACGATACTCTTCCATCTTCGTGATGACCCATCCCCACTTCTGCAAATGCTTTAACGTGAGTCCTTCGACTGTATTCACGCGTGGAACCCAATATGCTTCGATGTCTGGATTGGATTCTATGATGAGTGACATATATCCCATGAAATCATCAGATACAAACTCATCAGCATCGAGATTCAAAATCCAATCACCAGAACAACAACTGTTCATAAAGTTCTTGTGTGATGCAAAATCACCGTTCAAGCTGTGCTGAAATAGTATGATATGATCCTTGAATTTATCAAGGGTATCTAGTGTGAGTTGGTCTGTTGAGTTATCGTCAACCACCACAATCTCATATTCGATGCCAGAGGGACCATCTAGTTTGATAAACTCTGTGACCTTGGTCAGTAGAGTATCAATATAATGTCCCTCATTATGAGTACAGATGGCAAAGCTAATTTTCATATCAGTTCTCGTTGGTAAGTTAACAAGGTAATATACATCATCTGTAATCAGTTGTCAAGGTCTGATACACCTAAATTCGACTTATAACCCATTGCATTGGGGTCTGTGTGCCATCGGGTGTCATTTTTCCAGTCATAGTCCAATTCCATATAATACGGAATACTAGATTCTGGTTTCGGCGGGTCTGGTTCTTCTGGTATAGATACGGGCTCGTCACGTACTTCGTTGGGTGGAGGTAACTCCATCATTGGTTCGGTGGGGGTGATCGTGTCACGCTTCTTTACAATGATATTATACACCAAGAACAACGATATACTCATAGGATCAAGAACTAATACTAGTAACAGAATGAACCACTTTACAATTGTATCCAAGGAGGTTCCAATTGCCTCAGCCACATAGTAGAACGTTCCAAGCTTTCCACTAGTTCCAATTGAGTTGGTTGTATTGGTTTTGAGCAATGACAATGAATCGCTTGTTGCTGACAGCCGTGTAATGTCCAATTGTAGCTTATTGATCTCTGCGTCCTGTTCACGGATAATTCTCTGTTGTGTAGCCGTTGCTCGACCCAACCTGACTAGCTCATCAAGTCGATTTTCTTGTTGAGATCGCATATTTTGTAATTGAGTTGATCGGTCGGTCAATCTCTTAATATTTGAAGTTATATTTTCTTGTTGACCCGAGTATAGGGTAATCTCATTTTGTTTTGCCTGAATTCCCGTGGCAGCGGTGGCATACGCGCCAGATAGGTAGCCGTATACACCAACTGATGTTAGTAACATCAAGACCGCAGTACCTGTATACATGTACATTTTTAAGGTTCGTGGTATGGCATGACGATATCTGTACAATGCACTAACCCCAACAATCTTGCCAATCTCTAATGCAGCGGCCATAACACCAGCCTGTACGCTGATGCTGGTAAACAATTGTGCAATACCCGTTATTGAAAATAGTGCAGAACAAGCTGCTAACAATAATGCCGTTCCTAATACGATAAACTCAAACATGTAAATCTCCGATACGAAGAAGGGCCTGGATGGCCAGGCCCTCAATTCTCCAGCGGTGGATGTTGAGATGGATACTACAGTAACCCGTATGGATCACCCCCTTCATCTCAACGTGTGTGCGTTATTTAATTGTACTGCTGTTGATGTTGTTGAGCAAACTACGTACATAGATTGCCTCGTGTTGTAATGTGTGAACGTCAAAAGTATAAGTCCATTGACTTACGACGACCAACATACCTCCGATTAAATTGTTACAACAATATATACAAAAATACGAGAGCATCCCACCGGGGAACACTCTCGTATAAATATCACAACCAACCACCATGTTACCTATTTCAGTCGTCGTTATGCGACATGGATTCCATGAACTCCTGACGAAGTGGATCACGTTCTGTTACGGTACTCATGTGATCGGCCCAATGAACAACGTATCCCAAGTTTGTGTGGATGGCAAACTTTCCGTAATTCATCAAATAGCCCTTATTGCTATCCTCATACAATCCATCCGACAACTTGATGGCCATATATTCGTTGTATGTTAATTCGATGCCACGACTTTGAAGAACGAACGCTGCGCCGTCGGTAACCTTGAAGAATGGCAAGTTTTGATTGTGCTTGAACATTGAACCTTGGTTCGTTCGGTGCCAATCAGATGTCTCCAACTCGTAGTACGACGGACCACCAGGCATGCCCAACTTCCATAGATCGTGATGGATCGTGGCCATTACTAATTCAGATCGGGTGAAGTCCACCCACCCATCCATCTTCTTCAACGTCTTGACGAACTCCAATGCACAATCATGTACGTGCAATACGTGATCAATGTAACCACCAGAATAGGCATTGTGATAGTGAACCTTACTTGACGCCGGGGCAGTAATCAATCGGTCACCATATTCGTCATACAACTTAACAATCTTTTCGTATCGTTCTGGTGTGAACGCTGCTTCCATTAACGAGAACAGTTTCTTTCGTTGTGCATCCAATCGGTCTGCTTCGGAGACTTGTTGGGTTGGTTCGGTCATGAGTTCCTCTAAATGAAACAGGTTTGAGTTATCCCTAAATCTAATAGGAAAACTCAAACCTGTCAAGTGGTACTTGTTACCAATTAAGCTACATTCTTTGTTCCTGCTCTCGACCACAATTCAAAGATCGTTGGAATTGTAGGCAACTTACGTAACGTCATGCCGATGTCTTCAAGCATAAAGTCTGCCTTTTTGTTGTTACAGCTCGAACATGCCGTAACTACATTCTTCCAAACGTCCTTACCGCCCTTTGATTGCGGATGGATGTGGTCACGCGTCAGAAATTCATTTGCCTTAAGATCCGAACGATGTCTGGAACAATATTGACATCTGTGACCGTCTCTAAGGAACAGATTGCGTTGTGTCAAAATTGCCGGAACTCTGTGAGTGGATCGACTCTTGACAAACGTCTTAAGGACAATCTGTGTCGGCACGGGCCAAATTTCTCGTGCAGAATGAATTACGTGGTCTGGATGTTCCTGTGCAATGATTGCCTTTCCTTCGATGACCAACAGAAGTCCACGCTTGGCAGACACTATTGCAAGAGGCTCGTAGCTAGCATTGAGAACAGTACATCTTGTTTGGTCTAGCACAGATATCAACATCGTAACCTCTACATAGTTTGATCCACCACATCGACTGAGTTTAGAGACTTAATCAAATCTCTACAATTGCCAGCAAGTTCGTAATGTTCTGTACTCACAAACCAATCCATCATGACGGTTAGTTGTGCTTCGAACTTTGCTCTGCCGATCTGTGCAATTTTCTGTGAACTGCCAAATTGAAATATAGTGACTTCGGACCAGTTCAACTTTATTGCTTTGGTGATTCGTTTTAGCAAATATTTGTAGACCACATCCTTATGATGGTCTGCAAAGTGAGCAAGGAGTTGGGGATCATCAAACGGAAGGACGACGAGTTTTTCGTTTGGCTGATTTAGTATTGCTTGACTTGTTATTTGTTGCTTTTCTTCCACGGACAGCTGGTTTTGTTCTGGTGGACTTTGGTTTGGTGCCTGTGGTTGACTTTGTTCGCTTGGGAGACTTTTTTGAATCTCGACCGTTAGAACTTTTGTCGGTTGTTCTGGTACTGGCCGGCCGTGCATCAGATCGTTTAGTGCGACCTTTAGACTTTGTAGGAATTTCTTCATTTACCTGTTCTCCTCGGCGATACAACGTTCCGTTAGGTGACCGATATTCTTTTCTAAACTGCCAGCCACGCGGACGCTTTTCGTCTGGTGTTTTCTGTCGTGCGGGCAATTCAGGCGGAGCCGACATCAGAATACAACATCGTGAACAAGTAACCGCTCGAACGTCTATGCTTAGATTTTCTACTTCATTACCACACTTCTTACATGGCAAAGATTGTCGTTCTCTAAGTGTCCATATGTCTGTTGTGGCCTTTGCTTTATTTTTTCTCGCCATGCTTAACTCGGAGTATACGTTTTTGTTGTGAAATACATCTCTTCAATTCCTCTGCCAGTGCATACGCTTTGTAGCTAGGCACCTTAGCAAGAAACAGGCCAGCATATTTACCGGCCACGATCAACTGAGCGGGCGTATTACAGCTACGAATGGTTCTACGAACCTTTTCATAAATAGGTACCAGCTCAGAGTATCTCACATTACATCTCCAAATTAAACAATCTCCACCGAAGTCCATTCCATATATTCTGCTTCGGGCAATTGAATCTCGTGCTTAGCACATAGATTGTATAGCTTACTCACAACACGATCATAATCCTCTTGAGGATATGTAAACTTTTCTGGTTGCATATGAACCGCTTGGAGTGACTTGATGCACATTACAATGGCATTGTAGTCGTTCATCTCGTCCGCAAGTTCCTTCATATCCTCGGAACATTCCTTGGCGCGATCAGAAATTTGAATTTTCATATTATCCTCTGATTACTTTTCTGTTGTGGTAATTGTGACGGTCAACAAACCAGAAAACTTCTGTGCAACGGCCAACATTTCTTCGTGGGCTGCTTTTGTTGTGAGAAGTTGTTCACGCTTACGATCCAACTCAATCAACTCACGATCAATTCCCTTAATGATGCGGTCTGCTTCATCTGACATTGCACGAATCAAATTACCATTAAGCGCTGACTTAATCACACATCCTCCTTGGTGGGTAAATGGAGCCGAGGGGATTCGAACCCCTGTCCGAAGCATTGTACTTATTGAATCTTCTCCGTGCGCAGTTTATTGTCTAAACTTTAACACAGTGTATCACAATAAACAAATCTACACTATGTCTATCCGAAAGTCAAATCTCATCGTATCGGAGTCGGTGAGAATTTATCTGCTAGCGAACTTTTATACTGTCGCAGATTCAATATAAAAGTCTCGAGCGCTCTTAGGCAGCTAGAGGGAGTGCGTATTCTGCACTTGAATTTTGATTCCATTTAACGAGTCGAATCAGTCTCGGCACGCTTCTTTCAATGTTCTAACCTCCGTCGAAGCCTAGCGGCCCCTTGTTGGAAGTCTCTAAATCTACATCATTTAGATGTGAAAATCTAGTCCCTTTTAGTTGTATAGATTTGATACAACTTAACGAACCGACACCAATTCCCGTTCAATCAAATCATTTAATGCGGTCTCCACGGCCTTTCGTGTTCGATTTGACGGATTCTTCATTTTCTTTTCCAACGTCCATACATCATTCAGAATTTCTTCAAATGTAGTCCATTTGGATGACGAGATACACCGCATAATATCACCGTGTTTACGGCAAGCATCTTGATATACGGCACTAGAAATAGACGATTTGACAATACCAGCGGTGGTGAAAGCATTTAATCTATATTGTGGAATTGGCTTCACAATCTCTTGCTTTTTTGCTTCTACCTTTGGTTCTGGTACCGTCTTCTCTGGCTTCGGCACCGGAGGGGCTACAACTGGTTTTGTAGGTTCCGGCGCCGACTTAACTTCTACTTGTGGTTCAAGTGAACCTGTTGATTCATCCATAAGATCCTCTATAGTAATGAAAACTACCTACTAGTAAATAGTGATCATTGATAAACTTCATCAACATATACAACTTCATTGATGTCTAGAATCCTACAACTACGGTCTATCACCGAACGATGCATATGACCACAATAGAGATCTGGATAATTCAGTCGCTTCCACAGAGCATCAATTTTATGTGCATTTGGATCAAACCAATCACCGGCGGCACCAAATCTTTTTAGCATCTGTGGCGAATTGTCGAAGTTATTATCGATTACAGACTGTGGTGGTGTATGCGTAATTAGAATATCTACTTCATCTACCCCATCAAGCTTTGCAAATTGTTCATCTGTAATATTTTCCAGTTCACTCCAATCCATGTTGTACCGAAGTCTCATGTTCTTGTCAATCGACCCAGCACCACCCATGAAAGCAATCTTAAACTTATCTAGGTTCAACACCGTACCACGAGGAACATAGAAACAGTTTGGATGTACTTCCGTGACTTCTTGGTGATGAATGAATAGATCGAAGTGCTCGTGGTTACCATCAATCCAATAAAATGGAATATCGAACGTATGTAGTTGTAGCCGTTTAATTGTATTGGGGTAATAACCAAAATCACCAACTTGAATGATCGCTGTCACATCGCCGCGGGCACGAATGTCCGGCAGCATTTGATATAGAACGTTAAAATCGCCATGTAGGTCACCAATAATCGCCAGCATATAAACCTCATTAAATGAACAAACCCCTTGCGGGGTTTGTTTTTGTGTAAAGTAAGCGGAAGACACGGGACTCGAACCCGCAAAGCTCTTTTGAAGCCCATCTCATTTCCAATGAGACCCCTAGCCATTTCGGTTATCTTCCTTGCGCGATCTACCTGTACCAACAACCATCGAGGTTGTTCACGAGCTGTTCCGAAGGCACTTAGCCACTGCGTAACATTAACGGTCCTAAGTAAAACAGATGTGGATCGCAAGGTATCTATAAATAGCCTAGATTAGACTGAAGATTGAAGCTCGGCCAGTTCGTTTTGAAGTTGTTCCTGGCCTTCCTTTAGTCTAGCTTCCTTTTCGAGCATTGATGCCAGGGCAAACAAACAAGCCACGGCAACGTCCTTCAACTCACTAGCAATATCAACTGGATCGTTTTGACGAACTGCGTCAATCAATTCGTGATATTCCTCTGTAACAATTCCCAATGATTCATGGTTACTCAAATAAGCACCACGACCATGCTTTTCAATTTTTTGACCCAATCCAACGGTTAGTGCCTCAATAGCAGCTAAAAGGATTTCGTCTTTTACTTCTGGTCTTTCCATATAACCTCTCAAAATGTGGGATCAACTAATCTAACACACATGGCGCAAATTGTCAAGCCATGCTCTTTTGGACAACTTAGTATATCGCTTTAATGCTCTACGTTGTACATCCAACCAAATTAGATGTCTGTCATACCACAGTACACGACCGATGGCACGAACGATGCTATCGACACTTGTAATATCTGTGGTGAAGAACCGAGGCATCCAATCAATTTCACGAGAAGTGACGATAGGAGTGTCCTGGCTAACAAAATCAGCAGCAACAATATTGAATGTTTCGGACATGCTTACTTGTAGTCCTATGTCCATTTTTGCTACAAGAGCCAAAAAGTCTTTATGATCTAGCCATCCGTGTTCAACCAACTTGTGGCGTGGGCCCAATCCTTCAAAGAAGCCCCTGAGATTCTTTAATACTTCGTCTCCCTTTTCTACTCGACCGGCATTAATGTGAAAATGGCATTGTAGTCCACGCTGATCTGCAAACTTTACAGCAGCAAACGCTTGTGTTAGATGATTCTTCATTGGGCGAACGGCACCGAAGCAGCCCACGTTAATGATTTCATCATGATTCCAAAACAACTTTGATGGGGTTACAATATCTGCAACCGGATAGTAATTTGGAAGGTAGACCAATTTCTTAATGTATTTTCTCAATTTTGACGATTGATTGATATATGCCAAGAAGTCGCAGTGTGTTTCAAGGCTGTTAAATGATACAAATACATTCTTTTGTTCAAAGTATCGTGTGATCCAATTCATGGCAATGCCTTCGCCAGCTAGAAATGGAATCTTGCTGTGTATACGAATGACCCATTTCACATTCGGATGTAATGCACGAAGTACATCAAACTTCTCTGGCACAACCCACAGGGCTTCGATGATTACAATATCCGGCTTATACAGCGTCACTTCACGATCAATTTGATTGTTGTCAATTACCTGAACTAACTTAGTATCGTACCCGTTGGTGTTCAACATATCCGACACAAAACCTGCTGAATTCAATAATCCAGATGATTTAATAACGGCATATGATCCTCCACCAGATGTTTGGCGGAACTTTAATACAAATAGGACGCGGGGCTTTTTATGCATGGGAATCAATACTCTGGTAGATAATTTGTGTAACCCTTATAGCGATAAGTAGTACAAACTTAAGTGTGGGAACTGACGCCATTTTGTCAGTTCCCACGCTATTAAATTACACTGTTACTATATTGTATAGGTTTGCGGATTTTAATTTTCCGGCCTTACGAACCAGTAGTAAACAGAATGCTTGATCTCGAAGTGTTTTTACTAACTCTATCATGCTCTGTTGTGATACCCCAGCCTGTTCTGCATTGATTTTCTTACGAAGTCGTTTTGCGAATCGTGACGCGGTGCTTACAGCTTTGTATTCTAGCTTCCATTTTGTCACCCATTCTATATACGACTCTCGATCTGTAAATTCCAAATGCAAATCGATATATTCATCCAATGAAATCCATTTGCCGTCTGCCAAAATAGAGCCACAATGGCGTGCCATAGATGGACCGAGGGTTCGACCGACTTGATTTGTAAATGTCTTTAACATAATATGTCTCCTTATGAGGTAAGTGGAAGTGAGCGTAAAAACTTCACTTCATGTCTGTATGATGGTCCGATCCCAAGTGCGGTGATAATTGGGTCACCTGTAAAGTGGGGCGGCATTACGTGACCAGAATCTACTATTCTGATACACGGTATATTTCGTATGTTACACTGGTGTTCGATCTCCAATAAATCTTGAAGAGTACCAGATAGTACGACCTTTGTACCGTGACTATCTGATTGGTATAGTGTTTTTCGATCTGGTGGTGATCGTTCATACGCATCTACAAACGCATGGCCACATTGAGCAGCCAGCTTACCCGGAGACATATCCAATTCTGTCCTAGCAATTGCATACATCCGTAATGTACTATCCTAACCTGAAATTAGCGTATCCTTGTTCATAATATACTCCATTAAATGTTTTACTGCACCGGCGGGAACAAATGGACTTATTGGTTGTCCATAATGTGCCCATACAAAATTTCTTGACGGATCGTAAAATACTCTCCACAAGCCACTCGTTGTCATCCAACAATCATTAGGTCGTGGAGTGGGCACAGACCATTCTTCAATAACTTTTGGGTAGTTCATATAACCTATTTTGTTAAAAGATATGCTCGTGGTGGGAATCGAACCCACTTAGTAAGATTTTAGAGATCTCTGCCTAGTGCCGGTCGGCCACACGAGCAACTACTACATTATGGTCTACGTTCTACTACCAATGCTGGTCTTGCTTCTGCGGCGGGGGTTGTATACGTGATCGCGCCATATGTTGGTGTTGACGAGACACGAACACTTGCATAGAACTTTAGTCCAGCAGATAACTTATTCTTTGGTACGGTTAGAGACCAACTTGTTCCAGTAACCACTCTTAGTTGTTCTGTTTCAATCAGTCGAGGATTGCTGAAGGTCAACACATCATACGTGTTATATGTTGTGGTAACAGTAACTAGCTTGGGCCACGACACGGTAAATCGAACTGAGTCTACCATATCGGTAGTAGTGATACGAACAGATACAGGCTTTTGTGCGACTGCACTGACTGGCAACAACAAACTAATTAACAGGCCTAGTTTATACAACATGGTACGTCTCCAATTACAATAGTTTCAAATGACCTGTTATCGAATCAATGATATGGTCGGCAGCTGGACCGATTGCGACTGCCGTCTTTGTAGGAATTCCCTTAAATTCGGTCAATCCAGAATCTACGATCAATGAACACGGCAGCTTAAGTTCGCATGCGTCGTTGTACAATTGAATTAGTTCTACTTCTGTATCACATCCTACACAAATCTTTTTGAAGTTCCCCGTGATCCATTTTTTGAAATCTTCATTTTGATATTGAACCACGAAGTATTCATTGCCTCGATCATCGTCCGTACTATAACCTAGATTTAAAATTGCTGCCATGCTGGCATGTGCGCCTTGTGCTACCATTTTACCTTTTCTCATATTAAGATCTTTTCTTAGTATGATGATTTGTTTTGCCATTATGCGGGTTGCCTCTTGCGTCGTCTGGTTTTCATTGTGATGCCTAACTTCGCCAATTCAGCACGTACTAGTGCCGTTCGATTCATTGACTGTTCAGCAGTATACCATTGTTCGTTACAATCGTTACATCGTGTATATTCATCCATAATTCTTACCGAGGGATATCCAGACGGCCGCTCCGGCGGGAACTCTGGTCCTCGTGTATCATATACCTCTCGTACAACCGTTACTTCGGTTGATCTACACCACATACATAGTGACACCACAAACCCATCCTTATAGATTCTTACGTAATTTACGTATAATCTCATCGCATATTTTGTATTGAGACTCAGTATCTTTAGGCATCATCCACGTAAATTCTTTTAATAGAAACAATCTCAAGCTGCCTGCGCTACCCATTAATAGTCTTTTTATGTCTGCCGAAGGTACCTTGGACATTATATCCTCGTTGGGGATCGAACCCAAATCAAAAGTTTAGGAAACTCTTATGTTATCCGTTACACTACGAGGACACGTTAATCTAATTCTGATAGATCCAATTCTAGTTTTGTATAAAACTCGATGACCTTACAAATCAAACCAATGCTGGTAGGGACGATTCTGTACTCTAAGCCACCGCCTGCTGCGCCGTAATATGGCCGTGTACTTAACGAAGCCGGTGCACGTGTTCCCATCTTAGCAAATATTTGTGGACGAATTTCTAATAGCCAGTCGTCAATTTTCTTTCGGTCATCATCAGACAATTCGAATACCATATAACCTCCAAAATAAAAGCCGTTAATCGGGCCGTTTAAAGCCCGATTAACGGCAACATACCAGCGATGGGTAACGATCCCATTTCACCATGTTTATGAGACATGTCACGATCCAACCGTGCCCACTGGCAAATCTACATACAAACTCCTTATTCTACGGAAGCAGAGGGACTCGAACCCCCGAAGGTTTTACCCTCAGTCGCTTTCAAGGCGATTTCCTCGTCCAGCCGGGCTACTTCCAAATTTTTATGTTAATGGCAATGTTCGCCATGATTTATTGTGTTCATGTGTGCGAATGTTATGACAATTTGCACATCTAACTTCACACTTGTCAATTTCTTGTTTTATTGTAGACCAACAGTTACCACTTTGAAGCAAGCTTGACACGTTATTCTTTTTAACTCCTCTAACATGATCAAATTCAAGCGTTCTTATATCAGTGATACCACAATCAACACATGGATGGCAACTCAAAAAATCTTGTAACTTTCGTATTGTATCAGCTCTATATTTTTTCTTATTGGTTCTAACTAAAGCTTTGTGCTTTTCTGGATCACTATTATATCTACGTCTGGAATTTATATTTTGGCATTCTTTACAATATCCTTGATATCGTATTTCGCCGTTCTTATACAATCCACGAGACGTAAACTTATCAATCGTCTTTTCTATCTTGCACTTACTACAACACTTAGTTTTCATATCCGCCGACCGAGATTTGAACTCGGAACTAAAAGATTAAAAGTCTCTTGTGATATCCGTTTCACCATCAGCGGTTAAATATATGTCGGTACTATGCTCACGGAAGGGATCGAACCTTCTATCTTTTCCATGTCAAGGAAACATGTTAGCCGGTACACCACGCGAGCTTGTTCTTCTTCGGTCATTGTAGGCCATTGTGTAATTTCGTCTACTGTACGAGCACAACCTATACACGTACCTAATTGATCTAATTCACAAATAGCAACACAAGGACTTTTCATAAGGTATAGATCGGATTTGAACCGATGAATGCTGGTTTTGCAGACCAGAGCGTTAAGCCTCTTCGCCACTATACCGAGGTATGGCAGGTGCAGGAGTCGAACCTGCTATCTGTCGGTTATGAGCCGACAATGATACTCCGTTTCACTCCCCTGCGTCGTTCTTTACAAATGGCGGAGGTGGGATTTGAACCCACGACCTTCACGTTATGAGCGTGACGAGCTACCAGGCTGCTCTACTCCGCGTCGTTTTTAGTATCCGATAACCTGACGTATATGTTTACTTACGTCATTGTATGCCGGATGTTTCGTATTCAATTCAAGTACCGTTGTAGATTTGTCTGGTTTCCCAAACACAATACCCAATAACATTTCGGTAGGATGTTTCTGTGTATGATGTTCTATATTTCCATTAATCAAATATAGAAATTCTACTGGCTTGAATTTCATATTGCTCCTCTAGGGTTCGAACCTAGACTATCAGCTTTCAGAGAGCTGCGTGTTGCCAGTTACACCAAGGAGCAGCATACAACATTGGAGAGATAATACCCCGGTTTCTGTCAAGAGTGGTCATCTGTCTAAGCCCTCTACCCGTTAGCATTGCCCGAACAGAGCCCTAACTGTTTGAGGTTGCACCGCCTAACCTGTCGCCCGTTTCATCCGAACTTAATCGGCTCGTCTCTGTTGCCGTGTAGCGCCTTACGGCGTGGGCAGCTTCCACCCTAGGCTGTTCTGTGGTGACCGGAAGTTCTCCTCGACAACTTTTACATTGCCGCGACCACTTCACTCTCCAATATTACTTAACTAATCTTTACTGTAATCGAATCAACCTTAAATGTCGTTGTATCAAGCTTGATTGTATCGACCTTGGTTGTATCAATAAGTGTATCAACAACGATGGTATCTTGTGGTGGCGTCATATCCTTAACGGTACATGCGGCCAGCCCAACTACAAAAACGGCAAACAAATTACTGATTTTCACAAAAACCTCTTTTGGTGGAATGGTACTACAGTCGGGATGACTGGACTCGAACCAGCGATATCCTGCTCCCAAAGCAGGCGCCATAGCCACTAGGCGACATCCCGATAATGTTAATAACTGCTCTTGTGAAACATACTACGTAACATCGTGTACTGATTGACCAATGTTGGATGTGTCTTGTTCATTTCGGCGTACAAGTCTGCTTGAGCTTCCATTGTACCGCCACCGAACAAACTATTCCAAATCCAAACAAACGGCCATGCGATATATGCAAATATTCCGACTTTCTTTTTCAATGCTCGGAACTGTCGTACGTGAACTCCCCCATGTCCAAGATGTCCTGCACTTGGTCCTGCTAATGAGTTGTCATCAAAGAATCGTAGACGAAAATACGCCGTCTCGCCATATACGGTGTCGTCACTTCCAAGCAATCGTGGTAACCAATGATTCATTACTGCTTTATACTTGTCGCCTTCTGGCATTGTGATTTCTAGTTTAACACTCATATTCATTCTCAACAAGGGGAGGGCAATACGGCCTGAGACTACAGCCGTGACGATTGTGCGTTTGTCGGATTATTCCAACCCATGTCCCCACGGGCCGTTCCCAACGTATCCACTCTCACAAGAGAGTCCACAACCAAAGCGACCTTTTTTAAGGTGTGGCATTTCACCTGTCGTCTAACGCTACTCAACGCTTCTTCTACCGCCGACCTTGCGAGCCGTTCAAAGGCGCTAACCCTTTACGTGCGAGTCTACATTGATGGATCTCCGCCTTGGGAGCATTGACCCAGCCACATTCCATTACTGGTATGGCATTACGCTTCTTTTCGCGTTTAGACCGAGGAAGTCTTTCCATTTTATTAATATTGGGAATTGAACCCAAAACTAAAGCTTAAAAGGCTTTCGTTCAACCATTGAACTATATTATACCTCGAGCGAAGTGCTTCCTCAGTAGTTCGCTATTCTTTTGGAATAGTAAATGCTACACTCCGCGGCTGCATTCTCCTTGCGGGATACTCTGCGATGTTTTGCGACCTCGAGCGAAGTTATCGCCCAGACCACTCACATTGTTCATTAGCCTTAACCTGCAAAAGCTCAGACTAACAAACTATTCGTTACCAATACTTTCTCGACTGTTGGTTTAAATGGAGCCCGGCACCACCCGTCAGACTTCCGCAACCCTCGTTCCCCTTTCGGGCGAGACGGCTACGATTTTTCCCATTTACAATCTTCGAACCTATCACCGAGAGCTTATCCTCGATGCCACCAATTTTGGATTGGCGTTGGCCGAACTTGTTTGGTTGGTCAAGTCTTGCGACTCACGCGGATTACAAGGGTACACCGCTTTATATGTTTTACAACATACTATCCTTAACGACTCCAAACAGCCGTTTAAATCAATTGTTAATGAGCAACTGCTTGTTCATCAATCATGTACCTAATATACACTGGTACGATTCATTTGGCAAGCGATACCTCGTGAGGGTTCCGACCCCTCTTTACCGGCTTGAAAGGCCAGCGTCTTAGCCAGTAGACGAACGAGGCATAAAATTTGATGGAACTGGTATTATCCAGCTTTACTATTGCGCCTACGGCATCGGGCTAACAAGTCGTCGTCACTTTATGGCTTACGCCATATGGACATTCCCATCAAGTAGTTCCGTGGAGGTCATCTAACACTCTCCACATATCTTCGTATTCACCTTCACGATACAAGATTCCACGAAAAAGTGGATATTCTTTTCTGTATTTACCAATCTTGCCGCCTTCTGCAACATTAGCAATACGATCACAAAGTTTAACGAATACTGCATCTGGTTCGGTACGAATACGCTCTAGTGTTGTTTGCTTCCAATCTGGATGTTCCTTCGATTGGTTTGATACTAGATCGACTACGTGTGCTACGTGATTACCGAATCGTGATGCTAATTGTTCTTTTGTTATTGCTGTATCTTCAATCACATCGTGCAACCGGGCACATAATATCTGTGTCTTTGTCCCGTTGAATCGCCGTGCATTGTCTACAACTTTGTCTAAATGATATTTGTATGGATGTTGACCGTACTGTTGGTCGCCGTGCGCCATCTGTGCAAAATCATCGGCGTCATTATCATTTACATCACGAAGATTTCCATCTTCATCGGTATAAGCAACTGTTTGTCCGGCACTATCTGCCCAGTTACCAAAACCAACATGAGTCAATCCACGCTTTTGAGCTTCATCAGAAGCATCACTTTCAAAAAAGTCTTGTAATTTCATAAGCAGACAGCGGGATTCGAACCCGCGACATTTGCCTTGGCAAGGCAACATTCTAGCCGCTGAATTATGTCTGCATTACTGCTATTCTGTGTACCCAAGAACATATTGTTCGGATATGACATATACAGTCTCACCATCTACTGAAATTTCTATGGCATATACCTTTTGATACCAAATTTTGTTGCCTGGTCGTACTAGTGTTGGAACGAGGTCGCCGCCTTGTAGATATCGACCGGGACCAATACTAACCACCTTACCACAAACTACATTTCCTTCATTGCCGCTCACCATAAACAAACCAGATGCTGACTTGGCCTCTCCTTCTAATGGCTTTACAACAATATTATCGCCTAGCGGTGCAAACTTCATGTAACCTCCTTAATGTTATTGCCCCTCGTGGATTCGAACCACGATAGCGAGATCCAAAGGCTCGCGTCCTGCCGTTAGACGAAGGGGCAGTGTGAAATCCGGGGATTGGGGTTAACGTATATTTCAACGCTCTTACCGATCTATTACAGCCCCTTAACGGAACCGGATTTCTTTTTTCTATTAAGCAACTTGCGGGGATCGAACCCGCGACCTCTGCTTGGAAGGCAGATATGTTACCGCTACACCAAAGCTGCATTGACCCCAAATCAATAAGTCGTTTTGTTAGTCTTTTATGACGGCCGGACGATCAGTTAGGTACCGGATACTACATATCAGACTCGAACATGGATTGGGGTCAACCCCGTTGGCAAAATAAATTTGCCGTTAATCGGAGCATATAATGTTCTATCTGACAGTGCCCTAGGTGAGATTCGAACTCACACTGTGCGGATTTTAAGTCCGCTGCCTCTGCCGGTTGGGCTACAAGGGCATGTAATTCATATTTTCAAAGAACGCTATCTTGAGGGAGTACCCGTGGTGAGAGTCGAACTCACACCCTTTCGGCACGGTTTTTGAGACCGCTGCGTATGCCATTCCGCCACACGGGCATGTTGAACGTTTGTATCACGATGTTGTTCGTCACCGGCCTTTCGGCTATAGTCAGTGCATCCAGAGGGACTTGAACCCCCATACCTTGCGGTACTTGTTCCTAAGACAAGCGCGTATGCCAATTCCGCCATGGATGCATATTTTATTCTTCCCCGCCACCAGAACGTTTCCGTTCATTTCCTACACCACATAAGTATAACACTGTTTGAGCTTATTGTCAAGTGGACCGTATCGGATTCGAACCGATCTCCGCTAGCTGGGTTTGCACCATAGTCATCCGTCGATGACGACTTACACGGCCCATATACCGCTGAGAGGATTCGAACCTCCACTACCAACGTTCTCAACGTTGTCCCTCTGCCAGTTGGGGTACAGCGGTGTATTGCCGATTTTTAGGAAATCGGCAAAACCTTTATTGCTTACGCAAGTGTCCATTCGGTGATCGAACGACCCTTTGCAGCAGGACGGCTCGAAGGAACCGACCCAGCCGATTCAAACTCACCATTCATGAATGCCGCGTTGATCACAGCAAGACGCGTACGAACCATCTTCTCGTTCATACCTTTACGAGTAAGGAAGCTCTGTGCATCATCAGCGGTAACGGTGCCACTTGAACGGCGGCGAGCCAAACCACGAAGATACGAACGAAGGTTGGAAACCAATCCTTCATTACGAGCGGAAAGAGACTTTGACATAACCTGTACTCCTTGATTAAATGCTGGGACCATTCCCAACACATCAATGAATATAATCTATAGGTCCGCGAATGTCAATACTCGTTTAACTGTCAACTTTTTATATAATACCCACGATAGGAGTCGAACCTACAACGAGCGGGTTCTAAGGCCGCTGCCTCTGCCAATTGGGCTACGTGGGCATACTGCGGGACTAACAACATCCCGCGTCAGGGAAAATATACATCTTTGGTTCGATCTTCTGACCCAATAGATTATATACGATCACAGATGACCAGTGTTCTTCTTTGATTACGATGTTAGAATCAGTAGAAATCAATTCTAACGCGTGATCTTTGTCTCTGGCAACAACTACCAATCCACCACCCGAATGATAATTGTAGGTCAAGTCAGAAACATCTTCAAATATAAACATCTTCATACTGTACTCCTTGTGATGGGTTAATGAAATCAGTCAATATCCATTCACAAGTCTTATATTTGAACTATGCCAAGAGAGGGAATTGAACCCCCGACACGACGCTCTTCAGGCGTCTGCTCTACCAACTGAGCTATCTTGGCGAATTTATACCACTAACGGGATTCGAACCCGTGTTCCTGCCTTGAGAGGGCAACGTCCTAGGCCTCTAGACGATAATGGCATGATTAATTTGAAATGTCTTTTACGACACAGGTGCCTGGAAACTGCTTATATGTAAACATTACATCTTTACGATAAAAATTTAAAGCAGTATTCTGATAATAATAGCTATTTGCTTTGACCGTATCCGTAGTAGATTCAATAGTATTCAAAGGGCACCGAACTTGAAATAGCTTGGGTTGTTCTGCCTCGCGCTGAGCAGCTTCGGAGGCTTTGTTAGCACATCCAACCAAAAGCAATATCACAAATAACCATTTCATTTTTACTCCTTGATGAATATCAGTCGGGATGGTGGGACTCGAACCCACGAAGATGCCCTCGTTCCGAACGAGGTAGCCTAGCCGCTGGCTCACATCCCGATAGTACCCCCAGCAGGAATCGAACCCGCATTTACTCTTTAGAAGAGAGCCATCTTATCCGTTAGAAGATAGGGGTATATTACACCCAGAGGTCGTGCTGCATCACTTGTACTAAGTGCCAGTATAGGACGATTCTGGGAATTCTATAGAGATGGTGGGAATCGAACCCACTTGATGCCCTGCTCCCAAAGCAGGTGGCTGACCTTTAGCCCACATCTCTGTGTTGTTGGTGGACGCTGGGATAGTCGGAAGTTCTATCCTCCATACGGCCTAATTGCCGGCGCACAATCCTGTGCTCAATGCCCATGTTTAGTAGTGCGGAGGGAAGGCCTTACACCTTCTACGCGGCTTAGTGAATAAGACACTTTACCGACCTCCGCTTATGATGCCCAGTGAGGGATTCGAACCCCCGACCCCTTCCGTGTAAAGGAAATGCGCTGACCGCTACGCTAACCAGGCTGGCCGGTCTCTCCCTGTGTCACACCACTTACGCCAGGTGTCGGCGAGCCTCTCGTCAGAGGTCTTACAATCTACCACGATGTTGTTTATTTGGCAACCTCGGACGACCATAGTCATCACGAATCACCGGCGGCTTCATTCGAACGTTATTCGACGGACATTGTAGGATAATGGTACTCGTTCCCGTAGAAACATTTTGCTTTCGATCAACCACTCGACACGATGCTGGAATAGACAAAAGCAATCTACGCATATTGTCTATATCACGGGTTCGACCACCGATACCAATAAAATGTGACCGAGGACATTCTGGTTGAAATGATACTCCGCCGCCAATAGGCACCGGGCGACATTCATCCATTGTACGAGACATGTTTTGTGCAGTTGCCGGCGTGGCAAGTAAAAGCAATCCAAGAACACTCAGTAAAGTCTTCATATTGTACCTCCGGTTAGTGTTATTACTCTCGAAGGATTTGAACCTTCATTCACGGGTTCAAAGCCCGCTGTCTTGCCAGTTAGACGAAAGAGTATCGTATGCACATTCAGGGAGTTGAACCCCGGACCTTTCGAATATCAGTCGAATGCTCTGACCAACTGAGCTAAATGTGCGTATCGGCGTACAAGGAATCGAACCTTGCTAGCCGGCTTATCAGACCGGAATCTTCAACCAGAGGATTACACGCCGTTATTTTTTCTGCGCCATCACGTATGTAATGGGATGACCGGGAACTAAGCTGTCTGTATCGGGCAGTGGAGAATCTGCGTAAAATTGTACCCAATGATAATTTTTACATAGTGCATGAAAGCTGCTAATTCCATTGAGTTGAAGGAACGCTTCTGGAATTACGTCCATATTGCAGTCCCCATCTTTTGTTTGCCACGACTTTCTTGATATGCGTTCTCCACACTCGGGACACGATATTTCATTATCCAATATCACCCAATCAAACATACCCATACAAATTACTCGATTGTTAAAAGGTTTGTTCAGTACGCCCGGAGGGACTCGAACCCCCATATCTTCCGCATATAAGGCGGCCGCTGTCACCATTTAGCTACAGGCGCATATTTTAAAAATCATCGTTTTCTAAAAGATCTGCCTCGTCCTTTATTTAGGCCACCAAACGTAGATCCCAGAGAATCACAATTCCAACAAATCAATCTTAAATTGTCTTCTATATTATTTAGACAATTTCCATCAATATGATCAGCTACCAGTGGTACTTTGTTGGTATGTGGATTTATTTTGTTCCATCCACACAGACAACATCTATTGTTGTATTTTTCTCTTAAATATTTCTTAACTACACTAGTAACTGTATTATTAACACTCAACCCATTAATTTTACCCAACTTCCAATCATTTATATATCGTATATATTTCACTTTATTATAACAAATTCTAGAGCAAAACTTTTGTTGACCGGCTGTTAATCTGGTCGTGCATCCTTCACAGATTTTATTTTTGATTTTGATTTTGTTATTATAAATTGACGAACATGATCTCGAACAAAATTTGTTAATAGATTTCTTTTTATAATCTATTTGTAGATTACACATTAAACACAAATTAGGGAATTTATTATACTCTGCAATTCGTTGAAGTTTTTGTTGACTAGAAGTGCGTTTATACGCCAGTCCACCCAATTTTCCAGCTTCAGATTTGCTCATAGACATTTTACAATTTACCTATATACTAGATTGATAAAAATTAAAGCTGCCTGTGAGAATCGAACTCACTTTGCCGTAGCTCTTTCTTACCAAGAAAGTGTAATCCCAATATACGAAGACAGCAAATTTAAATGGGAACCTAGCGACAACCCGCAAGCTGGAACCAGGCATGGTGCATCTGACAATGCTTCGTCCAAAATCTTGTGTCAGCAATATCTTGGCTTATAGAATACCAATTTCCTTCCCAAGCTTCTTATCGGAGTCGAACCGATGATTCATCTTTACGAGAGATGCGTAGTAGCCACTATACTAAAGAAGCGAATGTGAACATAAGCATCTACTTTACCGATGGTTAACTCCATTCGCGTTCGCGGCCGGCATCGGTCTATTTTAACTGATCAAGTCTCTGTTTTGCGTCCCTCACTGGGACAGTAGATTAAGCAACAGGCATACATTCTTATGTTCACAAGCTCCCGATGGGACTCGAACCCATGATGTGATATTCCACTTTACAAGAGTGGTGCAATCGCCGCTATGCGACAGGAGCAAATTGGCGTCCCAGGCAGGATTTTCACCTACATCTCAGCTTTTTGGCAGTATTCTAATTAAACTACCGGGACATAATTGGCGGTCGGGGCTGGTATTTCACCAGCGTCATCCGGTTATACCCGGAGCTTTATTTTGTTAAGCTACCCAACCATAATGGAGATGAGGGGAATCGAACCCCTAAGTGCTGCGTGCAAAGCAGCCAGTTTCCCGTTAGCTTACATCCCCAATATCACAATATACCTAATTTACCATTTATTGGCAAGACCTAGTGGACAGTAAGGGACTCGAACCCTTTCTTTCTGCGCGCAAGGCAGACGTGCACCCCTTAACACTTATCGCCCAATTCTTCTATGATTTCAAATTCATCAAACCCACATCCTTCTTCGTCTGGATGTCCATCTTTTATACCAGAAAACAATCCTGCTAGACAATCTGGTGCGTATTGTGCAAGTAATATTGCTTCGGTTCCTTCATCAAACCATGTGTCAGGCTTAGCTATGAATTTTTTCATGCTGCATCATCTATTTCAAAATCTTCATCGACAAACAACTTACCCAGCTTGTTCTTTCGGTAGACACCACAATCGTCATCGTAATAATAGCCATTCAGACTGTGGCTCGTCATCTTGCTGAACTTGGGCCAGAGATTGTCACGATGGACACGATGCGTCACTTCAGCAATACGTGTCTCAACGTCACCATCTGGAATCCAATGCTGGGTAATCATGTTAGGTTCCACCACAAATGTAAGATAATACATTGGCGAAAACTTGTAGAAGTACCAAACAGAGTGGGTCAGCTTATGGTATTCGAAATCCTTGACAAAATACTTTTGCATTTGTTCGTTTAGCTGATCGTACTCTTGTACGGTAAGAATCTTGGGCTTCTGCTGCATCGGGACGTACTTTTTAGTCTTATAGTCCCACTCTTTGAAATCTTCTCGACTTGAATATCGAACAGTATTGATCTTTTGAAGAATTTGACGTAGAACATTTGCGTCACGACGATTCTTTACATCGTCTCGCAAATCATAATGTCTACTCCAACCACGCTGATAAGGTTCTACGTCTACAAAATGACCAGCATCACGACTCGTATGCCACTTCATATTGTATTCATCGTACAGTTTACGCAACTTCTTATTCTGTTCAAGTCGATTTCTATTTCGCATGCGTACAGAAGTCTCCATTGTATAATTTAAGCTCCCCGAGAGAATTTCGAAATCTCGACATTTCGATTAACAGTCGAACGCTCTGCCTCTGAGCTACCGGGGAATGCCCGATGCCATACATTTCTGTATGGTGTATATCCCCGTGATATACTTTCAATCGGCCTTATCATAAGTACGCACCATGTTGGGATCGAACCAACCTTAGACGAGTTAACAGCTCGTTGCAATCATCCAGATATGCTAATGGTGCTTATTCTTTGTCGTGTTAAGTGGCGAGCCTAGTAGACATCAGTTGGACACGACTCCAACTACGGTGGTTGACATTATCCTACTTCAGCTCATGTTCGTGATAAAAGTGGTGGACCCGCCGAGCGAACGGCCTGCCAGCTCAATCGGTCACGACTCCGATTACGGTTGACATATTGTTGGTTTTTTAGGCCCATGTTTCTGTACTACTTGACATACAATGAACTTAAAACGGCCTCAATGGCCGCCGACTTTGATCAGGCACGACTCTGATTACTGTTAACACTCATCTATTTAAGTTCACGTTAGTTGGAGAAGATGGATTCGAACCACCATTCACTGATTCAGAATCAGCTGTCCTGCCGTTAGACGATACTCCAATGAGGGTGCCTGACGGGTTACGATCCCGCTTCTCCGGCTTCACAGACCGGCACATTAGCCACTATGTTACAAGCACCATGATGACAGTTTTAAAAACGCCTAAGCGCCCCCTGACGAACTCTGTCAAACGTCATGCTTCATCCCCGTAACGATCGGGGTTCTTCCGATTAAGAGTCGGATGCATCACCGTTAATGCTTATGAAGCTTATATTATATTAAACTTAACCAACCATTTTTTCATAGCAACGTCAGAAATTCCAAATTCCTTTGCCATAGACAATATAGAAATTCCACTGTTTATTTTTTGTGATAGTTCTTCTTTTGTGGGAATTCTTTTAATTTTATAGTTTGCTGCCGCTCTACACTTATTACTACAATATTTTTGTGATGCTACCTTAGTTGTAAATTTCTCGTCACACTTTATACAAATAAGTTCCACAGTAGGAGTAATATATTTAGAATAATCTACGTTTACATTCATGTAATGTATTTCAGCATGACAATTTGAACACACCAATATACATTTTTGCAGTTCTTCAAATGCAAGTTTCCAACTTTTTCTCATTATAATATAAGATGGAGATTCTTTTTTTGTCAATGGATCAACGTGATGAAATGATAGTGCATTAATACACTTATCATATCCACATATTTGACATTTTCCGCCAAATTGTTCAACTGCAAAGAGTTTCTTTCTGCGTTGTGATTCCATCACTAACTTACTTTTACTGTTCATTGATACTCCCAGTTACAGTTTATCTATAACTAGTTAAGTAGATCGTCTTAATATACCCCCACACAGACTCGAACTGTGATCAGCTGGTTAAAAGCCAGCAGCGTTGCCAATTACGCCCATAGGGGTGAGACTCAACGAGCAGTGCACTAACCACTATGCTACACGCGGCGCGGACGCCATGCGGTTGGATTCGAACCAACGTCGCTGCTCTATATGCCCTAGGCAAGAGTCGAACTTGCATTTATGGTTTCGTAGACCATCGTCCTATCCATTGAACGACCAAGGCAAATTCCGATATTTGTATACACGCCTCGGAATGATCGGGCGCTAACATCCATACATCTATTATCAATGAGCTTTACAAGTGGTGAGTGCAGGGTTCGAACCTGCCGTGACATAAGTCGTCGGTTTTACAGACCGGTGCTCGTCCGCTCGAGCATACTCACCATAATTTTACAGCGGAAACCGTGGGACTTGAACCCACAATACAAATTAATATTGTATTACTTGTTTTCGAAACAAGCTCCTCATCCAGCCGGATGGTTTCCAAACTATCACACTACTTGTCCCGATATTGCCACGCGCCTCTTTGAAAGTACATTAGGACATACTAATGTTTAAATTCAATTACGTCAGCGTCGGGTCCGTGCGTAACGCTTTGCCACATCCTCGTGTGATAATATCTACGGAAGGCAAGGGATTCGAACCCTTATTACAGTTTCCCGTAAGCCAGTTTAGCAAACTGGTGCAGCACACCGTCTCTACCGACCTTCCAATTAGTGCCCCCGGAGGGATTCGAACCCCCAATGACGGTTCCGAAGACCGTAGTTATATCCATTTCACTACGGAGGCATGATTACAATATATACCCTATTTTCTATTTTGTCAAGCGTCTCCCAACGGAGTCGAACCGTTAGCCTACTGCTTTTCAGACAGTCGTGCGAATCCCGCTACACCAGAGAGACAATTATACAGGGTAGCTCAGAATCGAACTGAGCTGACCGGATTTGGAGTTCGGTCTGATCACACAGATCCTACCCTTCGTTCTTCATAGTGATGTATTCTGTGGCAATTAGAACACAACACTTCACATTTTTCAATTTCTTTTAGTGTTTTAGTATTAGATGGTAAAGTTCTACGAGATCCTATTGTAAATTCTTTTGTGCTAGAATCTCTATGATGAAAATCTAATGCTGCTGGATGTGAGAATCCACATCGTTCACATTTCAATGTTGCTTTATAATTATCTAACCATTCTTTTATATTTGAACGTCTAGATTTTTGTCGATGTCTGGCCTTTTTCTGTTCTTCTTGTTTGTTTTTGTGATACCACATACGACGATATTCTTTCATCTTATCTTTGTTTTTTGCAATCCATTCTTTACTTGCCATATAGCCTCTACATATATTTTCAAGCCATAAGTGGGAGTCGAACCCACACTCTTACGTTGGCAACGTAATGTGCTATACCGTTAAACACTACTATGACGTACGGGCCGTACGGGAATCGAACCCGCCCGATGTCCTCCGTGACAGGGAGGCGACGCACCTTGCATCCGACAGCCCAAAAACAAAAACCCCACCGACTTTTCATCTGGTGGGGTCTACATCGTGATACTAAAGTGGTTTATTTACCAACCATTTGTATCCGTGACCCTATCACCAGTAATCGTTACGCCGTTCAGCGCATAGCGATCATTATGCAACACAAAGCTAGGCTTTGTGGCTTTCGTATCGGCTTGCTTAAACCAGCGTTGTGAATGAGTCATAATAAATTCCTGTTGGGATTTCTAATACATAGTGTGGTCGGTTCAAAAACCGCCGTATTTCATCATGTCCTAAAGGTAATAGAGGGGTTGTTTTTTGGCAACCCCCTCCAAATTACCCGATATTGCGTTATCAATACGACATTAATTCCTGTTTTATACCAGCGCGAACTTCACGAAGTCGTTGTTTTTGTAGATCGTGCCACTTCCAATCACATTCCACAACATACGATTGTGACTCATAACGAAACTTTCTATGTAGTGAAATTTTCTCTGCCACATAACGTTTCAGTTTTTTGGCATATTCGTATGGAGAATTTATTGGTCGGTCACGACCTACTGCCACATCGATTGTTCTTTTCTCTGAAAAGATCAATTCTGTGACCAACTTATCAAGAATTACTTGATTGTTAACGCGTGCGTTAACTTCATCTTGTAGTTCTTGGTATATTGACATTACTTGTTTGCTAATTCAAAGAGCTTGGTGAAATCACTCTTCTCAAAAGCAGTCTCCAACGCGGTCTCAAGCTTCTGGATGGTTTCCTTGAGCTTCTTGATTTCTTCAAGTCGTGACTTGGTAAACGTTGCGGTTGCAACGGACCCATCCTCGTTGAAGGTTTCATTGTCAGCACGGTTGATCTTTTTCAACGAAGCATTTGCCTCGTCAAGCTTCTTAACGACCGTGAGTGATGCCTGTGTTCTACGATCCGTTTCAGACGCTACCAAGTTAACAATAACCTGTTCACGAACTGCCGGTCCCACAGCACCCAACTTCTCTGTAACTACTTCCTTAATCGTTGACATAGTAACCCTTTATTTGATTGTTGTACTTCCGTTATCTGGAAATTCTATCAGATAGTGTCGAATACGATGACAATTTGAACATCGTAATTCACATTTATCTAATTCAGCACGCAATTCAGCCCATCGAAGAATGTAATTTCCACTGATCTTAAATTCTTTTTGACTTGGATCTTTATGATCGAAGTCAAATGCAACGGGGTGACCTTTATATCCACAATCAATACATTTGCCACCAAGATATTTGATTGCTTTTGCTTTTACATCAGATGATCGAGTCTTAGAAATACAACTCGAACATTTGACACGTGCATCTTTATATTTCTGCTTGGGAACATAAACATTTCCACAATCACAGATATAAGTTTTTTCTTGCATGTTTCTCCGATACGGATGACACAATGGCATCCATAAATAGAGAAACCGCGATTAAATAGACGCTGAAACTACGTAGAACTTAGAAGAAGTCTGTGATTGGACCTCTAGATCCTTTTTGAGCTGATTGGCGACTTCCATCAAACCAGCCACATCACCGTCGGCAAGGTCGCCATACCAAAATGGACCATCTTCTACGGTGGACACAATCGCGTTAGGCGTAATAGCGTCGGTGATGGGATATACCATACGGCCCATAGAGAAGCCCTTCGACACCATAATAGCTGCGGCGTGATCCTGCGTATCTTCGTTATACATTAATCCTCTACCGAATTGATAAATTCTAGATAATGTGGCCGACACAACGGAGGTTTACCAAGTTGTTCTTTACGTCGGCGGCCGGGGGCACCACAGACCATGCACGTTCTCGCCGATTCCTGTGCAAATGATCGTGTGATATATTTTACTAAGGAATGATTTGGCGAGATAGGACTATCATCAAGATACAACACACCATCAGCAATGGCAACCCTAGAAATTAATGGTGACAACTTAACGTACATCGCCGTAATATCCGATGCAAATTTGGTTGTCCACCCAGGCGGCAATAGTCGTAATATGGTATCTAGTTGAACGCTAACGTTTGACTTAACACTAGCAGATAGAAATCCGTTAATTATATGTGTCATAGTCTGTGAGAAATAATTTGAATGATGGGTAATGTACGGAAGCAAGTGACATATGGCACAGTTTCCAATAGCATATCGTAGAATCGTGAGTAACAAATATCAATTGGCAAGATATTGTTAGGTTTCACTCACATCAAACGAATAACAGCCTGGATTGGCCGTATCTTGAGAAGTTGGAGTACGTTACTCGGCATTCATTTTACTTGTCGAAATAATGTCCTATCTATTTCTATCTCACAGACAGTAATTTAGACCGCGACTCGTTCAGCCTTTAGCAACGCCAGTTCTTCGTCGGTCAACTCAATCGTAACCGATGTGTTAATGGCCTCGAGCTTATCCTGCACCGTGTCCAACGCAGTTTGAAGTACCAGTTGGTCGGCACGAATGCCTTCCAATACTTCTTCTTGGATGAACGAGACATGCAACTGATCATGTCCGTAATCGGACTTTTCCAATCGTGACACTACGCCAGCAATCTGGGCAGACAACGTGGCATCTGGAAGCCGTGGGCGAGCCAGGCTTAGTACACGGGTTACGGTACGCAACTGACCAGATAGCGCCTCACGATCAGCCAATAGACCACTGACATTGTGAGCATTGCCAGCTGCGCTGATCTTCTCACGAATGGAAAATAGCACACGACTGACCTGAGAGTACCGAACATACGATTCGGTAAACTTAGCAAGTTCGGCATCCAACTCACCCACGACATTTGGGTTATAAACGTTCAAAGCCAGCTGAACGTTATTCACCTTCGTTTGTAGGTCCGTTAGGTTTGACATCAAACGGTTACGGATCTTTGAAGCCTTGCGTAGAGTGACCTTTGTCATGTATTCCTCGTTGGTGTGTTATCGTATGACAGTAATATACAGCAGCGTGACACGATTATCTAGTCCCATTAAGTTTACTACTTTAATGGCTTTTAGATAAAACAAAATCGAACACAGAATTTCTTCCATGTTCGACATTGTTTTTATTCAGAAACCTTACTTATTGCGCTTACGACGAGCTCCAGCAAGACCAACCAAACCAGTTGCCAAAAGTGTCATCGTGGCAGGTTCAGGAACGACTTCCTGTGGAGTACCGCTGTCGAGCTTTTCCAATGTAAAGATCGCATCATTGAAATCTCGGTCGCCGCCGGCAACACCATTCGTACGAATATCCTCAAATCCTAGAACCGTTCCAGACAATGGCGATACTGTGCCGGGGACAATGGTGGTTCGATCATCCTGACGTACGCCGTTCGCCGTACCAAAATCACGGAGGAATGAGTTGCCGCCATTTAGTGCAGCAAGGCTGTATAGCCAATATCCAGAGGCGTCCGGTGTAACATCAGCCGTTCCGCTTGTTTCAACATACAAACCAAACACCCATTGCGAGGGCGACGAATATACATACGGGGTCTGTGCAACACCGTAAAAGCTATTCGATACACAATCGGCCACCTTACAGAACAAAAGGGTGCGTGTATTCAAATTAGAAGCGTCAACGGCCCACAAGCTATGCCAGTAAGACGCGCCGCCCGAACCAAGATAGGTGACTTCGTAACTGTCGCCCGAAGTACCGGCAAACTCATACCCGCCGGTCAAATTGGTGTACTGCGCTTCGACTGTGGTGGTCAGACCCAACATCAAAGCGAAAATCATAAACAACTTACGCATGCAAACCTCGTTTTTAAAGAAATGTAACATAACCGTTGTACTTCTTGAACCTGTAATATACCACAAGTAATCGCAAAAGTCAAGAGTAAGTTTAATTGCTTACATCTTGACTTTGAGTTATATTGAATTATGGAAACAAGGGGGATCGAACCCCTGACCCTCACACTGCCAGCGTGATGCTCTCCCAGCTGAGCTATGTTCCCGTGGAGCGGCGCACCGAGTTGACGGTTCTTTATATCTGGTGGGATATACGTGCTGTCGTGTTACACTAATGCCGCATGACACCATAATACTACAATCCTGCTTAAAAGTCAAGCGTCAGATGTTTTTCGCTAGACGCCTGATGATATTACGTATTTGTCTTTCGGTTAGTTTACCTGCAATCTTTGCTTCCATTTTAAGCACCCATGTTTCAGATGCTTTAGGATAGAAATAATGCAACGCTTCGTGAATCAACGTAGGAATAAGATTATCGCTTGGATTAAGTAGTACATGAGTGGGATTTTTGTCTGTAAAGATCCAACCTCGATATCCTCGCATACGTCTGAATTCTAATCTGTGGCCATCATCTAAAAACTTATACAGTTTGCTTGTAAACCTATTGACCTGTTCTCTTGTATCAAAAGTCATAGGGTTCTCAATGGTAGAAGGTGCCCATAAGTAACCTAACATCATATCTTCAGCTTGTTTCTGAGAATTACTACTATATGAGCAATTAAATGACAAACTCAATATCTTCAGCTTTTACTGGATATTGAGTAGGAGATTGCTTTTATTGTATTAGAGTGTTCTTTCTTTTGGCCTTACCTTTTCTTTCTTGGAGCCCGGAAAGAAACGCAAGACAAGTCTGGGATATGAATTACATACATTCATTCCAATAACCTTTGCTGACTCACATTTCTAGAAAATAGAGATCAGTTGTATTTTAGCTTAATTCAGCACGGCCGATTATGCCTACACCATCATAATCAAACCAGAATCGAACGTGGCGATTTAAGGATTTGTTCCATTCCCAGTCAGTTACACAAGGAGTTAAATGCCCAGGCGCAAGAACACACGGTCGCCTGGTATATTTACCGCCCATACCAATGTAATATGATCCACTGTACGTTCCACAGTTCTTGCCCGTTAGAAAACCAACGAGCCTACCAAAAAACGAAAGTAGATACAAATACATCATATCAATTAAACATCCAACAGTAAATCAGTATAATTAATTGATACTAACCATCCTTCGGCTGGAAACGTAACATACTCATACCGAACGTCTTCGTCGGATCGAGTCCAATCATCTATTGCAGGTAATTGTTGTACGGTTATACCATTGGCGTAGAAGTAATCAAAAAACCAAGAATTCAACTGGTATATTACCTGTTGCTTAGAATGAGCAAAGACAGATGTTACTCGTTTATTATTATGTGTGATTTCACCATAATGTATATACCGTACAATGTTTGCCATTTAGTATGGTCTGCGCTTCATATCTTGAAACAAACGATGTGCTTCAACATTTGTATCCTCATACTGAGTTACTTTCTTTCGTTGAAATTCATCGTGTACATTCTTACGAATGGTTTTTTCATTGTTACTATATGTTGCTGCATCTAACGATGCGGCTATATTCTTTTGTGCCAACCGGGTGAGCGGATCAATCTTCATCTTTGTTTTGGTTTTTCTCTTACTCACAGATCACCTTCTATGGGTTTTACTTTGAGATCATCAGGCAAATCAAATTTTCCAATTTTGAGCGGATCAAGTACAAGAGGTGCAATGATCTGACTCGTAGGTACTTCTCGTGCAAAATCTTGATCTGGAAGCGGTGGGCCGCCAGTTGTTGGAGCCTGCGTAGATGTTGCTGTGGTTGTAGTTGTTGGTACTGTAGTCGTACTTGATATTTGTGCTGCTGTTATTTGTGAAGACAATTGTGACTGTGCCGTGGCAATCTGTGCTGAAATACTACCAGGCAAGGAATCAACTTGCTGTTGAATCGTAGCAAACTGTGCTTGAATATTGGCCACTAATGCTTCTATGGCGGCAACTCTGGTATCCAATGCCGCAATTTGTTGACGAATTGGATTTATAGCTGCCACATCGTATGCTGCAATTTTTTGTGTGGTGTATAGATCAATGGATTCAGCAAGTGCTGTTTCAAACTTGCCATTACCCGTATCTTGTAATTCACGATCTAATGTCGCAACTAAAGATGCTTTAAGTGATGCCAGAGTACTCATTTCTGCCAATCTTCCTTTTCTGGATCGTCTGATTCACCCAGAATCTTATCAAAAATAGACTTGATGCTTTCAATCTCGTCGGCAGTCAGAGGAGAATTGGGATCATTTGTCATTTTGGTCAACAATTCTTCAAATGATGATGCCTCATATTTGCCATCGGCTGACCGCCAGACTTCACGCACAGCACCACCGGCCATCTCAACCCCAACATCCGCAGAAAGATGTTCAAGCATCTTCTCTATGTTCGTGGTACGGGCGATCAGTTCGGGAATCTTTGTAGTATCCCGAGAGGCCAATAGAATCAGGCCACCCATTGTCAGAAAGCCTGTAATAGAGACAATCAAGCCTACCAATAGTATTGCTAATGTATCAGTGCTCATACGACCTCTTGGACAAAAATGTACATCTATACATAGGTAGGATCATACGACAGATATCGGTATGTACGGCCTTGCTTTGGAATTTGCAAACATCTTTGCTAACAAATTTTTCTGCATTTCTGCTTGAAGTTCCTTCATAATTTCTTCATCAATAGACTTTCTCAATTGTTCGGCCAGAATATCTTCTAAGGTTTTGTAGTCATCGTCAGATAATACAATTCGAGCAATAAAATCACCCTCTAATATATCACCCATTCGAACTCGTATGATATAGTCACAGTCATTATGTTTAAACTTGAATCTTACATATCTGGCATGATTAGGTGCATCACACATCGATCCAGGCAACCGACGACCATCAACACTTTCAATGACAACAACATCATCATCAGAAAAAATCATCTCTGATGTTAATGTTACTACTGTTTTATCAAAAGCCATTTCTGGATTAGCCGAAGTGTCTTGCACTCGTACGGTTTGTACCTTTGTACCTACAGGCACAAGATACCGTGTGATAATCTTATGTGTTTCAGATATGGGCAACTGACCAGCTTTTGGTGGACCCGCCATATAACCTCTTAGATGTAAATTTGTACGTCAATCGGTAAATCGGACAACTTACGAGTGAGTAACGGCCCTACATGATAGTCCCAATTCAACCCACCCAACCCACAACCAAGCTTAGGAAATGCAACACTCGTGATATCCCACTCGGCATAATGTTGGATAAACGCATCTAATCCACGATCAATATACTCTAATGTAGATGGATTTTGCCAGTGTTGTTTAGTTGGAAACAAACAGATAATACGATCAGCGTCAGACATTTTATAGAACATAAGACGGCCTGTATTCAACGATCCATTCTTACATTGAATCTTATATGCGTCGAACATGGAAGGATAACGCTTTTTGAACTTCAGGGCAAGCCCACTGCCCATTACACCAACTGTATTGACAGGATTTACAATACACTGTGCAGTAGATTCTAAAATATCACCAGTTACAAAACTCAGCCTAGATCCGCCAATCTCTCTAGAAACGTCCATATGCCAGTGGTTCCTATATACGCGACAGTCGGATTAACAGGATCGCCCGACAGCACGCTCAGTGGAATGATGATGCAAATGGGCGCCATCCACCATAGATGACGCTTTGCAAGTTGTTGTAATTTAGATTTAGGATTGTCAACATTAACCGTCATAGTCGTATCACTCAATTATATTTTTAAGTCGATCACGCAATTTGCTTACATCTATATTGAGTTGCTTTACTACGGTTTCTAAATCTTCTATTTCTTTAATTCGTTCCTCTTTAAGAGCATGAAGTGATGTAATTTCCACTTCATCCGAATCATGCAGATTTTTTTGCTCCCAATATTTGTGTCGCCATTGCTGGTTGTCCTTTTCCAATCGAATATTTTCATCATGTAGCCGTTGAATTTCCATTCGTAGTTCTGATCGGATGTTTTTTGCTTCTGCTTCATCCTCGGTGTCTTTAGACATCCACTTCTCGACAATTTTAATCACAATTGCACCACCGGCGGCAGCGATGCCCGCTAGTACATTTGGATCTATAGTTGAAATTGTCATTATTGCAGTGTTCCAATCTACGGAGACATAACCTGACAATAAGTATCAATTTTCTAGGTGTTGATGGATGTTCTACTAAAGTGTAATCTTTAGATTCGAAATATGTGTACACAAACCTATCACCGACCCGCGACCGAACTTGTTTTCTTGTACGTCATACTCCGCACCAAAATCTACAAATATAATCTTGGGATCTCTGCCATTATCATTAACCTCTGAATGTCGCACGGGAAAAATATACGAATAATCTGATATGATCCACGCCTTGCTTAGCTTTTTTGGTTCGATACGTCTAAAGTAAGTTGGTTGATCAGCTGGTGTAATTTTACATACCGGGAATGTTACAGCACCTTCTGGTATTTGATACGAACATCTTTTGAGATTGATTTTTGCGTTGGCTAATTTGTTATACTCCAAGACTTGTTTTATAGTGTCTGGATCATCTATAAAATCTAAACTATCGGTATACAAAGCTTCTGTAGATTTCCATGTTCTTGGTACCATAATGTCCAGAACAATATGCAAAAACTCATCCGCGCGTTCTTCGGAAAACGTGACGGCCGATATTTCAGGCAATTTACCATGTTGCACAATGTAATTTATGAGTTCTCCTGACAACGGCGTTCCACCACTCATGGCAATCTCACAATTCGTGAGTTGTCAAGTGGGTATACCAGTACCCCCAGATAACCGGCTACGTTATACGGAAGCATCCACATTTGCGTTTTATCGTTTGTTATACCAGTTGTCGTACCTTTATCATCGGTAACGATGTGTGGAATTTTCATACTGGTGCACGCTGAGGTTCGTAACAACGTATGTTTTGTCCATGTTACTTCGGGCTTGATATAGACCGCAACGCTTGAGTCGTCTTTTTTAACCGGAAATACTTTATCACCCGGCAGTAATAAGACCGCAGTGTTGTGGGGCATTTGGTCGAATTCATTTTTATCTGTCATAAGTGAACCAAAAAAGTGATCGGTCATTGCACCGTCTTCTGGTTTGGCAGTAACATGCGATATCGTGGGCGGATTCACTCTATTGAATCCACCGCTTAATGTGAGTTGACGTTCTACCTCATGTAACTCAGAATCGATTCTGCCCAATTCCTTAGCCAGAAACACTTTCTTTTTAAGAAGTTCGGCATGATTATTCTGTTGACTTGTTGGCATTGCCATATTAGAACTTCTCCTCGTCATCATCGATTGGATCTGGTGCAATATCTTCTGGGCGTAACGTACCATCTAGTGCCAATCGAAGTGGATTGTCGGTCTTTCGTCGTGTACGGCTCACATCGGCAGCATCAAGTGCCGCTGCGGCCATGCTAATCGGATTGGCATTGATGTCGGTTCGGCCAGACGACTCTTGTAGTCGGCCTAACAATTGCTTACCAAGGGCATCAATAGCAGCTTCCATTTCCTTAACATGCTTTCGACGTTCGTGTTGTATTGTATCTCGCAATCCCTTACCAAGTTCGATAATCATGTACGAGACTGTCGTATAACCGATTAACACGCTCAAAAATATACGGCCGATGAACGCCGAGAATACTTCGGTGGGTCCATATACTAGATGTGAGTTCAACCCAACACCGGCGACAATAAGAACAAGAAATGTACCGATGATCTTCGCCCACATGATTACATTATCCTTGGTGGATTGCCATGGGCACAATGCTGTTTTTACAAACAACAATCGTTCCGCTGGCGGCATAGATCGAACATCTCGCAACACACCACGAAGAGTCGGCGATTGTGAATTAGACTCAGATAGATTTAACATTCAGCATCTCCATTATAGTGTACATCGGGCAAATAGGTGTGTGCATCGAGATAGTGACCGGAAACAATAAACCCAACCACGTAATTATTATTCTTGAATGTTACCGACGAAAAATGATATGCAAGATAATTCGGCGAAGTTAGAAATTTTGTGGTGTCGTATAACAATGCATCATGACAAAAATATTCTTTGGAAATTTCAATTGGATGTTGTATTTGACACATTAATTGATCGTCTTGTGTTATGATATGAATGGGATATACCGCTGTATGAGGATTCAATCTCCACAACATACCATCCCAATCATCATCCACATCGGCTCGTTTGGAAAATACCATATCATATGGTACAAGAGTTTCTCGTTTACACCAATCACGAAGAGTCAATTTATCAATCATTGATTATAGTCTCGGTGGTATTGTTAAGTTTTCTTCACGAATCGTCATGCCATGAAATAATAGTGCGCCGTCGCCCGGTTCAATATCATGAACGATTGGTTTGTTCCACCATACTTCTATATTAAAGTCATTGTGGTCGGTTATTACACGGTGATCGCCTACAGTCACATCAAATATACCAGAAATACGTGTAAGTCGATGTAACAGACCTGATATTAGTATGTCGTTTTTTACTGGCATAGAGAAAAATGATTCTGCGAGACTTTCACTATCGGCGTGCATGCTAAAAATGGGTCTACATCGTGCACCGCGAGGCAACATCAATTCACGGTTCAACATGATCTGTCGGTCTTTATTTGCATGCATCCAATGTTCGTGATGTACCAATTTGGACATTGGATATTCGTCTTTTGTTTCTATTTTGCTTGACCATCGACTATACAATGATGCATATACCGCAGTGTGACCACTATCAATGTGATCAGTAAGTTCTGTCTTCGTAAAGGTATCAACCATTAACATACTTTTACATTTTGGACATAAGCCGCCGGCGCCGGGGGTGGCCATCGGTGGATTCAACCACCCAAGCTGTGCCCACGGACCATCGGACGCATTATGACAGTATATCGTAGCAGGACGTAACATAGGATTTACCAGCTCAGTGTGTAAATTTGTACAGACGATGCTCGGACAGTCATACCATAAAAGGTCGCGTGGTACTGATCCGAATGAATTGGTTCTTTCCACCAAATTTGCATATTAAACTCTTGTAATGTTTGATTCATTTGATTTTCAATATCGGGCAATTTTTGTGTAACCACATTACCCGGTTGCCAAATGCCCGAAATTTGTGTTACATAATCCGTTCGCGGATCACTCACAAACGGTTTATTCAATCGAACGGGCATAATACTTTCTAACGGCGCGACGAGACCCATACTTTTTGCCATCGATGAATCATCTAATAGAAAGAGCGGTCGTACTGGTGTATCTTGTGGAATATACAAATGATCAAAATCGCCAAATAGTCGTTCGGCTATTGCCGTGTCACGAATTGCATTAAGCGTCGGATGCCACGTATCAATTCGACATCTATTATAGACCGCTCCCGATACGAAGCAATGTCCCGAAGTCACAACCGCCATTGACGTAGGATGCCAATCATACAGAAGCGTTATGGCGTCGTAGTTAATTTTATAATCACAGCTCGGACAGGTAAGTGGATGATTCTCGGAGAGCCAGCCGGCTGACCGCCAATTTCTACTTAGACCACATTGTACAAACAGATTAATGTAGTTCATATGATTATTCGTCTAACTTACAAACAGTCATGCCATAATACGTCACCCGATCTTCGATAGAATAAATCGGCGCATACCACCACACTTGCATATTATATGAGTCATGCATATTGGCTGTAGCATCAACAGTATTCGGTTCGTCATACGAGTCTGGCATACGGCCATGACCGGCTGCATTGCCCCAGCGGCCATCGATAGGTGATATATTTGCAACCATATGTTTTACTAGAATATCACGCGTCAACCGTGCCGGGATAAATGCTTCTTGAATACCAGCAATATTCGATACGTTCGCGGTGCCCGGCACCATACCCACACCCATACGAAACAACGGTCGAACTAAGGTGCCTTTGGGTAAGAACATTCTGTCGCCTGACTTGAGAACATTGGTGTAAATTGTCCAATCCTTATGCGAATACGCCTTATACATTGTGGGTAACGGATTTGGCGCCCACCGAGTATATTCCGTCGCTAGAGCCAATTTGTGACCATTTCCCATATCGTTGATATGATACAGATACCACGGTCCCATTTGTATGCCAGGCCGTGCAATGTAACAACACCCCGGACACACATATTCCTTGCCACGCGGCAGGGTGGTATTTTCCACGAGATACCATGTGTTATATTTGCTACAATAGTATCTGATTGGATAGCCGTTATCATTCATATGTTCATCTGTGGGTTAATAATATATGTCATTTCGACGGTCATGCCGTGATATGTCATATATTGTGATGGCATATGAATGGGGTCATGAAACCATATTTCTGCCCAACGTGGCTTCTTCAACATGGTACCAGTTTCATCCCGCGGCAAACGAATAATCGAGGCATCATGCAAATTAAACTTGTAATCTCTGAACGTATATCGGTGTCGCAACTGATACAATGGCGTATGTGCCGTTGACCCGTCAACAGAATGATACGAAAAGATTGGTAGTACCGATGTGGTGGCGGGAACGACCCAACCATCCACTAATACATCATAATGTGTGTACCTATTTTTTCGTATCCATTCAGCGTGACGATCCACTGTTGTTTGCTGGAATATGCCAAGCTCTGAACGCCATTGGGTATATGTTTGTGCTGCATTAAACACATGTGAGACGCCGCTCGCCGATACCAATGAACGTGGTGTCGTATCGTACAGTGCATATTCGTTAAGTTTAACATTCGTGACGAGTTCCCCTGTCGCTTCGTCACAAAGAGATGAATCGTCGTGCCGACAGTTCCAACAAAGTGGTGGGGTCTGCGGCATCAGTCGCCACATATTATCTACCGTGCAATATAAATGATGTTCTAGTTTCATGATCTTGGGTCGTCACGAAGGGTCATACCACAATAAATCAAGTTATGCTTGACGAGGTAAATGGGCCGCTTCCACCATATTTCCAAGTTATACGGATCGTGTTGCCGTCGGATCTCCGGCGCCTGTTCTGCTGACACGATTGGAAGTGATCCGTGGCCGGACTCATGCAAATTGCCCCAAAAGCTACGAATACTACAAATTGTTACATCGTCTGGTGTTAGTCGCAACTCTTTGGTCAACGGCACCGGAATAAACGATTCTTGAATACCTTCTGGACCACTACCATCAACCTTATTGTGCAATGGCATCATAAACAATGGTCGAACCAATTCACCTTTCCCCAACGTGATAGGAATGTTCCAATTGTTGTTAATCGACCAGTCGGTGTGCATTTCATGCCCTTGTGATGATGAGATAGACCATCGGGTATATTCAGTAGCATACACGATCTTATGGTGTACTCCAACCAATGAATGATACTCGCCCACAAAGCTGTTTCTAAAATATACCGAATGACAACCCGGGCATTCTATCCGCATTGATACGTGTGGTGAAACCGATTGGGGCGGAGTCCGGTACCAGAATTCAGACGAATCACAATATACATGATGTGGATAGATCGATGAGTTTATCATAGTATATTCTCGTCCCGAATGGTCATGCCATAATACGTTATATTATTAGACGGTGCATGAATGGGTTCTTTCCACCAAATTTGTAAATTGTACGGCGCGTACCACTTTTTAAAGTCGGTTACATCATCGGCGGTCATAAGGCCATACCCACGAACATTGCCCCATACATTATGAATATTTGTGGTGTGTGCTAGAGTCTCAGTTATCAATACATCCTTCGTCAAAGGGACTGATATAAACGCTTCTTGAATGCCTGTCACGATAGGGTCATATGGTGGGGGTGTATTAATTGTAAACAATGGTCGAACTAATGTACCTATTTTGAGAGCTAGATGTTCTCGCTTATCAAACCTAACTGTCCATAACATATGTTCTGTACAATCATAATTTTCGGGCAACCCACTATTGTACCACCGGGTATACTCGGTTGCATAGATAATACTATGTGCCGATCCAACCGTTTGTTTATACCCATTTGGCATACCAACTACCGTCATCATCTTGCACTGTGGGCATTCTATTTCACATGCGCCATGAAACGATACAAACCTAAGAGGGGATAGATGACGCCAGGTGTCATATACCCTACAATACAAACGTGGTGGAAATATCGATGGTATCATTTTAGTAATTTTCTACTATTGTTATTTGTGATTTTACCCTTGTCGCCCACCAAAACGCACTAGGTCGGGTCAAAACGCGAAAAGTTCTTTTTTGGGTCCTAAATATTCATCGATGAGTCTGATGATGCATCAAGCCGGCTGCTTCTGCTCGCCTAGCCCAACCAGCCTAGAATCCTCGCCAGTCCGATCAGAGGCACCAGCACACCAAATCCCATACCAATACGAAGAAGGATTGTCTGATTTCGTGCCTTGCGAAGCCTTTCACGAGCCAGAGATTCTTCTTGATACGCTTGCATAGTAGCTTGCTGTTTGCGGCGAAGCAGTTCTTGCTGAGCATGGTACTCTGCAGTCTTCTCAGCTTGGGTAAGTCGAAATGCACCCATAGGTCACCCAGCACGCTGGAGAAGATAGGCCGCGGTCGTGACCCCCATTGCCAGGATCATCATAGAAATCAGATATATCCGCATGATTTTGTCTGCTCGCTTCTTCTCTTTCCAATAGTCAGCGACGATATCATCATAGGCTTGAGCAGCTCGGATGCCATACTTTGGCGTGAAGCCACCTGGCACGGGGACTGGGGGCACCGGCGTCCAATTGGCATTAGGCGAGTTGGCTTGTGACCGATTATTCGCTGGTGGACCGGGCGTGACGTTAGGAAGATGGTGGCGAGCTACACCCACGTTTTGGTCCCTACCTTAGGCAGAGCGGAGACGAGGGATGTATACCAGCGGGTGAACAACTCACGAAGATAGATTTTCATCATCTGTGACCTCAATAGGTTTGGCGGAGAACAGGAAGCGAGCCACGGCGGTCCAGACAGCGGCCACAAAGAAAATGGCAACGACCAACCAGCCGACAAGGAATTCTAGCATTAGGCGTCACGCCTCCATCTTAGGGATGCCAAAAGATAACCCCTCAACCGTTGCCAGTCAAGGGGTTATCGTTTGTTTACAACTCAATTAATCGATATATTGCTGTTCCCACTTTTCGGCGCTCTGCATCGCCCGAATGATGTTCATTCGTCCAACCGGATTGTCGGAATGTACGTCCCAAGTGGGGACAACGATATCCTCGCCGACCGCGGCCAGTTCGATCCAACAGGCCACATCATAGCCCGTGCCCGCCTCAGGTGGTCCGAGATCGTGGTCAAAGCTGATAAAGGTGACCGTGCCCGCTTTGAGATAGGCAATCGCCTCTTGGGCCGTGTACGCCCGAAGGTCAAACCCCTCGGGCGTCGGTCGCACATCATCAAGGTACAGCCGCATAATTCACCACAGGAAAAAGAGGATAATGAGCAGGAACAGACCAACCGCCCCTAGCCCACGAACACCGTCCTTACTCGTCGCCATTCCGCATCCGATCCTTGGCACGCCGCGCCTGACGACGATGCCGGTTGATCGCGTTCTCCGTCTGACGCTGGAGGTTGTGCTGGGAGTTGATCGGCGCTCCCTTGGCCTTGATCCGTTCGACGGCCGGAGAGTCATCGTACAACTCATCCAGTTCGTCATAGTTCGTGATTTTCATATATCCAATATAGTTGATTGAGGGTTACTTGGCAAGCAAGGTAGTCTTTGCCTGCCGAGTAATACGTAGGGCGAGCGACTCATTCAACTCACGCTTCGAGCCACGAAGGCCGTTCTTCCGGGCCGTCTTGAGATACTTGGCGAACCAGATTCGACGTGCATTCCCGATACCCTGCACGTCATAGACAAACGTGGTCATCTGCCGCGTCTCGCCCGTCTTCGTATCGGGGATGGGGCATTCCACCTTGAACGTGTAGGTACGCTTACGATCCGACATTTGGAGCTCCCGTTGAAGTTCCTAAATCTACACTAGTTGCTGTCGCCAGGCAAGTTGATCGCCTGATACCGACCCACAGGCCGGGGGCTCACAGGGCTTACCATAGTACCGACTCCGACCACAATCGGGACAAAGAGACAGGCGCTTAGATGCCTCATCAAACCACGCGCCAATGCGATAGCATCGAACCGCCATCCAATTGGACACTGCAACACGAAGCTTCATTGGTCCCCCAACAGCTGAGATTCTTCCACCCATCGGAGATCACTCTTGGGATCGATGGATAGATGACACGTGCATTTGATCAATACCTTAGTGCCCTGCCGAGCAAGTGTCAGGTGCCAATCCTTATGATTGGCCAAGGCAGAGCGTTCAGTCTTTTTGGCCGGGGTGAATTTCATAATTGAATATACCCAATATTGGGTTATTTGGCAACAGATAGACAACCAGGCAAAAGTCTGTGACTGATCGTTGTGGAGTCAACAATCACCCATTCAGACCGAGCGGTATTAGACCAAATTCCACCGGACTGTTCGCATTGCTCTTTATCGGTTGGAGGCAACGTGGCAGAATTGCAGCCTACCATCGTTAGACACAGGATTAAGAGAATAGGTGCAAGCATTAGCTCTCGTAATCCTCACTGTCCCAATCGGGTTCATAGAGCGGATCTTCGTCACGCTCATCATCTTCGTCTTCATCGTCAACGAAATCATCTTCGTCTTCGGTGTCGAATTCAGGCTCGTCGTCCTCAAGCTCATCAAGCAACGAATCGCCCAAGACATATGCCTCGTCGTCGTCACCAACCTCGGCTTCGAGCTCAGCCGAACGAACCTTCAAATCATCAAAGTCAAGCATGATATTCTCCTTAATCGATTTCAAGCAAGAGACGCACTTCGGCTTCCAAGTCGGCCTCGTCCCAAGCTTCGTCAAAAGGTACCTGTGTCGTGGCCTGGCTAGGTGCCGGGGCGTCCTGGCTGGTCACTGGCTGTGCGTCATCCTGAGTAGCCATCGTCAGATACCTTGGGTTATTGGTTAATGGGAATATACCCCATTCCCATTAGGTTGTCAAGTGATCGTGTGCACGCTGTCGAGTCGCTTCTCGAGCAGCTCGATGGCCATAGCCAAACGCCGGCGAGCCACCAAGGTCCAGCTCTTTGATAGCCTGGCTGTTGCCTCTTCCAAGCCCTTGGCGAGCCCATATTCGGCTTCGAAGTGCAGGGCCAGGCGATGTGCCTGTTCGGCGTCAATTGAATCAGTCATCAGTCTGCTCGATACGCCGTTCGAGATCAAAAATCTCATGTTCAAGTTCTCGGATTCTCCGCTCGGCAGCGAGAAGATCCATCTCTGCCATCATCGCTCGGTGTTCGGCATCATCGGCTCGAGCGTTCGCTCGGCTCAGATCGATTTCAAGGTCGTTACACTCAGAACAATTACTCATCATCACACGCTCCTAGTGGGGCACCACAGATACAACGGTTAAGCTCCTTGACGGTCACAGCCTTGTCAACCGCCTCCTTCTCAAAGGCGAGCTTGACGATGTTCAACTGATGTTGGAGGTCTGCCTCCTTTCGTGCCCTGGCGAGGTCAGACAACCAGCTGATGACCACCGCGCCACCGAACATCGAACCAAGAATCAGAAGAAAGCCCATCGTATCGTTCCCTGTTGAAGATATGTGAAATATAAGGGCTCAGAAATGCCTGTCAAGGGGTCAGTTCAATTGTACACTTTCGTTACAATCCCGGGCACAACAAAAGGTCGAAATCACCGATATTTGGCAATTTCGACCTTTTCAGGCGAGTAATCTGTGTGACAACACATCATGCCCCGCCTGGCGGCCGTGGATTTAAGTCGGCGGCTCCACCCGACTCTTGTCAGAAGCCAATACAGTGCCTGGCCGTATTGGTTTCGGTGGCTTGGCGTGCCACCTTACTCTCGCTACTGACGTAGGGCCGTTTTCGGTTCACGTAATGAGGTATGCCTACCTCACCCGATTCCCAGTCAGTCACCCTTATTGAACTGACAAATCAACAGTGGGATTCGAACCCACATTTCACGGCGTCCGCCGAAGAGTGTCCTAAGCCATTAGACGATGTTGATTATACTAATAATATACTTCACCGGGGATTCAAAGGCAAGGGCGACTTCCCCTTGCCTGGGTGAGCGGGCCGTAGCCCTAACTTCCGAGTTGCCTGCAGACAGTGGTCGGATGTGTTGCAGGGTGTCCATTCACCCATCAGGCCTTCACTCTACGAGGACGAAACTAGGAACTTCGGTCATTACGAGGTTGCTTTTCGCTCACCCTGACACTCTTTCGAGTGAAACCTAATCCCTTATCGCCACTTAACTCGCTCGGTTATCTCCCATTACACCAACTCGCCCCGGTTCCTTCGATTGTCAAAGATTGGTGTACGTTCGTTAGTTAGCGGGTGAACGTACAAGGCCCTCGATCTGGGGTCGGTCATCGCTATTGCTTAGATGACAGTCGGTTAGTTAGCCGAGCGACCCCCAACTCCTACAATATACATCTTTGTTCTTTACTTGTCAAGACCTTAATGGGAATGTGGGAATCGAACCCACGTCTCTTGGCCTTACCGAACCAAGCAGATTAACCACTTTCCTAATCCCCAACTCCTACAATATACATCTTTGTTCTTTACTTGTCAAGAGTCCCCGGTCGGATTCGAACCGACGATTGGAGTTTTGCAGACTCCTGCCTTGCCACTTGGCCACGAGAACATAAGCTTCGAATCGGGATCGAACCGATGACATCCTGATTACAAATCAGGTGCTCTACCATCTGAGCTATCGAAGCAAATTGTGACGAGGGCCCGCCGTAACTGTCTATGACCCGGAACATTGGGAACTTCCCCGTCACACCAACAATATACATACTGGTCCGTCTGTTGTCAACCCCGCGTTTCGAGGTATCGCCACACCGTTACCGGAATGTCCTCGCGGGAAGCCGTGTCCATATAGGACGCGTAGTTGTATGCCTCAACGATCTTGCCCTTACGAAGGAGCTTCACGCCGTGCATATGTTCGGCCAAGTCGTCATGGGCGAGCTTTATCATCTCGGCATCCTCGGCCCACTTCAACAGCCGCTTGTGAGCCCGAATGGCAGCCCGTTCCCACCGATCTGCAACACTCTTACACTGGTCAAGCTCGGTCACGATTAACTCCATTTGAGTATGATCTAATATACACGAGAGTACGAACGTTGGCAAACATTTCGTTACAATTCCGGGTGAGCGCTCCCGAAGGAGCAATTCACTTACTTGACGACCAGCGCCACGGACGTTGCAGGGACATAACAAACTCGCCCTTGGCGTCGAAGTCTTCGGTGTAAATGAAATACCGCTTTTCCATTTTCATGTTACTTCCCCTCGTACTTGGCCTTGAGCCGTTCAAATAGCTTCTTCTCTTGTGCCTCGGCGATCTTGGCTGCCCGCTCCTTCTGCAACGCCTGGGTGGCCTTCCGCTTGTCGTTCGCTTCCTTGTTCCGTTCGGCACGAGCCATCCGCTTCTCGTACTCGTCGTCGGTTTCAGGCCGCTTGTAGGCAATGGTCCACATCCCGTCCTCATCCTCGGACACGCCGGCGTCGCCGCCGTACTTCTTCTTCAACGACTCAACGTGCTTGATCAGCTCGTCAATCGTGCCAGACGATGGACCACGAATTTCTGCGAACATCTGAATCATCTTCCGCGACATACATCCTCCTAAGTGTTGAGTGAACGTTGGGGAGTCGAACCCCACTCGAGCATTTGGTTGCCTACTCCGCTTTCGCGTCTCGGACTTCTCGAAGGCCCCCTCGGCCGTCACGTTCATATATTAATATACCCTATGGCTCCGGTGTGGGCAAGCCATAGGGTATTTCGTTACAATTCCCCGAGTGTTAGCTTTCCAACATACACTTGCTAGTTGCCCACGATACCGAGTGTTGGTCCGTGTAATACATGGTGTGTCCATCTTCGTACCAATGGTCGTTGGCGGTGTGAACCGGACAGTTGATCCACATACGATCACCGCCAATTTCACCACAAGCAGTGCCGCCGACCGAATGGAAACATCCTGCTACTTCCTCAGTCATGCTTGGCTTGACTGCCATTTCAGGCAACGTGGTGGCTTCACTACAAGCAACAGCAAAAAGAAGCGCAAGAGGCGCCACGACCTTGAACAATGTCTTCATGAATTATCCTTTGTTAGAGTATTGCCTGTTTTAGCGTCTTTAGGCTTGACGAGCTGCTCCCGAAGGATTCGAACCTTCATACGCGGATCCAAAGTCCGCAGTCTTGCCAATTAGACGAAGGAGCATAGTTGGCACTTTTGGGTCAGATGTGCCGGTCTGCCGGAATGAGGCTCTAGAGTACCTCAACCCCTCTCTGTCGATGTGGGCATGCTTATCCGGTAGTTCACTAGTCGGATCGATTCAGAGAGTCCTACCCTACTGGTTTAGCTCGTTATCAAGTTTAGAGATAACGTCACGATCCATCCACAACCGATAGACATTGCCTTGATCGTCTTGTAGCTCGAGCTTGGCCATGTCACCTTTTTGCTTGAGTACTTTTGCCTCAGCGATGTTGTGCTTGAGAGTTGCGGCACTGTGCTTTGTGCCGGCTGGTGAGGTTTCCCATTCAACTGAAATCATATACTTCTCCTATCACGGTGATCTCGTTCACCGTTAAACGCTATGCCTGAATGACATAGGTCACTAAGAAGCATTGGGCATAAGCAAGTTGACGAGACATGCCGAGGGGGAGTCACCCGATCTCAACGGCCTGGTCGGCCGCTATACCCTAAAATCACCATATAGGACTCGAACCTATAACCACGGAGTTAACAGCTCCGAGCTCTGCCAATTGAGCTAATGGTGAATGATCCAATTTTTGTTATCGCCATAACCCCACATTGCGCCAGCTTACGCCGGAGTTGCGGGAGCGTTCCTGAATTGGTAAACAGTAGCAAGTGTCCGATTTTGATTGACGGCGAGCCACACTCACTCCGTCTTTGCTGATCGGCAACAGCTTCAAAACTAGTCGGCAGTGTAGCGTTTTCCTGACGGCATCGTTACCGATGATCCGTAGCTCGAGCCCACCGACCTTACACCCACAGCGGGATTTGAACCCGCGATCTCTGCCGTGACAGGGCAGCGCTTTAGACCGCTAAGCTATGCGGGTAAGATACGTCGCTAACGGGATTCGAACCCGTATTGCACTGGTTGAAAGCCAGGGTTCCTAGACCAGTTGGAAGATAGCGACAGATTTTCAATGAACGTCCTACAATATACTACAATGTCCCGTCATTGGCAAGTCGTCGATTTTCTATGGCGATCCGCCGGTCGATATCCTTCTTGGTGGTCTTGAGCGTCTTTCGAGTATGTAGTCGATCAAGAGCAGGCGCGAAGTATTCGTTATCACGCGTAAGATAGATCGAAAAATTACGATATTCGGTGACGAGCTTCATTAGAACTTCTCCGTTCCGGTGTATTCCGGCAGTGGGAGCCAACCAATAAATACATTTGACTGCCATTGAACGATGATCGCCCCATCCCAGCCGCCTTGTGCATCCAACCCCGTCGAATCAACTGACGGACTGTTGCGACCCTCAAGCCAACACGCCACGACAGGCACATCTTCCCATTCGATCTTGGCAAGAAAGTACGTCCCATCCCTCGGCGCTGTTGACATCGGATTCCACATCACGGTAACACTCCGTTTGATTCGTTACCTCAATATACTACAATGATCCGGCGTTGGCAACTTTCGTTACAATTCCCCGACCTACTTTTTGGCTCTTGCCTCATGCCACGCTGCCTTACCCACCACATACCACGTAAGCACCACGCCAAACCAAATGAAGAAATCGGCACCATTGGCAATAAGGCCCGTGTCGCCCAATGGAATCCAGTCAAGGACGCCCGGAGGGCCGAACATCATGCTCATCAGATTGCCAAATGCCCCGCCGATCACCATACCAGACGCCAGCCCAAGGTCAGGTACCTTGAAATTGCGATCAATCAGAATATATCCGATAATCACAAAAATCATTAGCAAGAGTTGGACAGACCAGCCCATGCCAAATCGCGGCTCACCGACGTTATATACTACATCGGTGAGCATACGAGTTGCCAGTCCCTTGGATACCAGATCAAAGGTTAGGGCGAAGGCGGTCATGCGCCACATTAGGGGCGAGTCATCCAGGCGAGAAAGCCGCCGGACACAAGCAACATTCCCGCTGCGTAGCCCAACGCCCCACAGACAACCAGGCTGGTTCCCGGCGGCACCGCGACTACACTTGCCATGCAGATGACGCTCAGCATCAAGCAGCTCGCGGCCAACAATCTGTCGTTTTTCACGACTCGCCTCCGAAGGTGTCGGCCCAGCCCTTGGGCGAAATGCCCGAGATGATAAACTCCCGATCATCCGCCGAGAGATTCGGGAAGGCATTCTGAACCAGCATGCCGCCCTTGTAATCGTTCCACGCCTGCTCCGTCACCTCAACGGAGTAGTGACCACCACCGAACACACACTCGCCGGCGATAATCACCGTGCGGGCACCCGTGGACACATCCTGAAACGTCGAGACCGTGCGAGCCATCGTCATACTCCGTTAAGGTTATGATATAATATACTCTTACTGGCACTATCCGTCAAGCGACCAAAATTTTCGTTACAAACGGGGATAACTGAAAGTGGGGCCCGATCAGGCCCCATTAAGCTCCTCTAGAGCACTTTCTAGTTACTTGACCTTGCTCAGCGGAACCACGATGTCCGTCTGGTCGGTTCGAGTGATACAATACGACTCGCCGACAAACCGCCAGTCGGCCCGAGAATAGCCATGGGCGAGGCAGAACCTCTCCGTGCTATTCTGTTTTACGACCTCGGTCACCTTGAACCCGATGAGTGCCAGGAAAAACACGGCCACAATTCCGATAAACTACACTTCGCCGTCTTCGATCATTGTAAATCTCCGGTTAAATGAATATCAGCAATCGGGATCGAAACTCAGCCATTCATCCATTTCCGAGGGCTGGCCATCATACTCCTCCTCGGCGATCTCACACTCGGCGTCCTGCTCACAATCCTGTGAACAAAAATCGCCATGGTCGGCATTAATCAAAGCGCCGTTGGGCATCTCCACATCACACCAGTCACAGCAGCGAGGAGCAGACATTGTTGATTCCCTGTTGAAGTTGAATGAATATACCTAGTAATCAAAAATATGGCAACTTTCGTTACAATTGGGGGTACGAAAAAACCTCCACCCGAAGGTGGAGGAACCGGACCCCATCGAGTGGGGCGAGGTTTTTATTATTCCGTGATTCCGATGGGGAACAACTGAACGCCCCCAATCTGGCCGAACTCCTCCGCCGTCAGGGCCACTGCGTCGCCCGTGTCATCGTCACCACCGACGAAGATGCCCGACCCGGCCAGCTCATACACCCGGCCATCCTCGAGCAGATACTTTGCCACCGGGTTACCGCTCATCAGCAACCCCTCGTCATCCACGTAATAGTCGATTGACACGTTCGGGCGAGTGGCCGACTGAATCCGAAAGCCCGTGGTGATGTACCCACCAACCGCCTCCTGCATCTGGGCCAGAGTAGGAATGCCATCCCGACGCTGGAGCTGGCGAGTGATACGTCCCGTGTTCTCATCGACCGACAGCTTGACCATTCCGTACATTGTGTGGCTCCGTTTGAGTATGATCTAATATACAGCGTGGTGCCCTATCTGTCAAGACCGAAGCTTGTCGTGGCGATACTCGGCATACCGATCCAGCATTGCCCGAATGGCCGTCCCGATGATGATGCCCAGCACTACCTCGACAAAGACCCAGCTGGGTAGGTTGCTAAGGATCGCCCAAAGAATTTCTGCGAAGAATGAAGCCAGGGCATCTTCCATCGATATCTCCATTTGACGTTAAATGAATATACCTAGTAATCAAAAATATGGCAACTTTCGTTACAAACCGGGGACTGACCGGACTTTCGTCCGGTGTCCATTGTTAGCATACGCCTTCCATCTTGCCGAGAGGAGCCGAGGGGTCCACAAACACGACCGCTGAGTGCGTGCTCGAGACACCCGTGTACGTGCCAACGCCAGGACCGAAATGGCGCTTGGTGAAGTCCTGAATGACTTCCTTGTTCTGCGACCGCGGAGCGATCATACCAACAGCGATGAGCTTGAGCATTTACATCTCCACTTCTTCGACGGTGATTTCGGCGTCAAACTCACCACTGTTGGTGAGCTGAAAGTACACATCCGACTCATCCATATCATCGGTCATGAATACGGTATCGAGAAGGTTGCCGCTGAGCCAGATGTTGAACGCCTTCATTTTCGTGTCCCCGTTTGAGTATGATCTAATATACATCATTTCTGATTAACGTCAAGCGTGATCGAATTTCGTTACAAACGGGGGCGAATATCCCGGTTAAAGGATATTCGATTAATCTAGTACCGATTGCGAATGTCCGAGTCCTCGAAGTAGGTCGGCGCCTTCTTGGCCGCCTTCTTCACAGCCTTCTTGGCAGGCTTCTTGGCCGCCTTCCGCTCACACGCCTTGAGGGCCTTGGCGAGTTCCTTACGGAGTTCCGCCATTTCCTTCCGAGTCTTAGCGAGTTCCGTGGGTTCGGCCTTGCGACCACGTGCAGCCCATGCCTCAGCGTCGCTGTGCTGCCACCCAAGAAACTTCTTAACTGTCTTGCCGTCGTGAGCATACCACGTAGACGACATCGTGTAACCCGATGCAAACCAGACATCCGTACCCGCAAACTTACGATAGGCGGAACGAAAGCCCGAAAAATGAAACTGTCGCCATGTCTTGCCAACAGGATTCTTGGGCTTTTGCTTGAGGTTCATTGCCTTGATGCTGGCGGTCGCACGCGCCTTGAGCACGGCGTTATTCTTGGCGAGTTGGAGCCTGAGCTTGGTTCGCGCAGCGTTGATCTTCGCCTGCATGGGTGCAAATGCCTTGTTTGCATCAGCAATCAAGTCGGTTTGCATCTTCACATACTCTGCGTGTGTGGTCATCCTTTCATCCCCCTTGCTCGCTTGAGCACTTTGAGAGCCGCCGGCATATAGTCATATACCGTATTCTTGTTTAATGGCAGACCTGCAACGTCCGTGGTGGTGAGCAACAGCTTGGACCCGATACCCTTCCCGCGATGCTTCGGATTGACAAACTGCTCGACCTTCTTGTGCTTGTCCACCATATTCCAGCCGACAATGGTACGACCGAGAAACGCCACGCTCACGATTCCCGGCGCGTTGACCAGCCGCTGACGGATAGACCTCGCCTTCATTAGGCCATTCGGCAGGGTGAGCTTATGGAGCTTGGGGACATAGCCCGCTGGCACCTTGCTCATCCGTTCGTACACCCGAATCGTGACCTTGCTCACTTGTTTCTCCGTTTAACGATTTACAAATATACCCAGACTAGTCCTTCCGGGCAATATTGAGCATAGAACGGATCGAAGACCGCACGGACCCCAGACCATCACCGACAGCTTCCACGGCACCGATGCCAGCGGTTGCCAGTAGAAGGATAGGAGCCATCAAAATCATAACCATCACACCCAGATACGGATGGATTGCCACCACGTTACAAAACCACTTGGCAAATCCCTTCCGGCGAGCTTCGGTCTTGCGATCAGCGAACGTAGACATTGGTAGTGCTCCGTTTGAGTATGATCCAATATACTGCGTGTGCCCAATTCTGGCAACTTTCGTTACAAACGGGGGACTACTCCGCGAAGGAATAGTCGTTTTTTATTTAGGCGCCGTGGGCAAGAATCGACAGTCGATCCAAGGCTTCCTGCCAGATAAGAAACTTCTCGGTCTGGCCCTCGGTTTCCTCGGTGCAATTGAGGACGGTTTCGGCCACTTCCATCGGCGTGAGAACTTCAACGCCCGCAGCAAAGCCGGTAGCAAACGACATTGCTTTGATGACTCGTGCCTCAAAGTCAGCCGACTTGGTGAACATAGACTTGCGAATCATTACACACGCCCCAGTTCTTCGTCCGTGAGATTGAAGTCACCCTGCAGGATGCGGTCGGTCAGTTCGCCCAATTCCATCCACACGGCATCGGAAGCGATCCGATCCAGAATGTCCTGTGCCTGTTCCACCGTGCAGTGGTCACCCTCGATAGCCACCGCGAGCAGGGCGTGCAAGACACACGGCGGATTACGGAAAGATTCGTCCGTATGCGGTTCGTTGCAGTTATTACACAACATTGGTTGTTTTCCCCTTGGTGTCAGGAACGACAAGCGAGATTCCGAACATATGCTTGTCACGATAGGGCCACCGCTTCAGATTCCAGCCACAATCGCCCAGATACTTGAGCGTCGTGGCATATCGCTGTGTGGTAGTAATGCGGCCAATGAATGGGATGTAGAACCCACCCAAAATCTTGCGACCCACCCGATGATCAAACTTCATTGATTGCTCCCGTTAAATCGTATGACAGAATATACCACAAAGTCTATTGAATGTCCAGCGGAATTCTGTCACCCATAGTCGCTAACTTTGTGGTCAGAACATCAATCTCCCCAGCATAATTAAATGTCGGGTATTGATTAGCCGCCTGATAATGTGCAAGATCACTGCGGAGTTCCGCAATGTCCATCTCGACAATACAATGCTCACACACCCATCCACCCGACCTGCGCTTAGTTGCTTCGACGTTGATATTCAGTCGAATCTTGCAGCTATAACAGACGTTGACGAGTTCAAGCATTGATAGATCCCTATTGAAGTTGATAAAATATACCCTATGGTACATCACCTGTCAAGGGTCAATTCCCCGTTTGTAACAATTCCGATTATCTGGAATTGTCACAATTGGATTAATCCTCCCAGCGAGCCCGCATCCGCTCAAGCGTCTCAGCGGGAACATCGTGGACCGAACCGAATGAGCCCGTCGCCGTGCGAATCTCGGCACGAACCCCGTGATACTCCGCGAACCCGAGATACGGGTCCATCTCCTTGTGCGTGGTGAAGGTGTTGCTCACCACGACTGACTTGCCCATCGCCAGGGCGGTTTCTGCCTTGGCCTGACACTCGGCGTGTGCTGCACCGAGCTTAGACGGATCGAAGCGATAGTCTCCGTCCACCATAAAATACTGGTCGGCCTCGTAATGTACCGCGCCGATTTCCTCGGCGAGAGCCCGTGCCATCGTGGACTTCCCAGACCCCGGCAGTCCACGAATCAGATACAGCTTGGCCACTTGACGCTCCTTACTTCGAGGAAGAAGAGCTTGCCGACTTGGACATCAGCCCGCCGAGGAAGAGCGCGGCCAGCCAAGTCTTGAACGTGTACGCGATGGTCAACCCAAAGAGCGTGTTGAGCGACCAGATCGTGGCCAGCGGGCCACCGATGACAATTGCCACAACGAGCAGGATGAGAAACAGGGCCGAGGCGTTCTTCATTGTGTTACTCCGTTAAGGTTATGATGTAATATACAGGTACACTGGCGATCCGTCAAGGGAGCAAACATTTCGTTACAAACCGGGGCGTGGAGCGCCCGGTGAAGAGCGCCCCTATTTGAATTATTCAATAATCCGAATGATAGCTCTCCGAATCCGAGGGATCGCCCCATCCATCGTTGTAATCGCTGTTGCGATAGTCAACGTCCACGAACACCGGCACCTTTTCGCCATCCACAACACGCCACCCGAAGTTTCCATCGTGCAGGTCGCTGATCCTCAGATCACGAGCAAGTTGTTCAACCCGGTTAAGAATCTGACGGCGCTCGAGATATCCCTTCCGATTGACCCATGCGTGGTTCATGTCGATCTTTTCCTGCACCAGCGCCGTCACACCAGGCGCCTTCACGACATGCGTCTCAGGAAAGTTGTCAGGAAACCCACCCGCATTTCGCATATCCTGAATGAACTTCGCCTCAGCAATCAGACGCTCCTGATCGTTACCAAACCGACTGAACTTGATGACGAACGTATCCGCGATGACCGCTCGACGTGCAACCCCAGCACCCGTCTTGCTCGCCTTGATTCCGTGCGTCCGAGCCCGAGCGAGGATAGACCGCGGCGTGTCCACCTTTGCATTCCACGCCGAGGCCCGTTCATTCCACTGGCGCCAAGTCTTGTCGTAAGACTTCGACCTCGGGATAGGCGGAATGTCGGTTGACAGACTCTTGAGCAACTCACGAACCTGCGTCCGAACCGAGCGGGGAATCGAGGACTTCGCCATTGGTACGTCACTCCGTAAAGGTTATGACCAAATATAGAAGATTTCTCAACCCCGTCAAGCGGGTCAAAATTTCGTTACAAACCGGGGTGACGCTCCTCTCGGAGTCGTCACATTATTGGATTTTACGAATGACTATTATCGTAACGGAAATCAACATCCACGAACACCGGAATCTTCTCGCCGTTGCCGGCAGTCCGCCAACCAAAGTTGCCTTCGTGAATGTCATCGATTCCAAGCTCACACGCCAGACTCTCGGCAATATCATAAGCATCCGTGCGATTCCGAGAATACTTCCGCCCTGCCCAGGCGTGCGACATATCGATCTTTTCCTGCACCAGCGCGATCACGCCGGCAATCTTCACCACGTGCGTCTCGGGAAAATTGATTTCATATCCCCGATCACACATTTCCTTGATGTAGTTTGCCTCGGACACCAATCGGCGCTGGTCGCCCTCATACCGACTGAACTTGATGACGAACGTATCCGAGATCACCGCGCGACGCGCAACACCAGCGGCAGTCTTGGTCGCCTTGATGCCGTGCTTGCGAACCCGCCGAAGCAACGCCGGCGCCGTATCGACGTGCTTGTAGTAGGCTTCGCTACGAGCATAGTACGGGATCGCATCACCCGGCTTTGTCTTCGGCGGGAGCTCAGCCGCGAGCTCTTTGAGCAGTTCACGAACCTTGGTGCGAATCGAACGAGGAATCGAGCTCTTGACCATCGGTGATACTCCGTAAAGGTTATGACCAAATATACGGGTTTTCTGGTATTCGTCAAGCGGAAAAACATTTCGTTACAAACCGGGGCGTGTGACCCAGTTTTCACTGGGCCACCCGGCTCCTAACCTGACGGTTTCGCCAGGGCCTTCCCAAGAGAATACGAGAAAGGAAAAAAGTCATTTACTTCCTTAATCGTGAGCGACCCTTGAAGAAACAGCGGATTGACCTTGTGGTTCGGTAGTGCATCGGTATGGACGAAGAGCAATCCGTTTTCTCCACGATTGGTAATGGCGACTGCCAGGAGATCGAAATGTCCACGACGATATGCCTGTACCACATCGGACTTCCGCGTGGGCTTGATACTCACCGAGCCCACGCCATTGTCCTTGATCGTAACGGTCTTGATTTCAACGGACCAGACATTGTTACGATACTTGAAGGAAACGTCCCCGCCGTGGCCTTCCGCGTAATCGGGAATCTTCGTAACCCGCGTTACGCCCGCGAGGTCACACAAATACCGAATAACCCGATTTTCCGAAATGTACCCTTGAAGCGTGTGGTACTGAATAGATGACCGCCGAGCAGACTCCGCGAGGATGGCCAATTCATCGCCTGGAATCGTCGGAAACTCCGGCGAGCCGTACACCTTGTTAAAGTTCATAGTACCCCCATTTGAGATGACCTAATATACCACCGCGTAGGAGCGAGGTCAAGCGGTCCACCCGTTCGTTACAATCCCCCGCACGACGTTCCCCCGGATTGCTCCGAGGGAATATCGATTAATCCTTAATTGCGGTTTGGTATCCGCCGGCGGTGCCCTTCATGGTGAACCCGGAACCGGGCTTAGCAACGCCCTCGTATCCGCCCCAGTGAAACATGGGGTAATCAGAAACGGTGCCGAACGAACGATTGAAATTCGGCTTGTCACGCCCAGAGGCGGCGAAGATAGTCCCAGAGCCCGTCGCGTGCTCGACAAAGTATCGGACGCCACCACCGACGATTACCTTAACATACTTCCGGCCCTTTTTCAGCCGGACCTTGCAACCGTCACGATTGGCGGGGCAATCGAGCCCCGCTGTCTTCAGGTCTGCGAGCATTTGCTCCTGCATTGTCTCGCGCCAATTCTCGAGCATGACATGATTAAACATTTTGATTTCTCCTACCGGACAAAGCCGGTGGTATCGTTCTTGGCCTTACCCTTGGCCTTCAATCCGATGATGACGCCCTTGGGGTCAAGAAAACGAAGGTCGCTTGCGTCGCCGTCGATTACCGGCACCATTACGTTGCCGACAAGGAAGTGCGAGGGAACAGACTTAAACACTACGGCAATATTCATTTTCAGATTGCGAGCGGCCAGAGCCTTCCGGTCGTTATCTTCAGCAAGAGAAAACGTCAGGTCGTAATTCGCCGGAATGTTCCGACGATTTGGAATCTTCGTGTAATCGTAAAACTGTACAGTCGGGAACAGCTCGAAGATGTTGCTCGCCCCGGCGACAGCGATAGTCTCCCAGCGAATATCGCTAGTACCGTTCAACCGGAAAACCGGAATCAGGTCGTGCTTCGCCGCGAGCTTGATCGCGTTGTTAATTTCCTTTACGAGCTGCGTCATAAACGCATCCCGTTCGTTGAAAAAGCGAAGCGTCTTAGCAATCCGAGCCTTTTGGATTGCGTTGGTAGTCTCCCCACGCTTGATAATCCCACCCCGACCGGCAGTATTCAAGCAAGCGGCCGAGCAGCCGGCGGTCGCCATCGGGCAGGTATTGAAGCCGGACAGCCACGACGGCGCCAGGTGCAGGATGGAAGTCATATAACCGAGCTTCTCGCCCTTGGCGATCTTGGGATTGCCTACCGTCAACAGCTTCATGCGACTCTCCTAAAAGGTTATAACCAAATATACCCCCACCGGGTCACGCCGGCAAGGGTATAGGAAAGTGTGAAGATTTCGTTACAATCGGGGGATTTTACTCCGGTGTACTTGGATATATCCATGAGTCGAAAACATAACCCATATAGAACTTACCGTCTACTTCAACGCCATCATCGAAAAGAACCGCCATATACGGAGGCCGATTCATGGCTAGCCGGCTTTGATTTAACTCAAGTATCGTTTCACAGAAAAAATCTGGAAATGTATTCTTTACTGTCTGTATCTCGTGAGGTTCGACTACCTGTGTTTTTCGCAGCGGGCGAGCAGGCGCTTCCGCCTCCACGAACACGCCTCGATCAGAACCTATGATCGCGTAAATAGGCATGACGAACGCTTGTGCTCTAAGGGTATAGCTCATCTCACTACCTGTTGAAGATAGCTAGTGTGAATGACAAAGCCCAATGCGAATGTTAGCTTAGGTTCCCACCCCTCAACCATTACAGCAGCAGGCAATGGGATGATGATATTTGACAACATCTTCTGATCGTGGCGCGGATCATTACGTGCCGGCAAGACAGCCTGCATGCCGACCGTGTAGGGCATTTCACAATACGTGTTCACCCGAAGCCGCCGCTGCAGCTTCGCAGGTTCAACAACAAATATCGTGCCGTCAAGCATTTCAGTATGACCATATACAGGCCAAACTTCTACACCAGGCACAATTTCGTATGTCCGACCACCGCCCAGCTTAAACATGCTCAGGGGTACAGACGGATCAAACCAGTCACCCATCGCCATGCCCCGGAATGCCAAAGTCGGCAAGGAATCCCACCACCCAATGATTACCACGTTTGACAGGCTTCTCAAGACAAACGATAGCCGCCCTGGCTACACCAGGCACTTTCCACGTACTAAAAACAGGCGTATCGGGAATGTGGGCAGCCCACTTCGGCGAAACCTCTTGGGTCAGTTTGACAGAAACCAACAGCCACGACTTTGTAGTGAGGTCTTTGGTAAGACTACACACAGGCCACACCTTCGTACCTACGGGCACCGACTTAGAGCCCGAGACATTGATGAGAGCCAATGGTTCGGCTGGCTTCCGCTTCATCGGTTGGTTATACTTGCTCATATCTACTCCGTTGGTGTATGACTCAATATACCCTGTTATTTGTCAAAGTCAATAGGAGTAATTTCGTTACAATTCCCCGAATCGTGGTGGAGCGGAAAGGGCCACCCCACCACGATTATTACCTTATTGGCGTTAATGAATTACGCCCAAGGCAATTCCCCATTGTTCGGGTCAAGATTGAACGGTGCAGCCTTGTCGTCAAGGTTCGTCGGAATGTGCTTCTGGACGATCTGCTTGACATAGGCACGCTCGGAGTCGGCACCACCCGCTTCAGAATACTGCGGATAGATGACCAGCGCGGCCGCTTCCTGAAAGGTGAACCCGTCGTAAATGAGCTCGGCCATTTCGATTGTGGACCGCGTGCTCAGACCTTCCGTAATACGCGGGTCACTCGAGCGGGCATCCTTCCGAAGATCAATCGCCGCGTTGGTGAGGGAGTTCAACACTCGCTCGTCAACACCCGGCACCCGCTGACGGAGGAGCTCGAATTCCTGCTCCTTGCCCAGATACTCAACCTCAACCACGATGAAACGATCCGTGAGTGCGGCGTCAAGGGTACGGGTCGCGGTGTACTGCGAACCGATGTTGGCGGTGGCGATGAACGTCACGCCTGGAGCAACGTTGATGACGGGCGAATCCGGCGCCTCGTCAATACGGACGAACCGCTGCTTGTAGTCGAGGGCGCTCATCAGAATGTTCCACGCGTCAGGATGGGCGCGGGTGATTTCGTCGAGCAGGATGATCGCGTCAGGAGTCTGAATCGCCCGAATGAACTCGGCCTCACCCAGATACGTGCCACGCTCGGGATCGAAGTGTACGTTACCGATGAGCGTCGAGCGCGGGTCCTGCGTAGCGCCGAGCGGAATGTTGAAGAACGGACGATTGAGCGTATCACGAAGGGTGAACGCGAGCACCGTCTTGCCCGTACCCTTCGGGCCGGTAATCATCATATTCTTACCACGGAGCACCGTCCGCACGGAGAAGCGCCACTTGAGGTCGTCCATCTTGTACGACTCAGGGCGAACCGCCGAGGCGTTCCGAAGGAACTGAACAATCTTGTCGTGATCCATCGTCGCCGATGCCTGGTCGGGGAGGGCGTTCTTGGCACGTTCGGTGAACTCCGCCGGCGACACCTTCCGCCACTGCGTCGAACCCGTGTTCGTCTCCACGAGCTTGAGCGCCATGCCTTCCTTGACGGCATTCCGCAACTGATAATTCTCGAAATGCTCGGTCACATCCGCACCATCAGGCAGAGTCGCCCGGTACGTGTCCCCGAACTTCTCCACCCGAACCACTGTGCCGATGCTCGGCGCAAAAACCGTATCCTTTTCCATTTGTTTTTTCGCTCCCTTTAGCGAATAGGTTGATTACTTGACTTCGGGAAACTTAATACCCCTAAAGGGGTTTGTCAAGGGCCGAAATCGTTACAATTGGGGTAAATACAAACCCCCTGAAAGGTTTGATGCCGTCGGGAGGGATAGACGGTTTCCTTTCAGGGGGGTTGCGATGCTTCACAAGTCAAGGTCATTAGGTGCCGGAATAGCGTATAGATATTAAGTACAAAACTTACATATCTATCATTCTATAATTTATTCACCGGCTCTACGATTCTTTCACCGAACGACTATCCATTTGCGGTACATACCGGAAAGGAGTCACGGTCGTTTCGGTTTAGGGGTATAAGCCCCGTCAGGCGGGAATCGAACCCGCTTCTCCCAGTTCAAAGCTGGGCGTGTATGCCGTTACACCTCAGACTAGAAAGAACGTTGTGCGCTGTACACCATCCGTTCTGACCAAGCGCTATCGGGCTGGACTCAAGAGTTATGTGTCACCCGACCTATTCCACTATACAATAATTTATCTATAAGTTTAATTCGCATCGTTGAGCAGGGAACTCAACCAGTCAACGCCCTTGATCGTTGACGCCCACAAATTGACTAGGGCGATGGGTCTGTTTTCGGTACAGACAAACCGTGTTCAGGATGAGGTCATCTCATTCGTATCTCCATACGTAGTTAGATTGACCGAAAAACCTACTCCAATACTACAAGGTTCGTGATTCTGGCGAGCGTCGATTCCTTACCATCGTCGCCAAGTACCTTGATCGTCGCCAGTGGATTCGGAGCATAGGTGAATGTCCACTTCTTCGAACTTGGTGCGATATACACCAGCGTACCTAGTTTCACTTCGCCTGACCGATTGTAAGCGACTCGGACACCAGGCACCAACTCAGTCCCCCGGTAATCCTTGAACACTTAGGCCTCGATTCGCTTGTAATGCGTATATCGGCCGTAACCCTTCACAGGCATTACACTCTTGTCATCCACTGGGCGGCCGTGAAAGTCCGACCAATCCCAATTTCCTGCATTCGCCAAATTCCCAAAATACCAGCGGAAGTTGGGAGCGAGCTTCGACTTGGCGCCGTAGATGTCGCCTTCCTTAACCTCGGCGCCCTGATCCGACCGAGCGACGAAGTATCGGACACGACCTTCGACATATACCTTATCGAACTTTCGGCCCGTTTCCACGAATGGCTCTCGGGCGTCACCGATAAGGGTAATGAATCGCTGGAGCAAAATCGAGCGATCCTTGTTAACGATTCGTGACATTACTAACTCCTTTGTTGAAGCTTAAAGATACTTCATTAGTGATCGTTTGTCAAGCCCACCAAATGTGAGCAACTTACTTGTCATCACCCATCAACAGCTTGTTGATCGTACCGGCAATCTGACCGATGTTCTTCGGGTCGATAAACCGAGCATCCTGCCCGTACATCTTCTTGAAACCCTCGTGCTCGTACCGGGAATCGCCGATGTAATAGGACAATACCTTAATGCCCATTCCACGGAAATCATTCATCAGGCGCCGCGTGTGCTTGTACGCCTCCTCGCCGCCGTAAGAGTAACCCTTACCCTTGTACGTGAAACCGTGACCCGGTTCACCGTCCGACAGATTGATAAAATACTTCCGTTCATCCTTGTACATCTGCATCATTTCATCCTTGATCGCTTCGAAGGCGAGCGACTCAGGCGTACCACCCTGAACCCCGATATACGGCAGGATATGACGCAACTTGTTGAACTGGTGCTTACGCGAGTCATACAGAATCGCCACTCGAGCACAGTCATGCCCACCGTCACGGACGGCAATCGTGGTGTTCAACGTCCGGGTCTGTTCTGCGGCGTAGGCAATCGCCACCGCGACAGTCATCGCCTTTCCCGACTTCTCACCGTTCATCGAACCAGAGAAGTCAACGTCCATCCACAGATTGGCGGGCTTACGACGCTCGGTAATCGTGAAGGAAAACACATCCATTGCACCAGTACCCAACATCGCCACGCGGCGCTTGTCCAAACGGCCGTGCTCCTGACGATTGAACGTGAGCGGACGTTCGTCCTGCATCACGCGGATACGATTCGCCAGAATGGCACCCAACCGAATTCCATCCTTCAACGCCTTGGTCATGTCGGGATTGATCTGTGCAGCACCGTTCCGACTATAATACGAATTATACTTAAACGGAAATGCATCCTTCTTGACCGTTTCCTTGGTGATATCCCGGTACACAATCACTCGCGCCTTCACGTTGCGGGGAAGGAAGTCTCCTTCAACGTCCACAATCGAGGCGGAAGTCTGCTCGAGCTGATCGAGCTGTGCCTTCACTTCGGCACTAATTTCTTCCTTCGTCAACTGACCGTTGGCGAATTGAATCTGCTTGGCGAGAGCCTTTTCCATCGCCGACCGCGACACCTTACGCGGGATGCCGCCATCAAGGTTAGGCAAATCGCCCGGCTGATCGCCCTCACCTTCACCGTCGCCTTCACCACCTTCCTCGCCTTCATCATCCTTGTCGGACTTCGGCGGTTCCACGATAGTCGAACCCGAATAGATCGCCGTCACAATTGCAACGGCATCAGCAAAGAGCTTCGGGAACTTCGTCAAATCCGACACCGGACTCGTGTTCGTCGGCAGTCCGGCCTTCCAATTACGGAAGCCCGGATCATCATTACCACGGGCAGACAAACCCTTCTCCGTCAGGTTGGCGATCTGCTTGATCTTCGCCAAACCGGGCAGTGCAGTCTCGTCAAAATTCGTATTTGTCAGATTAATGACAAACAAGAAATAGTTGCGGACCGCCAGCTCACGGAACTTCGGATCTTGCAGTGCCTTGTCGATATCCTTGCTGTGCCAGTGCTCGTTGTACATTTCCTCGTAATACGGACGATACCCCGGCGCGTTCTTGTACATCCACAAGTCAATGCGCCGATCCTCGAGCACGTTCATCACGAGCTGCACGTGACCGATGACGGTATCTCCGCCAGTGCCCATCGCAGGCGTCAGGTTCTTTTCGGTGAGCGGAATGTTCAACCGCTGTGCGTGCACCACAATCGGATGACCGCCCACCATATGATCGAACCGCTTGTGCATCTCCTGCAGAAACTCCAACGACTGGCCCGACAGAAGGCAGTGTGCACCTTCGTGCAACGCCACGCCTACCATAGAGTCCAACTTCGTCGGATCAATATCCGCCGAGAGCACCACTTCCTTCCCCGTCGTATAGCTCGACTTACCGCTCGAGTACAATACCGGGATTTCTTCGCCCGTGACAATCTTCACGAAATTGCCGACGGCACGCTGTACGGTACGGAGACGATCGAGGTAGTCGAGCGAACCGACCTCCACCTTACGCGTCAAATCTTCCACATCCGACCCAATCCAGAACGCGGAGTGGGAATTCTTGATGCGGTCAACCTTCTCTTGAATACGGGCGGCGATGTGCGGGTTGTTATTTGTCATAGATTGAATATAGCCTAGTTGTATCCAAAAGTCAAGGGGTCACCTAAGTTGGTGCCCCATAAGCGCTTAGGTTCGTTACAAACGGGGGTTTTGGGACCATTTCTGGCCCCAAAAGTCCCATTATTGGTTTATCCGATTAACGGAGGTCAGCCAACTCCTGCGCGGCCTCACGCCGGTCGGCGAGGAGTTCAGACAGTTCCGCGCTAACATCCTGCAGAATCTCCCGAACCCGAGCGAGCCGTCCGGTGATGGTGCCGCCCGGATAGCCGCCGAGGTCACGAACCTGCTGGGCTGTATTCTCAAGCGAGACACGCTCCGCATCAAACTTCTTGAACGTGGCATCCTTCTTGGCGATCTCACGGTCAAGGTCGGCGATCTCCGTGCGAAGGTCTGCGCGCTGGTGTTCACGATTCGTGGCATCGTCATCAAACGTGATCGTCACGATGACCGAGTGATCGGCAGCGGCCTCACAGACGCCCGGAGGACACCCACAATCCGCCGGGGTATAGACTTCCTTCTTGGGCATCGGGTTGGCGTTGCCCAGTTCGGCAATCGCCTGGTAGGACCAGCAGCGACCCTTCTCGTTGTGATAGTCGGACGGAATCGAAACCACATCCGCCGGGTTGACCTTCATCACGATCAGGCGACGGTTCACGCCGTCAATCGCTCCCGCCCAAGTCGAAGCATACTTGTGAGCGGCGAAGTGCAGACCGACCGAGCAGGTCACATCGCGGCGGTCGTCAACCTTGTGACGAGCCATCGAAATGGTCGTGACACCGTTCACAACCTGCGTGGTCACATCGCCCTGCTTGACGCCCGAACCATACTGCGTGAGTTCCGCCGGAGTCATCAGGTGAGCGGGCTTCGCCAGGACAGTACCGGAGTGAATGTCCTTGTAGTCGCCACGAAGGGACTTGTAGGCGATAATGTCGCCATCTTCGTGGATCATAAAGCCGTTGGCGACACAGAAGAGCAGCAGCTCTTCCTGAGCGGTACGGGACGGATTCTTCCGAACCTTCCGAAGAAAGTTAAAGAGCGGATCGGGATTCGAGCCGGCCTCGATCATCGAAAGAACCTTCTCCGTGACCGCGACCGAGAACGGATCGCCGTGGAGCGTGACAGTCGAACCGTCAAGGGCGAAGTCCTTGTCCTTGGACAGCCACTTGCGTGCGACGGCCTTGGTGTCGGCAAGATCGAGCGCCAGGGTGTAATCCCCAGACGAAAGTGCATCACGAATCTTCCCGGCGTTCGGGTGGTCGTTGGCAATCGTCATCATCTGACCATTGGTGAAGATCAGAATGCCAGCGGCGGTGACGAGTGAAGCGTTGTGTGTAGTCATTTGTTCGTTCCTTTGTGGTGAGTGGTATGGTACAAACTTAAGCGAGTGTAGCGATATAGTCAAGCGTGATCTTCTTGTGGTGATTATTCGAGGAAATTGAATTATACGAATTGTGGTTAAGGGACGCCAGGACCGGGAGCATCGGATACTTCGACGCGAGGGCAATATAGGTCTTGGACAAGTTGGGCATCTTCTCATCCTTCACCGCAACGTTAATGCGAGCGGCGCGAATGTCCTTGTCAACCAACCCGCCATACAGATCGGTCGTTGCAACAATCTTTGAGGTCTCAGCGGAGTGACCGACACAATAGGCGTTGTAGAAGTCCACCAGATCAGACGGCATACCGTGCAGATTCGCCGCGGCGGACACCGACGAATACCGGCCGCCCATCCCGCTGGTCTTATCGCTTGAGATATGGTACACGAGCGTCGCCAGGGCGGTAACTTCATCGGACACCTTCTGCCGCGACCGAGCAATCGCCGTGGCGTTCGTCGTCACAAAGTCGGTGAACATCTTCACGGCGAGAGTTTCGAGATTGACCCAGCTCGTCGGAAGATTCTTAACATCGTCAGGGCGACACCCATAAATAGGCGTATCCTTGTCGAGCTTCATAACTTCCATCGCGCGTGCGACACTCCGCATTTCCTCTGCCTGACTATACGCCTTGTCCCGATAAACCCACTTTCCCGCATTATTCTTTGTGAGCGTGACGTAGTAACGGGCCGTGCCGTCGTCGGGAATGTTGACACGTGCACCCCAGCTGCCACCCCAGCGGTAGATGTTTTCCACCACCGCAACCTTAGCACCGGGCACCGCCTTCATCGTTCCACGAACCACCGAGGCAGTCAGAACGATGTTTGACGGACACCCACCGAAGAGCACCGACAATTCATCGGCGGTGAGCTTCGTCGTGATGGCGTACACCTGTCCGACCGTGTGACCATACCGGCGAGCCCGACCGTTGGCCGTCTTGGACACAAAGGCGTTGTGGACGGCCGCCCGAGCAGCGGCGACACCGCCACGAGCACCCAGATCGTCAATCATCAGCAACGATTCGTTGGGCAGCAAAACCCGATGGTCCCATTCGTTCCCACGCTGGGGACGGACCCACATTACATCATCGAGCTTCGTCAGGTCCGCAACTTCGGGCGTAGCAATGTCCGAGTTTGTGATCGTGTACCGCGTGACCGTGGCAGTCGGATCGGCGGCCAGGAGTTCCTTCAGCGTGACCCGAATGGCGCGACCCTCGTACCGCGTTCCCTTGTAAATCACGGCAGGCAGAATCTTGCCCGTGCCGGACTTATTCGTGAGCTCGTCATACATCTTGATCGCGTCCCACGCGGTCGGCGCCTTGTCGAGCTCCTTGCTAAACTGCTTCACCAGATCGTCCATCATCGCGTCCCACGCGTACTTGACGGCGGCCTTGGTCTTGTCCGTATTCCGCATATTGTCCCGCGACGGAACAATGTCAATCGAACCGATGGGCACCGTCAGGTCAATCGGCGTCTGTCCCAGAAACCGGCCCCACGCGTCACGGTCAATACCAGTCGGGCGAACGATTCCGAAGCTTTCCATTTCGGAAATCGGGAGCGGATACGGCACGTTCCCCATTACGATATTAGTAATATCCGAATTATGGTAATTCTTGACGGTCGCACGGATGCCCCACCCGTTACCCTTGAGCACATAGGCAGGGCGGTCGAACGTACCGCCGACGAGCTTTACATCAGTCGGGAAAAAAGGCAGGTACTTCGCCACCGCATCCCGCACCTTCTGGTGATCCTCACGACGAATGGGAATCGTCACCGTGATACCATTTCGCTCAGTCGTCGGGACCGTCGAAACGTGAGCACCGTCAGGCGATCCATCTTCCGCGAGGAAACACATAAAGCTGTGGAGCTCGCCGTCATAGCGGCTCTCAATCGTCCAGGCGCTCCCACCATTGTAGCAGTTCGCCGTCTTACAGCCCAGACCGAACCCGCCGACTTCATCGTTCGACAGGTTCTTAGTGGTCCCACCGAACCACATAAACTTATTCCAAACCGTGTCCACCGACATACCAATGCCGTAGTCACGGAACACGATGGACGAATCCAACGGCCCAGGCAGCACAATCTCCGGCGCCTTGAAGGTGGCGTCGGGACGTTCACGCTTGAGTGCGAGCCACGCGTCGTACATATTCGTCGCGTACTCCCGCACAATGGCGTCAATCGGATTACGGTACAGATTCGTCAGTGCGAACATCGCGGCACCCGCGTCCACGCCATACTTGCGGCGCTCGAGCAGACCAGCCGTGGACACATCGTGCGTTTCGACCTTGATTTCCATTACCGTGTAACTCCGTTTAGGTTATACGGGAATTATACAACGGGAACGCTCAAAAGGGAAGGGGTGACCCGATTTCGTTACAAACGGGGTGTTTTGTTACAATTGGGGTGTACAAATCCCGGTTTTCTGGTAATTTGTACATTTTGGATTACCCGAGAATGCTCTTCCACTCCGGGGGAAAGATGCAGTTTTCGGGAGCACCAGCGAACAGCGGAGCAATGTCCCCGTCGGCGAATCCGGCGATTCCACATCCGACACGAGTGACAAAGAAGGTCAAATCGTTCCGAACGACAGCATATGCCACGAAGAGCGTTACAGCGGCTTCCACACCCCTGAGCGTCAGAGGTACACCAGGCATGGCCATCGTGGGCAGAGCATAACCACCAGACTTACATCCCTGTGGCCCGTGGCCCGGAACATATCCCTGACCAATTCCGTGAATGGCACATCCAAACTGTTCAGCAAATGCTGCGGCTCCGCCGGCATGTTGTCCGAGAAGGTTTGACCCGAAGACGAACACGGTCGGGTCAATATCGGTGGGCGACCACTTTCCGTTGTGATATCTCATTACAGCCCCAGAGCATGACGCTCGGCAGGAGTGAGCTTGGCCAGAGCAGATTCACGTGCAGCAAGCTTGGCTTGCAACGCTTCCTCACGCTTCCGACGCTCTGCATCTTCCTTCTGGTGTTCCTTCCACCACTTTTCAACACGCTTGCGGGACACTCCGACTTCCTTCCAATCGACCTCATTGAGCCAATACTTTACTTCGTCGGTGGTAATCATGGCGGAGAGAATCCCACACAGCACCGCCTCGAAGTCACGAGCCGTAGTGATCAAACCACGGGCCTGATCCTCGTCGGATCGAAACATCCCACCATCATTACACGGCATGATTATACTCCTCGGTTGGCGATAAGAGCCAAGCGACAATCTTCCCGCTGGGCCCAGAAGGTGATAAGGAAAAACGCGATTACTTCGATTACGTGATTCACGGTTAGAATCCCCAAGCAGCTTGAGCGGCCGCTGCCTTCTTCTGAGCATCGGAGAGTTCAACCGGAACCCAGTGATCGACCGACCACACCATCTTAATGTCCTTGACATACACGCTGCCAATTTCGGTGTAGTCACCGTAAACCTTAGCCATACGAATGGAACCCTTCTTGTTGTCGAGGATTTCGGCCTCCCATCCGTTGCTAAGCCTGACGGCGGTGCCCTTCTTGATGTCATTGGCGAGCATTGGTGTCTCCATTTGAGTATGATCTAATATACTATAGTGTCCGGTGCCTGGCAAATTTCGTTACAATCCGGGGAAAAGCATACTATACTATCGCTTAAGTCGGTTAAGGGATACTATAGTATGCTTTTTTCGTTACAATCCGGGGATTATTCCCCGGTTAAGGGGAATATCCTTTTAACACCAATCCCAGCCCGGAACCACCTTCTTGAACTTGGATCGCTTTGACGCCTCGATAACCACGTTTCGGGCCTTCTCGGTGTGGACCTTAATCGTCTTGGGCAGGTACTTACAGCCGTGGACCACGATCCGCGTGGCGAGGCCCTTCTTGCGCCACCGACGTGCAACAAAGATGTTGATATGATCGTGCTTGTCCACCATTGACCAGCCTACGGCCTTGTCAGTCCGTCCATCATACGCGACGACGATATGCCGCTTGGCCGTCATGCTCTGATTGTAGTGTTCGCCATTGCACTTGGAACACCGATGTTCGTAATAGTACCCGTCGTTATTCCAATAGCAGGGCACCTTCGTTTTTACAATCTTGCCGTCACAGACGGGCACATATTCCTTCATGATGCCGCAGTGACCGAGGTTGAGCTTGGCGAGCTCCGGTATTACTTCATCGGGCACATTTTCGAATGCCTTGTAATACCGGAGATAGACGTTGAGCTTCATCGTTGATTACCGGAGAAAGGTTCCGTCAGACTGCAACTTGGCGATGGTGATGCGGTACCGCTTGGCCGGACGGCCCCACTTCGGACGAGCGTTGACGTTTTCCACCACAACGTCAGCACCACGAACCTCGGCGATAGTGTAGCTCTTGGCGCCGAACAACCACACATCCCCGACCTTCGGCGTTGCAACGGGGCCAGTACGCGGCGCCTTGGGTTGAGAAACCGTCAACTTGCAACGGAAATTGGCCCCAGGCGAGAACGTAATGTTACCGATAACACCAATCAGTCCATGCTTGTCGAGCACGTTCTTGAGCGCGGTGTTGATTTCACCACGAAGGGCATTGACCGATCCCCGGTCGATGTTCGTGACCTTGACTGCCTTCGTCGTAACCGCCATTGTGTTCCCCTGTTGAAGTTGACGTAATATAGGGTCAAGTACATAATCAGTCAAGCGGGTCAAAATTTCGTTACAAACCGGGGAGTACGAGAAACCCCGACATTTCTGCCGGGGCCCCCGTATCATTTGATCCTAATCTTTGTTTTCTTTCGTTTTGGTTTAGTAGTTGACCTTAGGCGGTCACCTCCGGGTTACGAGGCCGGCCGCGCTGGGTGGTCTCGACCTCACTAGGCTTGAGCGTCAGCCGGACACCCTTCGCCTTCTCCTTCGCGGGATCGGCGACGCGGGCCGTGATGACACCATCCTTAAAGTTGACCACGACGATTCGGGTGCCGACGCCGAGGCGGAAATCCTTGACGCGAGTGGCAACCTTCGTACGGAGCACCTGCAGGGCCTTGAACGTGGACTTGGGCTTGTTGACGGACATGTGACCTCCTGTGTGGTTTAACTGCGTATGGTCCTGCTCTCAACATGGATAAAATATACATCCATGAATCACAAATGTCAAGCGACCAAAATTTCGTTACAATTGGGGACCGAGCTCCAGGATTTGGGGAAAGAAAAATGCTCCCCGAAAGGAGCATTTTCCATTTTTGAATTTTGGTGAATACTACCGGAGCAGAGTCACCTTGGCGAACGTTTCCCAACTGGTCGCGTCCGTCTTAATGAAGTCCGCGATGAGCAGGGCGGTGCGAATGTCGAGAGTCCGCACCTGCGTATGATTGTCCTGCAACCAACGAACCGCCTCCAACTCCTGCGCGTTGCTCAGACCACGCTGGACCAGAATGTGATTCTTGAGCACCATATGCGACACCCAGGCGATAAGGTCGTCAAGAGTGTGGAGCTTCAGGTCAAGATAGATTGACCGCGACATAAGTGCCCGGAAGTGCGGCACCATCTTGTTACGGCCGTCGTCAATCATTGCCTGGAAATCCTTGTTGGTAATAAAGATCATCGCGCCTTCGAACACAAACGAAGTCGGGATATCCTCAGACTTCAACGCGGACGATTCCGAAAGCCAGGAAATCTTGCGGACGGCGGAAGTGTCGAGCGCCGCCTTGAGAACGTTCATACAATCTTCGTCCTCATAAATCGAATCGGTGTCGTCAAGCAACACGACACAATTGGCGCCGCTGTTGTGAAAGAGCAACTTGTAAAGGTTAACACCCGTCACGTTACCGCGGATGGCGGTGTACCGAATCGTATCACGATCCGCGGCAGTCTGGAGCAGGTGGTCAAGAGTGTGCGTCTTGCCCGTACCCGGAGCACCGGAGACAATGAGCGAGCGAACCATTCCGTTAATGACGCCCTGCGCGAGGCGATACATAACGGTAAACCGCTCACCGATGCGAGCGACACGTTCCGCCGGAGTTTCGTTCGTCTTGCGGAGGGCGGCAATCCGAGCCGCTTCCATAGCAAGAGCATCCGCCTTCTTCGGGCGACCGCGACCACGCTTGACCGGGAGAGTAGTGCTCATTTTTCGATTTCCTGTTTTAGAGTCTATTGTCGTAACCCCGTAATATAGACTGCTCGAGGGCGATCCACAAGTCTCCTGGCGAATTGTAATCTGTTCGTTACAATTCCCGGTTTGTAACGATTGTGTAACATTCGGCTGCTAGCACTTGTGGGCGTGCGTACCTGGCGGTATATTCCGTGCTTGTTTTTTCTGGGGCTTTCCCGAACATGTCCCGAAAGCTCCCTAAATGGTTGAAAACAAAAGCGTTAACGCTTATGCCTCATCCTTTATATTATACTTCTCGCTAAGTCTATATATACCACCATTTGGAATATCTGATATAACGTGATATGTGAGGTGAGTTAAAGCATCTTCTGAGGTGACGCATGCTTTTTGTAAGCGCTTGGGCCATATGCGTTTAGAGCCTCTCAAGTTAAGTGACTTGAGAAGCTCTAAGTTGTTGCGTGGCAACACTTTACGAATTTTGGCCCTTTCGGGGTTTGTTCGGGTTTTATTCGGTTTCTGTTCGGTTCGGTGTTTCTTCGGGTGGGTCAGGTACTTCACTAGTAAAGCTTTCCATGATTGGTGTTACAGTGGGGAACGTTAAAGTGAATTCTTCGTCATCGATGTGAACCATTGCAAGACCGGCGAGCAGTTGCATGATGTCAAGGGTCATCGGGGATGTCTCTATGAAGCTTGTAAACGTGGTATGCGAGAGCGCTATGAATGAGCGCTAGCGATAGATAGCTCTTAATATCGATGAGCGCTAAAGAGAATGGAATGGCTGTCGCCATGACGATGATGGCCGTTTCAGCCTTTGAATAGAACTTTGCACCAAGGTATACCACGAACCACACGAGAGGAGCGAGCATGAAGATCCGATAGGTGTCCACTAATTCAGCATGTCGGTATACGTGCATCATTACGTCAGCCATGGCCATGCCCATCCATAGACCCATGAGGGCTAACAGAATATACCCGATCAAACGCTCTTTAGTAGACATGCTGAATTAACTTCCTATGGTATAGGCGATGCTGAATTAACTTTACCATATATGACCGCTATATGGAAGATGCTGAATTAACTCCTCTGGAAGACCGGGGAACTCTCGCTGAATTAACTTGGGAGGATGGGTCTTCTATAGCTGCTGAATTAACTCCACGAGAGCTTGCGGTAATCTGCTTCTGCAGTGACCGCTTCCCACAATGGGTGGCCCTTTATATTATCCTGCAGTGGATCAGCGCCTGTTGAACGGCGCTGAATGAAGAAGATGACATTCCGAAGATAATCATCGGGCAAATCCTTAAGCATGGTGGGAGTTCCATGTAAGGGCGTCCATTCAACTGACCGGAATGCTGGTTCTTCAATTACCGGCTCGGGCTCAGCCTGCTTTACAGGTGCTGAATTAGAAACCTGCTGAAGTACACTTTCAATTAGAGCAGCCGTCTGCTTGTTCACTAACACGGAATCGCTCCAGTTGACGCACTCGGTCGTATGCGAGATTGATAGCAGAGGCCTTCTTGGATTCAATCACGCCAAGCTCCTCAATGATTCGTGGCGCCGGCTCCCAGTGTTGGATGTTCTCTCGGGTCCGGCGCATGTTGTTCTCACGAATCTCATGTTCGATCAATTCCTTGACAACCCGCCATTCGGCGTAAGCGTGACCAAGATCCGAATAGGCGTCTCGCATATTAGGCTACAACCTTCTTCGGTCGGCCACGGCCGCGCTTCACCTTAAACGGGTCAGCACCCTCGGCCTTGGCCAGTTCCTTCTTCAACCGCTCGGCCTGTGCAGCGTCGATCACCTCACCAAAGGAATAGAAGGTGCCCTCATAATGAAAGAGCTTCTTCAAGTGCCAGCCGCGTCCCTTTCCACGGGTGGCTGTCTTGAGCTTCTCGAGCTTCCCAGCCTTACGTGCCAGCCGTTCCGCCTTACGAACCTTCTTTTCCTCATAGGTAACCTTCTTGACAGGCTCCTTGATCTCCGGGGCGCCAAGGCACCGTTGTACACAGCGGTCACACAGGACAGCCCGTACATCGGCATTCGTACGCTTAACCTCGGTCTTACAGAAGAAGCAATTCACAGGTGTCTCCGTTTGAGTATGGTATAAAGATACACCATAAGCACCCATTTGTCAAGTGTCTTCTTTGTAACAAATGTGTGTAATACCGTTGTAAACATATATAACACATATAAGCCACGTCCCGACGAGCGACTTCGCTCGCAGACGTGTACTTGTACAAGTCTTTATAAACCTTGTAACAAGCTTATAAAAGTTTGTACATAATTTTACAAACACCCAGGGGCGTGAGCGATAACGCCTCTCGGCCGTTTAAAAGGCTTTAAAAGGCCTATACACGACATATAAGTTGCATAAGCTTAATGTGGCTAATAGCCTTGTACACATTCAAGGCATCTAAGTTTCATTTCGGTCATATCTAATGGCAGTTCAGGCTAAGTAACTTGCTTAATATTAGTTACCACTTTATAAAAGCCTTTTATAATCTAACGGGCGATATCGCTTACTCCTTCAGGAACACATACACAGTATACAACACATGGCATACACATACATGCTAGTAGTAGAGAACGAGCAACTCCGCCATCACATAGTAGAGAATGAGCAGGTTCGCTCTTTCTGCGGGAGTTATACACTTACACCTGCCAGATCATGCCAGTTAAAATACCTAAAAGCTCGATGAACGCACAAAGAGAGCTACTCAGGCGTGGCGTGGCCATAGTAGCTCTCTAACCGGGTATTTATGTTGATCAAAATCTAGATAATCAAAGATATATGTTCTTTCCTACTACTTTGATATCACTGGTATATCACACCTCAGTATACTCTAGGTGCAGTTGCATACCATCGTAGAATGGCACAGCTGGCGTTCGTAGATTATACGATATCTTACATCGTTCACAGATAAAGGTATGTACGTTTAGGTTTATCCAATATGTTTTTGGCATAGAGTTATCTGGTGTGGTGGTATATCCTACTTCATGTGTTGCTAATCTTTTAATACCACAATGGGTGACCGACGAATGTTCGGTTGGTAGGATGTGGGCTTTCATGTTATTGAATTGCTGGCAATAAAGGATGTTGAGTTCCATGCATTACATACAGATTATACAGTCGGGCACATGATTTACAGTATGTTACCGATGCACGAGTTTCATATAGTAGCCGATCAGTCTTACCAGTTGCAAGTTCTACACCTGGCATGTTTGGATCTTCGTGGTATATATCTGTTACAAATTGCCTAAAGGATGATCTGGGAATACCACAATAGGTGACGGGAGCATGGTTGGTTTCGAAGATATGAACTTTCATATAACCACCAGTTGAGACGGATGACGAAGATTCCAGTATGTTCTGCACTTCTTACATACTTCTTTTCGTACTGTTTTACTTGGATGCCTTCCCTTGTTATAAATGACCAATAATGCTGCTTGTGGTGACCGATCTTCTGTCGCGTATAAGATATGCGCGGTATCAAATTTAGCACTTTCTATACCACACAAGGTTTTGACTGTAGATGGATCACCTAGCAGATGTGTGGTTTTTTGTGATTTTATCATTTATCTCGTTCCATGAGCACAGAATACGTCTCAGTAATAGGCCCATTCTGGCCTACAATGATACTACCAACGACCACCCACCCCTCTTCGGCATGGGCATTGATTCTATTCATGAGAATGTCCCAGCTACCCGTTGGCAAAACCCGCATATACTCTTTCATAAGAAATTCCTTGTGTGTAATTTAATATTCCAAAAAGGCATGATCGGGGTATCTAAGATTCCAACTTTTTTGACATCGTTTACATAGTACGCCCTTACCAAGTTTGTTTGCTAGATTCAATTTGGTTGTTTCCATCACCATCCACGGATTGTGTGGTCCTCTGGATCGCATACCATGACTGATATTAAAATTTGTTGGATCACGACCGCACATGGTCTTTGGTGCATATTGACTGACAAGTACATGGACCGTTTTGTTTACAAACATAGATTATGTTACCTTTCGTCTATTGTTCAAGTTTCTGATTCGTTATTTGGTTGTTTCAAGAGATCATCAACCTCTTGTGTAGCTTCGGCAATGAAATTGCGATCTTGGGGCTTTTTAATTTGCTTTGCTTCAAATCGAAGTATTTCTCTTTTGTGGATGTTCTCATCTCTAATACGATTGATATAGTTAACATATTTGTCTAGTACCGTCATGATCAAAAAAATCACACCAAAGATAGGAAAAATACCACCAATTAGATATATTGGCGCATCATATTGACTGATTTTGTCCTGTGCATAGAGATATGAAACAATCGGCACGGTTGCAATTGCCGTAACAATCCACGTGATAAAGATAATTTCACCTGTTGTCATGCGTCAACTCCTTATTTACCATTTGGACCAGATCTTCGAGGACATCATTTCCATAAAATGCGTTTAAATCTTTGGAGAGTTCCACAGTCCATGTTGCTTTAAGTTTTCTTCCACGTTCAATAATAGGGAACAGTTGTCCTATTCCGGTGGAAGACACAATAGCGCACATAGATTATTCCATCGGTGTGTGGGTTTCGCCAATAGCGGGATCGATCTCATCCCACAAGTCTGTTGCATTGGAATATCCCGACTTGGCAAAAATACGACCATCCTCGAGCAAGGCATACAGAATGACACAACCACCGTCTGGATAGTCGTCTGTGACGCCGGTACCAACGGAGATCATACGAATCTTGAAATCAGTAAGCTTATGCATGTGTAGTCTTCCGTGAGTCAAGGAATTTCTGAAATACTTCGCCATCAAAGTCACGAATCATCTTGGCAACATCGTGTGTGGCTCGGCGTTGACCCAATCGATATTCATCGTGGGTTTCACTTCCATAGGCAGTATCTAACCGTTCTGCATATCGTTCAATGGAATTTGCAATTTCATTGATCAAAATTGATCGTTCAAAAGGCGTCATATTAATAGGAACTCACGATAAGAGTAATCAACACACCGATCAAAATTCCCATGCATACACCTACAATGTAATTCTTCTGTTCACTTGTCATTGTTTGAACGCTCACTTCTTAGTTTATGGTTTTCTTCACGGAGAGCTTCAATGGTACTATACCAATCGCGTGGCACTTTAGCATCCCCTGCTTTTTGTGCTAGTTCCAATGCCCGATTTAATCCTGCAATTTCTACGTCATCTTCTTTTCGGATCAACGCAGCATCAGCTTCGTGGTAGTTTCGTTCACTAGTCATTTGTTTAAGTTCATCTTCTAGATTATTAGCACGGCTACGTTGTGCCATTGCTTCTCTATGCCACCGCCACGATTGTTCTTCCCATGTATCACATGGATCGCCTGGCTCGAATGTAATCCATTTTAGATCCCCACCTGACGGCATTCGTGATTTCAACTTTTCTAATTTAGCGGCCTCGTCACGTTTTCCCTTTGCACATTTGGGATAGCCACAATGCAAATTATGCAAAGTGCAAGAAACGGTTGGATCTTCTGAACACCCATGTCCGTAATCAGTCATCAGTTTCCTCCTGTGTGAACGCGGCTTTGGCGAGGGCTGATTTTCCGTGCCGTAATTGCTCCCGTTCCATCGGCGTCAGCACCGACAGCCGCAACTCCTCCGGCGCTAGAGCCAGCACCTCGGCGGCATCCACGAACGCCGATTCCATCACGGGTGCGGCCTTCAACAGCGACTGCAACGCCGCGACCCGCACCTTCTCCGGCAACCCCGCCACCAGCTCCGGCTCCGAGAGGAGGAGGGGGAGGAGGATGGGGGCATCGTGGGCGATCAGCCAGCCGCCATTCCCGGACACATTCGCGGTTCCCAGCTTCGCCGCCAGCCGCTCTGTCAGGTCAGTCATTTACTTACCCTGCTTCAAGAGTTCGTCAATTTCTTTATTGGCCTTAGCCAAATCCTTTTCCAGTTGTGCTCGAAGTGTAATGCCAGAATTGAGAGAATCCTTCGCGCTGTTTGCGACTTTGTAGCCCAACACGGCGAAGATGGCCAATGGCCAGAGCGTCGCAGTCAGCACAAAATCGAATCCAGCATCATAACTCGACCGAACCCATCGGCCAGGCGGGTTGCTATTCGATCTTTCCCACTCGTAGTACATCCCCGGTGCAAACCGGATTGCCAAAGCAAGAGTACACACGCCGAGAAGTCCATAAATGACAAAAATCATTAGAGCGATCATTTTATATGTCCGATTGTTGAGTGGTGTAATGTTTGGTAAGTCGCAATGCTTCGTCTCGTCCTTCTCGAAATGCGGATAATGCAACTTCTCGTAGTCGAACCACCTCGGCTTCGAGGGCGGTGTTCTTTGCCTGAAGTTTCTCGACTTCATCGGCAAGGGCTTCTATCAGTTCGGGTAAAGTCATGTCATACTCCGATAGGTTGTTGAATAATAGGGGAACCATCACGTTCTACAGGCATTTCAATTTCTCTCCACCCTCCCGTATCGGAAACCCCTTTAAATTGGATCGTATTTGTTGATCCGGTATATAGAAACAATCTATTATTCGTGGTCAATAACGAAATATTTACCTTGCCCGTTCCAACATCTGTGAGAGCTATCATCTTGACGTTTGTTAGTTCAGACATTATCAATCTCTCTTAGGAGGAATGCCCATCTTCACGGCCACCAGACCCATTACTGCACTAATGGGCCAAAAAACGGCAAGCAAAACACACCACCAATTATCTAATCCATACTGGATGCGTAGACCTTCTCGGATTTGATAGGCAACGTATGTATGAACAATGGCGTATGCGATGAGCAACATCTGAATACTGGACAAGCAAAATCTCCTCATTAGTGATACACAAATCTAATGAGGAGACTTCCAAATGTCAATGTACTAAATGTATGTAACTAAATACCCATCAACTCCTTACGTAACTCAAGCATTTCATCGTCACCTAGTACCTCGTTGTAATCGTGTGGTGAGAAGGGAACATCCTCGGATTCGACCGTGATTCGACCGTTGGTTAAATATGTACAATTGTAACATATCAATTGTAGGTTATCTAATTGTAGGTTGGTTCTATCCCCATCCCGGTAGTCCAAGGTATACGGTCCCCGACCATTAGGACGGGTCTGGCTGTGTCCACAATAGGCACAGGCGTGCGTCAGGTATTTGGCACGTATCAGACGCTCTTTGAATTTCGTTCTATCGTAATTTGGGTGTTTCCCGTCCAGAATCTCTTGAATACCAAACAGTCCTTTACTCTTTAATTTACTGATGCCCTTGCCAGACGGATTCTTGTGGTCTGTGTCATACAGACCATAATCGGTGGCATATCGTTTATAGGTGCTAAAGGATACGTTTAGGTATCGGGCCGCCTCGGCATGCGATTTGGTCTGACTCTGAGCGTATTTGATATCTCTCGACAACAACGGTTTAGCCATTAATTTTTGCCGACTCAATGGTTTCTTTAATTACTTTTGCAATGCCATGACAGTCCGACTCACTATATCGCATACGACCATCGATACGTTCGGGTGGAGTCAATACAATATATTGGTTCGTTGCCATCTGGTGAGTCACATGATCTACAGCTTTCACATGTAATACATGTGTCAAGACATGTGAACCAGTTGGTGCATACGATTCTTGTAGTTCTACATCAACCTGATAATGTACGTCACCATCTATACCCGTCCATTGATCAATGATACCCATGTTCTTCATTAGTGCCTCTTTTGCTGGCTAATGCAGCAATTAGATTGTCTAACTCAACTTCAAGTGCTTGTTGCTTTAACGGATCAGTAACACCAAGGTCTGACCACGCAGCAGCACGTTCGGTTGAGTTTTTTGGTAATGCATACACCTGCAACAGCTTCGACTCAGGAAAAATATCCAGTAGTCGATATACGTTTTGTGGCGTTATCAGATCGGGCCACTCGTCATAGTCATTGTAATCTGTCATATCATTCCATCAATTGGAGTTGTTGTGCCAAGAATGAAACCTCGGTGTGTACATAATCTTCTGTACGATACTCCAAGATGTCTTCATTCTGGTGTAACACTCGTGGTGCAAGATCCAGTTTCTTCATGCAATCAAATCCAATCCACCACCGACGTTCCATTGGTACGATCCATGTATCGTGATGTTTCAAAAAATCAGCAAAACTAATGCCGCCGTGTACATCAATATACTCATAGGTCGCATCACGCTTGTTGACCATATACAGGGGATGTCGGTAATCAATGGCAACATACCCACACCAAACACCTGTTTCTTCGCTGCGTATAATACTACATGGCAAATGTGTCAATGGATCAATCCATCGAATCAAATCGGCTTCACGCTGCCACGGACCCTCTTTCCAATCTTGTTTGTTGAACAGCTGTAGCTTCTGCATGACCAATCTCCTTACAAATGAGATCAATCAGTCCAGATTCGTCAATCATATCATATCGGATATATGGAATATCATGCGTTTCTAGTAACCGAATAATTTGATTATCAATCGTGATGCTCTCGGTCAGGGAATGAATTCGACCATTCATACTGTGTGGATATGACGGATCACGATTTACAAAAATGTTTAAGTTGTTGAACTTTCTATATTGCTCAAAGACCAGATCAACAAGATGTTTTGAAGTGTTTGGGTTGTAAATTGCCGATAGAAGAAGTGGAGAATCTACGACTGCGACCTTCGTGTTATTATAGGCATTACGTGTTTTGTACAAAGTATTTGCAAATACTAAAATTTGATCTGATAGTGCAGTTTTATTACTTTCATACACAAGATCTTTTGCAACCTCAGTAACTAATTCACAATCTACATGTAATCTTTTTAGATTAACAAATAGCGCAGCTGCTGCCACCGATTTACCAGAACTAGGACCACCCAACATATTTACACAAATTCTATCGGTCATTTAGTCCTCTTTTATTGTTCCAATATGCCTTTAAAGCTATACTAATTTTTTCTCTTCGTTCGTCCGAAAATGACTTTCCTGTATTAGATTGTCTGATTTTGTCGGCTATTAATTGATTTTGTTCTTTAGATCTACTCGACCACATCCGTTTAGAAGAATCAGAGATATTAGATTTGTGTGAATCAGAAAACACTTTAGTTTTTGCTGATTCAGACATACGATGTCTAGTTTCTTTGCTAAATTCTCGTCCCTTTTGTGATTGGCTCATCTTTTGTTTTTGTATGTTAGACTTTGGTTTACCTTTATGTACCTTGGAAATCAATTCTTTAGCTCTATCTGATTGCTTACTTCCAAGTCTAGTAGAAACCTGCAAACATTCATTAATGCAATGTGATGATCCATAGTATACATTTAATAGACGTTGCTCTTCGTGTTGTATAGATATTGCGTCGCTAAAATTTGAAGAAATAATTTCAAACAAAAAATCATCGTCTCCGTATGTATCATACAACAATTGAAGTCCAGAATTATGATGCGTGCCATGTTTCATTAATCTAAGATGTGCGTCCCATCGACGTTTAATAGATGTACTGGACGATCCTATATAAAACTTACCAGTAGACTTGGATGTAATTTTATACACACCAATCAATTTATTGACCATTATGATAATCCTTCAAATAATCCAGAGATGAATTCACATACAATCGACAGATATTCTAGCACGGTATCTAGTTTGTTGGATAACATTATCGAACCCTAGCTTTATTTTGTTCTGCCATTCGTGCCGTACGTCGAACATTCACTTCCATTTCACGCATCTTTCGTTCCATCAACGCAAGTCGTTTGTTTACATTATGTAATTCGACTTGGAGTTTTTCAATGTGTTCATTACGTTCGTCCATGTTTGCTCTTCCGCGTATTTGGTAGATTGTTTACGTTGTTCATCGGTCATCAATATAGTAATGATTCGAAGTCGTGGTAGTACATCTACCAGACGATAGCCAGCACGTTCTAATCGAAGACACATGGAAAACATACGTTCACCATCGGGGACATACAATACAGTTTCATCCATCGACCAACTCATGTAACTTCCATGCCCGAATACTGTGGTGGAATGGATCGCCCTCAATGGACATAACCTGTCGAATCATTTCGTGAGTTAGTTCACGTACTTCCTTTTGAGCACCGCCGACACCACGAAGTTTACAAAAATGTACAAAACTACGAAAATTGAATTGTACATCTGCTGTGAGTTGTGTGGCATACGGATTGAAGAATCGGGCACTTTCCTTGGCTCGTTTGGCATCAAATCCATACTTTGACTGTAACTCGTCAACCGCCGCAGAATACAAACTAAACGAAGTCTTGGTATGTTCGGCCAGCTTGTCTTGCCATTCTTGTGGCCAATCTTCGGGAATATACGCCGATGGATTGGCGAGCTCACGATATCGTGCCGACTCACCATTGACGGACACAGCAATACGATGCTTGATAATGTGAATGTGAGTGGCAATGTCCGTTCGTACTAGGAAGTGCAATGCCGATTTTTCAAATGGCGTTTCGTGAGACTTACCATCAGATCCCTTAACCAGAAATTCCAATAGCTTTGGAATACGTGCAATCTTTTCATCCGTTAAATCACGATGGGTGCTTGTCCATGCACTCAATGCATGCTCCAAGTCACCCCCGTAAGTTCCTACCAATTCAACTGTATTTTTCATAAGACCTTTGGTTGTTGAGGTAAACACAAAATATACTCAACTGTAAAACGTTTGGCAATAGTTACTTCTTCTTTTTACGACTCTTTGCTGATTCGATTTTTAGCATCTTACTTAGATTGACCGATTCATCGGGTCTAAAGTGATACGAATCTGTTTCATCAGGATTATTCAAACTGTTGTAGTATGCATCTTCCTCTGGATCGTTGCTCTTAGGCAATGGCTTGCCTCGTGAGGAATGTGATGTTTCTGGTTCGGCATAGGGGCTAAACGGATCATTGGGGTCCGACGCCAACTTGCTCGTACCCATATCCATAGGATCAGATCCCCACTTTCGTGCGTCACGGTCGGTTTGATCAGTGCCAGCTGGATTGCTCATTTTAGACAACCGAGCAGTTGCCCATTGAATAATCTTGGTAAGTGTTTCTGGTGAACTTAACTTATCTGCTGGATCATCTTCAAATCCAAAATCCGTAGCAGGCTTGCCCTGTGCAGGAGTTGCCTTGATGCCATTGGGTGGTTCATTACGTGCAGTATTCTTAAGCGATTGACCTTGTGCTGGTTCTTCGTATGCTGCATCACCTTCGTCGTCGGTGGAGATATATCGATTACGTGCATAATCCTCGTAATCTTCTTCGTCTTCACTATCCACCTTTGGATCAATCGGAACAAGTTTGCCGTTTTGATTTTTATGGGTAACTTTGCCGTCCTTACCATATCGACCAAATGACAAATAATCCAAGCCCATACGCTTGGCTTCTTCACCAGCGTCGGCCTCGGTTAGCATCTGTGCTAGAGAGATACGCTTAGAGGGCATAGAAGTACACATGTCCTAGACGGTATTCTACCATCTTTCGAGTGTTAGAAGTCTTTACGTTATTGATGAAATACAAGACCAGTTCATTGACTGGTACATCGATCATTTCTGATACGGTATTAATCTGAATTCTCTTTTCCATGACCGGATCAAAGGTGCTACCAATACGTTCACGTTGGACAAATTCAGCCATCATTTCCTTACGACATTCTTCAAGCTTTTTTTCAATCTTTGGAGCGGCCTTACGAGCTTCATCAAGAATCTTTGTGTATTCTTCCTTGACAAGCTTCTGTAGGGTGCTACGAGTAATTTTAGACTCTGTGTTTACAAGAGTTTCAGACACCACGGGCTTATCAAAGGTATCTTCGGTTAACCCAAACATACGCTCTGTATGACGTACCATGCGATCATACGTCGATTTATCTGTACCGAGTGGTTGCTGACCTACAATACCAAGCATCCGAATCATATTACATTCTCTGGTAAAAGTGTACTGTATATAACTAGTTTGGCAGGAGCCACAACAATATAAACTTCTAGGTTATGGGTAGTTGGACCACGTTTTTTATGGCTTTGGGGTTCCATATACACCCAGAGGCAACATCCCACGGATAATACCAATCCGTAAATCGCATAGAACTCTGGTATATAGGAATCTCTATGCCGTCGTATTTTGCACTCACCTCAGTCCAATCTATAGACTTAAGACCGTACTGATTTTGTTTTTTGTATTGACGTTCAAACTTTTTCATTTTTTCAATGGTGTCCAATACAAGAACATTCGAATAATCTATCTCGACAGAGTATAGATTGTTTCCCTTCCATCCGGGCATTTCATACGAAGTCCAATCCACCCACGATGATCCAATACCATACCACAGACCCTCTGGCTTGCCAGCAACACCCATTCGTTGTGGAACACCACCAGAAGGAAAGTTAAGAGCAGTTAACGGCTTCTCGGTCATGATAACATTACGATGCTGTTTTGCAACGGCACGTAGTTCATCAAATGACGGATCTGGTTTGGTATCGGCCTGATTCACAGCAATCTTTGTTGTTGCTACTGACGCTTTCTTAGCTGTCTTAGTTCGCCGGCGTTGTGGGCGATCCGTTCGTGGGGTTGGGTCAGCAACAGGATCAGACCCACCAATTTTTACAAGTTTGTTATCAACACTTTTGTGCGTGATCTTGCCAGAGCTGTCCTTATATCGGCCCCATCCAGCATGCGTCAGCCCCATCTTCTTTGCTTCTTCAGATGCGGTTGATTCATTCGTAATGGATTCTACCAAGGTGCCTAGCTTAATCATAAATATTTACAAAGATGACAACATTGAGATTAATTCCTTTTGAGGGAAGCAATCAAACTTATCGGGTCTAACCGATGTGTGGGTCCAAATGCCCGGTGCGCCTTGTAGTGCATCTGGACAGATGTCAAATATACGAGATCCCTTGAAGGCCGATGGGATGTTCCATTTGTCACATAGGTATCTCAGCAATTCTGCAGTATTGTCTAGTTGAGCAGTGGTGTATCTCTGATAGTATTTGTATCCCTTATAGGGGACTTCCAATTCTACTACCTCTGCGTCGGGAACGATGCCACCCGCATAGTTTTTGAAGCCCTTACTTGTTTTGGTTAGGTAACCCCAATTACAAATTTCAATCCCAATGCTTTGTCGGTTCAATTCCTTGTTTGACCAGGCAGTAGGACCACCCGCCTTAAGATGCTTTGCTGCCAATCCAAGATGCCACCCCCACTTTGCACTACCAAAGGCTTGTACAATATCACCATCCTTCCATTGCGGTCCTGTGGTGCCGCCTATGACAAATGATGTAGCAACAGTTTCCGGTGTACTTTCCCACCACTTAATTACACCATACGGATTTGGCGACGATGCAGTATGATGAATGTATATCTGCCGTTTTGGAGATGATTCATTAATGTAGTTTGTTGTCGCAAACGGTACTGTTTTGATTTTTTCTATAACGCTCATATTCTTCTCTTGGTTGTTGGCGTGTCGTTTGCATTGCGGTTATATCCAACCTTTAGTCCGCCGGCACGACTACCATATGGCTGCCACAATGCAGGCCAATGTTTTAAATCTGGTGTACCTTCTACGGTTTTAGATATAAATTCACCGTCTGCATATTCTTGGTGATTGTGTAACAGAGTAGGAAACCCATTTGATGTACGTAGTGCTGCGCCAAAGGTCATGAGAGAATAAAACGCCATAGCGTTAACATCGGGCCTCATCATGTTTTTATAGTTGTATTCGCCCATGACATCCAACATAATCTGTTGATCGCCTCGCTTTATTAACGAGTGAAGTTTACTCCACGCAGCTTGCATATCTGGGTGGTTTTGAATTGATCCAAGATCAGCGGCGGGTACTTCACCATTTTTGCTCTTTGGGTGGGCTCTCTTTATTTTTCTGGTAATAAGCGTCATCTCAATGCCCAGTGTACGAATTTGTTCTAGTATTTCAGGCTCAAAGGCATCTGACACCCCCGAGAGAGTAGCCATCTTTTGAAATGTACCTTGGTCATGAATAATGGTACCATTGACACCAAGTTCATAGCCGGATCGGCCCGCTCTACCATCAAGAATATCACGCATTTGTTCATCGGGATGATACAAACATACCTTGGCAGCTTCACTGGGCATACCATAACTTCTATTTGAATTCTTTCCATACTTCACACTAATGGTTTCTATTTTTTCTATCTGTGAGCCATTTCTGTTAACAACAATTTTGTCACCAGATGGGAAGTTACCCGCCGATGGTAGATAGACTTCCTCGCCCGCAGCAATTTCTGTATCATATAGTGCTTGTTCTGCCATATTTTTCATAATCGCTGACGCAACTTCTTTGTCTGCAACGTGCATGTCATGCGTCAATTTTTCATATATACGGCCGACGAGTTCTGCACGTTCTTTAGGCGGCATACCCTCAAACGCAATAGAAAGAGTTTCCATATGTTTACGATATTGTCGCAAAGCAGTTGCCACACCAGCATAACCTCTGGGATCATCGGGCATCTGGCCTGCTGTTTCTGCAAAAGATTCTAATGCTTTAATAGTGTTCGTTACACTCTTGTTGGATTGTACAGAATGTGCAAAATATTCATTTGCATTTTTACCACCAGACCGTAGTAGATTTCCATCTGGGGCTGTTGGTCCGAATACGCTTTTGAAATTTTCTGTCAAATCATTCAAAATAGGATTTGTAGAGAATATTTTTGCTACCGTTGGGTCGGTGTATTTGTGTATTCTACCATAATTTGGCTTGCTCTGGCCGGCCAACTGGTATCGTACGTTTTTCTTTTTGCTTGTCGATTTAATTACATCAATGCCTTCTGATTCTAGCATATACAAAAAGTATTGTGCTTCTTTACTTAGTGTATTACCAAATACCTTGTATAACTCGCCCATACTAGTAAAGTGATTTGCATAAATCTTTTTATCACCAACGGTAATAGAGAAATTAGCCACAAAGTTTTCTAACTTTGCTTTACGGCGCTTGCCCTTTGGCATCTTAGATATAGCATCTAATTCACCGTAAAACTTATTAAATTCTGGCTCCAATTCTGACTGAATGGCCTTTAAGTTAGGCGACCGTTCAAACTTAGAGATGGAATCATCACGACGTTTAGACAACGCAACAGAAAATTGATGAGTGTCATATCCAAGCGGTGCTTTAATTTTCTTTCTAACCGCTGTTTTTTCCGGCCCGCCTAATTTTTGAGTTGGTTCGCCGGGACTTTTTGGAGTAGATTTTTCTGGTGTGTCTGCTGAAGTAGTCTTTTGTGCTGCCTTTTCTTTTTCTGCCACGGGTACAATTTTATCATCTTCTGCTTTGTGTGTGGTCTCGCCGCCCTTTTTTGTACTATAATAAGGACCGGCAAGCCAAAATAAACCCATCTCCAATGCTTTTTGGTGGGCCTTAGATGCAGGACGGTTGGACAACTTTTCAAAGAATAGTTCTTCTGCTAGATTAGCATATGTACTCATCAAATTCCTCGCATAATAAAACACCCCTCTAATCACATAAATAGTGGTTAGAGGGGTGTTTATGTCCATCTAGGGACATTTATGCGTTATGGAATACCCCGAAGAGCGACAATACCAGATGTGGTAGTTGAAAATCTCAAGGTTCCAGTACCATCAGCAGTAATAATTCCCAATGATGGTGTGGCTGGATTGGACGTAACGGTGGTATATCGGCCGGGACGGACACCTCGGACAACATAATTGCCAGCAGCAGAGGTATGCAATACAGCTACAGGCCACCCATTTGAGTTTATAAATCCAGTAGTACGTACTACTCCATTATCACTTGTTGCTTTTACACGTATCGCACCCGGACGAACTGTTGTAAAATATGGTCGCAATCCATGTGTTCTTGATCCGGTAGTCACTATTCCATTAGTGATGGGGAATAATTGTGCGCCATCGTCCGCTGTAGGGAATGCTACGGTATATTGTTGCCATGATGATACATTGCCTAGGGTAAGATCAGCATACAATGCATCGACGCCACTTCCAATATGTTCTAACATGGCAGTTCTAATATTTAACTGTGCTGCACGAGAGGCAATAGCAACTAGTGAGGCATCACTTACACCAGCATATCTATGATAGCTTAATTCCTTTACATAAGTTGATGCACCGGGAACTGCCAGAATACCATTTAACCATGTTATTGCTACTGACATATTCATAGTCGATGGTGTAATAAATTCTGGTGTAAATCCTGCTGCCGCCAGGCGTGATCCCGCAGCAACAATGGCATTACCCATTTGTGTTGCGGTCCATCCTGTGCCGTTATCAGGTTCCAAAACTACTTCAACAGCATCTGGCACCCAACCATACTTGGACTGAATGTGCTGGAATGTTACCAGCAACAACTCGGCGTACTCTTGTGGGGATTGTGGGTGGAACTGGTTACCGCCGAAGTTGACATATGTGAGCGTCACCTTCAATCCCGGAACTCGTGCCCGCATCGGTGTTACGTTGCCATCGATTTGACTGTCTAACTTGGCAAAGTGAAAGCCGGCCGGATTGGCAGTGAGAGGATCTGCGTTGTCATTCGTCGGGGTATATCTCTTGGCCCGCCATTCGTCACGCGTGATTCTGCCTGCCATCCACTCGGACCAGTAATCTATTGAATTTTCAGTTCCGCTGTTGACTTCAATACGAAGTCGGGTCAACCCAATAGCCGCTGCGGAGTCCAGTACCGATTCACGCCAGCCAGCGAAGCCCGGAGAGTCATGTCCATTTTGTGCTGACGCCTCCCACCCGGAGATGGTCTGGAATCGTACCAACGTATCCAATGTAATTGTTGCTACAGTTGGAGTTGCCGGTGGCTCCGTAGGAGGTACGACAACGCCTGCTGCGCCTGGTAACACTATCGTACGACCAGCAATAGTGACAGTGACCTGTTGGCCAGTTGTGATTTGTGGCACTAGTGGTGTCTGTCCATTACATTGAAATACAGTAACTACTACATCGGTTGCTTGACCTGACATAGTTACAGATACGGCATGTGAACTCAAAAGACCACCAGCGCCAAGAGCCACAGTTTCATTGGCCAACGTTGCTGTTGGATGATTCACTGTAACATGGCATCGTTGATCGCCTGCCGGATTGCTTAGTATGAAGGTATTACCGTTAATTGTGGCAGGATTTTTACTGTGCCAACGCCATACTTTTGCAGCTGTAGCTACTTTTGCGGTTGCACGATCTACAACTACAATAATATCTTGTGTTGGAAAGTATGCTACTTCACGAGTGTAGTCATCAACAAATCTTGTATTGTTCCATTGATTTTGATAGCCATACGTGTTTTTTGCTTGACCACCAAATCGTACAAGAGTATCAGAGAATATCGGTCCACTGAAAACGCCTGTGTTTCCACCATATAGCTGTTGGCCGACTCCGCCTACTGTTAATGTATTGTAGTTAGAACTTGCCGTTTCTACTCCACTTGCGGAGTAAATGTTGGCATTTGCAGAAATCCAGAAACCACCCTTCCAAATCATCAAGCCATTGGCTTCACGAGCACCACCATCAGCAACTGGGCCAGAAGTGAATGCTAGTAGGGTTGCATTTGGATCAGTCCAATTTTGACGATATACTACGTGGCCCGGTCCAAGTGCCGCAAATCCCTTTGGAAGTGCCGTTGGCAAAACTGAGGAATCTGGTGTATATCGGAGTAACTCATCTGCTAGTGTTGCTGTTGCATTAAATTCACTTACTGGTACTTGGCCGATAGCATCAAGCCATGCAAATACATTTGCACGAAGTGCAGATGACGCACCGGATGATGCTAGTGGATACAGTGCTGACAATCTATCATACGTAAATAATGCGCCATCGCTACTACGAGGCTGCATTCCAAATGGCACCTTGAAGCGATTTCCCGGCGTTGTTGAATGTAAACGCCAAGCTAGGCTTTGTGCCAGGAAAGGATGTGGTGTTGGCTTTCCTGCCGTAAAGAATGCGTCGGTAAATGCACCAAGGCGCCATGCGCTATCATAGCCCGTGCCATCTGCCCATGCGCCACCGGCACCTTCACCAGCAAAGAATGTAGCTACTTGGCCGTTCCATCTAGACAACACAAGATTTGTGTGAAATTTTGCACGATCTGCACCGCTAACAGTGCCCGTGCCTGTATCATCACCGTGTGCAGCCAGTGCTGCAGGGCCAGTCATCATGAAGCCCCAGTAATAATTGATAGCTGGATTGTTCGTGCCGTGTGCATTAAGTCTTGCTGGATTGCTCTCAGGCCAGACCCAATCAGCACGATTCATCAGCCAGGTGGCCGCCTGACGACGTTGTGCAACAGTAAGTCCGTTGTAACACCAATCTAGTCCCATAGTAACAAGCGGCAAGTTGAATCTTACACCATAACCAGAATCACCAGTAAGGTTGTTTGCCTCTGTAGCATATGCTGTAAGAATTACGCCTACTCG